CTGTAGATGTGGAATAGGACAGGTTCTGGGTAGTCGCTTCTTGGCCTTCGTACAACTGCTGTTCTCGCGTGTAGTCCTTGTCGGTTACATAGGAGTAGGAACTATTGGATGCGGAGTCGGTGCCGGTCATCGTGTATGGACCAATCCCCTGCTTGCCCAGAACCTTGCATTGGGTTCGGCTTGCCAACGAACCTAGGGTCACCTTTGCTGCCGCAGTTGACTCAAAAACCGGAGACAGTGCTTGGGCTGGACTGGAAACTGGGACAAAAGATCCTATCAAAAATAATGGAACAAAAATCCATGCTGCTTTGCGCGTAAAAGCATATTTCAATCGATTAATCATACTCATTTGCCCTCCGCAAATAATAGTAATGACTGGATAATAAATATTTTGATTAATCTATACCAAGAAGCCAAGAATTAAAAGAATTTTTCTTTCCTGTTTCCATATAAGAAGTTAAATCACTAAGTTCTTTTAGCGCTCTAGTTTCAGCTTGTGCCTGTGATGGTTTGCTTCCGCTTTCTGAAAAAACACCATACTTTTTGAACCAATTAACCAACACATTAAAAGCTATATTAACATCTGCCCCTTGTTTCCAAGTATTTTCTCCACTGATATTCCATGGGTTAAACAAAAATCCTACGCCCCTAACATTCCAAGGTTTATCTATTTTTTTCATAATCGACACTTGAGGTATATACGGAAGTTGAATGTTTGTAAGTTGTTTTTCTAAATAATTAGAAGGCAAACTAAATTTAGATTTCATCATCCAAACTTGGTTAGCCGGTATCCTCGCCCAGTCAGCTAAATACGAAGCCGCATTTTTTCTATCAGCAACGTTGTATTCACCTTCAAAAGCTGGCGTGTTTGCATTGATCAAAGCAAGTGCAGAATTTTTAGAAGACTTCGAGGAACTAGACGCTTTGCCCTTGATGTCCTTTATAATATTTTCATTTTTTATAAAAGCTTCCCATGCGTACTTTTTATTATTTTTTGCAAGATCTGCTTCTCCGCTTACAGCATAAGGGACTGACCAAAGCATTGACGTTCCAAGCCATCCATTTTTGGGATCAAAACTACTCGTATCTTCTGGCTTACATCTTATTTGCAAAAATCCTAAATGCTCAGAACCATTTGCAGTTCCTATAGCTATTTTATTTTCACCCAAATTTCCTTCTCTAGAAGCAATAGCTGTAAAGACAGCCGCCAAACCAAAAGAAAAGTTTCCGACTAATGGATGAATCATCATTTCAAAAAATTCATCGTAAGTTAAAAAATCACCTGGATCAGATGAACCATTATATGGTTTAGCTACTTTAAATATTTTAGGGGAAAGACCATCTAAATTTTTCAGGCTAGGAAGCACTGTGAATTTACCGCTAGTTACTGTTGCTTGTCTGCCAAAAGCACCACCTCCTGTTTGAAATGGTGTTGAACTTTTGCGTGCAGGAGCATCAAAATCTATATTAGAATTGATACTTTCATTGATAATATTTGGTTTTACCGAAAGATTAGTTAAGGCTGGCGTTGAACTTACTTTTTTTGTTGCGCTAACTATGTTTGGATTAACTTTATTTAAAACTTGTTTAATAGTTGAAGCTTTTTTGAGATCTTCCATTTTACTTATAACCAAGGGGGTAGCAAGAGCTACTATGTAATATGTTATATGCCATTGATCATCAGGCAGGCTCTCTCTTGACCAACCATACTGCAACATGTTATTGGCCATCCAATCAATAGCTTTTTTGTTACTAAAAATATCTTGATGCAAATCTACAGATATACCCCAGCCATGGTTTGACATCCCAGGGGTTGCACCAGGTGGGTCTCCAACTTTAGAATAATTCTGTTTTTTATACCACCATTTTCCACTATCATTAGGGTACAAAGAATTTGGCCACCAATACTTTATGTAATCATTACCAACAAAACTCCCACCATATGCAGAAGAATATCGGCTGACACCATCTTCAAGTACAGGGTTAGCCGCCACTGTCGGGAACTCATGGTTGTTAATAAATAGTTTTCCGTTACGCCTCCATTCAGGTTTATCAGCAAAATACGCTGGGTATCTTCTATCGTATTTTCTAGACCATGCAGTTGGTGAATACTTTTGTTTAAAGTTTTTTACTGCGTTATTTAAATCTCTAAAAGCTGAAGTGACTCTTAGTTTATATTTTGTTGCGGCATACAGGTCGTCTGCCATTATTTTGAAAGATGTTGCAGCTGTTCCGAGACAGTTTAAAACTTTCTCCAAGACCAAAGCTTTGAAGGGTTGGGCTAAAGTGGGAAGCTACCCCATTTTCATTAGGTATGTATAGGCCAGAACTCTTATCGTAATGAGTCCATGTTTCAAATGGGTCTCTACCTAGTTGTCTTATAGGCCAATCATCTTTTGTTTTTAAACTCATTGTGATTTATACACTCCCCTTGCACCATCCAAACTAAAGCCTATCGGTGTTATAAATTTAGCTGAAGCTTTTCTTTCTTTAACATTTGTTTTTTCTGATTCAGGGCCAGAGTATCTAACGTAATTTCTTGTAGCATCAATGTTGAGATAGTCTGACGGAACAAAAATTTTACCTAAAGGATATGTCCTTCTTAAAGTTTTATTCCAAACCATTCCATACCACCAGTTGCCATTTATAATAAATGTATTTGGATTATCGAAGATTGCAGCCTGAGCAATGTTTAAGGTCGCAGAAGCTATTTGGAACCACTCTAAACCATTCCACATATATATTTTATCTGTATCAGTTTCATATATTGTTTCAGAAAATCCTGGTGCCACAGGTCTCGCCGTAGACAAACACTTGTATGTAACATTATATTCTTGTGTTTGCGATTCCGACAAAGAAACTCTGAATTCAAAAGAGTCACCATTTCTCCAAATTAATTTGTTCCTCAAAGATAAACCAGGACCATGATCCGTCACCCTATTCTCACAGGGTGCCTGCCTGTATCTATCGACTGCTAACTCAGGAATAGATTTCATCCCACCATACATAGAAAAGAAACACACCGCCAAAGATTCTGTTTCTCCAGTGCATTTAGGTGCGTCCCTCTCTAAACCTATTTTTCCGATATTCTTTACCACTCCCGCATCATCTGATATATTAAATTCTAAAATCCAAGAAGTGTGTGAAGCTATTTGAGATATAATTAAATCTTGTTTTAATGATTTAAATTTTGTTCCAGCAAACTCAGCGTCGCGTGCCCATAGACCGTCGTTAGATTGAAGCGTTGTTTCGTTCTTTACTGGATCATTGATAACTATTACGCTATCAGTAGGTGGTTGAACTGTTTCATTTGGTGGAGTTACCTCTGGGCTTCCAGGGATTACTGGAGCTGGCTTTGGCGGCGTGACTCCTGGAGTTGGATTTGGGTTTACTGGTTTAGGTTTTGTTGGCTTAGGTTTTGGAGCCGGCGTTGGAGAAGGTGCTGGAGCCACTGGAGCTACTGGCGTATTTGGATCAGGTATAGTTGTGAACGTTATGCTATCCCACTTACCTGCGTTACCAGACCAAGATTTGCCGGCAGAAGACTTAAGAACATGAGCCCCAATAAAAACACTTATATCTGTGTTATAAGGCAAAACATTTTTAGGCGTAATAGTTATACTGTTATAGTCCAAGAAAGAAACTTCAGAACTAAATATATCTATTTTAGCTAAAGCTTTAGTAGTATTTTTTTTGTAGAAGAAAATAGACCCGCTATTTCTTACCATAGACAAATCAAAATTTAATGTTAACTTAACATCTATGTTAACTTTTTGATTATCATTTTCAGGAGTTATTGAAGTCACCGAATATGATAAGAATTTTGGTTCAGGAACTATTGGTCTCAAGGGGACAGTTGTTGCGGGAGGTGCAACTCCATCTCTTTGATCTGGGATGGTTATCTTAGGCATAGGGACTGTTGTGACCGGCACCGTTGTAACAACCGTACTAGACGGTGACCCGTTTGCTGGCGGCGTAGTAGTGGATGGCGTAACCACTGTTGTAGTTGTAACCCCATTCGCAACAATTGTAGTCGTAGTTGATTCGCCATCTGGAGCAACTGTCGTAGAAGTGCTAGGTATATATGGTGGTAACATCGGTATTTTTGGCGGGAAAACAGTAGTCGTAGTAGTTGTAGAGCCGTTAGGGTTAGTGGTAACAGTTGTCGTCGATTGAGGCGTAGTCGTAGTGCTGGTAGTTGGACTCTGCGGCGGCCTTGGAGCACCAATACCAGCTGCTCCAGCTCCAGGTCTTGCGCCCGGTGCAGCTGGGATATATGTTGTTACAGTTGTCGGAGACGATGGCAACGAAGTAGTAGTCGTCCCAATTTGTATTGTAGTTGGAGTCGTTGAAGAACTAGGTGGCACGTTAATAGGAGCAGTCGGGATGCCGTTTATCAAACCGTCTACAATGCTAATATAATTAGGCGGATGTATTCCATCGCCAGGAGCGTTAAAATCTCCAACAAATATAAATCCATATTTTTTACAAAGCATCTCTAGCTTGAGATTAAAATATGTTCCGGGATACTTATCGTTCAATTGTTTAGATATTCCCATAACATAAACTAAAGCAACTAGTTTTCTATCTGTAAAAACTTTTATTTGATCAAACTGTGTTTTTGCTTGATTTAAAGCACTAGCTACATCGCTGGCTTTTTTTATGTTATTTGATGCACCAGTAGATAGCCATAATATCCTGTTGTTTAACTGCTTATCTTTCTGATCTATGTATTTAAGAACGTTATTTATTCTCCTTGAGACTTCGTACATGTTATCCCCGACTTTATGATGATACCCATCCCAAACGCAAAACTGGCTGTATAAACCACTCGACTTAGGAAAATAAGTTTCATTCTGACAAGCAGAAGGGTCGTTAAGAAAAACGTTTGGCACAACTTGTGAAGTTTCCACTCCTGGATTCAAAGAATCATATCTATCAGATAATCCTACTGCAATACTGTCACCAATTATAATTGGTACCTTATTGGTTATCGTTGTTACATTTGATGGGGTGATTGTTGTTGTTGGGGACAGACCATCTCTTTGATCTGGGAAAACTATTTTAGGAGCAACAGTTGTAGTAGTAGACTTTGGCGGGACAGTTGTTGTTGTTGACTTCTTTGGCACTGTTGTTGTGGTAGTAGCTTTAGGTATTGTTGTGCTAGTTGTAGGTTTTGCCGGGATAGTGGTTGTTGGAGAAGAGGGAACGGTTGTCGCTACTGGGATATCTTTTCTAATATTTGGATTTCTTAATATTTCATCTATTTTTTGTCTTTCCTTGATAACGTTAGACTGTAAATACCCACCAATATCTCCAATCTCATTGCCGATAAGTGGGAACCAAGATGGAACGCTAAAAGCAGGCAACCCCCTAATAACTTGATTGATTTCTTCTTTTTGCAAAATACTTTCTGTTCCAAGAATAAACATTATATTAAATGGCGAAATGGTTGTAACTGAAAGTTTTACTGGATAAACTTTGTTATCCAGCCTAGTAACACGAGCCCAATGATTTGTTGGCTTGTTATCTGGAGTTGGCATTCCTGAAGGCCATTTCTCAACTTTTTTAAATGCGTCAACAATATTTTTAGTTCCACTCAATGCCGCATTAAAAGGGAAAGTAGAGCCTGGCTTAATTGAATAATAAGAATTATTAAATGTAAACTCTCTAGTCAAAAGTTTGTTATACACATAATCTAGGTCATTTAAAATTACAACTTTTCCGTTTTGCATTACATCTGCTAAAGCAGCAGGTGCTTGTTTTAAATTGTATTTATATAATGAATCTTTTTGATGCACGGTTAAGGTAGATGTATTTAATATTCTTCCGTTAAGCTTATCCAACAATAAAACAAAATTTTTTTCTACATAATTTTTATATTCAGGTAAATAGTATATTGTAGAATTATACGGTGCATTACCTGGTTCATATTTGTCTATGCCCAAAGGATTGTCTGATACATTCCCATTGGAAGTTGTATACGAGACTATTTCCGTGTAGTTCACTGCACTAACGTTTTGTATTTTTTCTACTGCCGTATTTCCTGGAGTACTCTCGTGAGAAACTATAGAATTTTTTAAGTTTTCTGAGTATAATACGTTTTTATTTTTGTTTAAAATTTCTTTTCTTAAACCCCATATGTAATTAAAAAGTCTGATTACGTTACTAGCTGTTGGTTGTTCTCCAACGCTATCTTCTTTAGCAATTGTTTTTTTTGTAACGACTGCTGGACCCTTTATTCCAATATAGCTTAAAGTATTGGCAATACTCGCTGCATAGCCAGAAAGAGTGGTGGTGTTAACTACCAATACCGTTGGACCATTAATTGTAGGAATAATATTATTATCCCAAGGAGAAGACCCAATTGGTTTAACGGGTGTAACAGTAGTCGTTTTTGTTGTTGAATCTGGCACAATCGCCCAACGGCCTGTATCTCCAGTTTTACCACTAATTATTGTGGGAGTTTCAGCTGTTTTACCAGTCACTGGATCAATGCCAGTTATTGCATTGCCGCCGCCTTTATCTACTCTATCTGGAACCCATACTTGTTTTTGCCCTGGACCAGGAGCACCTTTTGGCGTTGGAGTAGGCTTAAAGCCATCTATCTCCTGCATAGATCTATCTCTGTATTTGCTAGGCTTGCTACCTGCGGCATAATAAACTAATATATTTTGAAAATCTGGATCAGTTGTAGGCACGTCACTACACCAGCTCCAGCCATAGCTCGCGCCATTTGTTTTAATAAAATTAATTACTTTATCATTATTATTTGTTATCCTAATACAAAGACCAGTTCCAAAAATACTAAATCCAGGCATCGGGTTATACGATGTTATGGTTGTTGGATACCACTTCACACCTGCATAGGTCCTTCCGTTTTTTACCTCTGGAATACTAGAAGCTCTAGATACATTAGTTGGGGTCTTGCTATTTTTTGTTTTAAACTCTTGCTCTTGAAGAGCTAAAGTTTTATATATAGTTGTATATTGTATTGTTATGCCCTGTTTTTTTGCAGCGGCAGCCATGTCTTGCAGCGTCCACGCCGGAGTGAAAGGGAGCTTAATAGATGGCTTATAAAAATATTTTTCTGGCAGAGCCCCATTAAAAGCTCCATAACTTTTTGTGCCAGAAGTATAAAGATATTTTAATAATTCACCAAAATATAAAACCCTTGGTTTTCCGAGCCGCAACCCATGCGGCATATGACCCTGATTCAGTCGTTGAAGGTATAGGTAAGTTGATAAAATTATCTGGAAGCCTGGCAGATCCACCAGGCAGATTATACTCAAGAGCGTTCTTTGGCAGACTAGCTATATTGACCTTTGTTACGCCCATAGAAAATAAACCTTAATTTAATAGTTTAGATATACTAATAGTAACTAAGAGAAGCTTATGCTATCTAAAATTCTTACGAACCCAATCAGGATACGTATCGTCTACCTCATAGTATTTTAGCGGGAACCTATCAAATGGATCCATACCCTCACTTATTCTACGAAGTATCTCTTTATCATCTTTAAATTCTTCTAAATTGTATTCAGTATGAGCAAAAGATTCTATCTTATTTTTTATGTTTTCAATGTCTGTGAAAAAAGAAAAATGCCAGCCAGCGTCAGGTATCGTATACCAGGTTCCAGCTCTCAACTCTTGGCAAGATTGAGCCTCTAAATCTTTAAATCTAGCAGCAATCGGTCTGGCCCCCTGATTGCAGTGTTCCGGAACTTGCCAGTTATAATTCCAAAAATATTGTTTAACATCTAATCTAGCCGGGGTTTCAACTAACTTTAATTGATTAATAATATTTGAGCTAATTATTTCATCCGCGTCAGAAATGATTACAATGTCATCTGCTTCCGCTTTATCTAGGCCAAAGCGAATAGCGTTGCGTTGGTAATGCTCTCTTTCCCAAGGTGACTGAACGGTAGAAAGATCTGGAGAATTGAAATGTATTTTAATTCTAATTATTTTATCTTCCCATTTTTTAGCCCAATCAGGCAATTGGTCAAGATAAAATGGTTTTTCTTTTCCAGTAAATGTTTCGGATGCTTCAACTATAACAAAGTGATCAACAATATCACCAAGCTCTTCAAATCTTACGCGCAGCATCTCTTCTTCGTTAAAGAAGGTAAAGCAATCAAATATTTTCATATACGTAAACATCTTTATCAGTAAATAGTGAATATCTTTTTATTTCTTTTTCGATCTGCGAATCTGCGATAAATTCAGACTCAAGATTAGATGCCCACTTACCCGGGTTTACCGCCAAAATAAAACCACCTGGCTTTAAAACTCTTTTAATTTCTTGAGCTACTTGATCATAATTGTTGTTAAATATTTCTGGGTCATAATTAATTGAAATAAATAAATCAACACAATCATCAGAAAATAACATCGGATTTAAACCAGCTGGCCAATAGTAATTATTCTCGCTATTTTCCAATGCAGCCTCAAGTGCACTCCACAGTCTCATAGCACCAATGCCGTGTTCTGCGGTGTAGAGAGTCTCGGACAAATCCAAGCCTTCTTGATAGCAAACAGTAAAAGAGTTATTTTTAAAAATGTCTCTTATTATATGTGCTACATGATTCCAGTTCATTTACTTGACAGGCTTAACTGCGTCCACCTTAAGCCAACCCCATTCATCTCCACGTTTAACATCTAATATTTCAAAACCCATTCTCTCAAAATCATCTTGGAGCATTCTATGAGTTAAGCCCACAAAATGAAAATCAAAAGGATTCAGTTGTTCAGCAAAAAAGATCTGTTGCATTCTTCTATCGCCATCAAGGGAGTCCATTTCAAGTATCTGATTGCAGGCCAACAAGAAGTCTGGAACTTCAATTCTAATCATCCCACCAGGCTTAACTATTCTGCACCATTCGGCCAGAACAGCTTGATATTCTTTCCACGGAAAGTGTTCAAGACACTCTGAGTTATAAACTATGTCTGCAAAATTGTCTGGAAGATTAATCTTGCGAGCATCGCAGACTACATCGACTGGAACATAGGTTTTGTTAGCGTGATCGTACAACGGCGTTGGATCTATATCAATATGAATCCAGTCTGGACCAAGATATGTTCTAGTGCCAATTACAACTTTTGTGCCCGCACCCTTAGGTATTGTCTCTAGTCTCATTTAAATTATTCTTCCTCTATATAAGTGTTGCCAACGTGGAACTTTTATTAAATCTACTTCTCTACCCAAAGCTGATACATAGACTGTCTCAGGGTTATCATTTATCCCTCTAAGCTCTGGTTGTTGCTGATACCATTCTTCCAAGTATATCGCATTCCAGTCTTCAAATCTAGTTACATTTGGACTATGGTAGGTGACATGGGGCCCAACATAATACTTATTCCATTTATTAACCCAATTAATCACACCTTGATTAATTCTTTCTTGTGCTTCAGGATTACGCGTACTTGTTGCATCATGAGCAACTAAAACTGTTGGGTCAGCTACTATTCTCCAGCCACCTAATCTTATTCTTGTCTGAAAATCAACTTCTTCTTGATGACCAATTTCTGTATCAAATCCACCAATCTCTTTATATCTTTGACGATTTAAAATCCAACAAAAACCAACACCCCATAATATTTCTAAATATCTTGGACGTTGCATAGGATACGCCCCTCCATTCGGAAACGCCATTGCAACTTCGTGGTTACCTTCAAGATAGGAGGCTAATTTTAGATCCCATCCTGGAGTCATAATATAGGCGTCATTATCTATATAGCCTACGTTATTAGTTTCTGCCCACTCAAGAATATGATTAACAGCACCAGTATATCTTACGTTTTTAGTTAATTGTTTAATAACAACTCTTGGATCTTCCGCAGCGTGTTTTTGGGCGACCTTTATTGTTTCTGGATCTTCTGAGGCGTTCTCTAACACTAAGAGTCTCCAATCACAATGAGTGTTCTGCCTAAAAGCAGTTATAGACCTATCTAATTTGTCCGGATTATTATAGCTAGATACTCCAAAATCAATTCTCACGGCTTTGTCCACCACTGCTTATTTTCGTGCAAAACAAAACCAATGCTTTGCAATAGTGGAAACCACTCTGTTTCATATTTATTATTTACAGCCAAGTGCATGGGTATAGAGTTTCCGTGTTCAATATCTCCAATCGCAAATGCATTTTGTGCAATAAACACGCCGCCTTTCTTAAGGGTGTCATAAACAGCTTTTGCCCATTCTTCAACATTAACGACGTGTTCAAAAAAATCTAGCGCAACAACTGCATCGAACAATCTATCGCCTAGTTTAGGCTCAAAAGTATTTGTGAATAATGTGTTGATAACAAGCTTTTCTTCAAGGCTAAATCTGTACTGTGCGAAGTTAGCTGTTTTGCCACCTTCCAAATCATGGTAAGTTGCCTCTAAACCCTCTTGGGCCAATCTTATACTTAAAGAGCCTATCCCGTCACCTAATGAAAGAACCTTGTTTTTGCCCGAATGTCTCAATCCAAGAGCTATACCTTCGCACATCCCTGAATAGTTAAAACCTTGATCCAGATGATAAGCTGACAATTCCCAAATATACGCATCTGTGTTCCTATACCAATTTAAAAGAGAATCAGCGTTGTCGACATTTGTTCTGGCATCGTTAAAATCATTTGCTACTTCATGATGATTATAATGAAACCCTTTTTCTAATCTTTGCTTAGCATATCCTTCTGGTACTTTCAGGAATTCGGATATTTCTTTTGCACGCTTATCTACACTCATTTGCTCTCCATCGTTGATCGGACACAATTAAATTGTATCATGTTTTATTTTAATTTTTCTATATAGGGTAAAATTGGGAAAAAAATTTTAAGGCCAAATTGGTTTTTGACTTTTTTCTAATAGCCGGAAAAAGTAGTTGTAATAACACTACCATCTCTTTGATCAAGAGGTGGCAACTCTTTTCTGACCAAGACTCTTTGCACCCACCTATCAGTCCCATCGTATCTTGGCTGAAAAGGTTTTCTGCCATGAATTGTTTTTCTATTATCTATAACTAATAGATCACCTGTTTTTAATACGATCTCTTTTGTGCATTTTTTAATTGCATCTTCAAGTTCTTCAAGAACTAATCTAGCCAAATAGTCATTCGGCTTCATGACAGTTGCATCGTATGTAAAGGTTAACATCCCGTCAGCTTCTCCAATTATAGAAGTAGGTATCTGCTGATCTTCTTCCCCATTTGTCCTAAAGCTAAGATCTATTCCTGTTGTAAACATTTTTGACTTCAACATATGTTTAGTCTCTATCCTAATATGCTTGAGTATGTCAGACAAATTAGCGTACGTGGTTACTGCCTGAGGATCGCCCCTAAGGCAAAACAAAACTACATAGTCTGGCTTGTAAGGATGAAATGCAGTCTCTGTGTGAAGAGCTAGTTCAGTTTTAGATGAAGTAGATATCTGCTGATACTCAGTCTTGTGGACTGGAACTATGTTCTGTATTATTTGACCGTTTTGTTCCTGAATATAACCAATCGGATGGCCATATTTTTTAACATGATCAAGAAGAATCAGAGTGCTTTCTTTGGAGCTGGCGTGCTTGGGGGAACTGATGATCGGTGTAGCTGGAGTTGGAGGCACATATCCAACATCTAAATTCTCGTAAAGAAAAATTCCCATAAAATACCTTTAAGACGACAAAACCTTTAGTATCAAAAAGAATACTTTGCTCAGGTTATCAGGGGCAATACTAAAAACATGTTCTTTTTCAAGCGTTTTAATCGTAACGCAATGTACGTTTACTAAATCCCCATTTGAAGTTATAGAAGCTGTAAGTTTAGATATGGAAATATCAGTAATAGTTGGCATAAAGCCATCGAACATACCATTATTTTCCATGCTACATTATAGCACAAATTACTTTTTTTTCTTCGCTGCTCTCATATTGTCTATCAAGTTTGGATAGGGGCGACCAGCAGCTTTTGCAGACGCTTTAGCTGAAGCCTTGGCCTTAGACGAAAGCTTCTTTGGCTTCTTACTTGGACTCGGGCTGTCCCAAACGGCTACTTTTTTTGCAGCCATTACGATATCTTTAATATGAGATATATTTGGACTGCGTGAAGAGCGAAGTAGACACAGTTTAATCCCCAGCCCTTAAAAGAATTTTTGTTTATATGCCAGTGCATGTCGTGAGGGTTGTGGCCTTGACCCATATTAGCTCCAGAAGAAGCATTATTACATGAATCACCGTTATCAACGTGATGATTTATATTTGTGCAGTTCATAATTATTTTTTCCTGTTAATCTTTCTAAGTGTTTTAGCAAGGTTTGCTTGCTTTACCGTTAACGGGCTGTATTTATCTGGATTCTTGGTAACAGCTGATGCCATCCCAGCCACAGATTTGCCGGCTTTTTTAGCTTTTGCGGTAAAAGCTCCAGGCCTTTTGATCGCACCCTGTATCCATTTCTTATCTTTTTTTGCTGCCATTATTATCTCGCGCTGCTTTAACTTTTTCTCCTGTTTTAAATTTTAGATTTTCTAAATTAAACTGGTTAGTAATATGATTATTAAGATGTGTGTCTATCTTAGCTTCTATATGCGATATATCATCATCTATATCTGCAATGTCTTCTTTTATAGAATCTAAGCGATCTTTGACAAAGCCGTGGTCACGAACATTCTCACGACGCCCCTTCTCTATGAGAAGCATCAAAACGCCAAACGCGCCAGTAACAGCGGAAGCCCATACGATTTCCATTAAAGACCAAGCAGTTCTTTGACCTTTGGTCCAACAACTGAATCGGCAGTAAGTTTATTAGCTACCTTGAAAGCTTTTACAGCTGCATCTGTTGCTGCATCTTTTTGACCATTAATTTCACCCTTGTAAAATCCTTTTATCTTAAGCGCTTCCTGAAGCTTCGCTATATCATTGCCACCACCTGCGGCTGGAGCAGCAGAACCTGCTGGTTTTTCCCAGTTGTTCTTTGCCATCCACTCAGCTACTGCTGGAGGAGGTGTATCTCCATTTACATATCTAAGATGCCATGGCTCTGAAGGGACAACTTCCCATGAAAAACCAAACTTCTTTACATTCGCAATCATCCAATTGAGGCGCTTTGGTTCTGATGCATTAGCAATGTCAACCGCCAAGCCGAGATTATGCTGCGACTTACCAGGAGTAGCCAACATAGCCATGCCTTTTTTAAGATACCATGTCTTACCTTCAAAAGTCTTTGTGCTAGTTCCAACTACTGGTTCAAGCTGGTATCTTTGTTTAAAGCCAGCAAGCTGACTCTCATAACTTCTATATGTATCGCCTGCTGATGTAGGCTTAAGCTCAACGCCTTCAGCTTTTGCTGCTTCGTCCATGGCGTTGTAAGCTGCGGCTGCAAGCCAGTGCATCTTTCCGCCAGCTTCGATAGGACGCAAGAGGTGTGCAGGCAACTTACCTGGCTCAATACCCTTAAGATCTTTTGGTAATACTACTGGAACTATATAATCCCAAGCAACTTTACTCATAATGCTTTCCTCTCGTGTCCTGTTATAAATATAACAACAGGCCAATCAATTAAGAAAGACCTGTTGTTATAATAATTTAGATGCTACTTCTTACCTTTGCCGGAACCAATTTTGCCAAGCACCTTGATTGGGCGCTGTGCCATTTTCATTTGGCCCGATGTTACCGCTGGCTTAGGTGCTGTTGTGCCCTTGCCGCCGGTTGCAACATTCTTTAAAGTTGCAGGGTTTTTTACTGAACGCTGTGCCATCTTCATCTGACCGCTTGAAGCGGTTGGTTCTGGCGCACTAACGCCTTTACCTTTTGACTTTTTCATAGCCATGATTTATTTCTCCTTAGTTTTTTTGCTAGCTTTTTTTGGGGCAGTTTTTTTTGCTGTCCTCTTAACCGGTTCCTGTTTTTCAACAGGCATAACGTTTTGTACGTACTTAGACATAGTAATAATAATCCTTGGTTTATTTCATTTTTCTATTTATATGTACGCGCTGATTTCTTAGGAGCATTATCCGCATTATAAGAGCCCATCTTCTTTTTAGGACGATTCTTTGTTCCGTCAAAAGTTGGGGTAGTCATACCCTTTTGCATCAAGCCAGTAAGCTTTTGCTTCTTGGAAGCAGCAGCTGCTGGGTCTCCTTTACTAGTCTTTTTTTTCATAGCCATTATATTATTTCTTCTTCTTCTTAGCTATAGCTGCCTGGATAAATGGTGGAAGCTTCTTTTGAGCGGCGGTCATGCCAGCTTTTGCTGCTGGAGCCTTTTTTGCTGCTGCTGGTGCTTTCTTTTTCATTGCCATTGTTTTCTCCTATTTGTTTAGTGTTATGTTAAATATTAGCAGTCCCACTTGCGTAAAGCAAGTGCTTTGCGTGTTGGTTTGCCATTTGGCTTCTTCATCGCCCCCGGCATGCCGCCCATACGCGCACAAAAAGACTTACGCCTTGCAGCGGACTTAGGTGATTTTTTTGCCTGCTTGGATGACACTGGCGGCTTTAGTGTGCCACCAGTCTGGGCCTTGTATGAAGCACGGCCTTTAGCGTTCAAACCACCAGCAGGGTTCTTACCTTCCTTGCGTTGCCATGCAGCGGTTTTAGCCATTATTTTTTCTTCCTTGTTTTACTCTTGCTAACTTTTGAAGATTTAACTTTTTTCGAGGCTTTACCTATTTCAATGCCGTACATAGAATTATTTTGACCCATTCTAGGACCAGCTATATAAATTTTATTTTTTATTACCATTTTCTTTCTTTCTGTCCATAGCTTCTGCTATATCATAAAGTCTAAAAACCAAATGCCAAAACATACTTGTTAAACTAAATTTATTTTTGGTCATTTTTTTTATCTTTCGTTTCAGGATCTTTTTTAGTTCCAGAATCTAGTGGGTCACCCAATTTTTTTTTGAGTGACACCCCACCTTTAGATACTTTTCTAAACTTAGCTAAGGACATAGTAACGAAAAATAATTACTTAGTTGTCTTTTTTGAACTACCCTTTTTTGCACCCGCTGTTTTGCTAGGAGCTTTTGCTGAAGGCTTCTTTGTTGCCTTAGAGGCATCTTTGACTGCCTTAGCTGCTTCTTTCTTAGCGTCCTTAACGATGTTTTCTGCGGCCTGCACTGCAATGTCAGCGACAGCATCTGCTTGATCGGCAAATTGGTCGATTAACTTAGCTTGCGCTTTAGCCATGGCACTATCTGCTTTGATATTTTGTGCCTTGAAAAGGACTGACTTTATTTTATTCGCTATGTTCTTAAACATTTTACCCTCTATTTTTCTCTTGTGTTAATATAGTAATATTATATATTATATAATGATAATTTACAATTAATGTCTATTTATTTCCCTGTTGTGATTCTTTAATTAAAGAGTATCTATCACCAGTTTCTTTAGAAACAACAGCAAACCCGTACGCAGCTGCATCTTCTATAGCCAATCTAAGGCCTTCTTTATCCTCAAACGAGGCGTTTGGCAGTGGTATAGTTACCGCGGCGTAGACGTCAATGTTCTCAAAATTCCCAATGTTTATTTTTCTGTTTACCCCACAAATAAAGACTGGCGATGTCGTGATAGCCAAGTCTGCGGAAACAGAATTCATTACATTGTCTATGGGAGAATCAAATGAAGATGATTCTTGGGCACTTTTATTAATCTTAGGCATTGCTCTTGATTCCTATTCCGAGGCACTCTAGTGTTGCCGCAACTTGTTGTTCCAAATTCATATTGTTTGTATCTATAACGGCAGAGGCTACTTGCTTAACTTCTTCTGCTTCCATCTCTGAACTATGTCCAGACTGTTCGCCACTCATTATAGCACCATCTCGCTTCAAAATGCGTTGATCAAGAATTTCTTTATCTGCATCAAAACTTATGACAAATCCATTTGGCTGCTTAAGAATGTTCTTGGCTTCGTTTAAATAACGCACATCAGACACTATAATGCACAGGGGATTAACACTGTCCTCATCATGATTCTTTAAATAATTTCTATATATTTTATTTGCTTTTATAATCGCCCAGTTTGCAAAACAGTTTTCGTCGTACTCCCTACAAATATCACCGGCTTTTTGCAGGAACGTTCTAGGCTTGATGCCCTCTTCTTCCACTGGGGTATTGTAGATCTGCTTTACTTTTTCGATAAGGGTATCGTAGTGAGGCATGTTGCCTATAGAGGATCCTCCATAGACCTCATATAAAACTTCGTGAAGAGAAAAAAGTTTTCTTGATTCTTCATTAAAGCCTATTATGTTTTTCTTTATTGATGCCATCTCATAAAGTGGAAGAGCATAAAAAATATGATCCCAATTTATTCCAAACTTTACAGTTTCCATTGAACCTTTTGGTATTATTGATTCCGCTACAGAAGTTTTTCCACTTCCAGCTTTACCGGATAGGCCAAGTATTATTGGTTGGTTGTTAACAAATTTTTTCATTCAACAAGTATAGCAGAAAATTATTGCATTTTTTGATTTCTGATTTCTAATTCGTCCAGAAAAGCATTGGCCAACGCATCGGGTTCCCAGACAAAAGATCTTGGGACTTGAATCACTCTGAAATTATACTCTGATTTTATTTCCTCGATGGTCATCAACAAGGGTAGCAACAGCCTGTTCTTGCATTCCCACTTGCCATTTATTTGGTTTGCGACCACAGCTGAATCAGTATAAATAATAGGGTCAGATAAATCAGCCATAGCGGATATTAGTAAGCCAGCTATAACAGCTTCGTATTCAGCTTCGTTATTTGTTCTTGGGCCAAGACCCCTAGAAAATTGTGCTATTTTTTTTCTGTTCTTGTATACAACTACCGAGCAGGCGGCTTCACCAGTTTTCTTTTGCCCTTGCCCCCTTGAGGCCCCATCGCAAAAAACTTCAAAGTTCATTAATCTACTTCGATATCATAGGGGATGCCCAATTCAATGGCTCTATTTTTAATATTGTTTTCCTGGCTACCCCCAGAAATAGTATGAGTAGATACTAATAGGTATCTTTCTTTCTTATATTCAACTTGAGTAGGAAAATCTAATTTTTTTCTTTTATTAGAATAAAATTCTTTAGCTTTATCGACAGCTCTGTAATGGCCTATAAACATATTTGCCTCCTTTAGTAGGTAGTAAAATCACTTTCAAGATAATGACCTTTACTTTCTCTGGATGCAGCGATCTGCATAGACTGCACTTTGTCCATTAACTTTCTAGCTGACTCTGAAGATATTCGAGCAGCACTCTCCATTGACTCAGCTAGGCTCATGACGGCTTCGCATGTGATCAGGGCTGAGTATTCGTCCTCTGCTGCCTCCATGGCTGCTGCTTCTCTCTCCGCCTCATTCTTGCCAACTCTAGAAGACTTATATTTCTTTTTATATTTACCTTCCATTATTTTATAGTTGGCTCGGGCCATGCCAGCAAATCTTGCTGCTCTACCGTACACGTTAGATGTCTTGGCTACAAGTGAAGCCATGTTTTCGATGCCCAAGTCAACAGTATCTTCGTCCGGTATCTCTATAAAGTATTTATTATTTTTTGTTACATCAACATAAGAATTAATTACCTCCTGGATTTGTGGTCCAAGAAAATCTGAAAGTAGTTGTTGGAGTTTTTCTAAACTCTGATTATTCATTTTTATCCTTTTTGATTAAACCAAATTGTTTTAATAGTGGTTGCAATTCTTCATCAGTTTTAATTATTGAAACTATTTTTTCTCTTATTTCCTTTAGATGTTCCCTAACAGTATTAGGATGTTCATTGATTTTTAAAGATATATCACTGGACCTTTTGCCATCTACATACCTCCATTTTATCAGCTGCCTCTCCTGTATTGTCAACTTATCGAAAGGAGGAAAATTATTTTCTCCGACCACCCAAGCTTCATCTATATCCTCTGCGGACAAAATTGATTCTAAAGAATACTCTCTAGGCTCTGCCTTAAATCCTGTTTGAAAATTTTCACTTTCCGGGTCAGTGTCTGCGTCATCGTCTATTAGTGGAAACGTTTTTCTTCCTAGCTGGTCTATCAAAAATGTATCAACGTTTTTCTTTAGCAAGTAAAAAAAGTAGCTATACAAGAATCCGGCTAAAAGGTATTGGCCCCTTAGCTGACTCTTTCTTTTCGTACCTGGCAATGCATTGAAAGAATGTCGTGTCTATCGTTTGGCGTATGTCTTCTTCGTCTCCATATCTTTTAGCCATGTAAACTATGCCGGCCCATTATTTCTGATACGTCTTTATGATCTTTTTTTACTAATTTATTTTTCATTAATGCCATACGAGTGTAAGGATTTTTAACAAACAAACCAATGAACCTTCTTATGTCATAGTCCGCTAGATTATATCTGCCGTGGTATAGCAATGCTACGTACTTGCTTAAGAAATTATTAAAAACTTTTAACAACTCCTGCTTTGCAGCGTGGCTTCCGGACTTAGCTTGAGCTATTAGCTCTTGCATTTCATTTTCTTCTAGATTATAATATTGTTCTTTATAAGCGGCCATTATTTTCCTTCCCAGTAAATTATATTTTCTGAGTATTCTGATCTTATGTCTTCGTAGTAAACTATATTAGGTACACCTAATTCGTTTAAGAATTCAACAGCGTCCTTAGCGTACTTGCTGATGATGCACGTGAACTTTTCAAATTCTTTTGGGTAATATCTTTTAAATCTTTTTATTTTTGTTTTACTTTTTGGGTCTAAGTACCCTTTCATCTCAACCCATTCATCAGTTGCACATAAATAAAAGTCGGGCGTATAACCTTTAACTCCTTTTTTAATTGGAAAAGAAAAAACAGTAGGTTCAAATTCATGTTTAATTTTATATGCATTTAAGATGCGTACAAAATTAGCTTCCCAATTAGATCTTACATTTAAATCAATATCTTTTCTGTATCCAGTTTTGGTATGCTTGTAAGCATTGCCTGTCCTTGGAGGTTTCTTAACCTCATCAGAAATTATTTCTTCCGCAATTTTATTGCCGTTAATCTTTTTAAAATTTGGATGGTTTTTCATTTTTGATCTAGAAATAAAAAAGTCTGCGGACTTGACAACGATGCTCTTAACCATGTAACCTCTACTCTGTTATATCCACTAAGTATATTATACTTTAAATAAATGTAAAAAACAAGCGGCTTTAAAGTTGCGAAACCACAGAGGAATAGGTAGAATACAATTATGACAAATACAACAACAACAAGAACCCTATTGGACAGCATGCACCAGGCAGCTAATGAAGAGGCGATTGATGCCTTGGTTAATAACTACGGTTTTAACCACGAAACAGCTATCAAGCTCGTAACTGAGTTTGACGGCAATGACTTCGAACTTAGCTCTGAAGCTTCTTTCTAATAGTTAAATATAAAAACCCCCCCGTTGGTATATCCAGCGGGGGGGTTTTTTGTATACCTAATAACGCTTTATGCGCTCCAATGATTCTTTTTATTTCTAAACACACCAACGCCACATTCGCCAGACTTAGCGTGGTCACAGTATGAGCAGGCTCTTACGTTGCTTGTAGCCGCAAAAGAATTGTCATTGACTATATCTTTAATTAAAGATAACAATCTTACCTTCACATCTTCCAGATCTTCTTTAGTAAAGAGGTGACCTTTTCTTTTGCCAGATCTTAGGTAATGTAGCTCGGCATAGATTTCTTTTTCTGGCATCATTATAGATGCAGCTAACGCATAGATTCCCAGCTGTAGGTTTTGCGCTATACCCTTTTGGGTGACTTCCCATTTGCCAGTTTTATAGTCAATAATATTGACTCTATCCCCTACGACATCTATTCTATCTATATAACCTATCATTGAATAGTTACCTATAATAAAACTAAAGGCATGTTCTTTATCATATACGTCAAAAGTTGTGTCTAAGTTTTGATCGTAAAATTCATTTATAAGATTTCTTCCAACAGAAATTAATTCCTGAGATATTTTATTATCTGGATCTAACTTTTGTTTGCTTGCCTCAAACTCATCAACCATCTCTTGATGGTCTAATGGCTTTTCTTTATCAACTACTTTTTCTAATACTGCGTGGACTATATTTCCGAAGCGTTGCGGCTTCTCCAAATAGTCTAGGTTCTTTTTGTATATAAGAATAAAAATATTTTGATGGGCATTGCGCGTAAGTATCCAACCTTGAGTACGAAAAATCCAAGAGCGATAGCTTTTGTAGCGGATCTAAGTCTTCTATTTTTTTTATAGCTATTGACATTTATTAATCTTCCGTGTTGTGTTCTGTGACAAGCAATCCGTTTGGATCATATTCTTTACCGTCTTGATCTATGGTGTGACCAGTTTTGATATTGACATATCTATCATGTCCAACTGAAACCCACCCGGTCTCACCCATCTCCATAAAATCACCTTCAATATAAGGCCAAGGCATGACTGTCTCCTATCCTACAGATATAACTGTATTGTTTATTGAATCTATGTTGAAATAGTAATTTAATAAACCATATATATCACGCAACTCTGCCTTGGAGGCATTAAAACCCATCATGCCAAGCTGGAGAAAAAAGGTTTCGTCAGACCCAGGTGGGGCTTCATACTCTATGATCTGTGCATCGTTGAGCAGCATTCTTCCGTTTTCGTTCTTAAACATTTAATCCTCATCTACTATTGTTATAGGGTTCCATGTTGGGTCATTCATCTTTTCTCTCATATCTGAGACGTATGAATCCCAATCTCGTTCATCTTCTGATTTTTTTTCATATGTTACTTTTGCTTTAAAAGGATTACTTTTAAATTTTACTATAAAACTTTTTCCACCATTCTTAGGTGTCCAACGAAGATTGCCATTCTTGCAATCGCAATAATCATCATTGTTTATATCTATCATCCCCTTTGGGTCAAATCTACCGCTGCACCCATTGCACGCTGTATAGCGTCCTTTGTCAGCACATCTACTGCACGATGAGCAGTACGACCAGCATGGTCTTTCTGCGGGGTTCTTATAGCTTCCTGGCAGGGCCATTTATATCTCCAATTCTAATATTTTATTAAGAGAATCCACAATTTTTCCTGATGCAAGTATATCAAATTTGTAAACAAATTTTCGATTATTATCAATAATTTCTAAAAATACTGGTCTGTTTCCTTTGTTGCTAGAAACCAAATCATATATCTTTTCAAAGGTGCCTTGTGACAAACCGTCTTTAACAGTTAAGGATATTGGTTTGCCACCGGAAAATATTTTAGAATCTATTTTTTCAGATGAATTATAAAACAATTTAACAACAGAATTCTCATCGTCATTCTCTCTGTTTAAAAATGCGCTTATTACAAATATATCTCCAGAGTTAAAATAATCGTCACTTATATCTTTTGCATTCTTAGGAAAGATTATAACTTCTATGCTAGAGCTGATGTCTTCTATTTCTAGCTTGTACATCTTTTGACCTTTTTTAGTGGTCATCTTTTTATTTGACACTATAATGCCACCAACCTTAACTGCTGTTCCACCTGGGCAGTCTGAAAGATCTATTACTTCGTGAGTAATTTGATTTTTAAGTATATCCCAGATACCAAGAACTGGATGGTTGGTTACATAAATTCCTAGTTGTTCTCTCTCTTTTTCTAGAACTTCTAATTCTATTCTTCTGCTCAATTCCATATTCTGATCTTCAACTAATTCATCTAAGGCCCCAGAAAAACCTAAATTTTCTAAAGTAGATTTCTTTAACACCGATGGATCACATCTTCTATAAAAATCATACAGAGAGGTATACGGCTTATCTTGGTCTCTGCAGTTGACTATGGAGTCTGCGATAGACAAGCCGATCCCATCTATAGCTGATAGACCAAAAATTATAGAGTTTGTATTAACTACTTCAAAATCAACCCCAGAATAATTTACTGAAGGAGGAAGAACTTCTAGGTTTAACTTTCTGCAGTCTGAAAGATACAAAGCCTGTTTATCTTTATTGCCAACTACCGAGGTCATTAAAGCCGCCATATACTCAACCGTGTAATTAGCCTTTAGGTATGCAGTTGTGTAAGAGATCATTGCGTAACTTGCAGCGTGTGCTCTGTTGAAACCATAACCACCGAAGTATTCGATGTCCGAATAAATCTTATTTGCTTTATCATCAGTTATATCGGAAACTTTTACGCAGCCTTCTACAAACTTTTTTCTGAATAAAGAAATCTTGTCCATTTGCTTTTTACCAATGGCTTTACGCAAGTCGTCTGCTTCAGCGGAGCTAAACCCAGCAAGCTCTCTAGCAACACCAAGCACGTCTTCCTGGTATAGCATGATACCAAGTGACGGTCCCAAGACTTTTTCAAGCTTAGGATGATCATATGATACTCTGGACTTTCCATTTTTTCTGTCTATATAAAGCTTATCCATCCCAGATCCCATTGGGCCAGGTCTGTACAAGGATATCAAAGCCATTATGTCTTCTATGTTTTGCGGCTGCATTTGGACCATCAACTGTCTCATGCCAGAAGATTCTAACTGAAACACTCCAGCTGAATTTCCCTTACATAATTCTTCATAAGTTTTTGGGTCATCTAGTGGGATAAATTCTATGTCGATAACTTCTTTTGTGTTTTTTTCTATAAGTTTTAAACATGAATCTATGACACCAAGGTTTCTTAAACCCAGGAAGTCAATTTTTAACAGACCGCATTGTTCCACTCTGCCCATGTCCCACTGTGTAACCAGTGGTGCATCAACCCCTTTTTTCATCACAGGAAGGTAGTCTGTCAAAGGGCCCTTGGATATCACTACGCCAGCTGCGTGTATACCAGTCTGTCTAACCAAACCCTCTAAGCCAATAGCCGTATCTACTATTAGCTTTGAGTCACTACTTAAAGTGTATTCTGTTTTAAACTCTTGGACTTCCATACACTCTGCTAAGTTTTTTGACACTCCAAGAATAGGCGCAGGGACGAGTTTTGCTATTTTATCTCCAGATATAAAATCGTAGCCTAAAGCTCTGGCAGCGTCGCGCAAAGATTGTCTAGCACCAGTTCTATTGAACGTGCATATATGCGCAACTCTATCATCGCCATATTTAGTTCTTGCATATTCGATAACTCTATCTCTGTGTCTATCGTCAAAGTCAAGGTCGATGTCGGGCATTGACTTTCTTCCCTCAACCAAAAATCTTTCAAACATCAAACCAAATCTAATTGGATCTAGATTAGTAATATCAAATGCATAGGATAGAACGCTGCCAGCCGCAGATCCTCTACCCCATCCAACTCTTATATGATTATCCTTCGCCCACTTAACTAAATCAGAAACTACCAAGAAGTATTCCGAAAATCCCATTTCTTTTACTACTTTTATTTCATGGTTAGCTCTATCGACTATATTTTGCGGAACAGGATCTCCATATCTTTTCTTTAAACCATCCCAAGCTAATCTTTCAAAGTAATCAGTTGAGTTTTCTTTTGTCGGTATAGGAAAATCAGGGAAGTGAATCTCTCCAAAGTTTAAGTTAACATCTATCATATCGTTAACATGCATGGTGTTCTTTAACCATTCATCAGAAAATACAGAAGCCATATCTTCGTATGATTGAAGATAAAATTTATCGCCTGAAAAAGAAAATCTATTAGGAGTATGTACGTTACAGTTTGTTGCTACGCATAGCATTATGTCATGAGCCTTGGCGTCATGTTGATGTACATAATGGCAGTCTCCGGTTGGGATTATCTTAGCGCCTATTGTATTTGCTATCTTAATCAGATCTGGAATAATTTTCTTTTGCTCATCTAAATCATGATTTTGCACTTCTATGAAATAGTTCTCTTTGCCGACTATTGACTGCATGGTAGCAGCATGCTTTAATGCCGTGTTGTAATCATTCCTAAGCAGGGCTTGAGATACTTCACCGTTCAGACACCCAGACAGCACTATAACGCCCTCTGAGTGCATGGATATGAGTTCATGATCCAATCTAGGCTTAACATAATACCCATCTATAAATGATTCAGAAGACATTTTAATAATATTATGATACCCAATATTATTTTTTGCCAATATAGTGATATGATAAGGCCCTCTTTGTTCCCACTCATTTTTGGATGGGCCAGATCTTTCCTCTTCATCTCTATCAAATCTAGTTTTTCTAGCCTGATAAAATTCAGAACCCAATATTGGCTTGACTCCAACAGCTTTCCCAGCGTCATAAAAATCTAGCCAAGAATGTATGTTACCGTGGTCGGTAGTAGCTATGCCAGTCATCCCTAGCAGCTTAGCTCTTTCTAGATATTCTTCGACTCTACCGTGCCCGTCAAGCATTGAGAAGACTGTATGATTATGAAGGTTGGTCCAATTTTTCATTATAATTTACTAATTAAATTCCTCGTTTATTTTTGGAATCTTTAATGGAACTATCTCTTTCTTCCCTATAAACAATTGCTACAACTCCCCCACAGTACTTGCATGGGACTACTTTCCCGTCCTGGGCGAATGGGCTCTTGTACATATAGGCCATAGGCTGATCGGATTCACACTCCGTGCAAACTCCAATCACATCATCTTCGTTTTCAACTGGCATTGTTTCTGTCTCCTTTTTGTTTATACGCGAATCTTATTGGTGATGGTGAGAGCTCTTCAGTGCTCTCAATATATTTATTCCCAACAGTAATCCATTTTTTCTTCTTTTCTAAATGACAATCTCCACACCCAACGCCAGCAGAATTAGCTCGGTCACAAGTGTACGGTCTGCCACCTATGCCTATCTGTCTTCTTTTTATCCAATCGTTAATATGGCTTGTGGATTTTTCATAATTAAAATCATCACACAGACTAAGTATACTATACAAAAACTTTATTGATTCTTCATTGTAGGTAAGTATTGAACAGAGAAACAATCTTGCTTCATGCTCTAACTTTTTATTAACTTTTGCCTGCTCAATTAGTCTTGTGATAGCACTGCAGTTTTTTAATAGTTCTTTTGGAGTAAATTCTTTTTCATTTAAATTTATCTCCTTGAAAGCAGACGACCCATGCTTATTGAAGTGTTCAAGAAAGTTTGAAGACCTACCCTTATCTAGCTCCATGTCGTAAGTAAATTCCCTAAACCACTCATTTGCTTTCAGGTTAAACTCTTGATCTTCAACAAGATTATCTGCCTCTACCTTGCAGAAATCAACTACAGCATCCAGTCCTGAATTAAGTATTTCTTTAGGAATAAGATTTTTATATAGACCGGTTTCCTGATGTTTGCTACCAGCAAGACGCCACATTCTTCTGGGGTCATAGACACTAAAGTCTATTGATTCAATGTTTAGATTTTTTTTAATCTTAGTGGCTATGTATCTGAATATGTTAGGAAGCGCGTTGGACGGATTGATGCCTAGAGCTATGGCTTCACATTCTATGTGAAAACCTTTTTTGCCAGTAAAATAAACTAACAAAGATTTTTCTGGGACGTACTGCTCTAAGTATTCAACCAACTTTTTGCATTCTTCGTAAGATATGTTCGGGTCTTTATTATCCAAGTCAAAATAAAGAGAACCTAGTCTGACAGCTTTTTCAATATCCATGGAATTATAATGCCAAATAGAAGTATACAAACCATTGTTGCTATGTTGCTTTCTAAAATTTTCTATATTAAATATAGAAATAAACTTAGGATTGTCCCCATCTTTGTCTCTTATGATTCTAGACAAGGAAGGAACATATCTAGCCGTCTCAACTAATTGCCAAGAGTTTAGATATTTTTCTGTATCATTTGGTATCTTCATAAAATAACTTTTTTGTTTTCAATATTATTAATATTTCCAATAACTACTTTATCCGACTCTACGATGTTCTTACTGTTGTTTCTGTAGTATACAGATTCTGCTATTATTTTATCTATGTTTTTAATTAGATAATATCTTTTTTTAATTCTTTGTTCCAAATCCATCTTTTCTCCATTTTGGATTTATCAAATCACTATCTTCAATAATCAAATGTACTTTTGAAGCAATGTTATCAGATAAATGAACTATATAATCTAAATAAGTTATCGGATAAGTTTCTGGTATTGGTGACCACGGGCCAAGATGGCATCTAACCAATCTAAGTATTGATTGGACAATGTCTTCTGACAAGAATAGGGTAGACGATTCTGATTCACTAGCAAACTTCTTATCTTTTTCTTGGCATGAGGAAATAAAATTACCTACCGTGTACGGGTGCATTGGGTCGTACCTACAATCGTCGGAACCACCTTCGTGCACACCCTTGCACAGGTCATGGAGAAGACACGCAGCTATGACTATATCTTTTTCCTCTTGCGAAAGAGAATATGATTCACTCATATACCATGCTATTCTAACCACTCTTTTAGTATGGAGAACATTGCCACCTTCTCCATGCTCATCTGAAGGATGATACTTTCCAGAAAAACTTGATGGAATTTTCCAAAATAAATCATTCCTAATTAAGATAGATCTAACAAAAGATTTTATGGATTCATCAACTATAAGATTAATTTCATCTAGCAATGTAGAAAGAACTTCATTTTCTTTCCCCATTGAAGAAGCGTTCTTTTCTTCTATAAGAATATCATCTAATATACTTTTACCCATTTTTATCTTCTTTCTTCCAGTCGTTCCAATTTGAACAAGGTTCATCAAACGGACATTTTTTACAATAAGATATCAGCCCTCTTTTAGGTACTAAAACCTCGGTGTTTAACATTTTGTTGCACCAGTAATCGTAATACTGGAGATCTTCATTTCTTATTTGGAATTCATTAAAACCTATATTCTGACTCAATGGATCTATGAAACCAAATTTAGTATTTGCCATTCTTTCTGGGTGCCTATTGTGGTAAGCCTTATACAAGGTACAAAAATCTGTTCGATACAAATCTCTATTGCTAAACTTATACCCAAATATAATTTTGGTTACAAAATATTGTTTCTTATAAAAGAATATAATATCAAAAGTATCCTGTAGATTAAGATTACCTATCGGCATGTTGTACTCTTCGCTTATGGCCACAGGTATATATGGAGATTCCGAATAGGTTTCGTGGAATCCCAGTAGGATGCCAGCTGCTTTAGAGGTCAAGCTGGCGGTGTTCCCGTATGCGGTCTCGTGTTGTTCTGTCACGATATCGTATGAGTTAGTATTCTTAGGAAACCAAATCTTTTCCCATCTATTTAATAGAGATGAATAAGATGGAATTATCCCACCTTGTTTTTTGAAAAAGAAAAAATACATTATACTCTTAATAGTTGATTCAAACTTTTCGGTATGTATGTCTCTTGCATATATCTTTTCTGGCAACTTTTGCTGATGCCTATAATCAAATAGGCGTTCACATAGTTGAAAATCTTTTAAAGATTGTACTGATACAGGTTCCATTAATGAAAATCCTTTCCACTTAATAAGTCATCTAATAAAGATGATGAAGACGTATACGAGCTATCGGTAACTGGATCATAATCTTCGTAGGTTTTCTTGTAGTCAACATACTTGACTAAGGGCGGATCATACAAAAATGCTGAACCAGTAATTCTATTCTTGGGAATCTGAAGCTGCATTATATTTTCATCTTCAGTTTCATCGTTTGTTGCTAATCTTTTTTCTGTAATAAAAATTGTTACTGCACACTTTTGCTGAATAGCTAAGGAGCCACCAGTGTCAGACTGTTGGACTACCTCACGCTTTTCCTTCATTCTGTTTGAATTTTCCTGTGCTGTAATTATTAAAGCGCAATTCATATCTCTTGCAAGCTTTTCTAAACGCACCATCATTTCTTCAAACTCACCCCAACGTGGCTTGCCCTTACCCCCACCCTTAGTGAACATAGACTGGATTGTATCTATTATAACTATGTCTGGCATGTTGATGTTCTGCCCAATTATATCTCTTAACCAAAATTCTAGGTCTTCAAAGTACGGAGTATCCGGGTCATGTCTAACCATAAGACGGTCACCCCACTTAGCCAGTCGGGCCTTAAAGGTATTCAGGTGTTTATTCTTTTCTTCTTCTGACCACTTTGATGACTCTAGGTAAACATTCTTTTCTATTATCTGTGTCATTAAGATTCTCTCCCAGTGACCAGTAGCTTCTTCAAAGTTTACATATAAAACTCTATAACCGTTATCTAACCAATTGTTTGCTAGGCACTTGACGAACGTGCTCTTGCCCTTGCCTGATGCGGCGATGACTGCGTGCACAGCCCCCCTAAAGAAGCCGCCCTCGTCCGTGTACCCCATGGCCCTATTAAGTGCCTTAAATTGAGTAGGTAAGAAGTTCGGTATATCTAATAGCGAATCTACTCTGCTAGCTATTTCGTCAGCAGTTGTTATTTTATCTAGTGGATTATATCTTATTTGATTTTCTAATTCTCTTATTTCAGAAGTAAGAGTTTGGATTCTAGATATATCATCTTCAGTCTTTTGTCCTTTTTGAGATATTATAGATTGAAGTTCTTGTAAATAGTTAATCTGTTTTCTTTTATTAGCTTTATACTTTACTAATTCAGAAACAGATTCTTGCGTTGACAGTTCGGCAGACATTAATAAATCAACCATGACGCCGACCCCAGCGTTACCACCAAGAGCTTCGTGTATATCCGTTTCTGTTTGTAGCCAAGACTTAAAAGCTATTGGGTCAACAATATCAAGTTGTGTAGCATTCTCAAAAGCTAGAAGAGCCTTATAGAATTCATTTATTCCTTTTTCCCCATGTATGGAACCAACAATTTCTTCTGGAAGATTTTCCTTGAAGTAATTAATCGCTCCATTTTTTCTAAGTGAGAGAGCAAAGATCTGGTACTCTAGTGGAATGTTATCCTCTACCTTTTCATTTGCTTGTGTCATTGTTTCTTTTTCTCTTTTATAGATCGGTAAATTTTTTTCTTGTACTCTGAATTTTTCTTCTTAATACTTCTGTAAGCTTCGGAGGACGTCGTAGTATTTTTCTTCTTCTCTTTGGGCTTATAAGGGTTTGATCTAATCGCTTCGAGCAATCTGTCGAACACTGATTGTTCCGTTAAGCTATCATTATAGCGGAAGACAATCAATGCCACACCATTATCTATGCACCATTGTTCTTTTTTTTCGTCTCTCTTAATAGCTTCTTCAAAATCATATTTAGATTCAAAAAATCTACTGGTGTAATAATAGTGCTGTCTTCCATGAAATTCTGCAGCTATCTCATACTTAGGGCAGTAAACATCTAGCTTTAATTTATCGCCTATATGATATTCGTTTATAATTTTTTCTCCTGGAAGGAGCTTTTGCAGTGCTGACGTTAAAGCTGTCTGACCTCTAGACATTTTTTTTCTACTGTCTTTTAACCACGTTAACCCAATAGAGTTAATCTTCTTATTTACCTGTGGTATAGTCCAGCCTAATTCTTTTGCTATTTCAGAAATAGATAAAGAAGTTTCCAATAATAGATCTTTTAGAAAATCAATATCGTCTTGGTCTTTGTCTACTTTTTTACCATGCATTTCACTCAGCCGTGTTATATGTTTTTGAATAACTAATAGTTTTACCCAAATCTATAATCGACATGTTTAGCTTGTTCCAAATTGAATTTGATAAAGCTAATCCCAAAGAAGAGCAATCTAAAATACAATAATCTATCTTACCTTCTAAGGCAGCAATTTTCTCGAAGGTATCTTCTAGTCTAGAAAAATAATTGTTGAAAGGAACACTAATTACATTTGTTTTAAATCCCATAAATTTATATATAGTTTTTTTATCATGAAAAGAAACTACTGCCGTATTAGTATTCTTAATATAAAAGTTAAAAATTGAATTATATACTTCTCTATTATTTTCGTAGTAGTACTCAAACAGATTAGGGCTATAGAACTTGCCATCATCAACCAGGCCAATGCCAGAATGCTTTGAAGCAACCACTTCTTCGACAAGTGATTCAGGTATGCTCTTTATAATTCTACTGTCGGACAAATTAATCGATCTAATAATTTCTTTATTAAAACGAGAAGGTGTACCATCCGCATTTTTCTTGCTTAAAGAAACTATTGAAGACTTTGCTATATTTAAGAAAGCAAACTTTTCCTTTGAGTTCATCAGCTTAGTTAATTCTATTGAAGCTTGTATTTGATTTTTCATTTGTACTCCTTAAATTCCAAAGTTCCCCCAGTTAATTAAAACTGGGTTTGGATCTACGATTGAATTGATATGATTTAACGCGTGGAATTCTCCACCATCTATAGTTGAATATCTCTCATACTTTGATTGCTTGTCTTCATCTTTTATGTATCCAAGATGTTGCATGATCAAATTTGAATTAACAAAATAATTTCTTTGGTTTATTAAATCTAAAACATACGTTGGTTCAGATCCACAAGCTAGTGCTCTATCTCTAAACATAGCACCAGACATAAATCTAAATATTCTACTGCTGTTATTTGGTGCCCAAAGTTTGTCCACTCTATACTGAGTATCATTCCACATGTGGTAGAACCTAACATTAACAACATCTTTTTCTGATGAATTTAATATCTGTCTAATATCGGTTTTTGTTATATCGGAAGAGTCATAAAGCATTTCATCGCAGTCTATGGCGATGATCCAGTCGCCTTCTGTGGCATGATTCTCAAGATTCAACCAAGCGTATCTGCGTAGTCTTCCTTCATGCGTGGTGAACATTGGCTTAGGCGTCTTGTAAACATTGGCGTACTTAGACGCTATTTCTGCGGTGTTATCATCAGAGCAATCGTCTGTAAAAACAATTTCATCTACTTGGCTTTTTAATCTTTCCAACACCTCTGGAAGATATTTGTTGGCTTCATTTCGGCCTACCATTTGGGCTATTACTTTTGGTTGTGACATTTTTACTCACTTGTATAAGAAGAAGAACAACGGCAGGGAGGGCCTGCCGTTGTTCAAATGGATAAAACTATTTATTAACTCTCTAGTTGTTCGCGAGCTTTTACTGCTGTAATTCTTTCAACATCAACATCTTTGAAAAGAAGTTCTCCAGATACCCCAGATACTGTTCTGCGATTACCACTAGCAATCTTCTCTGCTTCTGTCATATTTGAAGCTTTGACAATCGATGTAGTTGTAACTGTAAAATACTTGAATTTATTTTCAGCCATTGTATTCCTTTTTTTAGTGGCACTTTGCCAATTTATGTAACACACTTATTATATCATGTGCGATATGCTAGATCAAACCTAGTAAAGTTTATCTTTTTGAAGGATAAGTTTTAGCTATATATTCAATAGCCTCTTCTAAAGAAGAAGTTATTTTTGTTGACAAGAAATTAAGATAGACTCTTGACTGATATGAATCGTCTGCGAATACAACTACTGGTTGGTTGTTAAAATGAGCCCAGGTTATTTCAAAATCTGTACCGATATAAGCTCTACCCGGTATCGTATACTCTACTAAAAGTATGTCACAATTTTTTTGTAAAAATATATTCTTATCTACTATCTCTTTTGGTTCACAATCGGTTTCTTCCAAAGCGTAATCCATTGGATTGACAGCTTCAAAACCCCTATCGGCTAATAGTTTTACGGCTTTATTTCTCCAACCGTGTGCGAATATGCCAACTTCTTCTATTGCTCCAGATAAAAAAACTTTAGTTTGCATTGATTATTTCCTTAGATGGCCAATAATATTCTAGATTTATATCTTCATCAAAATATTGAGAATAGTATGCGTAGTCTTTGCGCAGTAGATTTGATCTATGCGACCTATGAAATTGATCTAAGCCAAACCATGGTGGCATAACCACTTCAATTGGATCAAACTCTTCAAAAAGCATTGTATTTTTATAACCTCTATCTATCCATTCTTGGATAGTATAATTCTGGTAAAGCTGTAAAGCGGACTCGTACCCAGCCCACATTAGTGTGACCGGATGATTACGCCAACCTTTTGCAGGGGTCCTATCAAGAAGGATGTTCAAAACTTGGAAAGTTTCTACTCGTTGCTTCCCAAGTCTACGGTAATCTAATACCCGAACTGATTCCTTAAGATCTGAATATGGTAAAAATGTTTGCATTACGCTTTCTTAAATTCCTCAAAAGTTTTGTCACCTACACCAAAGTATTCTCTAGCTAGTCCAGCCTTAACAATTTCCGTATTAAGGCATTCGCCAGCTTCGTTCCATACTCTAGCTAAAATTCTGCCATACTTTTCATTCTTGTCTAAAATAGTTTCAATCTTTACTTTATTATTAGCTTTCTTGATCCATTGATCAGTAAACTCTTTTGCAGCAAGACCCATCTTCTTTTCTTCCAAGTTTGTGGTGCGGCTCTCTGGTGTATTAACACCGTATAATCTTACGCTCTTTGGCCCAATGTGGACTTCAAAGCCAAGATCTATCTTAATCTTGAATGTATCTCCGTCAACTATCTTAACTACTTCTGCATTATACAAATAAACATTAAACTTATCTGACATTTTAATCTCTTTCTATTCCTATGAAATCGCATGCATTGCGAAATATTTTTTGACTTACTGTGAACTGTGCATCGGCGTGGCTATAACCTTCGCCCGGTTTGGGGGAAGAGGCATGCCAGCTGTGACCAATCGACACACTACCATCATACACCACATTGTACCCAAGATGACGAGCGAAATATGAACACCAAGTTTCCTCATAATAGTGTGGAGTTGGCAAGAAAGCTCCTTCTGCGTTTGGATACATTTGTTTATACTTTTCATCGTTGGTCATTGCGTTCCACACCTCTCTTCTTATAAAATAAGCTGAACCAGAAACCGTAACACAATTAACTCTATCTTTAAAGAGTAAATCTTCAGGATCTTTTTCTCTCCACCCACGATGTTTTGGCGCTGTGTTGGTTCCGACTATGCCAGCATGTGTTATGAGCCCATTCTCGTCTCTTTGTTTTGGGCCCAGAATATGTATCTCTGGATTATCGTCGAATATCTTTTGTACTTTGATAAGGTCACTGGTTGTCATCCAAACGTCGGCATTGAGTAGGCAAATGATGTCAGAAAAAGAATGCTTTGCCATCATATTACATGCAGCGGAGTACCCTATGTTTTCATTTTTCCAAGCTCTAGCAACGTAGTACTTGTTCACATTAGCCTCTAGCCATTCCCAGCTATCATCGGCTGAGCCATTATCGCATATGTTTAAGTACCAAGCCTGATCGGTTCCAGCAACATCGCTATGGAGTGTGTCAAGAAATCTTTGGAGCATCGGTCTAGTGTTATAATTGACAACGCATAAGTCTATCATTTTCAAAATCTTTCTATACTGGATTCTTGTATAACCATCGCAAAGGCATCTTCTGCGTTTATTCCGTGATCCATGAACTCACACATGCTTTGCATTTTTCTATTCACGTCTTCTTCTAAAAAGAATTCTTTTAACCTATTTTTATATTGATCAAGGGAAGTTTTATTTTGGATCTGCTTTATACTTTGCCTACTGAAAAAACAAGATGCGGCGGCGACAGTCAATAAACCCAATATGAATGGCTTCATATTACCATTCGTCTTCATCTTTTACATCTCCCGTGTACTTGTTCTCGGCAATTGCTTTAGTGGCTTCTTCGCTAATCTTTAAAATCTCTAAACGTTCTTTATCGTCTTTGATAGTTGAAGCTAGGTGTATCAAAGCTGTCGACACCTTGAACATTTCCTCAGCGTCTAGTACCAAGTAAGTTTGTCCAGACAGAAGCTTAATATTAATCTTTTTTTTATCTATTTGTTTCTTAGCCATATTGTTATTTATCTTTTTTTGCTACTCTTTTTAGTTTGTCTGGTTTATCATCTATATCGTAACCGCCTAATTCAGAATGCGAACCAGAGTATTTATATAAACAAATGTTATCTGAATCTGGTTCAAAGGTTACAAAAAATATATTTTTATCTTCTTCAGTTAAGCCTTCTGGCGGCGATGATTCTAAAGCTATCTTAGGGTTAGAGCAACCATAAACTTGACTGTGATTCTTATAAACAACAATATAATTTAATTTAGAAGCTGGCATTACAAACCTAATATAACTATGTAGCCAGCAGCAAATGCTGATATAACTGCTACTACGCTGGAAATAATCTTTACGTTTTTATTTTTTGATACTTGATTTAGCATCTGCATACCTATGCTCCAGTTAATCAGTGCAGAAAAAATAATACAAAAAAACAAATTTTTAAACATTTCTAATATCTACCAATCCACCAATGCTAATAGGAAATTCGGGCTGTATCAATGATAGCACAGCTCTAGCGTAATCTCTAATCTCTACTTGCGAACCTTCATCTAATCTTTGATTTAAAAACAATGCAATAGACTGTAAGCTGCAGGTCCACCTATATACAACGTACATCCCATAGGCCGGCAAAAACAATCTAGCTTGCTCTGCGGCGACACCATTGTCCATTGCCATTGTGTACAGAGCCTCACCCTGCTCTATGTATCTAATTAGCTCCGCGGTCAACACAGAGCCAATCCAAGGACCTATGGGGCCACCTGAGCCCTGCTTCTTGTTATCTGGCGCTAAACGCCACTCATCTACAGCTGGCACATAAAACTCTGGTTCAATTGTTATGTATCTTCTAGAAGACTCATTCCAAGAATCCATTGTATGGTCAGACCCGACAACATATTTCCAGTGTTGGCGGGCCACCATCAAAGGTGCCTTGAATTCAAATGTAGCAAAAGCATGCCTAAAAGGAGACATGTGATTTTCTCTAATTAAAAAATCTATAAGATGGACATCTTTTTGATCCAGCTCTAAAGATTCTTTAGCAAAAGATGCACGAGCTGCGTTAACAACAGATAGATCACTACCCATTGTGTCAACAAGTCTTACGTAACCCTTATCAAGAACTTGAATTGTATTTTTTAAATTCATAGATATATTATATCACCAGATAATTACTTATTGTTATCCTTTATGAATTTAATTTCACATGCGTCTGTAGTGCAGTATCTTTCGCCTATTGCGTCTGCTGCCATTCCTGCATATACACCAGTTAAATCTATTGGGAATAGTTTTAACCCTGCTTCTGCATACTCTTCTTCTGTTATTTGAGTATAAGGCATTTGAGGATAGGTATCATTACCGCTCGGCAAGAATGAAACAGTTTTTAGCTGACCATCATACATGTGAAGAACGGTGCCAACATGCTGTGCTTCTGTGTCCTTATCAAATGATATAGTCACAGATACAGAGTTGTCTGACCAATATCTCTGTGCAGTTGCCGCTAACGACATCTTCTCAAAGATCGTAACATCACGCTCTGCTCTTGCAGCTTGTGATTTAATTGGGAAATAAACTACAGAAGTTGTATCCGGAGATTCAGAAGCTGGTTCTACTTTATAATTAGCCATTCTAAACAACGGAAGCATAGGGTCATCATTAGAGAACCTAATAGTTCTATTAAAGTACTTGCCACCTGGAGTCCAGTGAACGCCTGGTGATTCACCAGCAAGAATAGATACGGTTCCAGATGGTTTGATTGTCGTCATCTTAATTGATTCACGAATTCCAAGCCATTCAGAATAAACATTGTCATAACGCTGAATTGTCTTGTAACCTTGGTCCATCCATTCGCGCAATGCAGGAACTCCAACACGGTCAGCAAAGTTTGCTACACCTGACATAGAAGCCCCGATGCGACGATTGCGTTGCATGATAGCATTAGTTTCTTCCCAGTGTGTCGGCAGCAGGGTTACTGTCTTTGCATAAAGATACGCAAACTTTAATGTGCGTTTGTAATCCTCTAGGCTATCGTGCCTATTAAGATAGGTCTCTACAAGAGTACAACACTCATAGGACTCTAGGGATTGCTCTGCGCACGGGTTGTACCCTGCCACTCTGTGATCCTTGTTATTTGGTGGATCAGCTAATCTTCCATACTTGCGTGACATATCCATCCATAAAACACCTGGCTCACCATTGAGTGAAATGCCCTCAACGATGCTAGAAAGATCCACGCCAACAGATGTTTCTATTGAGTTGTTAGACATCCAAGCCCAACCTGGATTGTTTCTATCGTAAGAGTTTCTTTCGGGGAACACTGCGGCATTCTTAAGATTGAGGAAGTTGTCATCTTCTAAGCGGCCGATAAGTAACTCGGCTGATCTACGGACGTTGCCAGAAACCACACAGACGCCTATGACGTTGCCTATGTCTGCAATATCAACACGGGTAAGCTTCTCTCCCTTACGGCCACTAAACATCTTTACAATGTGCTTGTGGAGCTTCTCTAGTGGCTCATGGCCTGCAGCTACACCACCAAATGTTTTAATCGGTGTGCCAAGTGGTCTTATCAAAGAGTAATCAAATTGAATTAATTCTTGATCTGGCTTTAGATATGAGTTCAGCAGCAGTGCCATCGAATCAACCCAGCCCTCTCTAGTATCCGCAATCACCAAAGGAGTACTGCCGTCAACAGTTTTTGGTTCATAGATTGTAAAATCTTTATCTGCTCCCTTATCATCAAATCCTACCCCAACTCCAAGCATTGATGCTTCCATCAAGAACGCAAATGGTTTTGCTGGATTAAACTTATTCATTTCTCCAGTAGAAACAAATGCACAGTTCTGTAGTGCTGCGGAATTCTTTTGAACGTTAACAATGTTTGTGCCCATTGCCCATAAGCCTCGTCCAGGAGGTGTCCACTTAAGATTAAACAGTCTGTCAAAAGCTTCTTTAGCCGAAGCTTGTGCCTTGGCATCGTTCCAAGGTAAACGGTTCTTCTTGCAGTGATCTTTCTGAAGAGAATACATTCCATTTATTACGCGCTCGCAAACATCGGACCAAGATTCTTTTGTGCCATCTTCTTTTAGTCTAGAGTATGTACGTAAAAATGTTATTTCCCCAACTGAGTTACCGCCAGCATCCCTATACCCAAATGGGGCAACAGCATTTTTGTAACCTGATACAAAATCATCTGTTAACTTAAAAGAAAACATTGATGGTATTCTGTTTGGGATTGGGGTTAAGTCTGGGTTACCGTTTTCAATTTCTTCTGGCATCTTTGCTCCTAATTGCTAATTTTTTTTATATATTTAGAATTTGTTTTTTCAATCTCTGTGTTTTTAATTTTTAGAATATCCTGTAAAGAGTATACCTTGTGTATTTCTCTTTCAAAGAAATAACCGCTTCTCCAATTAAAAACATTGTTAACATTTTTCTTATGATTAACAAACATGTTACAGACTACAGCACCGCCATAGGATTTAACGATGTTTGATAACTTAATCTTTAACCCCTCTACGTTCAGAGTGTCTAAGTCTTCATTTTCTCTAGCCTTTTCATAAAGCCAATTAAATGCTTGTCTACCTAAAGGAGATATATCTATTGGATCTATGACTCCTAATAGTATTGCTTTATTTCTATTCTTTGCTATATCAATATCTTCTTTAACAACTTTTTTAAAAATATCAAACCAATCTTTTTCATTAAACTGGACCCAAGCTGTGCACCAAAACAAAAGATTTTCTGGAGGAGATGGGACTTGGCTTTTTTCGGTGTAAGGTAAGAGCACTGCGCAGCTGATGGCTCTCTTCATGAAAGCTTTTCTTGAATCTACATCTTTAGATTTGGAACCTGATATTTCCCAAAGTTTATTTATATTCTTTTTCCAATCTGTTGGGCCTAAAAATATGTTTAGATATCTTTCTGCAACCTCCAGTGGGATGGTGTCTTCCTGAATAACTTTTTCTAGAATATCTAAAGACATTTATAATCCTTTATAAAACTACTAAAACTCATAAAAGAACCGTATAAAAAGATCATCCCGCTCGAAAGAGCGGGATGATCCTTAACGCACTAGTGAGCGTCGGTTTCCGTGATACTGATTATATCACAGTAGCCGTGCGGCTCATGCTATGTTATTCAATTTTATTACAATGCTTTTGCTGATGGAACACCTTTGTATTCTTTTGGATGTGCTCTACCATAAATTGTGGTATCGTTAGCTTGCCCATAATTGGCAGTAAATACTTTTGTGCTAGCAACACCTTGGACATCGAACGGTCTAAACAAACCAAACGATGCTGGCGCACCTTCTGCGTCAGTTCTTGGTGCATGACCGTATGTTGCTGGCATAACATTTGCCGATGTAACACCGTCAAAAATAAAGTTGCTATACGAACCGTAGTACAAGCTTCTCTTAGCGTGACCACCGTCGAGAGCTTTTGCTCCAGCGATGCCCTTGTATTCAAGCGGGCGGTATCTTGCGCCTGCGTATGTTGCTGTACCGTCTGCGAATGTTCCGGCCAAAGGTGTAGTGCCAACATAAAGTGTTGAGCCAGTGAACAATTGCGACAGAAGAACGTTACCAGGACGAGCTCCAGATCCAGGAGTATACGCATTATCTGGTGCGCCTGTAAGTAACTGGCTGGTATTGCGCAGTGGGTAGTACGAGTATGTGCCTTTGCCTTTTGCTTTGCCAGTGAGAGTGTAATATGGGTTCACCATATCATTGGTGTTTTGGCCTCTCAAAACAGGTCTTGGACCAACGTAGAATGTAGCCATTATGTAATCTCCTTATAGAACCTTGATGCCTATATAGTAAAATTGTATATGATTTTTCGAACTTTTATTTCAAAAATAAAAATTAAGCTTGGTCCAAAGTATCATAATCGATAATCAGATCCGACAATACTGGAGCTGTTTTATCCTCAAGCATGTTAAGAGTAATTTCTATCCAGACTTCTGTTGAAGCACCGGGGTTAGATGTGCTGTAAGCGGCGTCTATAAGCTCGTTACCGCCGTCAAAAGGGTAGATGACTCTGTAAGAGAAGGCTTGAGAAACTAGCGACCTAGGGACGTTATATATAACCGGGTCAACGCTATTTATCGAACCTATAAGTTTGCCAACTGGAGCTTTAAAATTAATTATTGTCTTACCAGAAGAAGCGAACTTATCGTACCTTACATCTAGGTCCGACAAACCATATGTATATACATACTTGTCGAGTTCTTTAAAGTAATTTTGTTGACGCAAAACTATTCTTACGGCTGTCATATCTAAGTCTGAAAAATAGAAGCACAGGGGACCAGAATTTCTGATCTCATCCGACCCATCCACTACCCATGCCCCAGGAGGAACATTCCCAATAGCTTCAGTCTCCCCATCGTACAGGGAATTGAAGTTAAGTGGGGTCCAACCATCTGCTGAAGATAACGTAGGGTTTGCTTTATTTGTATACTCTATGGAATAAACATTAACAGAATGCATTGGATAAGGGTTTAGTTTTATGCAGTTTGTTTTTAATGATCCAGTAAACTCTGCGGATATTTTGCAGTAGAAGGTTAGCTGAGCTACCCCCAGCCCATTGCTATCAGCCACTATAGTTCTACTCCAAACCTTGGTGGGATCATCTAAGATGGCGTTATAGATCGGAGTTGTATTAACAATAGCTCCAGGTGTATCTACACCGCCTAGATTATTCTCTATATTCGTTTTGAATAGATCTGATATAAGTTGACCAACTGAAGAATTGTAAAATTTTACCTTTGAACTTGAAGCGTTAGGTACTTTGGGTAGCGTAATTACGTTGTAGTGGGGATCAATGGTGAGTAGATCTGTTGGCCCTATGGAGAAATCTGTACCGTTAAACTTACTGTATTCTATTTGATTAAACGAATGTATAGAAGTTTTGCCGCCGCCAGCTTCAAGTGCCGATATTCTATCGCTTAAATCATCCACGGCATTAGCCAACATTGACTGGTCTTTTAGTACTCTCTCGAAAGCTTGTTCTAACCTTGCGTCAATAACGTTTGCTTTATTATAAAGATAGAGAAGGTCTTGATAGTTTTCTTCTATTCTAGAATTATAATCGTTGCTATCTGTTGGACCACCATACTGGATGTTCCTCTTTTTAGTGTTCAATATGTCAGCCATTTTATCTACCGTTCTCTAATCTAATTACTTTTTTTTCGATCCTTGAAAGCACAGCCGATAATCTATTGGCTTTACTCAAAACTAGATTCTTTTCCGAAGCGGTGTTTAAACCGCTCATATCTTTATAGTAAACTTTTATTGGCGTTAAATCATAAGATAAGCCATCATTGGATATGTCAAAGTCTGATAAGTTGTTTAAGTTTCCTATAAAATTACCTTCAATATTATCTATAGTTTCTTCTATATCTGATAATGAATTGTTTATTTTATTGATATCTATTAAAAAGAAATTTAATTCCCTATTTTCTGCGATGCTACTTCTATACCCTCTATATATTTGTCTAAACCTATTAAAGAATGGTTGGAACAATTTGTTTTTAGCGTTGCTTGCGTAGGTCATTGGCATAAGGTCACTCCGGTAATGTCTATAAGTCTTTGTGCTTAAACTTAATTTTTAAAGAATCAACTTTTGGACTAGCAAAAGGGTTTTCAAATCTGGTTAAATCTATTCTGTATCTTATGCTTGAAGGAGCAGTTGCTTTATTCGATAGATAAGAGAATCTAGACAACCCATTTGTAGGTGCAGATGCTAGTATTTCTTTTCTACCAAAAGGATTATCTATAGTAAAATATAAGTTGTCATTCATATTTCTATTTCTAAAATCAAAACTATTTAAATAGAAAAAGTAATCAGTAAATATAGTGCCATAAGTAGACAGGTCCGTTCCATCTGTTAGCGTGAAAGAAACGGCCCCCGTGCCTGGCTTATTGTAAGTTATGACAAGATCATTTATTCCACTTAAAAAATTCCACTCAATAGTTTCATTTAGCTTACCCGATGGTAGATCTGCTATTCTAACTCCGTTTAAATATACAGCTAAATCAAATGTGGTTATAGATTTTTTGATGTTATTGATAACTGTATTTTCTGTTTCGCAAGAAATCTTTGTTTGTATATACCCATAGCTTGGGGAAGTAATGCCAGTTGATATTGTCCCCAGATTTTGCACTAGAACATTGCTTAACAAGTTATTATCTACGTTGTTGATTTCACTAACCCAATAATTAACATCTTTATATACTTGAGACTCACTACCCAGGTAATAATAATGCTTAAATGAATTTAGATTACCTAATAGCATTGGCATTATATGATCTTCGCTCTGGTCCAATGCAGCTACTCTGTAAACTTTTTTGTCTTGATATATTCTAGAGTTAGGGTTCAGGTCATTTATATTTTTAGAGCTTTCATTTATTGGTATCAATTGCAACTGCTCTGAATTCGGAGAAGAAGAAATGTATTTAACATTCTTTAAAGACCCATCAAAATTAACTATGTTTTTAAAACCAATATTTTGTGATCCGGAAGGAGAAATTGGTGTCCAATTAAAGTCATATATCGAAGTTGCATTCGGGTTATCTACTGCAACAAAATAAGATATGGAGCCATCAGTTATATATTGCTCCTGGACATCTAAAGACACTGAGTCTATAACCATTTGGCTGTTTGTGCTGACTGGGAGTGCTATAGGTTTTGAAACTATAGTACCATTCTTAGATCTGGTCACTGAACCTATTATAAGATCCCTTAGCCCTATCCTATAGACGTATGGGGAAGGTGATTCCTTGTCTATATAATCCGGTTCATTTTTAAATAGTGTTATTTCAACAGAAGAATAGTTTTTTGGTTTTATAGAAAAACTAAAAACATCATAATCTAAATTAGAATTTTTGATGAACACTTCTTGGGGCGAACCATCTGAATAATTAACTTTTAGTTGAGTTAAAATTGGGGAAGAAGTTAATACATAGCCTTCTACTTTTGATAAAATAATATTTCTATTTATAGGCATATTCATGACTAAAGAAACAGGGACAGGAGATTGAGTCCTGTGCTCATACATCCAGTAGGTGTCGTTCAGACCATCAAAAACATTGCCGAATGTGTCGACGTCAATATTGTTTGACACCAACTCCCCATTTTCATATAGAGAGATTGTTGGCCTTATACCAGAAACATTATCTAAAGCAAATGCAGAATACCTATCTGAATTTTCTGAACTTATTACCGCTGAACCGTTTGACGTATCAACAAACCCAGTGGTAAATGGTATATCTATTTTATCTGCGGAAGAAAAATTCTCAGTATAAGAATAAAAATATCCGTCTGCGTTATTATTAACAAATAAAAGATTGTCTACTTTTGATTCAAGTAATTTTCTTTTTGTTTTTAAGTTTTCAATTTTTTTGTTTAAAGTTGTTGCGACTTTAAAAAGCTCGTCATTATTTTCTAAAATAGTATCATACAAAACATCTAGATTGAACAAGCTGTTGATCATCAGTTCATTTAAAATATCAACATTAGTTTTATCTGTTCCGTTAAGTGCAGCATAATCTATCGGCAAAGGGAAGCCTGCTTTGTTTACCGAAAAATAGTCACTAAACGCATTTAATATTTGCTGCTCTGTTGGCTTGGTGCCATTAGAATAATATAACTTATATATATTTTCTAAAAATCTTCTTTTTTGTATTGTTGATATGTTCATACTTGCTTAACCTTTGCTGCCAATTTATAAGAGTAGACAACTGGTGTAACGTTAGATGAACCCTTAACTATTCTGATCTTAACTAGAATATTTTTTACCTGGCTTGGAACGGAATATTCAATTTTATTTATTGTTGTCTTTGGATAATTAAGGTATTGGACACCAGGCAACTTAAAACCCACGGCTATGTTTTGGTTGAAAGCTAGTATCTCAGGGATTGATATGTTAGATGTTTTGCTTACAGTAAAACCGTATTGCACTGGTGCAATTTCTATCCACTTTTCTCCACCGTCCAAAGATACATAGCTCTGTATGTACCCGCCCGATCCTGAAATTTCGTTATAGTTACTTTCAATATCTAGCATCAGCGACTCTATGGGGGTATCAAATAAATACGGTTTTGAAATTATATCTGCAGACAACTCATACTCCTGGTAGGCAAGAGCTACATCCCTAATGCCTATTGACATTCTTTTTGCCGGCAGAACTTCGTTTGAAATTTTTAATGGAATAGTAAAATTCTCTTCAGTCAAACCGGCTGAATCAGATTCATTTGAAGTTTTAATCACAACATTTAAATTTTGACTTAAACTATTATCTTTTTTAAAAACATTAGGGTTAGTCAACGTTGGTACTGTCGCGGATTTATTGTAAATAGTTTTAGTATATAGATCTTTATCAATCATTTCTGGGTTAAATCTATTGATTCCATAAAAAGGGCTGTTGTCTGCATTAGCAGATTCGTAATTTGTTTCCCAATAGGTATGCAATACTTCTACGTCTTGATAGTATGGTTGTTCAAGAACTATTCTGCATTCTTTTACTCTTCTTTCTGAAAAGAAAAAAACTGCTGAGTTTAGAGAGTAATTATTTAAAGATTCCTTAGTAAGATTTTCTAAAGATAAACCTATAAAAAATTCTTTCTTTAATATGTTTTCTGTATTCCCGGCTAGATCTGTTAAGTGTATCTCTTTTACTTTAACTATTTTAGATGAATCAAAATATGGAGTTATATTTATTGAATTTGCTTTTTGAGCTGTATTAGATTTAATTGTGAAATCAAATATCAAAGGCTCATTTATGTCGTGGTCGGCCCAATTAATTAATGAGTTCTGTTCTGCACTAACTATGCTAGGGTCATTGACGATATAGCTAAATTCTTCTTCGCTCCTATACACATCATCAGTTGGAGTAACCCTTAAGGCTTCATAGACAAAATATGTAGCCGGGTTAGAATCAATTAAGCTGTTAACATTTGAAGAACTTGGAGAGTTAACAAAACTGTATTCATAATTTATGCCAGAAATATCATTTTGTTTTTTTACAGCCAAGTTGTTATTGCCTATAAAGCCATTGGAACGGTTAATGTTTACTCTGCTTGGCAGCCATTTAATTGGCCTGTCTTTTATCCTTAGTGAAGCAAAACCGTTTGTTATCATCGGGTTTTGATTTACTTGAACTTTTTGCCAATCAATATAGTCTCCGTTTTCAAAAGAATCACCATTGTAAATTAAATCGTTTGAAGGACTAAGGCTGTACATCTGCAGGACTTTTGTCTTTGAAAGTATTCTTTCTGAATACTTTTTTTCATTTTCTATCTCTGAAGTGAAAAGGTTAAACAAACTAACTGCTTTGGCATTCAAAAAATCAAGCTGCTTAGCGGAAACATTTATATCATCTCTTATTGAATTTATAAATTTATTCATCTTAGTAGACGAAGGGGGCTCACTCTTGGTGAATAGTTCTAGAGAAGTTTGCGGCGAATTAATCTTATCGTATATATCTTTTAGATTTTTATTGAAATCTTCTAGAACATCTTGCTTAGTTACATAGTCCCCAGCAGCCTGCTTCTTAAGCATGTTTGCAATACTTAAAGCGATCTGATCATAGACTAAAGTTATTGGAGAAAGTTGTGTCATAATTTTTCTTTAATTACTAGAAATTGCTTTAGTTAGCTTATCATAATAAGGGTCATAGTTCTTTGTTTTTGCTTTAAGCATGACGAGATCTACGGCTCCAGAATAGCTTGTGTCTGGGACGTTCTTTCTCATGACCAATCTGAACCTAATAGTATCGGCCAAGTAGTCATAAAAAACAACTATTTCTCCCGCTACCTCTTTATCAAAGATAATATTTTTACCGTTTTGTATAAAATAATACAATGAATTAGAATCCCTAAATTGAGGGAAGTCTTTAGTCCCAGTGTAATTTGTGAGGTTGATAGCCAAAGAGCCGTCTGGCATTTGAATCTTGATTGGGGCGTACCCTGTCTGACTGCCCTGGAATATAGTCCCTATTAAAGGACTGTAGATAGCACTATTTATATCTTTATTGTTAATATGCGGTATATTCTGTAGTTGTATTCTGTTGAGTGCGTCGGTGCCACCAAAAGTTTCATTAGAATAACCATTGCTAGATGATGACTTTAGGGTTTCATCTAGTAAATTCAACCTAAAAAAATCAACATAATCTACGTTATAAAGTGACAGGTCTATTTGGTAAGCACAGGAGTATATTGAATTTTTTTCTAATTTAAAAACACTAATAGAATTATTGTCAGATATTTTGTAGTCAGATGGCTTTAGGGTCATACCATTTTTGTACAATACAAATGCATTACCCTTAAAAGGGAACCTGGTATTGGCCTGGTAAGTTTGTTCATCAAAAAATAAAACTTCTGAATCTATTTTTTCAACACCAGATTCAACTATAGGTGTCCAATCCGTTTCTGAAAAAGGAATATCTTTATTTGATATAGATAGTTCATAAGAAATTGGATATTTTAAATCTAATTTAGAATCTAGAATATTGAATTCATTATCATTTTTTATTATCTTAGATTTAATTGCTAAAGGATACCCATTAAAGTTTATTTTCTTACTCATAAAACAAGACTTAAGAGATTGGCTAGGTTGAGTTTCGCAAAAATCTATGCTTTGTAGCGAGAAACTGTACTCATAAGCATCCGATATTTCCTGAGTCACCAACTCTTTTAAGGTTCTATTCTTCCAAGCAAAGCTATTCTCTGCCCCAATTTCTCCATTAATTATGTTATTGTTTGAATTTTGTGTCGGCAAGAACATTGGTTTAGTAAAGTTGAATATTGAATTTACATTACTGTCGGTATTGACAAACACTGGGTTGTCAAATATCTCTCCCCTATCGCCAATCGCATTGATGAAGATGCTTCTAAATAAATTAGTTATAAGATTGTTTGGAAGAACATGAACTAAATCAGCTGAGAATTTTTCATTGATATAATTATTTTGATAGTTTGAGGACAATATATTATCATTTATAATTGGATATTTATATGAATAATAATCATTAATCCTATTGTAAGGATTCTTTGAAGTCTGCCTAAAGCTATTCTTTTTTAAGAATAGATTATAAACTAAACTTTGAAGTTTATCTGTATTTTTATTTTTTATTTCTTTTACAAATTTAGCTGTGTTATATAAATTTTTCGAATTTATTTCTGTTGCAATTGGCAGGTTTTCTGTCCTGGTATATGTTGGTTGATTAAATATCAGGATAACTTTGTTAACATTCTTTTTTGTAAATGAAATTTCCGTTGACCCCTCTATCAATCTAGGAGAAGACAGGACTCCGTATTCAGTTGATGTGTCAGAAGGTACCGGCATAATCGTGACAATTTCATCGAATTCTTCTGAGTAATTATTTACCGAGAATTTACTTTCATCCAGATTAGAGAACAACACCACCTGTAGCAGCTGTAGTCCATTGCCATGACCGCCATCTATCAGTATGGAATCCATTGTCTGAGGGAAAGCAAACTGTAACTCGACAGCTGTTTGAGCCCCAAAAATATTTGCAGTAGAATAAGCAATATACTTAGAGTAGTTAGACAATTTTGAAGTAATAACTACAGGCGATTTAGCCGTTACGCTCCATGAGTCTGTGTAAACATTATTTATTGCAGAAGAAAAATCAGTATCAGTGGTTATATAATCGGCATAGTTAGATGTTATAGAGTAGCTTTGAATAAAATCTAAAGAATTTTTTGTATAAGTTTTTTCTCCTATTTTAAACAAGCCTAATTTAGTATCTATAAACCCATTCCCAGATTCATTAAAATTAATTCCATCCCTGTCTGGCAAGGGCAAGACATATCCGTCTGCCCTGTAATCGTTCATAAAATTATCAAATTTTTCTACATAATTAGAATTAAATAAATCATCTTTGCCAGATATATATTCATAGTTATCTATATAAGATTCTAAAGCTTGAATATCTTTTTCTATTTTTTGTATCTCTGAAGAAAAAACATCTATTATAGAATTAATAAACAAGTTAACCACATTGACAGACGAGTAATAAGACTTAGTCCTTAGGTCTGCATCTCTAAATATATCTATGAAGACTTGTTTATTCATTTCTGAAAGAGCGCCGAAGTTAGCCGGAGAAAAGTTTGCATCAGCTCTAAAGGAATTAAGCCTTGATATAAGTGAAGAAATATCTTGTTTACTTGTTTTTATTTCTTTTATTATAGAACCTATAGCTGATTGGGAATTGTTTGATAAAGTATTAATCATCGATGGAAGAAATCTATTCATAAGTCTTTGTCCTCCAAGCTACACCATCTAAGTTTTGGATCTCGAACCCAACACCCGCAGTAATGTTCCTATTAACTATATCATATATTTCTTCTATAGATTTAAAATTGTCTTTAACTGCGTCAGGAATCCTTATTATCACATAACCGCCCTTAGGATATGTTGTAGGGTTCATCGAATAAATGTCCCAGTAAGAATTAACTCCATTGATTTGTCTTAATTCAGAGTAAGAAGTGACATCTGAAACAACGCCACCACCCTTGACCCTAACGTCATTTATGTTCACAGAAGAATTTTGATCAGAATTTGTTATATAAACAACGCCTATAGGTAAAGCTATAGGATCATATCTATGAGAAAGCTTATTGAACATATTTTTATCAGAAGTAAAATGAACTGGATAAGAATTTGCATATTCAGATACTGCAATCTTCTTGTTAATAGACGGTTGATTGACTGGCCCCTCATACATTGTGTGGACTGGGTTACTTAATACATCTATCTTTGTCGGCATAAGGTATATGTATAGTGGTTTATTATCATCTATTTTATCATAATTCAAGAAAGGATTAAGCGGCACTTCTTCGCCCTCTACTTGGTAAATCCAAACCGTATTATCGACTATGGTGTAATCAACTTTTATCAAGTCAGAAGAAGCAACTATTGCTGATTTGAATTCTATGATGCCACTGTTCGAATCAATATCTTTAACTTCGCTGTATGGAAGCTCAAGCCAAGTGGAAGATGTATCTGCCCTTACATAGACTGTTAAGGCTGGAATAATTGCTGGCAATTTAGACTCCACCTGGTCGTCTATCGGCATGGTGTACATCAAGAGCGGTGTCCTACGAAGTTTTATTTTCTTCGAGGAAATTACCAAAGGTATTTCATTTTTTATATCTTTATTTTTATGACCAAAAATTCTTGAGAAATTGTTGGCAAGAATAGAAGCTGAAGTGTCATACGTACAGCTAAGAACCTGACCAACGTACTTTGCTCTCCAGTCAGAGAAGGCATAATTCCTTGATAGGAATATGTTTTTATTAAAGGATCCGGCAGTTACCCTCAATGGCCATGGTTCTTTCCTGGTTATCGGGTCTGACATTTCTGTGATCTTTATCGCACTCGAATTACGGTACTTGACTGAATAGACAGGAGTGATCATTTTTGGGCTCAAAGATATAGGCTTATAGGTGTTTGTATTTTGTGCCCCGATATAATCTACAGACTGGTCTAAGTTGCCATCTGCGTCAAATGCCATTGTCGCAACGTAAATATTGTTTACCCCTCTTGAAATAATATCGTTATAAGAAACTAGCTTGCCTATGAATTCTTTTTCTTTTCTATCATAGAACCCATAAACCAAACCATCATTTTCATATGTATTATTATTAATTGATACGTAACCATACTTAATATCAAATGTGAAAGATGGATCATATTGGGTGGTACTTATTATGTCAGCGCCAACATCCTCAGGAGAAGGCACCCCGACCGGCTTGCCAGAAGAATCACACAAAAGAATTAAACCATCATTAACAGTGATCGAATTAACTTTTTCTATAAATTCTCCATCTGTATTAATTAAAGAATATGTATCTATTATATTTTCTTCAGATAAATAAGTATCTCTACCCGAATAATAAGTGGCAGATGTTTTTATTTTAAATCCACTAGATTTAGGTTGAGTAGGCGTCAAAATATTTGGTACATTTCCATGATAAAACACTGTGCAAACAGACGAAGGTGTGACGGATTGAGCATTAACTTTTGACGTTACTGAAATTAATTCAACTGATGTACCGTTGTCTATAGAAACAGCAACTGGGTTTGCAAAGTTGATCGTTATTCCATTATTTTGTATTGTATCTATTGTGTTTGGATCGCTCACAACCTGCTCGTTTAGTAGTGCATTAAGTGAAGTGTCTATTATAGGAGTCTGTGATGATAATGTTTTTGAGTAAGATTTTCCTAAATAATTATAGGAAAAACTATCAAGTAATACGTTTTTGCCACTTAAATATCCAACGTTGTAATCAACACTGTACTCTGACAGTGAAGAAAGATTATCAAAGTTTTCAGTTAAATAAGCTGTTGCACTAATGTATACATCTGTTGTTTGTATCAAATCTTTATAAACTATACTTCTTTCAACTTCATCTAAATCTAAATTGATTGGATTTATTTCCTGATTCTCATCAGGCGTTGGGTTAAAGAAGGAAATGATATCTTCTGTCCAATTTTGACTAGCGTTACTCCATACATAAAACTTGTTAGTCAAAGTTGTATATATTAAGTGTCCATCAAGGGAGCTGACAAGTTTATTGCCTGACCAAGATAAGTTAACATCCTGGATTCCGTCTTGGTCCAGTAGCCAATAGTTTGCAAGCTCTTCTATTTCTGGCTTGTCTATACTTGGGAAAGCTTGATGCACCTTATTGTAGTCAAAAGGTGTATCTTCTATAGAATCTTTTGGTGGTTCTGATGTATCTTTGGTTTTTAGATCTGCGGTAATGCCAACGATCCCAAATCCTTCCGCAAGACTGCCCCAAGGTCCGCCTAATTGTCTGCCATTGGTTTGTATCCTGACGAACATATTCTTACACGTTGCAGTAGAGACTCCAGCTAAATCTATCTCCAAATTATTTCCGACTAAGGTGACCCCATTGGTTGCCTTGTTTACAGCATAAGCCTTAAAGATGGTGTTAGCAGCGAATCTTTTTTGTCCACCCTGGATTGGATCTTCTGGCGAATAACCATAGCCCACCAACTTAACCTTATTCCACGGAGCGCCTTCTAATTTAATTCTTATCTTATTAACCTTTTGATAATTTTCTGGGTTTGGAATAGAAAAGAAAATGAAGTCTTCTATGGTTGAAGGAGAGTTTGAAACATTTCCCGTAAAAGAAATTCTTCTATATGATCCACCAGAATTAATTTGTGAAGCTTCAATCTGCTTAAAGACTGACTCAACGAATCTACTTACGTCATGCTCTGCTGCAAGGCTAATTAACCTGTTGTAATATATCGGCTCATACCTGCTCCAAAACTTTATAACATATGCCATCAAAGATTTTGTTTCACTATCAACAACTCCATCCGGAGGATATAACAGTGGAACTCTTGGCACTGCGCCAGCCCCTAAAGTCCCTAACTTAACTCTTGTTTGGAATTCTTTAACAGCTGCTGACAAGCCGGCAGTGTACGTCGTATTGTTTTCTGGTTGTTCTTTTACTTTTGTCTTTGCGTTTACTAGAGTTTTATTCATGTTGTAAAAACCAGCAGCTTGCATAACACATTTAATATACTTGACGTATGGGTGCTTAGCCCCAACCCTCCAAGTCGCAATGGGGTACCCAGCCGTAGCTGCTTCTATATCCCATGTGTATTCAAAGCTTTTAAAGTTCTGTGCACTTAGTTCGGATATAACCGGCAGTCTTCCGGACACATCAAGCTGTCTACCGGATACTATGTTGGTACAAGGTACGTCTAAAACATTTTGTCCTTCAATTATAATTGGGTCAGCATCGGGTGCTGGGTGCGTTATTAGTCTGTTTGTTCCTGCGTAGTTTCTAGTGACAGTACCGACAACTTTTACTGACCTTAATGCCCCTTGTGCTTTATAGGTTAAATTAAGTTTTGTTTTTACTGTTCCAGAAAACGCTAATGCTTTTTCTGTGGTTGATATTCTTGAATACTTTACGCCAAATCTAAATGGATATGATTTAAAATACGAAGAAGGACTTATCGAACTGTTTAGTTTTTTGTTTCCTCCAACTTTTATCTCACCCATTTCCCTTACCTCATAAGGGCCATATCCTTCTGGTATATATAATTTGTTAGATATCTTTTCTGTAAATGCAAAAATCTTTTGATCTTTATTTAATAGCTTATATAAATAATATGAAGTAGAAAAATTTTCCAGCGTGCTAGATAGCACTTTTGATTGAACTAATTCATTGGCGGTAAAAGAAGGAGACGAAATAATAATGTCAGGGTTTGTTATTTCAATATAAAAATCTGTGTTATTAGATACAACGCTTGGACTAATTAACTGTGAAGACAAAGATCCTGGCAATGATTCAGAAACTTTTCTTAAGTAGTACTTTTTTAAAGAATCGTCATTGCCCAAAAGATCTCTTGCATATTGGACCGTTGATGAACTGTTAGAAATGTTTGTAAAGTATTTTGTCTTTTCATCATCCATCAAAGCTGACTGATCCATTACCCAAGATGACTCCCAAGGGCCAACAAAATTGTACAGAGAAGGTCTTAAATCTATTTTTCTTGTGGCTTGGCTTCTGGAGTAAAGTGCATACATTAAAGAGTTATACAGAAGCTTGAATGGCCCCTCTACAAAGCCAGGCATCGTGCTGTAGTCTAGCTGCTCATAAACAGAAGCTGATGCATTAATGTTTAGGACGTTTGGCTGATCATTTAGGTGGAATACACTATTGCAATATTCTAAAAATGAGAATGAACAAAAAACTATATTACCTTGAGAAAGCTTATCGCCACTTGAAGTGAAGGTGAATGTTGCTCCAGCTGGTCTTTTTGCACCTGCAGTTGGGCCGACATTGAAAAAAACTTTACTTTGATCAACGGAAACTATACTTCTATATGTGCCCTTTTTAACCCCAAAGATTCCATAATCTTCATTATTAAAAATTGTTGAATCAATATTCCATCCACCATTTTTATTTTCATCTAAAATATTTGATTCAAGATATTCGTAATATGAATCTACGACTTGCGCTTGAAAGCCAGCAACTTGTATATCATTAAATACAAAAGGTTTATCTCCTGGGTACGAAGACGCGTCTACCAGTAACGTCCCGTTTTTTAACGTTACATATTCACTAATAAGATTTGTTGCTTTTTGGGTTAAGGCACTCGTAGGACTAAACGAAAGGATATCAAAATCAGCTAAACTGTCAACAGACTGTACGTCCACCATCCAATATCTTGCTTCTGATTTACTTGGCTTGCCACCCTCTATCGACTGAATCCAAACCTTAGATTCAACCTCTGGATTTTCAAAAATATAATTTGACATGTTAAAAGCTGATTTTTGTAATCTATAAAAAACATATGGATTTATATTTTCAAGTGCAGTTGTATCAGTAGAGTCATATAGGACTCCGACATTGACTGTCCTTTGCTTTATCTGACCTGACTCTTCTGCGTCTTTTGAGTTGTCCATGATGTCATAGTTGACCGATTGGTTTACTCTTGCTACTAATCTCCAGTTGAAGACCTCATAGTTTCTATTGTCGAATAAAGCTTTTCTAGGAGCAAAAACTTGATAGCTGTTATAGTCTAGGTTATGAGAAAATATTTCAGAATATTTTTTATTAAACTTTTTTATAGAATAAATCTTTTTACTATGCTTTGATATAACGGAAGCTTCTTCTGCAACTTCTGAATAGAACGGAACAGCATTAATTGTTTCAACGTATCTTAATGTTTGAGATACCACTTCTCCATCCTCATCAAGAATGATTTTATCGTAAACTAACTTTAAGTTTATTGGATCAGAAGAATCTAAACCGATGAAAACCCTATACGGTATTTCTGTATTTGTAGAATTTGATTCAGTTAAATAAGGATCTAAAAGAATTTTATATTTTTTTCTTCCAGTATTCTTATCTATATATTCTTGGTTTTGAGAATCTATAACTTTAATATTTATATTCTTGTAATAAGAAGCATCGTGGTAGTCGTCTAGATCATTAATGCCATAACCAGACGGAGCTGAAATAAAGTATCTACTAATATAATAGTGATGTAGGAAGTCGTTTTCGTTCACTGAATCGGAATATATTCTTTCAGTAGTAAAATCTTTAGAAAGAAAAGTATCGCTGATAGTTAAATCAGAGGTGTGGAAATCTGTATTGCCGTCTTTGTCTTGCAGGATCCCCATCTCGTTGGCAAAGAATATTTTTGTTTCATCTTGTGAAACAATTTTGTTTTCTGCTATCGTGTCAGATATATCTATAATCTTTAAATTGTCTATTGGGTTTAACGGCTGACTGGAAAAATAAGCTAACCCTGCTCCATTGCCTGGGATAAAGTTGCCAATCTTAACGGCTTCTTCATTCCCTATGGTTGTTATATTATTAAATTTTTCCATTAACTTTCCTCATAACCGACTATATAATTCGGTGTAGCTATAACATTTGGTGTTGAACCGAACAGACCCATTTGGTACTGGTCGTAATAATCAACCGGCAACCATCTAGGTGGCAACCAATTAAGATTCGGCGTTGCACTTGGCGTTGCCCCAAAGTCTTGTGTAATTAAATTAAATGTAAAGTTTGGAGTAGCTATTATGTCTTCATCGTCACTTGTATTAATATAGTACGAAGGCAGTACAGTTTGTTCATCTAAATATTGGATATTATCAAATCTTTCATACCAGTAAGCGACATCGCCATACAGCGTATTTGGTGTTGCCGAAGCCACCCCTGCCATATCTGTTTCCACTGAAACAAACCAATACCCTGGGTTATTTCTTGGCTGAGAATAGAACGGTCCGACGGAAAACTTGCCGTCTGGAGAAGCATGTGTGTAGCCAGATATATAATTTCTTCCTGGCGATACTGAAGAGGTGCTGTAGTCCACCGTGTTTAGAACATCATATAAAGTTCTAGCTTTTCTCCAGTATATTACTGGGGTAGAAGAAGGTGGATTGTTGTTTGAATTAATATAGCCATAAATATAATTTTCACTTATTCCATCAGACTCTATTATTAGCTTAGAACTAGCAGCTTTAAATTCATAGGCCGAATTATAATTATCTATAAACTCTATATTTGCCCCAGTTATAAATGCGCCAGATTCGCTATTAGTATGAGCATTGGCCTGAGGGTATGAAACGCCAGTTACAAGTATAGAAGCATATAGGGCTGCTGTTGGAACACCAGTGAATCTTATTTTTGTTTTAGCAAGACCGTATTTGTTCGTTGTGAGATACTCATCTTGCAAATCAAGAAGGTCGCTCGATAGCTGGAACGTTTGATAAGGTTTAAAGTTGCCAGCTGAATCGTAAGATGTTATTGTTAAATAAATAATATCATCTATATTTTTTGATATTTGTTGCGGAGATATTTCAACAACTGCGGTGCTAAAATCGTACTCATCCTTGCTTAGATAAACATAACCTTCTTCTACTGGAATCTCTGCGCCACTTAAATGTAATCCAAGCGGGGTGGATGTTTCCTGCATAGCTGATTCATATATTATTTCATAAGAGCCAGTAGCTGCACTTGGGGTTGCTGAAAAATAAACTTTTGAATAATATTCATCTTTTGTTTCAGAGTAAACATTTCTATCCACATAAAAAGCTTGAGACAAAGAATAACTAATGGTGTATTCTCTGCCAGGCACAAGGATACTGCCGCTTGTAGCGACATTGTCATACACTTCTATTTTGTTAACCTTATAGGAATACTTGTCTTCACCACTCATTAAATAGTCTGAACTGGAAATGTAGAATTCTCCATCAAGGTAAAGAGGTATTATCCCAGGAGTTGAATAGTCTGTGCCTATTGACCAAATATAAAATTCTGGATTTAATGGAGATTGTGTTAAAACTTTTCCTGTATAGTTGTCTTTTATTATAATATCTTTTACATTTAAATGAGAGATGTATAGTGCGCCGTGCTCTGAGCAAACCAATGTTTCTTGGTTGTTAAACACAACCTTACCAGGAGTTGCTGTATCGGAGAATGCCATCTCCTCAAGAGTAAAATCCATATCTCCATCTTTAACTGAGATAAGAACTGGGGCTCCCTGCGTTGGCGTCTTAGACAAATCAACATTAAAGAAGCTACCCTGATACAAGTCAACTATAGGTTTAGCATAAACATAGTTCTGTTCATCGGCTAGATTTAACCACCCTGTGTTCATCGAAATTGGATTTGAGCTTATTGAATTTGAAAAAGTATTCTTATAACCTTTATCTAAATTAACATTTATATCAATTGGAGAAAAGTAAAAAGTTTTATCTAAAGAATTATATATTTCTTTGATAACCTTAGAAGAATCTTGGCTGTATTGAAGCAGTGCGCTATCTTCTCTAAGCACTGTCTCCTGCGAAGCCTCAAGGATTACCTTATCGTTCAATGATACTGGCTTGATTTCCGTTATATAATATTGATTATTTGAATCTGTAGTTAAACCAAAATCTTGTCTATCCAAAGAATAAGTGTCTAAGAATGTATCTCTTTTATTTTGATCGAATGGGCTATTGCTTTCTTGTGCTACTTCTTCTCTCTTGTAAATGTTTCCAAGATAGTCAGCGTAGCCTCTAATCATTGGAGTTGTTTTTAGTTCGCCTTCTTCAGTAGGTATCCAAACTGGGCTCTTAAACGGATAGTTTGGTGTCGATTGAAGATTGTTTGTCACGCCCAACACATACGGCAGTGCGCTGTAATTAAAAGTTGCTGACTCAAAATGATTAGAATAAATAGGTGTTGTAAGTTCTGTTTCTGAATAAGAATTCAAAATTATATTTGGCGAGGAAGGAACAAAGTATTTAGTATCCAACATAGGGAAGTAAGACTTACCACCGTAGTTTGGGGAGAAATCAAGCGTAGTAACAGGTTGCCCTGGCTCCCTATAGATTTCTTCAACTGTGAAAATTGGCTTAGAATCTATTTTAATATTTTCTATGATTAATCTATTAGGGGTTCCACTAGTCGGAATCAACAAATTCTTTGTTAAATCAGATACAAATATTGTTTCATCTTGTGTCAAATCTGGATCATTATCTTTATTTATTATAATTGAATCTTCAACAACGTTAGAATATTTTATTGTTGGGGTTGAACCGTAAACTGTTGAACCTATTTTAAAGTTTGCATTTATATAATTAATATTTGGAGTAGCCAACGTTATCGCTGTAAATCCTGGGTTTACTGCTGAAACATTTGATTCATTAAATGTGACTCTATACTCGCCGCCAGGTACGAATGTATACATTTGGGCCTCTGGTGACCATTGAAGCTTATTAACTATCCTTACTGAACTTGCTTTCTTTATATCTATAGATGAAGTTCTAGGTGTTGCTAAAGAATTTTCATATTCATAATTATAAGTTTTTTCTTTAAAAATTACATTTTGATTTGTTAAACCATTTGAATCAACAATGGATATATAGTTGTATTCTGGACTGGCTTGATCATTCTGCCCAAAATAATTGCGAACAAAAAAATCATTTCTATTAAGGTAGTTTAAGTTGGCGTAAAATGCAGACGGGGTTGCATACTGGTTGTGCGCAGGCATCGTGATTTCGTAGACTAGGCCAACTCCTGCATTCATTTTGCTTGCAGCATCGGGGCCAAAAAAGTTAAAATAAAGATTTGGTGATGCGAGTAAAGTTTGAGATGTAAGTTCTGTAAGGTTGATTGCATTAGGATCTGGTAATACTTCCGTATACTGTGCCTTATATGTGTACCCAATTTCAATCGGCATGTAATAATCCGTAAGTGATTCTGTTCTGAACCCTTCTGCGGCGAAGTAGCCCTCAAATGATATCGTAGCTGAATCTGCTTTTGATATTTCAATACTAAGGTCTTTAAAATCACCAACACCTGGCTGGAAATAATCGGCTAACGGAGTTGCATTGTCATAGGTGCTCGGGATGTAATCCACGCCCTCATTGTCTAGGCCAGCATAATCCCATATGCTTTCTCCCCAGTTCGCATAGCCCAAGTTGAATGGATATTGTTCATTTATGTATTTAACAAAATCATAAAAGCGGTTTTCCGGCACACCATTATCGGCAATGTATGGAGTGGAAGATTCTATGTCTCTAATCTCTAAAACATCTGGTGTTGCGCCCTGGTAATTTGAATCTGGAGTAGCGCCATAAGCTGCCCAAATATTTAATTCTCTTCTTAGAGTTTTCTTAAAACCATCTAAGCTTACCGACGGAGGGTTTATATACGCATCGAGTATTCTTTTTTTGAAAGAAAGATTTTCCTCTAGGTACAATCTTTTCAGCCCAACCCTTGCGCCAAATTCATCAAATATGTTAAACAACATAATCGGTTCTTGTGAATAAATTGATCCATCTATAGTTAACGAATCAAATTTTCTCAATGTCATTATTTGACTATCTAATAGATTGTGATAATAGATATAGTCAGTAGACCTTGAAGAATTAAAGTTTTCTAATGAAGACGCTCTAGCTAATTTAATTAGATCGCCAACAAAATTTAAAGAAGCTGCTGGTATATTGTAGGATACATAGCCCCAGGCTGGAATGTCAATATCTGCTGTGCTAATAAAATTGTTTATATTTGAAACATCTAATTGAGTATTAAAATCATCTAAGTAATGACTGACTAAAGAGTTAACAAATTTACCACCAACAGTTACTGGGGTGGCTAGTTCTGGTGTGGCGTGCTCAATTGAGTCATCATAGATGTCCATCCATGTAGGAAATTTTCTTAAAATATTTCTAGCAGAATCAGATATTACTGGGGTTGTAGTATCATGTATTGCTACGTTAACATACAATAATAAACCAAGTGCTGACAAGTCTTCTACGTCAGAAAATATTGTTAATTCTATTTTTATATATGGTTTAGAATTGCTTAAAAATATTGAATTTGAATCTATGTTTAACGTTGATTTAAGCCAAGGTCCGTTGTCTTTATCTGACTCATATATTTGAAACGTGAATGTTGGCTGTTGATCGCCAGGAACACTCGTGAATTTATGCTTGAATGATATTATGTCAACTCTAGAACTAGTGTCAACAAATCTGAGCAGTGAGGGGCTTGCCTCGTCCCTAACTACTTCTCCATAGTTAGTTACGTAGGAAGCTAGCGGGTCTATTGGCGTTGAATGGCCAGCGGAATAAGACGGAGAAGACACCTCTGTTCCAACAAAGGTGTAATCTCCGTATTAAGTTTAATCCAGTTTTTGATCTATAATATGAATAATTTTTATAAAACTTATTGCTGTACAGGTTGATAGAACCAGTTGTCCAAATGTTCCCATTTTTATTAAAGTCTCCAGTTTGGAAACCTAACAGGTAACTTTTCATTCCTGATTCCTTTAACTTAGTCTAGCCAAATAGAATACTCTGAAGTTACTCCATTTTCTGGGTGCACAAACATTAAATGCTGACAAGGTCTGCTCATAGACGAGAAGTATTCTTGGGCATAAGTGTTATAGCTTTCTGGAGAACCAGAGATTCTTAACATGGAACTTCCTATCGTCATCTTAAATTGCTGATGATAATGGCCCATGAAAACATCATCAAAATGTTCAGGAATTGCTCCATCTTTCCATCCCATTATTTTTTTATAGTAACCATGGAAAGCGTTTGGTGCAGGCATTTGATCGCCATGAATTAATAAGCTGCTGTAGTTGCCGATTGTGTCAACGGCATACCAGTTTCTTTCTCCTACGCCATCTGGAATATTAAAGGTTACTCTTTCGTCGTCTCCAACAATCAACTCTATAATCTTATAGAGCATTCTATCCATGTTGGTTTCTGGATCGTGCTGCTTGCGTGCTCTTCCGCCTACTGCTCCATGGTTTCCTATCACGCCAGTAATGTGCACATGATTGAAGTTTTCCAATGCAGTCTTAACAAAGTTCCCAAGTATTCTTGGACCATTAACGGCAACTTGTCTGTACAGACCAGAGTCTATAAGGTGGCTTTGCCCAGGGAAAATCTCTTCACCTTCGACTATATCGCCCAACAACCAGATATGAAGATCATTTACTTCATGATCCATTCTTTGAATCTCTGTTATTTCTAACAGCTTTTCTGTGTATCTTTCTATTCTTTCTTCTAATACATTAGTATTATAATCAGGTGTTACCTTACCCATTTGCCAGTCTGCAAAGACTACTACTGCAGTTTCTGGAACTTTTTCTTTATTCTTTTTTAAAGAAGGAGCTTTAATTTCTGGGAACTCAAAGCCGGCAAAGGCATCGTAGGCTGCGGCATAGGCTGCTCTTACAACCTCGTCTTGTACGTTTTTAAGAGTCTCTACTCTCTTAGCCAATCTTCTATTTTCTGATCTTAGGAAGTCATTTCTTGAATCAGATATTTCTGACAAAAGATCTTCTGACTCTTCCTCTTCTTCTTCGTCTACTATTTCTACAGCGGCTGACTGTACGTACATTGAATCTTTTTCATTAATATAATCAATAACTTCTTCTTGCGAGATTTCTTCTACAGAAGAAGACTCCCCCAAGACGTCGCCATGGCCTTCGCCAGTAAAAACCACATTTTTAGCTTGAGCTATATTTGGGGCGCGAACTATATGCTTGTTTGTAACAACAAAAGTCTTTTTCATACCTAACCTATTCTAGGGTTAATAATTGTTAATGCCCATTATAACAGAATTAATAGAAACACTTCCAGCTACAGGGTATATTTTATCGCTAGATGGGGTAAAATCTTTTAGCGGTATTTCTTTTCCATCTGCATTAAACGAGTTTATCGTTACAGACCTTATGTAATCTGAAGACAACTTAATTTGTCTTTCTATTTCAGATACAGATATAGTGGTTCCAACCGTAGATGAATTCAAGTATCTTCTCACAAATAACGCAGCTTGGTTTCTGATGCCGGCAGCAAGGCTTTCTGAAGCAGTTGATGAAACCATTATTGTAGCCATAACGTTTACAGAAATCTTCTCTGCCACTCTAACGTTAAACCTAACGCCAACTGGCTTAACGTTAATTATTGTGTTATAAACCATTTCTGGCATCATCTTTATTTCTGCTGTTGATTCAGGGACAATAATAACATCGCAAGAACCCAGGCCATACGAAGACTCTCTCAGCCTAACATCCTTGACACCCTTTATGGATAGGGCTGCAAAACGCACTGCCTCAACCGTACCAGCCGTACGGGTCTTTAATGCGCCTATTATTCTTGTTCTATAGTTGTCGTCAGATTCTGAGTTAATAATGGCATAAACTTCTTTTGGGTTATTGCAATATACCACAACGCCAGGAGGGCTAATAAAATTATGTCTAGTCAAAGAACCTACTGGAGCAGTATATGTATTATCTGTGAAATCTGGTATAACTAAACCATAGGCCCTTGTTGTGCTCGCCCCTATGCTCACAGCACCATTGAGTTTAAACCTATACTGCTTTGTGCTAAAATTATCTACGTTAGTGTATATGATCGTTCCCTTAGGGATCACAATATCTACGCTATACGGAGTCTGTATATAGAACTCTATATTATAAGACTGTCTTTCCGCCGCGGCATTGTCTGAAATGTCTTTTCTTCTAATATTATATAGGTCGCCAATCAGATCTAAGTTACGGCCAGAAGCAGTAGACAAACCCCCTTGTCTAAGGGTAAAAGAAAGCGAAGAATAAAGATCTGCTATTTCAGAACCCATGGCTTCAGCGAATGCTCTGGCTACCGAACCAGGTTGTACAGCAGCAATACCGGCATTTTGTTGTAATGAATCTAAAATAGAATTAACTATTTGTGATTTATCTTTTGTACCGTATATCATTTTATCCTCACAAATTTTGTGTTACAGACAACACAATTGGTTCATTGCTATCAGTGGTTATGTGCACATCAAATCTAATTGAGTCTGCACTGGTGGGGACAGAAGTTATTTCTATATTCCTACCTTGAAAAATATTTTCTTTTTCAAGCGCTGCCCTAATTAATCTTTGTCCTAAATCTCCGGTTTCTTTACTCTGTGGCATCCCGTAAAGAATAGAAAGGTCAGTCCCCAAATTTGGATATGTAAAAAAGTCACCAGGCTCTGTCATCAATCTAATATAAATTTGTTGGACATCATTTTGAGCTCCAGAATTAACTAATGATAAATCTTTATTGCCATTAATTAATAAATCACCAGACATCGTTAAAAATAAATCAGACATTTTTATCTTTATCAGCCTTTTCTTTAGCCTGTTGATTTGAATAACCATTCTTCATTAGTTCTACTACGTACTCTACATATTCAGTAGAATGATCTTTTAGAATATTGTCCAAGAAAACAATCTGGTCAGGGTTTAAACCTTCCATTGAAAATGCGGAGGTATACTTCTGCCCAGTTTCAGGTTGTTGTTGACTAAAACCGTACTCTTCGTTAATAGTAATAGGCTTTTGAGCTTCTTTCTGATCTATATCTTTAAGTTTAGCGAGGTAATGATACGCGCTATTCTGTGCCATATGTATGCTTTTAGGGTCTACCTTTACTAGAGTTGGCTGGGAGTAGTCAGATGCTGAATAATTAAAGTTAAACTCATTCCACCTCAAGCCGTCTTCAGCGCAGAAAAATCTTACCTTCTCCGCGAAGAAGGATATCGTTCTGCTGGATGCGCTTATAACTATGCCAACCCCTGGAGCAGCAAATATCTCTACATCTCCTTCATCATTCAATCTTAAGAATGAATTTGTGTCAGGGTGGTTTAGCCCAACTTCTCTTTGAGAAAACTGGTTTCTTCTACTAAGTTCAGCCCCTACAGGGAAATTTGCATTTGGTTGACTTGCATTTTGTTTTGCTGTGTTGTCCATCTTATCTTGCCATAAACTTTGGTATTCCAGTATTAACCGTATAATTACTAGAGTAGTTAGACCCTAAATTGCTTTCTTCAAAATAGCTTATAACATAAGCCTTGTTCTCATTGTCGTCCCTAAAGCCTACTAAGCAACGTGTTCCTGGTTCTGGTGCAACATTTTGAACACCCATTATAGCAGGGCAGGGGACTGAACTTATAATGTTTCCAACCTGGCCAGAATACGCATCGTCCAATATGATTGTCGCCAGATTGCTTTTTTTATCAAATTGCATGATGACACCAGGCCTTGTCTTGGCTTGACGCATTCTTGATAAATCAATTTGATTTTGTATTTTATTGTCAAATTTTGGATAATTAGTTGCCATAAAAATTCCTTACTTTAACCATTTGTCAGAAGACGTTGCGTCTCGCGTTGGAGTGAATACTCCATTTTTCCAATTACCGTACTGCTCACCTAAATAAACCTCTTCGTTTACCCAAGCTTCTATTTTAGTTTTATCAGAATGCTCTTCGTCATCAAAATTATACCAGGCTGTGGAATCTTTTGGCACTGTTTTTAAAATCCAAGCTTTTAAGGTTTCAACATCTCCGCCAGCTTTTATGTAAACAATTTTAGCCTTCTGGAAATCAACACTTGTCATCCAACTGTTTCTTAAAAAAGATTCACCCCAGGCAAAGAATACACAACTGTCTCTTTTTGGTCCAGACGTGACTTCATTTGCATAATTTCTTTGACCTAACTTAGACCTTAGCATTCTAACCTGGTTTACTGGTATCCATAATTGATCTGATGCACCGGCATAGAACTCTGCGCTTCTTTCTGATCTAGACCTAGAATTTATTAATGCTTGTATTTCATCACCGGTTAAATTTGTTGATTCATATTTATCTGCCAAAGCCAACTGCCACATTTTAACTGTAGATTCAAATGGTAGCTGTAGATCTATCACTAAATCTCTGCTCCATGATTCCTTAGTGCCTATTTGGAAAAGACCAACAAAAGAATCGCTGTTAACCACCCTTGGCCTCCAGCTTGATTCTCTAAATGCTATCGCTGTAAAAACAGCTGCCATTTCTGGAGAAAAGTTTCCGTATTCTTTTAGAACAGTAAAAACTTCTAAGTCTGTCATTTTACTTTGATCAGTATAAACCTTGGTTAAAGCTGAGGTGTTTACTACCACTGGTGCACTATCGGGCCTTGTTGAAGAAGATGACCCAGCCGATGCGTTAGAATCGGCTTTACTGTAAACCGAAGATAGTGCGCCATTCTCACCAACATATATTCCACCTCTTTGTGGAGAAAAACTCATGTGTATATGATCTGCATGGGCGTTGGAATCAAGTATTATTTTTACAAATTTTAAATTTGGATATCTTTGAGATAATTTACTTACAGTTCCATTTGTTTTCCCATTAGCATAATCTTGACCAACCCAACTGTTCACCATTATAAAATCCGGAAGTATGTGCTGCGGGGCAGTACTCAACTTAAGTAGCAAGTTTTCAAAATGCACCTTATACGCTTCAACTCCAGAAGCTAACGGCCTTACTGTTTGGCCAGATGTTGTTATAGAACTAAAATCAAAAGCTCTACCAAATGCGTGATCAGTTATGCTGTTCCCCGAAACTAATTCAGTTAAGTTTGCCCCTTGGTCAGATGAACCTGAAGCTCTAAACGCTCCAAACCCACCAATTATTTTCAAAGATTCTCCACCAGTGTCGCTTGATAAATATATTAAGCATTCGGTCAAAGCTGCTGAAATAAAAGCTTTTTGAGGTTTTGCTTTTATTATATCTTCTGGTACTGTTTGGATCTTGCCAGATCCTTCTATGCCAGGAAATATTGTTGTTGAATTATAAGTTATGTCAATAAGACTATCTGTTATATCAAATTGAAAACCCTGAGTTAATACTCCGGAATCATTTATGCTAGCTGAAGATTTTAATATACTTCCTCTTGAAATATAATATTTGATTTCTTGTTCTGTTAAGTTTGATGCTAGTGCTATAGGCATATAGCCTGAGCTAACCGCTTCTGTTGTTGGTGGTCCGTTCTCCCCAGAATGACCACCCTCAGAATCATTTTGCCTGTACTTGCTTTCTAGCAAATTTTGGAAATCTGGGATAATACCTGCATTGTAACTTCTGCCTAAACTACTTGAAGCGATTATACTCAGTGCTGCTTCTGATCCCTTTTTCATAATTGGGTTTCCATCAGCGTCAACTTGATTTGCAGATGGTATCTGTAAGTCGGAATCTTCAGAACCTAATATGGAACTACTTAAACTTGAAAGACTTTCTCTAGTCATATTTAATCTATACATATTTGCATAGACTCCGCTGGCCAAAAGGTCTTTGCCGCTTGCCGCTGAAACTAAATCAGTTGAACTTAAAGTTTGACCAGAATAACCTCTTTGGGCTGTAGTTGTTCCTATTATGTTTTTGCCATTTTTGGGGACTATGTTATCAGCTATTGCATTGGCAAAAGTTTCTGAATTTTGCAAACTGTCAATAGATATATCAAAATAAGACATTTTATTTACCCTTTGTTATCATTTGTTCAGAACTAGTTATAACTGATTCGGACTCAGTTAATAAATCTTTTGTATAAACTGTTGTTCCGTAATTTCTGGTAATTAATTCCCAGTTAAGAGTTACTGGAGTTCCATCTTCATAGTACTCATCCCATAGCATAATTGGCCATTTTGACGCATTGCCATAAAGTTCATACAGCTTAAGAACTTCTATCAAAGCATAGAATGTTCTCACTCTTTCTTCGCCCCTTGGCTCACCCTCAGATAACATTTCTGTATAATCATTATTGTTCCAATCGAATCTATTGTTCAATTCATATGCAGTGCTAAATATGTATGGGAAATTAATATAGAATGGTTCTTTTGAATCAAAAAATTCATCTTTAAATTTAGCCCTAATTAGGTCAGAGTTAAAGTCGTAATTTTTCATAAAAGTAAATACAGTATTTTTGTATTTCTCCATAGCTCCAGATGGCACGCTGTAGAAGACTGTTCCCAGAGTTCTTTGGTATCTTTCTTTCAAGAACTTAATTCTATTGTCATTACCATTTGGTTCAAAATCGTTTTCATTTTCAAATTTATTTGGAGCAGTTCTTGACTGTTTAATCCTGACAACAAATGTTTTATTCTCCAAAACAGTTTTTACAAATTCTGTTGCGACCATTCCCGGACTACCAAAGTCTTGAATTACTAAATCATTTTCAATAGGTTCAGAACTATATTTTATTTGTTTTTCGTTATTCAAATCAAATATTAACTTGTTGTCTATTGGAGTTATAGTATTTTGTAAATTGCTATCATAATAATTTTGTACTGGGCCATATAAATCTATCGATGATTGATTTGGATTTAACTCATATGTTACGTAATTAACTATGTTTGAATTGAAATTTGGATCAACTACAACAGACGATAAGACATTAAATGTTCCATCGAATGGATAGCCTAAATTCCTTACTGTTATATTATCCCCAGAAGCAACTTGATTATTAATCATTCTAGCTGGAATTAAATTATTTTCTATTGGCTTAGGAACAGGATATCCGAAAGAATCTTTTATTATTTCATCCTCGGAATCGTAATCGTAACCACCAGTAACTAATGTAGCGTAATATTTGCCATTTATTAATCTTATATTTTTTCCTATTACATAACCATTCTTAGAGGTTTCTGTGAATCCTACTTGGACTTTTTCGGAAACGTTTATTCCATCTAAACGAAGTGTAAATTTAACATTAGGATTCAATACATCTTTAACATGTATTGTGTCGCCGTCAATTACACCCGAACCACCCAATCCAGTTCCCTTATCTAAGGTGCACAAAACCTTAAAGAATGGTTCAAAACCAGTTTTATCTGGACCAAGACCAGCTAAGCCCAGGACTTGTGCGTGGACTAGTGCATTTTCATAGCTAGCGTATCTAACAAAATTTGCTGTTTCTCTTTCACTCCAACCAAGACTCTTCATCAAATCGTTGGTTCTAATATATTCGTAACCATCTGCTGAACGAGTTTTTGTTCTTACACCAAGTATTCCTGGCAGTAAGCTTATAGAGTGATACCTTCCCACGACCATGCCCTGGTTATAAGAAAGGCCAGCTTCCATTGGTTGGCCGTTTCTTGTTAGATACTGTACATAGCATCCGTGCTGATCTAACAAATTGTTTCTAACCCACTTCCAAGCCTTCCAGGCTAAAGGACCCAACAACATGCCAGCTGTAGCTATGATAGGGGCTGCACCAACTCCAGCAATTGTTCCAGCCGACACTGCTGCTGCGCCAGCTGCAACGCCATAACCAGCTGAACCGACAGCTACTGCCAAGCCAGCTGTTCCAGATATTACTCCAGCAATAGCTGCACCATCTACTTGACCATTGTTTCCATTCTTAGCCGCTTGTGCTTTTATTGATTCTGATAGACCAGAATTTGTAAAACCAGAAGCAGTGACGTTGGCCACAACGTCTTTTATCAAAGCTGAAGATCCACCAGTAAATTGCATGCCGCCTATTAATTGTGGAGTTAACGAATTGCCTAGAGCGTCTAAAGATATTTCTCCGCCCATAGTTATACCAGTATTGCCAGCTCTTAATGAATCTAGATATATTCTAGTATCATTTCTTACTGTTTGGACATTCATCCAAGAATGCAACCAGGAAGTCATAAACCATCTTGCTGGGTCATTAACAGTTACTAGGGCGTTTGGGGTTATCGAAGTTACAAAACCAAGCTCTGAAGTAAAGTGATGTACGACTTGTTCTACTTCAAACATACCGTACATTCTTTCATATATATCAGCAAGGTAAACCAAGTCATGAGGTCTTATGTCTGCGTTACCTAATATAATTATTTCTCCGCTGTATATATCTTTTACGGATTCTCTTAGGTGACTGAGCGCAACTCTTTTCGCACTTAACTCATCTGGTGCTCCAGTTACGTTTTTAGATATTCCTCTTCCAGTTTCAAAAGGATGCAACAACGGGTGTAAGAACCCAAAAAATCCACTACCAACTACGTTGTCGAAATAGATACCAGTCTCTACAGTATTCTCAACTTGCCTATCAGCTGGCGCACCCTTATCTAAAGATACAGTTACTGGGTACTTGCCATCGGATACCGCTGTTATTGTCGTGGCAACTCCAGAATTTTCTTGGATTTGATTTGATAATATATGAGAGAAAGAACTTAGATAATGTATTCTTTGGAATGGCTCTCTAATTTCTACTACCGGTTCTGCGTATTCTCTTGTAAACGGATTATCTACAGCCCTTAACAAAGAACCTGGTCTTCCCAACTGATAATATATAGAATCGTTTAAAGCTTTATTCAGAATATTTGCCTGTCTTGCAAGCACTGTACTCTGAGAAAGCCCATAGCCAGTTTGAAGCATGTTGAGTCTGAACACGTTGAACAACGCAGATAAGCTGTCGGTGACAGCATTAAATATCTGACCAATACTCTTATCATAAAAATCGCCTAAACTACTTAAAGTTCTACTTGCTAAGTTAGTTGTACTATTTCCCTCACTCTTGTTCTTAAAAAGAAGTTGAAGGAATTTAGTTTTATCTTTAGCGTACGTGTTCCCTGGAAAAATAAAAGCTTGGAATATTTTATCAACAGGTTTGAATGACCAGGTTTCATCTGTAGGAGAATTGCCATAATTTATTCTTCTATCTGGCTTAAGAACCAACCAAGCTCTTGCGTAGGCGTCGTTCCACATAGCCTGTCTGAATAGACCAACAAGATAATAGAATAAATCTTGAGGGTTTCTTATTACAGAACCTAGGTCTGCTTCAGTTAACGTTTCGCCATATATATTGCCCATTTGGACTGGATCAAATAAGTTTGATTTTAAAAGTGCTATTTTTTCTATGCTAAGTGCATTAAAATATTCTATTAAACCACCATCAGCTATAGGTGCATCTATGAAATTTTTTCTCGCAAACTCTATTGCATCTGCCTGGGATGAAGTCGGCTTATCCCCAAACAATAAACTAAATTCATCTAAAGCGCTGTTGCCCGTAACATTAAATTTGTTATAAGTTCCAAAATTATCTGGCAGTTGCTTGCCACTAAAAATCTTTTGTATTTCGCCAGTGAATGGAGTCGTATCATCCCAATTCATTAAATATGTTTCTTCAAAAATGATTTTAACTGATTCGTATGTATGATAACCATAGCGGAACTGGTCCCATATTTGCTGAGCTTGAGCTAAAGTTCTTCCGTTTCCAGCTATAACTGTTGTGTTCAAATCATAATCTTCATCGTAGAATTTTCTTGACTCAATTGAAGTACTATCTTGAAGAGAATAAACTGATGGGAACTGTATTCTTCCAGAAGAGCTATAATCTTTATCTGATTTTTCGCTTTTAAGAATATTTATTCCATACAGTAAATCATTTAAATTTCCTCTACTTGCATCATCAACTGGTTTTCTTATCAGGTCATAATAGCTTTTAAAATTTCCACCGCGTGCATAATTAGCGTCACCTGTATCAGCTGCATTTTCTGGAACATACTGTCTAATTGCTTCTAGGTTTGGATTTTTTAAGATAGCGTACAAGTCTCCACCATTTGTCCCCGCTGTCCAAGGACCAAACCCAATTACAACTGAATCCTCTGTAGGCGCCTCAGTTGGACCAGGGTTAAATGGTTCAAGCCCAGGTCCATTATTATTGGATTTTTTAATTTTGAAATTTTTAATTGGCACTACAGAACTAAAGGCTACACCAAGTGGGACTGTATTCGGAACAAATGCAAAATAACATTCTTCTATATCTGGTACCGGTGCGTATCCCTTATCTTCGTATCTCCATGCATCTTTGCCTGGTTCATCTCTTTTAACAGAAAGTTTATTAACAGTTAAAACGTCCAAATAATAAGCTGCGTCTGGAGAAACTACGGCATCTATTTCTGTTTGCTCTAGATTAATTGCATCGCTTCCATTAGCATTTGCAAGTTTAATATCTACTGTTTCGTTTTTTCCCCAAAGAAAGTAGGCTGGTTTACAAACTACGGCTGCACCTTGTCCGTTATTAGCGGAAGGGTTATACACAAGTACGTGCATATTTTGATAGTCTTTAGCTTCACCATACAAAGATGCGCTGTCATTATCAAAATACCATTTTTTAAATTTCTTAACCAAATTTTCATCTGACACTGCAACGTTGTAAGGCCATCTCATGGCTATATAGAATTGTTCTTCTAGACTTGTTTTTGGTGGTTCCCACTCGTTGTAGGAGAACGGCCTACTCCCATTTAACTCTGGGCTAAGTTCCAATATATCTGATGAATTTTGATTGTTTAAAGTTGGCTCAGGAAAAGGCATGGTTATTGATAGTGACTGTTGGTTTGCAATTGTCTCCGGGATAAAACCATTCAAAGAAAAATCAATAGGATTATTTAATATCTCTACAATCTGAGAACCAGAAAGACCTTTTTCTGTTTGATAGTCTATGTCATATATTAAAAAATCTTTAAATTCTTGTCCATATATATTATCAACCCTATTCAGAATAAATGATTCACCACCAGAAGTATTCTGTCCAGTGCTTGTATTGCCCGCTCCGGTCTTAGCGATATCGTACTGGAAAGCATAGGTATCTAAAGTTTTATCGTCATTGTTTCTTGCAGTAAAGAACGGATACCTAAATCTACTTGGGAGTTGTTGAATCTGCGCGTGTGAGGAACCAGTTAAATCAGTTACGATCTCGACATTATTGCCCACAGGTAAGTGAAATCCTATTGTTACTTTTCCTTTTGATGTAGGAAGTTTTGCAATTATATTTCCTTTTGCGTCTGCTATTTCTTGAAAATCTTTATCATTAAAATTAATTAATATTCCTTGTTCCCTCAAATAACCAGCCGCATTAAAAATTCCTTCTGCATTTTTTTGTGATGTTGCAAGAGCGTTTAATGCCTCCAATGGTTCAGTGCCCCTCAAAAAGGCTTCGGCATCTGCGTAAGGATTTATATTTTTGTTTATGTCCGTTATAATTGTCATCAAATCAAAATCTGGATCATTTATTTGCGGAGGTATTATTCCTAATTCAGCTGCTTTTTCATCGCCAGGATATCCAGTTGTGATTGGTACTACGCCTGAAGTGTAAAGCCAGTGTGGTTTGCCGTAGAAAACAGTTGATCTATCTTCGAATGGTCTCACTGCAACTATGTAATTAGGGAGTAATCTGGCGCATGTTTGGAAAAGATCCCAAACAGTTCTCATATATGTTTGAGCTCTAAAAGAAACCTCATCAAAACCAGGCATGTCGTCATCACTGTTTGCACTAATTAAACCAAGTGTTCTGAAGATATTGTTTCCGCCTCTTCCACTTAAAACACCAAGAAGACCTACGCCAACACCAATGGTGGCAGTTACTGGCCCACCAGCTAAAGCTAATGTTCCGCCGATTCCACCCAAAGAAAGACTTCTAAATAGATTTGCACTTCCTTGACTATCTCTTATCTGACCGTCTTGTGTTGTTGAATCAATTACTGCGGTTGCGTTTGGGTCAGCGGAATCATACTTGGACATTAAACTGTTCCAAGATCTGTCTGATAACTTTGATAAATATTCTAATCTTGGATTAGGTTGATCTTCTGGTGTTATTGAAGCTACGCTTGTCCAGCCATCGCCTAAATCTCCGCCTAAAAATTGTGCTATTCCAGTTCCATTTCCTGGATATATATTTCTTTTAAATATTTCCATATCTCTTTGAGCTGAGAAATTTGACCAAAGTTGACCCATCAAAGAAGCTACTGGATACCTAAATTCTTGCACACCTATGCCGACCATATTTAACGCGGACTTACCTATTGCAGAACCGCTTAATTCATTAGCAGCCCTGTGAGAATCTGCCACTGCATCAACTAGGGCGTACTGTCTTGACGCTTCTGCTTCACTCATTGGTGCATATATCATTGCGCCAAAATGTCTAATGCCAAATTTATTTTCAGAAAATACTAATCCCCTATTTGCGTTAGCTATTCCTTCTCTAAACCTAGAAGTGCCCATAGATAATAGTCTGACCATTAAGTCTCTAGGCTCTGACATCCAAAGCCCAGTATTTATTCCTCCATCTATTTTTCCGCTGTCACCTTTTTTATTTGTAGAGTTAACAACTGCGCCAAGTTCTATAGCGTCTGACTGAGCTGTAACAGTAACAATTTCCCCGTACTCAACTTGGGTTATAGTTCCATTAAATAACGTTTGCAAGCTGTTTGGATTTGAACCGTATCCACCTCTTAGGTGAACTCTTACTCCTGGTTTTAAAATTATGTTTTCTACATTGACAACATAATCATTCTTCATATGAGATAGAATATTTCTAGCTTTATTTAAAGTATTATCCAATATAGAACCTATTCCAGAAGAAGCCATTCCACCAAGCGGAGAGTCTGCGCTAAATATATCTGACGATGCTGCTTTTGTTAATTTGGAATATAGATTAGATACCCTGAATATTAAAGTGTCACCCAAAAGATCTTCTGATGAAACCACAGAAAAATCAACAATAGATTGTAGGCCATAAAAATTATCAAACAGTTTTACTCCGGCAAAGTAACCACCTTCATCTATTAGCCAAAGCATATAGGTTGGGAATGCCCTGATCATTCTTCCTGATACATCTCGATATTGAGTGTCAACCAACATTTTTTCCCAGTGCATGTTTACCGATACAGGTGGTTGTCCCTTGCCAGTAGACCATTCTGGAACTTGACCATCTCCATGAGAAATTGGACTTCCATAATCAGAGAGAGGAGTTAGCCCTGCAACTGCGGAATTCTTAGTGCCAAGAGCTGGGTTTGAATATTCTTCTATGGGTATTGGTGCTAATTCAAAGACCTTTGAACCCTTTTGAACTTTTACCCCATCTATTGTAAGATAAAATCTCGAACCTTTTTCTGTGTCTATATAACCAAAGTTCTGTCCAAACGCCGACACCAGCATGGCTGGGACCTTACCTGGATCGCTTGGGTCCTTGATCGGCATCATATATATATTAACGTGCGCATTTAATTCTTCTGGCAAAAAACTTATTTCATTCTCATCTGGAAGGCTAAACTCTCCAGCTAAAGCCAATTCTATTTCTTTATACGCTTCTAGGCTTGAAGATGATATATCTCCAACCTGATAGGGTGCGGAAGATATTTTGTTAATAATTTCTGGATCTTGTTCTTCAATAAATTCTATATAATCTGTTAAAACAACAACGCCTGAATTTGATGGTATTGGAGATCCACCCGCAGAATCATAAGGGTTTTTGTTCCAGGTTTCAAATGCTCTTAAGAAGATATTAAAATCTATACTATTACTTCTCAACCAAATACTTAAATCTTTTAATTTTGCTTTTTTATCTTCACTGTTTAATAAACTAGAATATTCTCTAACAAACGTAGGGAGATATTGATACGCTTTAAAAACCTGTTGTGATTCAATGGTATCCTTGTCGGTTGGACCGAAAGTAATTGGTTTAGTTTGTTGTGTTATATTGTATATAATGTCTTTATCAAACATGTCAAAAGATCTGAAATAGAAATCTGGATCAAGAGTTCCAACTGTTTCGTTGTTAGTATCTTTTACCTCAAGAGGTAAATCGGGGTAGGCGTTAAAAGACCCCCAAAGTTGTTTGATTCTTAAGAATGGATTTCTTTTTGAAGAAAAATTATCTATAAAATCTTTTTGTTGTACAGAACTTAATTTTTCTCTAGTCTGTTGGAAAACATCAAAGTCCATTAAACTTAAGTTAACTTGATAAACATGAGGGTAATCTGGGACTGTCGACACTGTGTAGTTTGATGGCATAACATATTTAATACCACACAATGCAGTAATTATATTCTTTATCCCCATAAACCCAAGAACGCCGCTTGCATGCTCTAGTCTTGCCAAAGCGTTTACATGATCAAAAACTCTTTTTATTTTAGCTAATTCTTTTTCTCCGACTACTGTCATAGATATATTTATAAACGAATCTTTACCGCCAATGTGTTGGTAGGTTGGTTCATCTTGCATCTGGAGTTGAAGCTTGGCTAAATTATTGCCCATAGAAACGCTTACCCCAGTAACTGTAACTGCGGTTGGATCTAGGTCCACCTTAAGCATCGGTACTTCCCACTCTCTAAACTGGAATGAGCCGGACCTTGCCCTCACTGCTTCCATCAAAGCCTGAATTGGTCCACTTGAATAAAATCTTTCATAAACAAGAACGCTAAATGCGTCACTTACTTGAGACTTAGTTTCCTTTTGTAGATTTTGATAGGCTTCACTTCCCAATTCTCCATCTGCTGGTATTGGTATAAGTTGCTCTTTAGCTTTCTTGTTGACCAAAGTATTTGTTGTCTGATCAAGATAAGCTTTTGAGCTTAAAGCTATTTTTTTCATGTACTCTTTTGCTGCAACTATACTTACATTGGAAAGTGTTTCGCCGTTTACTATGTAGTTTCCATTGCCAATGCCAGCTGGGACATTATCGCTATTAATATCTTCTATATATTTTTTTTCATTTTGAGATAAACTCTTGTTTTGTATTTTAAATACTTTAACTAAATAGGCGTATACTTTTTCTTTTACTTCTCCATCTGAAGAACCAGCTGTTAAAACGTCTAAAGAATCTTTAAGTATAGTTCTGATATTCCTACTGTATTGTCCGCTCATTGACAAATCATATGCGTTGGCTAACTTAACGCCATAGTCAGATGAATTATTTACATTAATTCCAAAATAGTTTAATATTCTTGACCAAAAATCTTCGTTTTGATCTGATAATAATTCTTCATTATTAGCCCTAAAAGAACTCATGTCTGGCAAGAATATTTTTGTTTGAGATTCTATAGGAATATAGAAAGATATATTATTTCCATCTGTCCACTCATTGATTACGCTTGTAACCAATTGGCTTTCCGATAGATTGACTGCAGATATACCGTAAGATTTCTCTATTGAATCTGCGCCGTACCTTCTGTCCAATGCATCAGTGACATTTGGCTGCATCGTGATAGGGCTTTCTGTTCTGTCTGAAGCTTTAACATCACTTTGCTTTTGAAGAAATTCTCCATTAACATATTTGTTTAAAGATACAGCTGCCTTGCCCATGTACTGTCTATACTTACCCCAATGTATTGCTTGGTTAAAATCGGTTATCATCGGCATAAGTGGTTTATGATTAAAGTTTAATAATTCTATATCAACCGCCAAAGCAAATGGGAAATTAGGTATGGTCTGTATTTGGATATTAGAAAGAGCAACTGCAGTTATGCCATGAACACTATTCAAGTAGGCGCTCTTTATAGGAAGGAATGGCGAGTATTTAAATGCCGCCACAATACCCCTTAGTGAAGAAAGAAACTTATCTATTTTTTTATCAGAATCTCCAGTAGCGGCAAAATCAATTATAAAATTATCTTTTAGCTGTATCCTAGATGCGTCTTCAACTGATATACCCCAAATTTCTTCGTAGTTAGGGAAGAACAATCTCATTGTTATAGAAGTTTCTTTATAACCAGAATTAAATTTTGGAGTATTCTTTTGTCTAAGAGCACCACCTGTTAAGCTTCCAGTCTTAAATGCGGTATTTATATTGATTGATAACGGCGGTACGTAGAAGTTTGCGGCACCCAACCTAAGGTGAAAGATGTCCGGTGACTGCGGAGAAATGTTTGCTCTATAAGGAGATTTTTTTAAAACTTCTTTAATTCGTTCTGCTGTGTTCTTGAAGTTATTTGGATCATTAGGTCCATTAAAAACAAGAGTGAATACATCTTGACCTTCTTTTGCTCCTAGTGCTGTTTGCAAAGACTTTAAAAAATCTTTTAAATTATTTACAGTGTCTTCTTCTCCACCGCCTGTGCCGCCAGCTGAATAATCTGCCGTCACTGCCAACGCATCAAAAAAGAATGTGACTAAAGATGGGAAATACATATTAATGGTGGACAGTGTTAACGGATCTCTAGATACGTTTTTAACGGTGAATATTAACTGATCCAACCATGCTTGATCTTCTGTTGGATTTATGAAATCAAATGCAGATCTTTTTACAGTAGCAGAATTAGATAATCTTTTTTTGCCAAAAGCTGCTATGTCACTAGCATACCCAGCTAAATTTAACAGCCCTGAATTTTGTATCTTTAAAAAAATTCTATTTAATTGGTCTGCATCTACTGCGCCTTTTAGTGGGTCAAGAACATTGTCATCTCTAAGAGGCTTGAATACTCTGTAGAAACCGGTCCAGTCAACTGTTGATGGGTCTTGATTCGGAGAAGCATAGAGTTTTAATTGATCAAGTTTTACTTTCCAATTAGATTCATAAACTTTTTCAAAAACTTCTTCAAAATAGTTTAAAGCCTCGACAGAATCTCCAGTAGGATCATTCGAACCAATAGTCAATTGATCGTTTAACCAAGTTGACTCCTGTGAAACTAAAGCTTTTATGTTTTCGCTTTTATCTCTTGATGGATTATACGTTTTCTTCCAAATTTTTAATCTATTATATAAAGACTCTGCTGCAGGTATAACTGTTGCGTACTCTGTAAGAAAAGGGTTTCCGCTGAAAAGCTTTGTAATAGAAGAAATCGTCTCTTGCTTTTTCTGCACTTATTCCTGGTCTGTACCTAGCTAAAAGTTCGCTAGTTAATTCCAGTATAGGTTGTCTTGTTCCAGTCAACCAATATCTTATTCCTACGTTTGCGGCAAATACGCTGAACTTATCTTTTTCTGATAAATTTAAAGAATCTTTTGGAGTGTACTTTAATGAATCTTCTGTTATGCCAGAAGGTATAGTTTGACTATTAAAAAAATCGTTTAGCTGTGCGTAACTTACTGTTTTGCCAACATTATCTGGGTTAAGAAAATCAATTAATTTATCCACATAAGATAGACCAACAAGATACTTTAAATAATCATAAGCCTTAGAGTCTATCTCGTGATCTTCTAAGAAGATATTAATCTTTGGATTAGCCATGTTTTACCATCAAATTATATTCAATTTAGACATAGCATTAATCCTACTGGATGAAGATCCATCTTGGGTAACCCCACTATAATTATTAATTATACCAGTTTGTTGTATGTTTGTAAAGTTTCTCTGCATGAACGGGCTTTTATGTGTTTCAAAATTCTTTGTATACCTAGCTTGCTGGAGTTTTTGATTCATGTATCCAGAGTTATTCATCTGCAAATACGTTGATTTGCCATCTATTAAACCTTCCTTCGAATATTTAATTGTATCCGAAGTCTTTAAATTCTTTTTAGATTTGTAAACTGTATTTTTAGAGTTAGCTGCGTTTGATGCAGATTTATTACCTTTATCAGAAGCTATCCTTGCCGCGTACGCATTAGATGTTTGGGTTCTAGCCGATGTATCTTTAGTTTTAGCAGCAGCATCTTTTAAGTTTTTGTTTTGTCTGTCAGCACCAAAAATCATAAGTCACCTTTAGAAAGAGCTAGCTACTTCATTATACGGGTTGTTCCCAGCCTGAGGAGCTCTACGATACATAGTAGTGTTCATATTGAATTTTCCTAACCCCATAGCTTCTTGCCTAAAGTTGGAAACGTCTTTTGTATTCCCATATAAGTTAACTTTATAATCTACACCTGGGTTGTAAACTGCGTTTCCTATTTGCGGGATTTCAGACATCCTCTTGGGGTAATTGTCTTCGTAAGCTGATCCACCAGGCAGGAGTGGTGGACCTTGTATGTCTTCTTGGCTTCTATCCTTTACGGCCTGATAAGCAAAGCTGCCAACGACCAAAGCTCCTATCGCTACAACTGAATTTTTAAATAGTTTATTTTCTTGGAATAAGTTTTTTAAACTTCCGTCTTTTATGAATTCACCAATTCGTTTAAATTGTGCTTTAGCTATAGATACTTCTTCGCCCGATATTACTCTTTCCAAATCTTTTCCAACCGTAGTAGTTGGCGCAGGAGCTGCAGTTGTTGGTCTTCCAATAAAATCTAAATCTGTTTTAAATTCATCTGCCAATTCTGAGTACCTAATGTCAGCCATAACTGCATCAAGCCTATTGGACATTGTCGTTCTAACTTCATTCATGTTTCTGTTATTAAATACTTGGTTTTGTATTTCTTTATTATCAGACAATAGAGCCAGTATGTCTAATTGAGCTGATGAAGGATCATGCAGTACGCCATATGCTGAAGCTTCTAAGATTTCCTTTGCTGTTTGCCCTGCCCTTGAAGAGAGATTCTCGCTTGTTGTTGATCCTAAAATATTTAAAGTTTTAACTACATCATCGCTTGCTCTTAAACTCTCTAGGTAATTATAATTTCTTTTTATCTCTGCTGCTGAAAATAATTCTCTTAAATTACTAGAAATTGTTCCACCAGATCCAGCTACGTCTTCTAGCACTGATTTTGGAAAATAATTTAAATCATCATAAATAAATTCTTTACCAATTTGATCGCTTCTTTTCCTTAAAGTATTTATCATTTCTTCTACAGACACACCAGATCTACGAGCTGCTTCTCTTATGTCATCTGTCACCGTATCGCCCATTTTAAGTTTTCTTAAATATAATTCTTTTGTTGCTTCATTGTTTAGCTCAGCCATATCTGTTCTAAAATTTAATATTCTAGAAGCTTCTTCTGTATGTTTTTCTAAAAGAAAGTCTGCTGCTCTTCTGGCTTCTTCTGTGTATTCAAACGAAGCTAAAGCAGGATTTATTGTCCTGCTCCTGTACCTGATATTATTCATTGCTTCTAAATTTGCAGCGGCAACTGTGCCTGCGCCATGCAACCTGGAAACAGTAGCATAAGCGTGTTGCTCATTCGCACCAAAAAGTCTTATAAGCGCATCTCTTCTTGCTTCTGAACTTATCGGCATTTGTTCTTCGGACAATTGTCCTATTATATCTTTAAACATACCAACGTCAGAAGCACCTGTTTGTATCCCACTAGATATACCTCTGATCATAGATTCAAGGTCAACTAACTGAGCTCTTCCCTTTAATAATTGTTGATCAATTTTTGGTAAAAATCTTTCTTTAAATTTTTCAGCAGCTGCAGCGTCTCTAACTGCCATCTCAGTTGCCAACTCCATTACTTGTGCGTACTCTGTGCCCACGCGTTTGCCAAGGTTTTCTATCGCTTGTGCACCAATATCATCTATCGATCCACCAGCTTTACGTATTCTTTCTACAGCTCTTAAGGCTGCGTTTACATCTTTTGAATTATCTATGGCCATAGTGACACTGGTCAAACTTTCCCTCAATACATCCATATCACTAAGTAAAGATGGCATAACTCCAGAAGCACTCTTGGAAAAGTCAATTGCAAGTTCCTGAGAAACTAAACCTATTTGATGTTCAAGAATTTTTCTAATTCTTCCGTCTTGCCCGCCCATTTTTATTAAATGCTCTATTAAATCTTGCGTTTGATTCAACTTAGACCCAACCAACATTGTTCTATTAACATACGTTCCAAGTACTGCTGATTCTTCTGAGGTAGCCACACTAAACATTTTATTAAATACAGATTGTTCTTTTAACGCACTTAAAATTGGATTATCTAGATTTTTTTCGAATACTCTGTTCACTTCATCGAATTGAGATGATTCTAAAGCTGTTTTTAATTGATTGTAAACTGAAGAGTCCAAAGCGTTTTTGTATGAATCATTTTCAAGAAGTTCTTTAATTTGGTCTTTTATCAAATAACCTTGTTGCGAATTATACTTTTGATTCTCTTCTTCAAATATTTTAAAAATTCCAGGCCTTGTATATTGTTGACTATTCGCTAGCGATGAAGAACCTTGTCTTTCTATTGCCCTAAGTATTCTTCTATTGTGAGCGCCAGCTACACCTTCCATGGAACCATCAAGCATTCTTAGTCCAGCTTTACCTCTGGACTCAGCAAAATCAAAAATGCTTATAACAAGTTGTTCTGCTTCATCTGCATTTATAGTTTTATATTTTTTATCATTCCAAAGAACAGAGTAGAGATCGTCTAATGATGAAGCCCTTACGCCGCCAGCCGATAATCTATAATCTTCTAACAGCCCTCTAAATCTTTCATTCTGGAAATATGACCTTAGTGTTCCTTCGTCTAAATTTGCTTTTGCATATATTGATTCTTCTGGGCCAGAAGGTTGTCTGTACATGCCAAACAAAAGTCTTTTCTTATTACCATTATCTTTATATGTCATCATCTTAGTTAAGACTTTGTCGTCCAAGTCGAAACCACCCAAAGACTCATAGAATCTATTTGTCATTCCAGGACCGAATAAAACCCTATTATCATCTACTCTGAACTCTAAAAGCTGTGTCGCTATTTCTCTATCAACTCCTTTGATTCTTGCACTAGTCATGCCAGAAAGATTTTCACTTGGTGCCGTACCACTCTGGAACGCTGCGTTCTCAGTGCTCAATGCAAATCTTCTAACGTCAGGCAAAGCTGGTAGGTAAGTTGCAACGTTACCCTTTGTCTGTATTCTAAACATTTCCGAAGCGTGAAGACTGGCTAGCATGTTCATCATTCTTGGAGAATCTTTTGGGGATATTCCAGATTGATGCATCTCGAGCAGCTGTCTTGCAAATTCTTTATTTCGTATTCTTGTTTCAGTCATGTACTCTGGCAGATAATCCAGCTCATCATTAAAAACTGTTCTTTGCAGCATTTCTTTTATTCTTGGTGGCAAAATATTTTGATCAATAGCAGTATTAAATTCTTGCATTATTTCTCCAGAGTATCTTTTCATATTTTCTATATCATAATCTGAAGCAAAAAGTTCACCAAGGAATGAGGTAGAAACTGGATCAGAATACACTTTGTCGCTACTACTTCCTAGACCGCTAAAAACAAATCCTTTAAAATTAAAACCTAACTCACCCTTAATTGCCTCTTCATCTAAGATGGCTGCAAAACCAGAAAATAAACCTCTTTTATTTCCTATCAAATCGAAGTCTGCAAAATTAGCAGCGGACTTTATTTGCTCTTCGCCAGTACCTCCTCTCATGGTTACTTGATACAGATTGTTTGCCTTTGAAACTATGTCGTATTGCCTTTGTATCTCATATAATTGCTGCTCTAAAGCTTCTGCTTCTTGCCTACTCCTACCTGGTATGCCTGCTCTTAAATCTGCGTGTATTTCTTTTATCTGGTCTTGCATGGTGCCTATACGCCCTTGCAATTCATCCATCTTATAAGTTCTTAGCCTATCATTAACTACGGATATACCATCAAACTCTCTTTTTACGCCTTTCATTATTCTTTCTATTGACTTATATTCTTCGCTATTTTTGCCAAAAGTTTTTTCAACATTACCCAATAATTCTTTTGAGCTGTTTGATCGTCCAACTAAGCCCTTAATTTTTTCAGTTGAAAGAATTCCTTTGTCTAAACTTTCTGTTGACAAATTATCTATGGTAGCTTTTACTAAATTTGTGTCTAAAAGTTCATCTATTAAATTGTATTCAACGCCACCCTCTTTCACTATAAAATTTTGTCCAAGACCAGAAATAACCTTACCGTCAGCATCATAAACTAAATCTGTAGACCTACCAGCAAATCCCATATATCTTCTGAGATAGTCAATCCCAGAATCAACCCTTAGAGCTCTATCCTCAATTGCGGTACCGACATCAATACTACCTATAGCTCTCGTTATGTCTTCTTGCGGCATAAAAATATCTCTTTCAGAAAAGAATGCCCTTAGACGTTTTGGTAGTTTATTAACAAACCCTGGCATTGATGCTTCGCCTAATGCTGATTGCAATCTTTCTTGGTTTAATAAACCAGACCCCAATATTGTGCTCATCATGTGCATCTGAGCAGATGATAGGGCCCTTTGTTCTCCGCCAACTAAAGCCTGCATGGTAAGAAAAGCTCCACCCTCTCCATCAACAATAGGGATAAAGCCTATGCTAAGTTTCTCTAACTCTTTTGCCGCTAAAGTTGCACCTTTTCCTTTTTCGCTTTTGCTAGTTAGAATTTGCATCATCAATGTACTCGGGTCAATATCTCCAAGCCCGATTCTTGCCAATTGTGATCTTTGAAGATCGGTTGCAGAAGTTAATCTTGTTTGAAGATTTTCTAATACAGAACCCGCTTGAGAAAATCTAGTATCATAAAATTCAGAACCAAGTTTTGATGCCCCATATCTTAGTTCTGTATAATCTGTTAATAAAAATTTTTTAGATTCCAAGAAAGCTTCACCAGGAGTGTCAAATTTTTTTCCACTAACTGATGATACATAACTAAATCTTCCAGTAGTTTCGTTTTTTTCAACTCTTGCTGCGCCTGTTCTGCCAAGCTCAGTTCTAGCCATGCCGGCTTTAGCAGCATACTCAGCTTTTCTAGGATTAGTAAATAGTTCGTTTATTGGTATCATTACCTAACACCTGCTGAAATATCAATACTGCTTGATCCAAAAGTATTTGCTACTGGAGTAATTGTCCCAGATACACCGGAGCCACTAAGAAGTCTTCTTAACTTTCCAAGTATATCATCTTTGTTTTCTTGCCTATTAAATTGAGGGAAAGCTGGATTTGCTAAATTTGCTTCTTTTATCTGTTGTGGATAGTAACCCATCTGCGACATTTCCAGACCCATGTTTTGACCTATCTTAACTTTTACATGGTCTAGATTAGTATTCGGATGCCAACCTTCCCAATTCAAATCTGGCAATTCGTGCCTACTAAAGTACTCTGCCAAATCAGGCTTATCTTCGACTGGCATCCCCCATGCTGCTTGATATATTCTTCTTTCTAATCTGCCAGAAGTAGACAATATAGCTTTGCGTTCAGATTCTGGAGCATTAATCATTTCTGCAAAGTGTTCTCTTTTTCTTTTTGGTATTGCCAAAGAAAGAGTTTCTACTGGAGCACCATATATATCAGCTCCATACATAGTTCTTTTTGCGGCTTGTCTATATTGATTTGCTTCAAACCCACTACCAGATTGTTGCGCCATAGAAGCCAACCTAGAATATTTAACATAGTTTAACATGTCAGTATATTCTTCAAGCGCTAATTCTTTTTTTCTTACCTTAGGAATAAATCTTTCTCCAGTTATTACTTCTCTAGCATTGTCATATGTAGACGCAAACAAGCCAGTTGCTGCCCCAACAAAACCACCAAAAGCTTTTCCTTTAGGAGTCCTACCAAAAGCTGTTCCAACAGCCAGTAAAGTTGCAGAGGCAGTTAGTGGGTCTCTCTGTGTAGCTTTGTATGCCATTGGTTTAATAAAGCTTTCGAAAGGCCTCTGCCATTCAGGAAAAGTAGAACCATAAACATTTCTTCTTTCCCAATCTTCTTGGGCTGTCCTATCTTGCCAAAATTTAGTATTAAAAATTGTATCTCTATGCGCTAAATATTCTTTTGTTCTTTCAAATTTATATCTTCTATCTGATATACCTAATTCAGAAGCTGTTTTGTCTTTGTATTCATATCTACTAAAATTATATTTTTTAGTTGTTTGTTCTACTCTATTTCTTATTTCTTGAACTTTTATCTTTTGATCTGGAGAAAGATTTTTTGAATCTATAGCGGCATTTAGTTGTTTAAATTGATTTGAGTACGGGGCAACATCAGCCAATATACTCAGTTGATCGACTAAACCATATCTTCCTGTTTCATCAGAGTTTAGTGTATTAAATCTCTCATAACCTCTGCCAGGCAACCTTAGCTCGCCTTCTGCGATTCGCGTAAAAGGGTCACCTCTTGTGAAGTCAGTAAAATACTCTGCGCCCGGCAGGAAGGGGTATTGCTCACCCATAGTATTTTTTATTGGGTTTAAATAATCTACTCCTGATCTTTCCTTGGGAATAAATCTTCTTACTATTTCGGAAAATTCTAAGTTGCCCAAAGCACCTTGCGCTGGGAGTGGAAGGTCGCCAGCACCACCAAGATTTAAATCCCAGAATGCTCTTGTTGTTCCATATGCTTTTGAAGCAGACTGCAAAGTTGCTCTGTCTGGCTGGTAATCACCTTGACCAAAGCCAAATTTTTCTCTTAGAGAAGAGAAACCGAAACCGTAAATACCAGCCATTTCTTGAGTTGTATATCCTAGATTACCCATTTGCATTTGCAATGCACCAGGTGACAAAGGTGAACCAGTAGGAACTATTTGTGCTGGCATTACCCCACGTTGTTTTGTCGGGCCGTATGCCATTTGCATTAATGGTTCATTTAACCCAGCTATTGTTCCTTTTGTTAATCTTCCAGCTGTGTATAACGGAGTGCCACCAGCTGATCCATAGCTTGCATTAGAAGCTGATATCATTCCAGGCCCAGCTCCGGTTCCACCGCCGCCGCCACGACCACCAATTCCACCACCAGGAGAAGTTAAATACGGTGTTGCATTATAGGCGCCTGCTTGACCTGCTTGAACATAGTTTTGCAAACCTTGTGTTAATTCCTGTTCATGCATTAATACTTGTGGTTTTAGAATTCTTCCAAGAGTCGCGTTTAATAGTGGTACAGCCGGACCAAACGGACCAGAAAAATATTCTCCAGTTACAGGATATGGTCTATCCTCAAAGTGTTTTCTTTCAAACCTATAAGGGTCTATCGGTCTTAGTGGAGAAATATCATTGTAGTACAAGAATTTTTCCATCGGACTTCCATAAGTGTCCGAAGTAAACATTGCCCCACCTTGCAATTTCCTATACCAGGACGGTCTGTAATACTGAACTTTTCCTCCAGCAAATGGTGTGTTGCCAAGCGGCCAAAAACGACCCTGTCTTATGGGGACAAGTCCTTCTGTTAGTTGTTCTTTTTTATCTTCATAAGTATCACCACCAGGTGTAATACCAGAAAGAATTGACCTTGCTTCAACTACTCCACGAGCTGCTTTAGTTGTGAAAAACGGTGAATAAACTCTTTCTCCATCTTTATCTTTTGGCTGGGTATAACCACCTATTGTCCTGTCCACTGTCATCGCTGTTGTTCCAGCCGCAAAAATAGGGAGAACCCTCTTGCCAACCATGCCACGCATATACAAATCAAGAGGACCATTGAACCTAGATGTATCTAGCTGCATTCCTAGCGTGCCGAAATATCTATTCAAACGCTCAACACCTTGAGAAACTGCAGTCCCGGCTACAGAATAATCTTGCGGATTTTTATAAGTGCCGACTCCTAGTGCACTTTTAATTGCTCCAAATGGATTTTTATCGAATACAGTTCCAAACGTTGGAACAAAAGTAATAGATTGACCAGAGCCCAATGGGTCTATGCTAAATTCACTTGGCTTAAATGCCGCTGTTCCAAATTTTCTTCTACCCAAAGGCGACAGCGCGTTGAAAGGCCTTCTTAGATTGCTGGCTATTAAAGACTCTGTTCCACGCGTGAATGGATCGAACAATGATCTAGCTGCTGCGCCACCGGAAGAGCTAGAAGTAGTTATTTTCAATAAAGCTTCAACTGCATTTCTTGCATTTTGTTCAGAAGAAATAGATTGATTAAAAGTTCTGTACGCACTAATATTAAATAGCGTTGACAGTGCCGCCGCTTGTGCTTCTGCGTACTGCGAAGCTGGTATAGACTTCTTTAAGTTTGTTAATACATTTTGTATGTTAACAAACATGCTTTCGGTAGTAGAACCGCCCTGACCAAGAACTGCGTTTGTCTGCGAAACATATCTAAATATTTCGTTCCTTAATTCATCAAGTCTAGTTGTAATTGTTGATGATTTACTTGAAGACTGTGCTGCTGCAGCTAAGTCAGAATCTTTAACTATGTTTCTTATTCTTGAATAAGACTCTTCCAAGAATCTTGAATCAATCCCTCTTTCTCTAGCTTGCGCAGAGAGCAGCGGCTTCATCTCTTCTAGTCGAGCAACGAAATCTCTTGCCTGCTGAGCGGTTCTAACTTCTGATACTTTGCCTAACCCAGCTCTTGTAAAAGTTTCAGGAGCTATAGTTTCAAGCTCTTGCATTATCTTATCTGTGTACCCATAACCAAAAGTTCTCTTCCTGAATATATCAGTGCCTTTTAGTATTTCAGATTCACTATATGTGTTGCTAATTTTTCCAGTTGAATCTATTAAATTATATCTGTCGCCAGTTTTATCTAATTTAAATGCTTTTCTAGTTCCACCCTCTTTCATCATTACTTCTTCACCACTTAAAAGGCGAGATATAACTTGAGGATTATTTATGTCTTGAGATCTATTGCGGAATCTTGACAATAAACCGAACAATGAGTTTGGTTGATCGGCGTCAATGTCCATTGCATTTTTGAATCGCCTTGATCTGTCAGAGTTACCTAAAACAAAATCTAAAAACTTTGAACCAGATTGTCCATCTACATCATAGGCGGGTGTTCCAGGCATGCCAGCAGCAAAGCGTGCATGCTTGGTGAGCATTTCGGTACTTCTAGTTGGTAATGGTCGGTAAGTTCCTCTTAAGGTTTCTCCAAAAGTTTCTCCAGAGAATTCATTTGTTGAATAAGAAGTTATTTTGCCTTTAGTTCCCTTGGTAGCGTGCCATATATGAAAGTCTGCTCTGCTACCAGGAAGATCGCCAAATGGCTGGACTGTTGACCCAGGTGAATATTGTAGAGGTCCTTTTTGTGCCATTTCGGCAAAAGATCTGCGACCAAACAAATCGGCTGGGTTAAGTTTAATGATAGGTATGTGTAGGTCTGAGGCAAAAAAGTTCGCAACATTTTTAAATGATGTTTTAATTGAACTAAAATCTAATGTTTGTCCAGACCTTGTTTGATAAACTCCTTCTAATTTGTTGAATCCTATAGATTTAGATACTGGGTCATCTATAGCCATTCTTCCAGCTAGATTTTTTATTATAGACTGTTCTCTATCGGGCAGGTGCGCAAACTTACCCTTGTCTACCGCTTCGCTTATCAAAAGCGGCTTCATCCCAAAGAGGTTGAAATTTCCTTCAAATATTCCTGAGGTTATTTTTTTGTTTCTAATTAAAAAAGATTTTAAATTTGTAAAATCGTTTGGATCAAATCCCCTATTAGCCAAACCATTTCTGACTATATCTTCGGATACCATCCTTCCTTCTAAATCTTTTAATGGTATCCCTAATACTTGAGCTGTTTTTCTTTGTAAGAATTGTTTCTTTACACTATTTAGTGGACCAACAAAATCTTGATACACAGCTTTTTCTGGTTTTAGAATAGAAGAAGCGCGATCAACTAAATCGTTTCTAGAAAATGAATTCCATTGGTTTTTAATTTTTAACTTTACACCATGTTGGAATTCTTTGCTGGTAAAATATGTATTGGTTTCTTCTACAACTTCTTTTAAGAATTGATCTGATGTTTTTCCTGCCCCTGCAACATTTGCCAAAGCTGTTTCATAATCTTTTCCGCCCTTAACACCTTTAAGTCTATCAAGCAGTATGTCAAAGTAACTTTCTTCATCTCCATGGATTTTCATCTTTCCAATTGAGATCATATTGGTTGGATGAGTCTTAGCCCCTGGAGTTACAACCTTGATTTGATTTACAAAACTGTCAGTTTGTTTTGGGTCTAAACCTTTAGATGAAAGTCTTTGGCTTAAAAGTTTTTTGTATTCACTTTCCTGTTGACCTAAATAAAAACCAGACCTAGTAAAACTTGAGTCTCCAGGACCACCTGCACCAAGGATCGATACCTGATTAGCCATCTTAGATAGTCTGCTAGAATACTGTGCTTGTATCTTTTGCATTGCAGAAACTACGTCTGCGGACCTTGGGCTAGAAGAAGATAATACTCTTGAATGTTCTATCGAGTTCTGTAAGGCGTCGTAAGCTTTTCCGTAAACCCTAAACTGTTGTGTTCCTGCCCTTATTCCTGCGTTTAAACCTCTAAAGGCTGGTATCGTATCTATTATCCCGGGGCCAATTTCCCCATCAGAGTTTTTAACGCCAAATGCGAGGGCTTTAGCATAATTGGTAGCTCTCTTCATCCCCGGGTCTCTAGCCCCTCTAGAGGCCTCGTAGGCGGCTCTGGCGCCCTTCCTAGCCTTATGCAGGGCATCTACGAATCTAGGTTGCTCGTTGGCTCCCATAGCTGTTGTAGCAGCGTTAAATGCCCCTGAGGATTGAGCTGACTTTTTTAAGAATGCATTCCCAGCGGTGGCCATATCATGGCCGACTTCTCCAAGAACTTCAGTTAAGTTTACAAACCCTTTTGCTGCCTTTTCTTTTATCGGACTTAAATCCGATATGCTGGCCATAGAATATTTGAAAGTATTCATCGAGCTCTTAGATGCATTAAGAGCTGCTCCACCACCTTCGAATGGCAAGATCATTGTTGCCATTGTTGTCACTGATGTTTTTACAAAGTCGCTTACAACATCAACAGGATTGTACCAGTTTATTTTTTTTCTGTTATCGTCTTTTCCAAAGAGTGGATCTGTGACCATTCTTTGTGCGCCCCATAGGGCTGGAAGTTCGTACGGCATTCTTCTGCCGACTCTAATCATCCTTTGTTGAAGGTCTTCTTTAAGACCCCAAATCGCAGCTGGCTCTGAAGTTAATCCTCTTCCAGCTTGATCTAATTCATTCTTTGAAAATGAATAACCAAAATTTTCAAAAGTTCCGTGTCTAGACCCAAGATAGCCAGTTGTTAATTCATCGCCAGATTCAAAGACCAATTTTTCATATGGATCGTTTACGCCATTGATAGCTCTTTTAACGCCTTGTAAATTGTCAAGATGTCTTCTAACATCTATCATATCTTTGATTAAAGATGTTTGACCAGACTCTTGTATTTTTTGGGTTAGCTTAAGACCACCTTTCCTGAGCATGGCTGAACCAACGCCAGCAACAAGCATTGTTGTTCCTGCATGCGCAAAAAAACGCATGACGGGATGGCCGCCTAGGGCTTTTGAAACTGCACCGCTATCTTGGGAAATGCCTTCTGTTTCACCCTCATTCAGAGGTACGTCACGAGACGTTACACCATTACCCAAGTTATGTAATGGACCACGATCTCTAATCAAGACTTTCTCCTGTTACTTTAATCCCCATAATTTTTGAGCAATAGGGTCTGAATAACTAGCTTCTCCTTCTTTCTTAGAAAGATTATGTCTAGCTTCACTGGTTTTTTTCTTCTCTATTTCTTCTTCTGGATCAATTAATTGAAGATTAATATTTGTTGGCTCAACGCCATTTATACTTTGTTGTATTTCAATAATTTTTTCAGATAGTGCGACATTTTCTGCTAATTGGGAAAAGGTCATCCCATCTAAATCTTTAGGGTTGTACGTATGTATAGTAGCGAGAACAAAAGCTTTCATTAAACTTCTAACTTCGTTAGCTTTTTCCCTTTTATCTTCTAGTATGTTTTTGGCTATTTTGGCTGAATAGAAACCAGATACGTCAACTATCTGCTGCGACAAGGAAGATATTAAACCAGGAGGCAAAGAATTAATATTAAAATCTTCAGGATAGATAACCGCAGCGCCGATAATAATATCTTCTATATCTACCGAAGAGTGGGCATCCGAGTTTTTATACTCTATGATTTTGTCGTATTCTTCAAATGTTAATTCTCTGAAAAACACTTCTTGTTTTTTAACTAAAGTGCTAAAGATAGAACCATATCTTTTTTTTAACTCATAGAGTTTTTCTGGATCCATAATTAAATTATAATTGTCTTACCTCTAAGGCGACGAATCCCGATGCCTCTAAAACTTCTTGCGAAATCAAAGATGGAACTCCAGCCATAATACCACCAGTATTATTTTTATCGTACTCAGGATACAGCATGCAGAGTTCTGATATGGCTTCTTCATTCCACATGTTAGCTTCTGCAGAAGATAGTTGGCCGGCTTGAACTAATTGCTCCATCTTCTTAACAAGATTCTTGTATTCTAATCTAGATAGAACTCTCCAAACAATGTGCTTATCAAAAGATAAAGAAGTTACATAAATATCTCCATACACTTCTTTCCAATGCTTGATGATCCCGGCGGTTGGCCCACCTTCCCATATCTCCTGTTCGTCATCTAAATCTTCGACAGATTTTGATTCATCGTCAACCTGTGCCACTTCAACAGGCTCTGCGGTTATCTCTATAACTTCATCAACGTTGACTTCTTTTGCCATTTCAGGGTTTGTGGAAATGGAAACTTTTCTCTGCGTAGCCATAATATCTCCTTGTATTAAAACACTAGTTCACTTATCATTATACATTATATATGCAATATATTCAATATATTTAATTTAAATTATTTGAAGACTGATCCGTTGCGGATTGTCCATTTCTTCCTTGATTAGTATCGGAAGTATTTTGAGTAGTTCCAGACTTGATAAAACCAAGATTTACTTCACTAAAATAAAGATCTCTGGCTATGAACTGATAGCTCTCAGCAACTGGTTGTCCACCTGTGCCGTAAGAAGTCGCCATACCAAGAAGCTGTACTTCTTGCAGAACTATTTTCATTGGGTTAGCATTGTTGTCAGTTCTTATTAATCTTTCATTTATATCTGACACAATCATTCTATCTAGATTGTCTGTTATAACTCCCCCTGTGGTGCCGCTATAATCAAGCGGACTCATAGAGGCTTCTTGAGCACCATAGAGAATGACAAAATTAAACGGTGGATGAGCACTAAAAATATTATGACCAGAATCTTTAGCGATTTTTGACAAAGGATCTGCTGTTATTCTGTCAAGCTGACTATAGGCCCAATATTTTTCTATGTTTTTTTGGTCATCAGCTGACTCTAATTTTGACCTTAAAGAAGAAACAACTCCACCCATACTCTCTTGCGGTGTAGGGTTCTTAACTCTTACCGAAGCTGCTTGCTCTATCAGGTCCGTCATTCTTCTAGGGTAACGAGTGTATATCGTAAATTCACCACTAACGATTCTTGTGCCATATAAGACTGTATCGTAATTATAAGACCAGAAACCATATAGCGGTTGCTTTTCCTGTTTAATCGAATAACTGAAAGATGATATATCTAATTCGTTTTCTGGTTCAAAAAGTCCATCAACATACACCTTGATGTCTTCCCCACCAAAGTAGTAATCATAATAATTACTAAATCTTTTGTCTTTATTATCTCCAGTTGGTCCACCAGACCAAACTGAATCTAAATTGGATAAAGGATTAAAATTTTCTTGATAATAACTATTTGACACTTTTTTTCCTTAAGAAATTACTTCATCTGTTATTAAATTAGAATACATGGCGGTTACGGTCTCGCCATTAACTGTATCCCCAAAAATATTTCTATTAATATTCAAAATATTATTTGTTTGCGCATCAGTCATATTACCATACTTTTCTTTTTCATATGACATATTGACCATCGGCTGTATGCCCCTAGCCATGAAGGTGTACGTTTGCTCTGTGATAAGGTCGTCTACAGACATAGTCTGGCCTTCATCTACTATGGTCACGCCAAATATTTTCATCTTAGCTGCATTTCCATACTCATTAAAGAATGTTAATACAATATCAAAAGGTGGAAGCATATCTGCTAATGGAGCGAAAAAACCATTGCTTCTAGCAAGGTATTCTTTGTATTGCTTTATTCTATAAAAAGCATACTCGTTAAACACTGTGAATATTAGTGAGCCAGCTATAGTTCTGCCACCCTTAATAAAGCCTCTAACATTAGAATGACCTAACGTTCTAACTGGACTATTTTCCCTGTGTATTGAATAGGATATTGTTTGCAGTTCACCTATATCTATAACGTCACCAGCACTGGTGATTCTACCATCTGGACCTATTTGAGGAATTATCATAGTGGCAACCGTATCGGCTCCCGAAAATGACATGTTGGAAAGTATTGATTTAAAATCAGTTGCTGGGTCGTATTCTGGTCTTACTTCAGAAAAACTAGAAATATTTGAAGTTTGATTCACTTCTTGCATTTTTACCTAACCAGTCTTTTAAATAAATAATGCATGGGTGTTACCCCATGCATTACTCATAACTTGTAATTGTTTAAAATTACGGACGAATAATATTTGAATTAAGTCCCGAGTTCGTTACTGCGCCTTGGCTCAAAATGTCATTAAGCTTAAGAGAACTTTGATCAGCTTCTTTGTCCACCTTGATGGCGTACATAGGGCCGAGCTCTCTAGCTACATAAGTCATTGTTTCTTCGATAACGATATCGTCCATCGAAGCTCCCGAACCTTCGTTCAAGAGTTCAACTCCGTAGATTGAGCGAACTGCTGCTTGTCCATATTCATTAACAAAAGTTACTGTAATGTCAAATGGTGGAATTTGGTCAGCGTAATAAGGAACCTTTTTAACAACGTCCTTGCTAAAATTACCAGCAGTTCCTAAACCAGCTATACCTCTACCTACTGACTGAGTATCACCTGGGAGTGTGTTATGTGCTCTGGTGTAGAACATTTGCTTTGAATCTTGTGATTCATAATTCTTGTCCAACATTGTGTAAAGTGCTGGGCGATCAAAAACTGTAAAAATTAATGATCCAGCGATGCCACGCTTTCCTCTTGAGAAAGATCTTGGGTTTGGTGAACCCATTGTGTAAATAGGTGCTTTTTCTCTTGTTACAGAAAATGTAATTCCTGAAAGTGCGCCAATCTCTACTCCACCAAAAGTTGCAACTATGTCTGCACCTGAAAATGTAGTATAAGTGTTAAGATATTTATTTACTGGGTTATATGATTCTGCTGCCATTTGCTACCCTCCAACCGGTATATTATATGTTAATGGATATTTGAACCTGGATCGAATTAAGTTCGAACGCAGGTGTTAATACGAGGTCTACAATCGCCATGTTATCTGAAGGAACATATGTAACATTGAAGTCACTCTCCAGCAAGGCACCTTTGACTTGCATACCACGTAAGCCTGAAGAAATTGCTGTTTCCATTGAATTTCTTACTTGTATTGTTGATGGTTCGCCAATGAACTTTTGACATACTTGACGAACTAGTTGTGAAGCCTCATCTACGATTCTCTTAGTTGAGAGTCTTAGATAGTCTGAATTTGCTGCCGAGTAAGTTACTGCTCCACCGAATACTGCAATCTTATTAAAGTTCAATATAACAGCGTTTACTGCTGCGGCATTCAGGGTTACTTGCTGCACTCTTGTGGGTGCGTAACGAAGAGCTTGAACATTGTAAAGAGCTTTGTTTGTTAGGCCCGTGTACGATGGTGTTCTACTCATAGTCGCCGCAAGCGATGCTGCTCCGTTTGAATAACCGTAATCTGTAGTTCCACCAGAAGTTGTTGTAGCGTATCCTACTGGTTTTACTTCTGTAGCTATAATTGAAACATACGAACCAACAGCCTTCATAAGCGCATTATTCCTGTCTGGCAAGAGTGCCAAAGAAGAAGACATATGTGATGAAACTTGCGCTGGTGTTAAAGTTTCTCTTGAACTTGCTACGTATGGCGCTATACCCATCACTGCAATGCACGGGTTTGTATTTTCGGAAATATCTTTTACTTTACTTGCTACCTTATATGCCCAGTTATTTGCTGTTGTATTGGAGTTGTTTGCGTGGAAAAGATAATCTTGTGCGTTTGGTGTCGCTCCTGTTGTGGCATCCCAGTCTGATGAATTGCCACCTCTACCCCAAGGTATGATAACATCTGGGATTGCAGCCTCTGCTGCTGCAAAAGCTGCGTTAAAAATATCTTCGCCATAACTAGCAAATCCTGCGCTAGCGCTTTTTAGTTGTCCATTTGTGTGGTCAAACTGCGTGTCATAAGGAAGTGGAACAAGGTGAATTCTTTCTGCGCCTGCAGTAATCAATTCCAAAAATGCTTTATGGAGATCTGAACCAACACCAAAAGCGTCAATAACATCTTTCTCTGTAGTAGCTTGCACTACGTCAAGGTCAGCAACCTTGTTCATAGCATTATAAGCAGTTGTTTCCGTAGAAGGATCGAACTCATTTTTGTTTCTTTTGGCTATCGCCACAATTCTTGGTCCCGCTGGGACATCTTGCCTTGAGACGCTGTAGAAGCGATCTCTAATTAATGTTGTTACACCCGGTGTAGCCATGTTATCTTTGAACCTCCGACAGAATAAGTCTTGTGATATAGTAACAACTAAGTCATAAAAATAACTATCAATATATTAACTATGGGAATTTTAATACAGGTTTTAATGACGTGGAGTAGCAGTATTCTCTAAGTCTATAAGGTTAATGTTTATATCTTCATAATTTGGAGTTGCTGCGGCTAAGAATTCTGGCTCATAGGCCATAAACTGTCTTACATCTATAGCTATCTTTTCTATCGTATTAGCTTGTGCTGCAAAGACCTTTTCTGTGGTGAGCATGTAAGTGACCGTTCTTTTGTGAACGTCCTTAGAATCCCTATTTACTTCTGAATCCGAAAGTCTTCTGGAGTAGACCAATTCTGAAGCCCCTATCTTTTTAAAGATTGGAGTATACTCCAGCATGAAGTCCTCAAAAGATTCTATTAAAGATTCAACCAAATAAGAGTTGTCCTGGTCATCACAAACAGAATTTGAATCTGGTCCTGATCTTTTTCCAACTGGAGACATGGCCGTAAATGCAACAACGTTCTGGAATCTTTGACCATAAACATAAACATTGTCACTTGTTATTTGTCTCATTCGTGGTTTTGGTTCAACGGAATGAGCTTTTCTTAACTCTAAAGAATAAACTATTATTGCATCTGTGGTATCGTATTCTTGAGTTGCTGGGTTAAACCAGGTAAAAGAATTATCCCCATTTGACGTTGCCTTGATCGGATAGTTCGGAAAGCTTTCTTCCCATAAAGACTTTACAGCTGATATAAATTCTAGGTAACTTAAATTCCCATCAGACTGGAGTATGTTTGCAAAACGCGATTTATCCATCGCATCTGCCAAGCCAAGCTTTGGCATGCTGATCGGTAATTGTGCCATCTTAAGCCGCCGGTCCTGCTGATAAAGAAAGGTTAATTTTTTTCAAACCTAAAGAAGAAGTTAAATTAATATTTAATATTAATAGACCTTGTTCCTGTTCAGATTGTTCTGCTTTAAATTCATAGTCAACAATTGAACCATTCTTCTTTAATGTTGACAACATATTAGTAACACTAGTTACAACCTTGTCATACCCAAATTTTCCTATGTAATCATAGCCGTACGCTTTGACTTGGCTAGCTACATATGAAGTTAACCTCATTTGCGGAAGTTTCGAAAACACAGAATTAACATTTGAAAGGGTGTAATCACTGGTCAGGTACACTTCATATACATTACCCCTACGTGCTTTAGTGCCTCTATATATTGTGTTTATGCCGATTGAGTCAAGTGTATTTAATTGAGTAGAATTTAGGTCTACACCGTACAAAGATAAAGCCCCTGGAATTCTTTTTCTTGTTAAGCCCATATTTAATTGAGACTGGGCTATCATCCCAGCAACAGCTGCTGCAACTGAGGCGGTGTAGGTGTTGTCTATTTGCAGGTGAGAGAACACAGCCTCCCCATATACTGGCACAACGTATCTTCCTATGTCAGAAGCAATTTGCGTGCTAGATGTAGTGTTAATGAATGTAGTATATTTATATCTAAGATATTTACTATTTTGAATCAACTCAATATCAGACGCACTTATTCCATTCCCCCTACTGCCTATAACGCCAATTTGCACGTACCCAGTTTCGTTGTGGAAGTCATTGCAATAGTGCACGAGTTGTGACAAGAAATCTACTCCACCAGTTTTTATTATAGAAGCTTCTAATGGAACAATTATATCTATATAGTCTAATTGTTTTATAATACTATATGTTTCAATCAATCTTTCATAATATTTTTCATAGAAAGTTTTAAGAGTTTGTCCATTAAAAACGGCATAAGCTTTGTTTCTATCTTCTACGCTTAAAACATATTCCGACATCGGGGCTGCCGCGCATATGAATATGTTTCTTGCGCCTGCGCCATATGCATCTAATACACCTCTAAGTAAAGGGCTGTTCTTGTTCCCAGATAAAAGATCTATTGCATTTTGTACTGAGTTTATCTTTACTGGATTATTTAATTCTAATCCATCTGCGTGACCTATCAATAATATTGATTGCATATTAGTTTGGTTCAGGTCATCATAAGACGGTTTGTAAGTTATTGTTGCAGATTTATTTCCTTGGCCAACACCTGAGGCTAAATCATATAAAGTGTCTTTTAATTCAAATTGAACTGTTGAACTCAATAAATTTCCATCGATGTAGGTTCTAGCTACAATAGTGTAAGTGCCGCTGAATAAAGAATTTTGTGCTTCTATATTTTCTGGAATTCTATAGTTAAAAACAAACTCAGTTGTTCCATTTCTCTCTATATAGGCGTCAGGGCTTGTCGTAGAATTTGTATATCTATAAGATATAGGAACTCCTATAATTGCCCCTGATTGGTCAAGGCCCCTATAAACACTAACTGTAACGTCTGAACCATTTGCTATTGGATCGTAGGATAAACCGCCATTTAATAAGGCGGAAGTAACAGACGCTGTTCCAGAAGAAACAACAACGCTGACATTTGATTCTACTGTTCTATAACTAAATGTATTATTAGTTACCTCTTCTATTGTATGTAATCCATTAAATACTGAATCTACTCCAGCAATTGTAACTGCTTGTCCAACTTGAAAACCGTGGTTAACAACTGTAGTTATTGTTGCTTTGTTGTTTAATATTTGTTTAAATGAAATATTTTTAGAATTAGTTGATGTAGTTGAAGTTGCTCTAGCGTCACCAACAAATGTAAATCTAAATTTTAATTGTTGATTTTTTTTTACTATTAACACCTTAAACCTGTTTTTCCCTAGTTGCTCCAACTGTCCAGTAAACTATTTTGCCACCCTTGCCTCTAATTGGTGCACTAGTATCTATCACGTAGATAGTATATTTGCTCGAAACATTGGGGATCATCTCGTAGATTCTATCACCCTCGCCTGGATTAATGGAACCTTCAAAATAATAAACAACATCGGAATTAACGATGATTCCTTCGTCTTCTTCACTAGCTGATTTAGCTTCAAATCTTCCTTTTGGAAAAACGCTTCTTGTGGTCACCTGCTGGAGATTATCTTCATAATTGCCATTGGCTTTTTTTCTTTGTATAAAAACATCATAGCCCCATTTTTTTAAAATGTTCATAAATGATTTTTCAAGATTAATCATAATTATGCAAACCCCTCTTGGGGATAGGGTCGTAAGATAGCTCCCTAGATCTACTCGTCCCGTAAAGATCTCTGTCTGTCAAATAAGTATTTCTTCCTGTATCTGGATCTATATAATTCCCAGCATTTATAACTGGCATTGTAGGTAGTCCCTTTGGCTGGAAACCTCTAGCTCCAGTTATGCCAGCTAACATTTCTTTTCTCAATGCTGCTGCAATCTGGCACCACGTGACAGCATTGCCCCTGCTTATGTTTGTCCTTGGGAGATTTCTTGCTGTGACGGTTAGGTCCCCCAATTGCACAGAGACGTCATCGTCGCCGCCATAACTATATGTCCTACTGAGGTCACAAGCTGTAGCCGCTTTTATATATTCTAAGCTAGTATAGTTTATTCCAGATGCTGGATTAGAATCATTAAATCCATAAATATCTCTGACCTCCATTGAATGATAATGAATTATTTCCCCAATTTCAAGCAAAGATGCTTCCGGGAAATAGGCTTGCATTTCTTCTGGGTTTAAATAAATCGGATCAACGTCTGCTGCAAACATAATTATCTCATCTGCTTTTAGCGTTATAATTGGCTTATAGGTATCGGTTGACGTACTTACATAAAGCTGCTGGTTAACTGTTATTGAAGTTCCACCGGGTATATTGCCTACGAAAACTATTTTATACGTGTCAGCAACCGTGGGGGTAAAATCGTAATAGTATTCTGAGCTAGTAAGAGCAGTCGCAGTAGTCGAAACAATTTGAGTATTATCTGATTTATAAACAGTGACCAAAACAGAGGTAGGACTGACTAGTATTTGTGCCCCAGTAACATTGTTTACGTCAACAAACTTTACTTTTATTCTTACTTGATCATTTACCAATACGGTGTCAGTTAACATGGGAGCTCCAAAAGAAATTAATATTTAATATAGTAATTATACTTATCCTATTATGGATATTTGCCCACTTACACCAACTGATATAACTTGGGCTGAAGATATAGCGCTTACGTCTTTGTCCAAAACCTCTACAGAAACAATTCCTTGAGGGTTTATGTCTATGCTTAAAACGCCAATTGTTGTTAAATTTGAATAATCTTCGTTAGAAGCATAAAATATTGTTATATTATTTAATACAATTGGGTTTATTAGACTATCTGCATAAATTATTAAAATACCATCATAAGACACATTAGGACTATTGTAGGCTATTGCTTCTCCGTATTTCATGATTTAAATTGCTTTTCCCTCTTTGCTTGCTTGGTCCCGTCTTGTGGTATCCACTGATGCAAAGTCAACCAATCTAAAGTTGAATATTTTTCAATGTTTAAAGTTTTGTCTAAAATGGGCATACTCTCATTTTTGTTTTCTACCATTAAGACCACCACCCGGTTTATAGGACATAAGATCAAGCTACTGGTTCGTATGCGCTCACTGCGTGAATGAATACAACCCTATTAGCAATTAAATCAAATAGTAACAATCAAAATTTAAAACTTCATCCCTGGGTTAAGGCTCCGACTAATCGCAATACCTCAGCAGCGTTTTGATTGTTAGCATAATCTTTAGACGCTAAATTAGCTAAATCTTCTCTCAAGAATGGTAAATATAAATTTGCCATTCTGGTAGCTATATCGGTTGACTCTAATGGATTATATATCTTTTCTCTAAGCTTTTCATTTGCGCTACCATGGCCATACCAACCGAGGTAGCTATACCTAACTCCGCTTTCTACGGGCAACACTTGATGAGTAGCTATATAATTGCTTGGGAACATCAATATATCACCTTTTTTAGGCTTATATTTTATATTTAAATAATTAAAATAATGCTCTCCACCAATATAGTCATCGTTCACATACACTACAGAACCAACTACATTCTTCGCAGCGAGTTGCATTTTCGGTTCTTCTAGACCAAAGATGTAGTCACAACTATTATCGGAATGTGGGCCCAAGTATGACCCAGGACCATAGGATACAACATGCCCCTTGGATCTCCACCATATACACTTAAACAACATAGGGTATTCCATTATATATTGAAGTAAACACTTATATTTTATATCTTCGATAAAAGCTAACAAAACAATTGATTCAAGAGATTTATCTTCATGTATCTCTATGCTCCTAAAGGGCATTTCGTTGACGGTTCTTTCGTTAAAATAATAACCACTTCTATTTATATAACAGGGCGCACCAGTGTCAGGGTCGATTGATGGTTTGTACATGTTTTCTTTTTCTCTCAATATATGGCCGCTAGCCCATTCGACAAAGTAGTCCCAATCTACGTCCAAGACTTGTTCAAAAAGCAATACTCCGTCTCCCAACTTCTTTGGAGATACTTTTTTATAATTGAACTTTTCCTTCAACATTATGATGCCATCCTGACTGTATCCGATATGCCTAATTGTATCACAATAATTTAAGTTGAGCTTTCTTTAAGTGGTCATAATTTTCTTTTTTTATATATTTTGAAAAGCAAAATAAATTGGCAGTAAACACTTCCGGCGATAAAACTTTATCGTGGTTATACTGGGGCTTCCACCTCACCGCATTGTGAAATTTATCAAGTAAATATATAGTCCCTCTACCATAGGCTCCCTGCTTCACCTTCCTGTCTATGGGGTTAATCCTATAAATGTAATATGAATTACCATTATCTATGCTATCTAAAAAGCCATTATCAGAATCTATATTCAAGATTCTTTTATCCATTTTATATAAAAGAGATTTTATAGCCAATGAAGAAAAATTTTCTACGTTTACAATAAGCTCGATACTTCCGCTAATGTGGAGAGAGTTATTGCTGGTGGTGCAGTATGAATAGCTGTTTAGCTTTGGTTCTAGAAAAAACGTATCCATATTTATATTATGATATTAGATTATCCCTAATATCATATCGTATAACTTATCTAATTCATTTAATTCTAAAGTAAAATTATTTAGAATGTATTGCTCAATAGTGTCATTGGCCGTAGAATTATGACCCGGTATATTAATTAATTTATTCTCAAATTTATAATTACTAATATTTTCTATATTAAATTTTTTTCTAATGTCTTCCATCAAATTGTGGGAGCTATAAAGCAAAGCATCAAATGTGGCAATAAAAAAATTATTCTTATATTTATCCTTCGCATTTAAAATATATCGAAAGTATTCCAAATGGGTGTCTAGGATGTGATCTATTGTTTCTTTGAAAATCATAGAACGTATATAAGCGTCCAAAGTTTTTTCATCTTTATATATATGTTCAATGTTATCTTTTTTATTCTGATAAGACACCAATGAAGATGCTGTCCCCAAGCTTCTTCTTAAAGTAACTACGCAGGGGATACCTTTTGACAGGCTTCTTTCAATATTGGATACTTCATGAGTTAAGGCTCTATTTATAGAGATGGTAGGAAAAGTTTCCAATAAAAGTTTTCTAAGGCTATTATTGCCTTGGCGCTGAAAACCATCAACGCAAAAAAGATGTGTACTTTTACTACTTATAGGTCTGGTAAAATTAAATAAATTATAATAACTTCTTATATCTACTGTGTCCATGTAAGACCAAACTCTAACTCATCCATAGATTACCAAATCTGCAACACAAAGACTTAGTCTTTGATTATTATGGTAGTCCCCTGAAGAGATGAAATATGATAAAAGCATATATTATCAATTTTTCTAAGATTTTCATGCATAACATAATACGGTGACATCAGCTGCATATTCAAGCTTTTTGAAGAATTTGAATTTGATGCCCCATATGTAGTCATCAAATCGCCACTTGCACCAAGAATTATTGTTCCGCCACTTGCCATAGAATCTATTAATTTAAGAAAAATATCATCATCAAAATAACTGACTAATATTTCTGCCGTTGTTAAGATCAGGTCTAAATCTTTCGGGCCCTCTCCATTTGCTATATCTATCAAATTCACAACATTAAAAGTTGTTTCCTCTTCATCATAAAACTCTTCTAGTCTATTTAACCAGTAGTCATTGGATACAAAAACATTTTCTCCACAGAAAGTAGATAAGAAATTACTCTTAGCATCTCCTCCGCTACCAATCAATAGCGTCCTGTTTGGTTTTATCATTCTAAATAACATTTCGCTTATTACATCACTATACAACAACACATTTGTGAGTATCGGCATTTTTGCAACTAGTAATTCAGGCCTTCGGATTTCTCCGTACCCATAATTGGTTGATTTTATAGATCTATCCATACCAAGGGAGATTTCATTTTCCACAATTTTACTATTGATTAATGCTTGTTCTTCAATTGATAAAGAACCTGCTAACTTTGTTTTAGAAAGATTATAACCACCTTTTATAATATCAACCCAGGTTGGGGCGACCCATTTGCCCTGTGCATAATCCGTGATTCTGTTTTGTTCTTCTAACATTTAGATACCCGATTCGTTTATTTTTGCTGCATAAAGCTTATAATTGTATAAATTATTAATTATTTTCATAATTAATACTTTTCTTAATCTTTGAGTTTCTGGTTCGATATAATCCTGAGACATAATTCTATCTTGATATGGATATATTTCATTAACTTTTTCTATAAATACATCTATTTCTATGCTAGCATAATCTTGTTCTGCTAGTCCTATTTCTAGACATATCTTATCTAATCTCGATTTTAGATAAGATGTATATTCTGTAGGGTTAAATTTCATTTTTAGCTCCTATGACCAAGGATCTGAATATACTTGGAATAAATATAAATTAAATTCTTCATCTATTGGTATTCTGCCCTGGCCTTGTACCTGATTAGGTTTATCGCTTTTTTTTACATAACTTTTTGTAGCGCTATTATATTTCAGATTTTCTAACGCAGAAAAATTCATAAATAATGTCATTATGCAACCGTGTTTAATAAATTTTTTAAAATTGCGATATTATTTTCAAGCATCTTGTAAGTTCCTTCTTCATTAGAGCTAGAATATTCATCAGGTAGAATAACACCATTCGTATATGCGTCTTCTGGATCGAGACCCAAGATCCTTGCCACTCTATATATATGAAGTTTCTTTTGGTGTATAACTTCATCTGTTAAATGCTGCTTTAATTCTTCTGGGATACTGTCAAAAATTGCCATAATGTATAGGTTTCCTTTTTGCGGGTAGTATTATTCAAGTTCTGCAATTAAAGATAATAAATCTTTATACACTTCTACAATTTCCTGTAAATCGCGCTCTATGTGAGAAGCTGCGCTATTAGAATCAAAAGTTCCGGCCACCCAGGTGTCTATATCAAAAGAACTGTTAATGCCCAATTGAGCGGTTAGGGCAAACATTCTATTCGCTATGTATCTTTTGGCCACTTGAAGCTCTTGAAGCTTCTCTTCTGTCGTTAACAGATTAAAAATATCAGATGCCATTTATATTCCTTTTGTTTTGGATTCTTGTAATTTATATAGTAACTACTCAAAGAAAAATGTTATAAAAAATACCTATAAAATCTATTGTTCTGGCGAATTAAGGTTAGGTAGGCCAGAGTACTTTGGCCCTATCCTATCTCCGTCTGAATTAAGGCCAGTTTTGATTCCTTTAATCCAGGTCCATGGTTTTTCTATATTATTTCTAGATTTAAGGTAATTATATTTTTCTCTTTCTGCGACTAGTTCTGGAAAATCTGATCTATTAACAACTTCAAAGTTGACACTTGGCATCAGGGATGGGTCGAATATAGTAAAGAATATAAAGGGTTCTCCCTTTTTAAAGATAACAGGTTCATTTATTTTTGTGATAACCCAATTTGTTTGCAGTTCATCCGGCCACCAATCGCTTGGAATTGTTGCCGTCATAGGAGATGCCCCGTCAACATAGTAATTTGGAGATCCAGTTGCCCACAAGTGATATGGAGATTCTGTATTTATTACCCATCCAGTAGCAAAAGAAATCATTCCATTAATATTTGAATGAGCAAAATTCCAACCATTATGGACTCCACCGCTAATAATTTGAGCTGGGGAATTGCCGCCATTCCAGATAACAGTAACATCTTCGGGCAACACCATCTCCCAACCACTAACATTCGCAGTTGTGACTGGGGTACATTGATATGCATGCTTGTTGTATGTATTGTCCATCCAGTCACGTTTTATTCTAGATTGCTTAATTTCTACTGGATTTTGAAGAGTTTTTGATAAAGTTATTTTTGTCATAATTATTATTATCCCTTCTATATTGCATGAACTATATAGTCGTTGTCTAATTTTTTAATATTTTTTAAATTAGATTTTGGATTTCTCATCTCTTTTCCGCCATTATCACTCCCTGTATATGGGTAATGAAATCTTGAATTATAGTCAAACATAGTAACCGCTGAGTACTTTACTCCAGATTTAACGGGTAGTGCCTCATGCATGAAAATAAAATTAGATGGAAATAATATTATATCGCCTATTTTTGGTTTAATTTTAAATCCTAAATTATTAAAGGCTAACTCGCCACCTTCGTAATTGTCATTAAGATAGACTACAGTAGAAACCGTGCTGGAATAACTGAAACCGTCATCTCCATGCTGTTTAAAATGTTGACCAATTCCATATTTGATGTAGTTTATCTCTTCCATGTAATCCATTCTTATATTAAATCTTGTTTCGTAATCATAGAGACATTCTAGCACCGTTTCTTTAGTCTTCATGTATATATCAGTTAGCTCAGGTATGTCTTCTGTAATTGAATTTAATATTGATTCAGAAATGTGAAAATCATAACAATTTCTATAAGATTTTATATAGTCGCCATCGCCAGTAGTGGCTTCTTTCCACTTGTTATGCCCGGTGTTGTTTTTGCTTAATACATTTTCTAGGGCCTCTATAATTAAATCACTATTTTTTAAAGCATTCCTATATAACACTATGCCAAATCTTTTGTCTAAGATATACTGAATATCCATAACTTGATTTACCAGCCCTTTTGATATATAATGATCTAATCGAATTATTATATCACAGGAGAAGCACTGATGACAAATGCTCCAGAATTTAATATATTACCAGACCATTTTGGAAAGGGTCCAGAAAATATATATACTTTTCAAAATTTTATTGAAAAAGACGACTTAAAAAGCATAAATGATTTTGTAGCAAATATAAAAATTTGGGATAATAATAGCAAAAGCGTGAGTTATGCAGATGGTTCGAGTAGATACAGTGCTGAGCTTTGGCACGACCGAATGTGTAGTGGGGAAATAATAAAATCTTTAAGTCCTGATATCTATAATTTAATAGATTCTTATATTATAAAAATGCAACATATCGCAGAAGAAATATTTAACTGCAAACTAAAAAAAAGACCTCCAGTAGTTGTTTGCTGGAGACCAAGTGATATGCAATTGCCTCACGCAGACAAACAGTTGCAAGATGGAAGACCAAATGCATTCCCCGATTATGATTTAAACTCATTATTTTATTACAATGAAGATTTTGAGGGCGGTGAACTATATTACCCACAACACGTTAAAAAAATAATTCCTAAAGCTGGTTTAGCCGTTCTGCATCCGGGAGATATAAATTATTTACATGGAGTTACCCCAGTTCTTTCTGGACGTAGATGGGTTACTCCTTCGTTTTATACGGTCCAATAGTTAATAACTAGTAATTATAAAAAATAATTTAATTTATATAACTACTGTTTTTATGCTATATCAGCAAGGGAGGCAGCAGCCGCAGGTACCCTTATTGCAGAAGGAGATAGGAAAACCTGGCGGGGCAAAGAAACCTGGTGGGGAAAAGAAATCTGGCGGGGAAAAGAAATCTGGCGGGGCAAAGAAGCCTGGTGGGGAAAAGAAACTTGGTGGACCAAAAAAACTTGGTGGAGAAAAAACTCCATAATCATAATTTATAGCTGTGCCAAGTAATACTACCGAAGTATCTGTTAAGGCTGTAACAACTTTGTCATTAAGATTGATGTCTTGAGTAGAAGTAGTTACAACGGTGCCCACAACATGGCCTGCCGCAATGATCGCAGCATTTGCTGCTGCCCTAGTAGTGCCTTGGGCTATTGCAGGCTTAGCGTTTTTTCTATTTTGCTTTTTACCAGTATTTTCAGCCATATTATGCTACCAAATCTCCTAAAGCAACCCATGTATCAGTTGCGCGTTTAATAAGTGTAGCAGATGACCACTGTGCACGCAACTTAAGACCAGGAGTACCGTTTAGTGTTACTCCTGCTCCTGCCGTAAGTGTGCACTGGCCAGCTAATGTTTGAAGGACTGTGAGAGTAGTCCCTACCGGAAAAGCTACTGAAGAGTTAGGTGGCAATGTCAGCGTATTGGCTGAAGCATTCCCCATTTCGATCATCTTTCCGCTGTCTGCTAATACTAGTGTATAGCTAGCTGCCTGAGCGTTAGTGACTGTGTCAGTAATAATTCTCTGGTAGTTAGTGCCGTCATTTGTGAATTCCCAACAGTCTGTTGTTTCATTCCAACGAAGTACTACGTTTGTTGAAGTTCCGCGTTCTACTTCGATCCCAGCATTAACCGATGGAGTGCCTGCTTCATTATTATTTAATACAATAATGTTGTCATCGATTGTTAAAGTCTCTGTGTTGATACTTGTGGTAGTTCCTGAAACTGTTAAGTTACCAGAAACGGTTAAGTTTCCAGCTACTGTTGGATTAGAAGTATTAACCCAAGCAGAACCGTTATATGATAGAAGTTGATTTGTTGCTGCTGTGGTAATTGTAACATCAGAAAGATCTGTTATCCCTAACGTCTCAGTGAGGCTAGCGTTAACCCAAGCTGAACCGTTATACTTAAGAAACTGACCACTTGCAACTGAAGTAATTGTCACTCCGCCAACGTCATCAATGTCATTGATAGTTGGGATTGAACCCCATTCAAGACCTGATGTAGCCGACGAGTTTGCTCTTAAAAAGTTTCCATCTGTTCCAACAGCTAAGCGATTAACTGTATTGTCAGCTGTTCCGACAACAAGATCACCTTTAGCATCGATTAGCGATTTTAGAACTGCGTTGTTGCCAGCATCAGAAACAGCTATTGTTGCAGCGTTTTGCACGAATGCGGTAGTTGCCAACTGAGTGTTGCTAGTAGCGTTTGCTGCGGTCGGTGCAGTAGGGACTCCAGTTAAACCTGGGCTAGCTAATGTTGCGTAACCAGTGAATGATACGCTAGATGTCTCTTTGCCAGAAATTCTACCATAATCGTCTACAGTAAAATTGCTAACAAAACTGGTTGTATTTGCGCCTGAAGTATTTGATTGAGCTACTGTAGCAAGATCAATACTATCCGCATTAACAACTATTCTTGTTCCATTTGCAGAAACAACATCTATAGAATTGCCAGTCTTGACCATGCCGTCACCCACTACAAATGCTGCGGTACCGGTAAATTGAGAAAAGCTAAGATTATCTGTTCCTAAAACAATTGCATCGTTTGTACCAGTTCCAGTGGTAGTTAAGATAAATGCTTGACCACCATTGCTACTCCCAGCTACTACGTATACTGAATCGCCAGCAGAAACTTGACCAGCAACACTATTATTGGAATCCGCACGACGAGTTAACACAAATGGGTTAGATGCATCGCCTTGTGCTGTAATTATGTATATTCCGTTTTGTGTTGCAGTTGCTTGGTTTTTTACCAAGATGCTTTTGCCAGTAGTTTGAGAAGTTCCATCAACAGTTAGTCTCCCATTGGCATCACCAGTGAGAGTTGCTCCTACTCCAGCAGTTCCGTTTGCATAAGTGCAAGTAGGAAGAGCTGCTGCTGTAGCATAGGCTACTGCATCATGCCAATTCAAACCAGCGGCTACCGTATCAACATAGCCTCTTGTGGCCAAGGATGTCGAACTTGTTCCTGCGTTTGAAGTAACAACAGAAGTAACGTTTAACGTACCATCTACCGCTATATTGCCAACAACTGTGCCAGACGAGTTTTTAAATTCTGCTAATGGAGCGCTTGCTCCAGTAGCTGCTTTGATGACAAAAGATTCATCATATACTGTAATTTCTGGTGCGGTTTCAATCCTTAGGCGGGCCATATTACTCCTATTTTGTTTATAATAAAAACTAAACTAATAGTAATAGCCTTAATCAAATATATGTAAAATTAATTCCACCAAGCAACTGCCGCATATTTTATACCTTTTGTAATTGGAGTACTTTGATGAAAGAAAGGCACCTGGGATGGAAAGAAGATTATATCTCCTTCTTTTGGCTTTAATTCTAGCCCAATTTTTGGGAATTCTAGAATCCCACCATCATAATCATCATTTAAATACACCAAACCAGATATAACACGAGATAAAATTGGAGAAGTATCTAAGTGAACAGAAAAAAAATCTCCTAATTCGTATTTTAATGTGCTGTATCGATCTTGCTCATATGCCTTTATGGCAATGCCGATTCTCTGCGTGTAGTCTCTAAGAGCAGCAGAAAATGAACGATCTATAACATTAAAGATTGAGCTAGATAAATAATTTACTTCATTAGACTCATTTGATCTAAAAAAATCTATTTGTTTACTACTTCTAAAAGAATTTACTTTTTCTTTAGTTTTATCCCCATGATAAATTAAGCTGTCTCTCCATGCGTATTCTGTATTTAATTCTGATAAAGTATTTATTTGGTTAAGAACTTTTTTTGGATTTTCTATACCATTACGATAAATTACAATTGAATTATTTATTTTAATAAAACATTTACTGTCTTCATCCATATTTATTGTGTTATTCTCTTTAAAAATTCTAACATTTTACCAGTATATTTAATGCGTCCAAAATGGGTCAAGTTAATAGTTGGGTCAACCCAAATCTTTCCCCCCATCTTTTGCCAATATCTACAAAAACCATAATCCTCAGACAAGAATCTTCCATCATCATCTACATAAGAATTAAACAAAGCGTAGGCGTTTTCTGTTTCTTCGCCGTGCAAAGCTCCTGTATCATCTTTGTATTTTAACTTTTTGTACTTTTTAAACATTTTGTCAAATACTTGACGCTTGATAAGCATAAAGCCAGTTCCTGCTTCATAGCATTCGATTGCGCCATTATCAATATTTAATTGAGTTTCTCCTGGCTTGGTCATATGGACTACATATCTTGTAGCGTATTCCATAAGATCTTGGGCCGGCAAGTCGGCTTGTGCACCTTCTTTTACTTTATCCCAATTAATTTCCTTGATTGGATAAGACGCAGTCATGACATCCTTATCGTGCCACAATAACTTTAATATAGCTTCTTTGTCAAATTGAAGATCGACATCTATAAATACCATGTGGGTAAAGTCTGGACTACCCATGAACTTGGCAACCAAGTTGTTTCTTGCGCGGTTGATTAAAGAATCAGATATTGTGCAGACTGAATACTTTAAACCTATTTCTTTAAAATAAAGACAAGCTTGCAAAAAGCTCATCATAAAAGGTTCTGTTACGTGTGAATCATAACATGGGAGAGCAAAAAATACATTCCACTCTTGAAGCTTTTCTTTAGGGATTGTTATGTTTATTGGTTGTTCTTCTACAGGCATATAGTCTATTATAGAGTATTTTTTAGTCTAGGTCAAGATCTGTTGCAAATATATTTTGCGTAACAATCTCACCATCTACTACATGCGTTATTTTTTTAATTTTAGAACTTATTACGCGCCTTAGATCGATACCTTCTTCAGATTTAAAATTAAATTCTTTTTTTGAACCTTTATTTATATGATCATTGCATACTGCTACAATTTTTCTTGGATAATGAATAAAAATTAAATTACTAGCTTCTAAAGTGCAAAAATGACACTCAATCTCTTTTAGTTGATTTAAAATTATAGAATAATTTTCACCTTGTCTATTAAATTCTATTTCGTTATATGCTTCATTAACAAAATACATTGGTATTTTATTATCACGTTTAGAAATAAACGTTTTATTTTTTACAGAATGAGTTAGTGAGTAAGTGTGATTAAACATACCCATCCCATCAAATGGTTTTGCGGGACACGATAGATGATCAATTATTATTGAACAATCTTCCATTTTTTCATCTAGGTATAAATCAAATTGAATTTCAGCTGGATAAATATCGTCCCAAATTTTTATGACAAAATAACCATTGTCTAGTACTGCAAATCCGAATTAAACCTTTAAACGATTCATTTGATATATATGAGATCGAAGGTTTTCCTATTTGTTTTCCTAAATAGTGTTTATGTATAATTTTAAGATGAGGTTGGTGATCGCAAAAATGTTTTTGATCATAAATTTCACATAAAGAATTAATAAAGATTTCAAATACTTTTTTATCTTTTACTGGATTAATTGTAAATCCGTTAATCACTAAATGTGAAACTATTTCTTCATCATGAGAAGTCTTACCGAGGGTTTATTTTTATTTGTTGCTCTTCTGCAGACATATAAAAATATTAGCTTATATATAATCAGTTGTCAAGTTTTGCTCGGGCATTTAAAATAGGTCAGACGTTTCTGATTCTTCAATTATGGGCGCAGCAATATTATAGAACTCTCTGGCTTCTTCAATGGAATCAAACCAATACCATCCGTCTATTGGGTAAGTTTGGTCGTCTTTGGTTTCCTTGAGCAGTTCGTATTCGGGCGCAAGGACATAGTTTGGACCGTGGTGAAGTGTTTCGCTTTCAAATTTATAAAAACCTGAAGTGTTGTCGCTCATCCAGTTACCGTCCATCCCTTGTTCGTGGCGATTGTTGTGTCGTCTCCAGAAACTCCTGGGTTACTAGTAACCGTGATTGTTCGGTTGTCTGTTATTGATGCGACACCACCAGAAACATATGCTCCAGTAGCGGCGTTGGTGACGGTGAATGTTCCTGTAGTTCCAGCACCTGCGGTGACAGTTCCTACGGTCACACTCGTCAAATTGTAGGCAACTGGGTTTACACCTGTAATGGTCACGGTGCGGGCTGCTACGAACGCCCTAATGTCATCAACGGTGTAAGTGACAACGCCTGCTGCTGCTGTCACATTGGTGACATTGGGGTTCAGTACCGCAAGTGCTGTATACATTTCGTTTAGTTGCGCTGCACCCATTTTGCAGTTCTGAAATGTTTGAGTCCAACGGTTGCCAGTGAGTTTCGCTTGACCCAAGTTTGATGTTGCGCTTGTCGCTGTTGCGTTACCAAACCCCATGGCATTGTTTGAGGAAGTAGAAACTTTTGTCAAATTTAATTCGGGAATGTTTTGCAACGAAGAACAACCATTAAACATACTACTCACCCATGTCACCGAGGCAGTGTTAAATAGTGGTACCGTTTGCAACAAATAGCAAGTACTAAACATACTTTGCATGATTGTCACTGATGCGGTATTGAACAATGGTACAGATTGCAACGAATAGCAATTATTAAACATACTGCTCATGCTTGTCACCGATGCAGTGTTGAACAGTGGTACCGTTTGCAACGAATTGCAGTCCAAAAACATACTGCTCATGCTTGTCACTGATGCGGTATTGAACAATGGTACAGATTCCAACGAATAGCAATTATTAAACATACTGCTCATGCTTGTCACCGATGCGGTATTGAACAGTGGTACCGTTTGCAACGAAACACAACCACTAAACATACTGCTCATGTTTGTCGCTGAGGCGGTATTGAATAGTGGTACCGTTTGCAACGAAACACAACCACTAAACATATTGCTCATGTTTGTCACTGATGCAGTGTTAAATAGCGGAACCGACTGCAACGAATAGCAATTACCAAACATACTGGTCATGTTTGTCACTGAGGCGGTATTGAATAGTGGTACCGTTTGCAACGAACGGCAACTATCAAACATATTGCTCATGTTTGTCACTGATGCAGTATTAAATAGTGGTACTGTTTGCAAAGAATAGCAGTCCAAAAACATATTGGTCATGCCTGTCACTGATGCAGTATTGAATAGTGGTACCGTTTGCAACGAAAGACAACCTTCAAACATATTGGTCATGCCTGTCACTGATGCAGTATTGAATAGTGGTACCGTTTGCAACGAAAGACAACCTTCAAACATATTGCTCATGTTTGTCGCTGAGGCGGTATTGAATAGTGGTACTGTTTGCAAAGAATAGCAATGATAGAACATTGCACTCATGCTTGTCACCGATGCAGTGTTAAATAGTGGTACAGATTGCAACGAATGGCAATCATAGAACATTGCACTCATGCTTGTCACCGATGCAGTATTGAACAACGGTACCGATTGCAGTACACGGAAATCACGAAACATGCTAGCCATGTTTGTTGTATTGTGAGCGACAATCGTCACCTGCTCGCACAAATACATACTAGAAGTCCTAGTACCACCAGACGAATTAGAAAACTCAACTGTTGTAGCATTCGGTGCAGCAACAGCAACGTCCAACCACGGATTCGTTATGTTTGTGGTATTAGGAGTTGCGCTATGCCTACGATTTAAGTTTATTGCAGAAAAAGTTGCCCCACCAGTAGTTGGCGTAACAGTGATAACTGCCTGACGATAACCACGAGAACTCAATGTTCCTGCCGACAAATCACCAAACACATAATTCTTCTGTGCAGTCGCAGCACTTGTGTGAGTTGTGGAAGTACCATCACCCCAATCCACTGTGTAGCCACCAGTGACCGTGCAAGCAAGCGCAATATAATTGGAATCTTGGTCGTATACAGCAACAACACCAATCACTTTCTGTTCGGCAGAAGTTGGGGTTGTAAAAGCAACCCAATCAGCAGGTCTTGTCCATGCAGCGGGTTGGCTCACAACGCGGGCAGTAGAACGAAGAAGTCTTTCTCTGCTCAACCCAACAGGCGCATTACTTCCAAGCCTGACTGCCATTAACTAATCTCACTTCCAAAGGCACTAAAAGCAAACGACGCACTTGAGGCGTACACCGTAATCACATCAGTAGTAGCGAGCGTGATACCAAGCGTGTATGTAATTGTGTCATTTGCGTTCAATGTTCCATCGTAAGCAATGTAATGTTGGTTAGCAAGAGACGCACCAGCAGGTCGGATAGCAATACGGTAAGTTCCAGAAGTACCCAAGTTTGCCACAGCAATAGTAGAAACAATGGTAGATGTAGCCGCCGGAACCGTGTACAGCGTAGTTGCAGTTGTTGCCGATGGATTGGATTGTCCTAATACTTTGTATGTTGTTGCCATTTTATGCTCCCATTAATAGAAAAGGTGATATTGAATCTCCGCCACCACCAGAAACACCGCTAACTGCCGTGGTTACAAACGCAGTAGTTGCAATTTGTGTCGTATTAGTTGCTGCGTTTGCTGTAGGAGCAGTGGGCGTTCCTGTAAGTGCTGGTGAAGCTAAATTTGCTTTGAGATCAAGTGCGGTTTGTTGTACGGTAGAAACTGGCTTAGCGGTGTCGGCCGTATTATCTACGGAACCAAGGCCAACCATTGTCTTTGTTATGCCAGAAACATTACCTGTGAAAGTTGGGCTAGCTAATGTGGCGTAACCAGAAGCATTTACCCAAGCTGATCCACTCCATTTGAGTAAGTCACCAGTTGTTGACGATGTAATAGTTACATCGCTTAAGTCATCAATTGATGCAACTGCAGTCCCACTAACAGTTGCGTATACACCAACTCTTACTGAACTAGAGGAAGGAGCAACTGAAAAATCTAATACTACAGTGTTGGCAGTTTCTGCTTCCCAACGAGCATTGATCACCTCATAGGGACTTACTGCATTTCTTGCAGTAACTACAACATCTCTAGTATTAAAGTTATGCGTAAGTGTAAAACTTGAATCTGTTCCATTACCAATAGTCTGATAATAAGATGACCCTGTTGATACGCCTGTTACCGCACCATAAACTGAAACAATAACAGACTCAGAAGTAACAGGAGAACTAAAATCAACTGTGATTGTGTTGGTAGTTGTTGCTTCCCAACGAGCATTAATTACTTCGTATGGTGATGCAGCGTTTCTGATTACTACAACAACGTTTCTTGTTCCAAATCCATGTGTAATTACATAGCTTGAATTTGTTCCGTCACCTATAGTGGCAGTATAAACTGTGCCGCTAATGTCACCTTCTGATGCAGGTGCAAACTTAGTGCCATCAAATTTTAAAACCTGGTTGGGAGTAGCGCCAGACAGATCAATTTGTACGCCATTGATCGTAGCGGTGTCGCCAACTACTAATCCATGCTTGACTACAAAATCTTTATCTGCCACTAAAGTTCACTGTCCCTCTAGTTTTATATTTTAAAACTTAATTACTATTATATCACACTGCTATAAGTGTTCTTGCTACCTTGACTGTTGCATTTGTTGATGCGGCGTCTGTAATTGTCACTCTTAATAATACATTTGATGCGGAAATCGAAGTTGAGACTGTTAAAGGAATAACTGTTCCGCCCAATTCAATCACTGCATATTCTGACAAGTAAGATGTTGTTCCATCATGAGCAAGTAATACCTCTGAAGTCGTATACTTTGATCCCTGAGTTACTTGGACAAGGTACTTAGCTGTTCTGTAGACTGTCTTGTCAAAGCTATCAACTGTTGTGACCGTGTTCACGGTAACAACCTGGGTTGAAGTGTTAAGTTCACCAGTTCCTGAATCTAATGTTATGGCACCAGTTGCTATGCCAGCAAAGGTTACTGAAGCCGAAGTGGCAACATCCTGGCCAATTGAAAGGCTAATTGTATTAGCACTGTCGTTATAGGCCTTGGTTACACCCGTACCTGCCGTTATCGCGCCTTCTACGGCGTCCTGAGCTGCCTCAGTGAAGTCTGAGACCTGGCTAGCAGTAATCGAGATAGACGAGTTAGAAGCTGCTGTTAAGCGTCCCTGAGCATCTACAGTGAATGTTCCTACTGAAGACGAGCTACCATAGCTACCAGCTGTAACGGCTGTCGAGGCCAAGTCAAGAGTAACAGCACCAGAGGTGCCACCACCTGTTAAACCAGTGCCAGCCGTTACTGACTCGATGTCACCAGCATCATTGGTAAAGCTGATTACGCCAGTGCTCGAATTGTAGGCAAGATCGCCAGCAACGCTTATCTGAGCTCTTGTGTTGGCAGTGAAGTCTGAGACTTGACTAGCAAGAATGCTTATTGATGTGTTAGCAGCTGCAGTCAAACGACCTTGCGCATCTACCGTATAGTTTGGAACCGTATTTGCGTTGCCATAGCTACCAGCTGTTACCGCTGTGCTATCAAGGTTTAAGGTTATGGTATCAGTTGCACTTGCAACAGAACTCAAACCTGTGCCACCAGATATTGTTAAGGTATCGGTACCTGAACTAATTGTTTGGCTTGTTCCAGAATCACCTGCAACTGTAAACGATGTTGCTACGTTTGCAATGTCTGAATTGCTAGCAATGTTGACATAAGTAGTTCCATCATTAGTGAACTGCCACTTGTCTGAAGTTTCGTCCCAACGTAATTGAACATTGTCAGAAGTGCCACGCTCAACTTCAAGTCCAGCATTAAGGGCTGGGCTTCCTGTAACATTGCTATTAAGAACAATAATATTATCTTCAACAGCTAAAGTTTCAGTATTAAGAGTTGTGACATTTCCATTAACCGTAAAGTTACCAGTAACAGTAAGATTATTAGAAATCGTAACGTTAGCTGGAAGACTAAGGGTTACTGCTCCAACGCCAGAGTTCGAAACCGTGATCTCATTTGCCGTTCCAGTCAAGCCAGTAACAAGGTTTGTTCCCTTGTCGCTAATTTGTGAGGCGGTTACTGAGATTGCAGTATTGCCTGCTGTTGTTAAACGGCCTTGCGCATCTACAGTAAAGGTTGAAACTGTGCTTGCGTTCCCATATGAACCAGCTGTAACGGCGGTATTGGCGAGATCTAAAGTTACAGCTCCAGAAGTACCACCACCACTAAGGCCTGTTCCAGCGGTGACCGACTCAATGTCACCTGCGTCATTAGTAAAGCTAATAACACCAGTTGAAGTGTTGTAAGCAAGGTCCCCAGAAACGCTTATCTGTGCTCTTGTGTTTGCTTGGAAATCTGAGACTTGACTTGCAAGAATACTAATCGCTGTATTTGCTGCGGCCGTCAAACGACCCTGCGCATCAACTGTATAGTTTGGTACCGTAGAAGCATTGCCATACGAGCCAGCTGTAACGGCTGTTGAAGCCAAGTTAAGGGTAACTGCACCAGAAGTGCCACCACCGCTAAGACCAGTTCCTGCAGTAACTGACTCAATGTCACCTGCATCGTTAGTAAAGCTGATAACACCGGTTGAACTATTGTAGGCAAGATCTCCTGCAACACTGATTTGGGCTCTGGTGTTAGTTGTAAAGTCTGAAATCTTTCCTGCTGTCAAAGTAGTGAAAGTAAGATCCCCAGCACCATTGGTCATTAATACTGCACCGTTAGCTCCGTCAGCACCAACTGCTGAAATGATAGAAGCTTCTGTTGTGCCAATAATTGTAGTAAAATCTAATACTCCAGAACCATTAGTTGTAAGTGCTTGACCATTGGTTCCGTCTCCACCAGCTGCTGCGATAAGAGCAGCTGCAGTTACGTCTCCAAGGTTAGCATAGTTAGTTCCATCATTTGTGAATGTCCACTTATCTGTAGTTTCGTTCCAAAGAATTGATACATCTGTTGATGTTCCTCTATTGACTTCTATGCCACTATTTAATGTTGGGGCACCTGTAACACCAGAGTTTAATGTAATAATATTATCTTCAACGTTCAACTGTTCCGTGTTAACAGTTGTTGTATTACCACTAACTGTCAAGTCTCCAGTAACAACTAAGTTATTTGAAATAGTTACGTTAGCTGGAAGACTTAATGTTACCGCACCAACGCCAGAGTTTGAGACTGTAATTTCACCAGCAGTTCCTGTCAAACCAGTAACAAGGTTTGTGCTCTTGTCGCTGATCTGTGAAGCTGTAATTGAAATTGTTGAGTTAGCAGCAGCAGTTAAGCGACCTTGTGCGTCAACTGTGAAAGTTCCAACAGTCCCTGCGCCACCATAAGAGCCAGCTGTAACAGCAGTGTTAGCAAGATCAAGGGTAACTGAACCAGAAGTGCCGCCACCCGTTAAACCAGTTCCTGCTGTGACTGCTGTAATATCAGCACCATCATTTGTTAAGCTAAATACACCTGTGCTCGAATTGTATGCAATGTTGCCAGTGGCACTTACTTGCGCTCTTGTATTTGCTGTAAAATCTGAGACTTGACTAGCAAGAATGCTTATTGCTGAATTACTAGCAGCCGTTAAACGACCCTGTGCATCGACCGTAAAACCTGCAACGGTATTAGCAGCACCATACGATCCTGCTGTAACTGCAGTACTATCAAGATTAAGTGTGATTGTGTCAGTTGCTCCTGCTACAGAACTCAAACCTGTGCCACCAGAAATTGTTAGTGTATCAGTACCTGAAGTTATTGTTTGGCTTGAACCAGAATCCCCAGCAACCGTAAACGATGTTGCGATATTAGCAATCGTGTTACTTACATTTGATATTGCAGTTTCTACATCTGTATTGCTTGCAATATTTACATAGGTTGATCCATCATTTGTGAACTGCCACTTGTCGGCAGATTCGCTCCAACGAAGTTCAACATTTGTTGAAGTACCACGTTCGATTTCAAGTCCAGCATCTGCTGATGGTGAACCAGTTACGCTTGAATTCAGAAGAACTTTATTATCTTCTATTGCAAGGGTTTCTGTATTTAAAGTTGTCGTGTTACCCTGTACAGTAAGGTTACCTGTAACGGTAAGGTCTTGACCTATTGTTACGTTTGATGGAAGACCAATTGTTACAGCGCCGGCAGAAGAAGAAACCTCAACTTCATTGGCGGTTCCAGTCAAAGATGTTACAGCATTTGAAGAAAGGTCACTTACCTGGCTTGCAAGAATGTTGATTGCAGTATTTGCTGCAGCAGTCAAACGACCCTGTGCATCGACGGTGTAGTTCGGGACTGTACTCGCGTTACCATAAGAACCAGCAGTTACTGCAGTACTAGCAAGATCGAGAGTAACTGCTCCAGAAGTGCCACCGCCAGTGAGTCCAGTGCCAGCAGTAACTGATTCAATATCTCCAGCGTCATTTGTAAAGCTAATAACACCTGTAGTCGAGTTGTAGGCAAGATCTCCGCCAGCACTAATTTGTGCTCTAACGTTTCCTTGGAAATCTGAAACCTGACTAGCAAGAATGCTAATTGCGGTATTAGCTGCTGCCGTCAAACGACCTTGAGCATCAACCGTGTAGTTTGGGACTGTGCTTGCATTCCCATAAGAGCCTGCTGTAACTGCGGTGCTGTCAAGATTAAGTGTAACTGTATCTGTATTTGAAGTTACAGATGTTAAACCAGTTCCACCTAAAATGCTAAGCGTATCTGAGCCAGAAGTAATTGTCTTGCTTGTACCAGAATCGCCTGCAACTTCAAATGAAGTAGCTACGTTTGCAACCAAGTTTGTAGCAAAAGTTTGTGCTGCCGTTTGAGCACTTGAAGCGGCGCCGAAAGAATCAAAAGTATTGGCTGTTACTGCTATTGTTGGAGTAGAGCCTTCGCCGCTATTATTGGAGAGGGTGATTGCCGTTCCAGCCACTAAGCTAGAAACATAGTCGCCAATAGTATCTGTTGAAAGGTTTACTGCATCGTTGATCCAAGCTGAACCATTATAACGGAGGAAGTCTCCATTGGCAGCTGAAGTCAATGTAACGTCGCCTAGATCGTCAATTGAACCAATTGTTATTGTTGAGCCAGCAACTGCTGCATAAACGCCAACTCTAACCGAGCTAGCTGATGGTGCAGCTGAAAAATCTAAAGTAACTGTTCCAGTTGTCGTGGCTTCCCAACGAACGTCAATTACTTCATATGGGCTTGCTGCGTTTCGTGCAACAACAACAACATCTCTTGTTCCCAGCTGGTGGGTAATAGTAAAACTAGTAGTGCTACCATCGCCTATGGTTGAAGTATAAACCGTACCAGCTAAACCAGTGTCGGTATCAGGGGCAAATTTAGTTCCATTAAATTTTAATACTTGATTGGTAGTAGCTCCAGTTGTGTCAATTTCAATTCCGTCAACAAATAGAGTTGAAACATTAGCCTGACTAGTCTGGATAGTAGATGGAAGACTTAGGGTATAAACTCCAGAAGTGGCATTGGCCGAAACCGTGACTTGGTTTGCTGTGCCAATAACATTAGATATTAAATTAACTCCGTATTATAGCATTTGCTGTTTTGTTTTTATAAAACAATTTACCGTCGACAACGTTGATGGCCAATTCGCCTTCAGCAAGTGAAGAAGGCGTATTATCAGCTTCATCTGATCTTTTAATTAAAAGCGTATTATTTGTTGCAAATTTAGAGCCGCTATAAGCCACGAGCTACCTCTTCCTTAAGTACATTAATTCTTGTATTATAGTAATAGGTTATAAATATAATTAATTCTATACTCTATTATATTTGTCCGTATGATCTCCATAAAGCGCCGGTATATTCATAGGGCATGCTCCAATTTGCTAAAAAATATTTAGATCCACTTTGGATTGGAGTACTTTCATGAATATGGCTTGGGTTAGAAGGCCAGAATAGCATGCTGCCGACAGGAGCATCGATATTACTGTAACCCTGCCTTGGAAAGTTTAATAGTCCCCCGTCATAATTATTATTTAATTTTATAGAAAAACTTATAATACCTGAATCAAAATGCATTCTTATGCTTTCGTGAATGCCTTTTTGGTATTTTCCGAAAATTGGTCTTTGCCAACCGTTGAACCAGTTCTCTGCACCGATGGGTGCATTCTCCGCTCTATCATTATTATCAGCAACTTTTTTATTATAATCGCCGAAAAACGCATCATTGACAATAGGAAGTATTAAAGTTTTAGAATGAAGGCAGTAGTCGTCAAAAAGAGTATCAGAAACATAATCGATTGGAAGATCGTTTGCTGGTATATTATCAATATAATCAATAGAGCCAGAATTATCTATATAGGCTTTATCTATTTTTTCTATTAATTGATTACAGAAATCTTCTTTCCAGAATTGGACCATATATATATCTTGGGCTACTTTACTAAAACCCGGATCAGTTACTACACCGTCAGCGTATGCTGGATCTTTAAAATTAAGCATAATTAATCCAACTTATCTTCTTGATTTTCATCCTTTAAAATCCACCCAACTTGAACGCTTTCAGCTGTTTCTTCAGGAATTCTATACACTTTTGGGTTGGATGATAAAACACTAATAGCAAGTTCTTCATGGACAGGAACTGGCACTTTTAAAACAATAGTGTCATTAACAACAAATGCAAAAAAGACATTTTCTTGTTTTTGTATTAAAAAATCAATTTCTTCAATAGGTTCTGGTGCTGTATACATATTTATACCCTTTATGCTTAAGTAGATATATGATACTACACAAAATACTCTTTCGTCAAATGTTAGTATCCTGGTTTATTAAGTCTCTATATGAGTAGCCCATAGCTTCCATGTACTCTAAGTATTTTTCTTCATTCTTTGCAGCGAGTGGGCCAAATTCTTGACCTAGCAAAACTTTATTAAAATGCCTTGCGTTGTGCCTCATTAGACCGGGAATGATCAATTTTATCATATTGGTTTGCAAAATCACCAACACCTAAAGTTTGCCTATATTCTGAATTTTTTCCTAAGTGAAATACTACAGTTTCCTTAACTGTAAATATCCTATAGTCATTAGTCCATGCTCTTAAAGCAAAGGTATGCTCTTCACCAAACATAAGAATTCTTGGATCTGGTATTATATCTTTAAAAAAATCGGATGTAGAAAAAATAAAATGTCCACTTACAAAATGAGATTGTGCATATTCTTTTTCTGACCAATTTACGGGCACTTCTTTATCTTTGTATATTTCTTTGCTATTATTTAGCTTTATTAAAACTTCTATATTTCCTTTGGCTATGTCCGATGGCTGCACGTAAGCATCAGTGTGGTATATCAAATCGCCATTTTCTTTTTTTTCAAACCAAGGTGTCCTTGAACTAATAATTATATTATAGCAATACGTTTTTAGTATTAAATTATGATAATCTTTTAAAGTTTTATCCCATTTTGCCTTAAACCTCATATGCCCGATCTATCCTCATGACATAATGTTCATCATCCATTAACCACGTGGATAATAAAAACCCCATACCTAATCCAAAAGGAAAAGGAGTAGTTAAGTTGGCCGTTCTTACATTAGGATATTCTGAAAAATCTTCAAAATTATTATCTAATCTTTGATTACAGATACCAATATAAACGTTTTCTGGCTTTTCAGCGGTTTCATAAATACTTTTTACTGTGTTTAAAAGATCTTCTTCTTGAAATGCTGGAATGGCTATAAATATTTTTTCATTCACAAAATTTACCACTTATCTAGTGGGCACTTTGCTTCTTTTAGTTTAACCTTTAATTTCATAAAACATCCACACTGTTTACATTGATTGGTGGTTTTTATCAACTCTGGGCACTCTTCGCATATGGCAAAGCGAGCACCTTCTTCTGCACTATCAACCTTTTCAGCATTAGGATTAATTAAATCCCAAGGACGTGTTGTGCCTAAATTTTTTTTCCACTCTTGATACGCTGACATATTATTTCTCCTTAATGTCTTATTCAGTAAAAAATTGATTAACCGTTTTGTTGACAAATGATGCTGCCGAATCAGATACCACAACATCTTTATAAATATCGGGAACTGTTAGCGATGCACGTTGCGCTCTAGGCATTTCAGCAAATTCAGTGTCGGTAAAACCGTACCTACTTCCCTCTTCGGCAATAAATTTTTCCTCTATATAATTAAGCATTAGTGTTCCAAGGCCTTGGCGTTGATGGTCTGGGTGAGCCATAAAAATAAAAGGTTTTCGCTTATTGGATTGGTCATAATATCTTCCTGAAATAAAAAGTAATTTTCCGTCTTCTCCACGGTAAAAAATATAGTAGACATCTTGAAAATCATTATGACCAAACATATTTGATTTTGCTGGAGCCACCAACTCGGTGAACCCAGGAGTGCCGTATTCACCAAATCGTGTTTCAAAAGCACTCCAACCCGCAAAAAACATTTCTTCAGTTTGGTCAAAAGTTGGAGTTAAGTCTGTCCAAAAGTTATCTTTGTTTATGTCGCTCATGGTTTATTTTCCTTTCATTTTTTGATTTTATACTACTAAGTCTATTTTATACTACTAAGCCTTTAGATGCAAGAGAAGTATGGAGACTTTACACCCGCACACATACCGCAACATGGGCCAATATCTCCACAGTTAGGGCATGGTGGTGGTGGTGGATCAGGGAAACCTGGTGGGGAAAAGAAATCTGGCGGGGAAAAGAAATCTGGTGGGGAAAAGAAACCTGGCGGACCAAAAAAACTTGGTGGAGAAAAAATCCCATATTCATAATTTATACTTGTGCCCAATGGGACGACTGCAGTATCTGTTAAGGCTGTGAGAACTTTTTGGTCTAAGGTAGCATCTTGGGTGGCTGCGCTTACAACAGTTCCCACAACATGTCCTGCCGCAATGATCGCGGCGTTTGCGTTAGCCTGTGTTGTGCCTTGGGCTATCGCAGGCTTAGCGGCTCTTCTTGAGCCGGCCCGAACTACCTATTGGAACTGTCATAATTAAGCCTTTAGATCACCCATTACCACCCAAGTGTTGGCGGCCAACTTAACCAGTGTAGCACCTGACCACTGTGCACGCAACTTGAGCCCAGGAGTACCATTCACCGTTACTCCGGTATCTCCAGCTAAAGTTACTTCACCGGTAAGATGTTTTCTTAAAACGTCTATTCTATCTCCAACAGATAAAATATCAGGTACAGTTACTGTTGTATTAGAAGCAGAATCAATAGTTACCAATTTAGCTAAATCTGTAGCCTGTAAAGTATAGCTTGCAGTTTGCGCATTTAAAGTAGAATTAAAACCACCTCTAGCTGGACCAGACACCAAGTCAGTTGTGGTGATAGAGTTGCTTAATGATAGTTTACTATATGCAATTGCCGCAGAAGAATTAATATCAATATCAACAATAGTCCCATCTAAAATCATTGAAGATGTAACTGTATTTCCAGGAAGAATTACCGTTCCAGTAAATGTTGGTGAATCCAAGGTTGCAAAACCTGAGATAGATGCACCTGCTGGAATTGTTACGGTGCCCGTAAAAGTTGGTGAAGCAAGGGGTGCTTTTAGGGCAATGCTGTTCGTAAGTGTTGTGGATAGAGCAGCGTCGTTTCCAAGTGCGGTGGCAATCTCCCCAAGGGTATCCAAGGTCGCACCAGCACTATTTACAAGTGCTGCAACCTCTGCTCGAACAAATGCCGTAGTAGCAATTTGTGTTGTATTAGTTGCCAATGTTGCTGTAGGCGCAGTTGGTGTTCCGGTTAAATCTGGGGATGCAAGTGTTGCAAAACCCGAAATGGAAGCACCTGCGGGGATTGTTACACTTCCTGTAAATGTTGGAGAAGCGATATTTGCTTTTAGATCAAGAGCTGTTTGTTGAAATGTTGAAACTGGTTTTGCAGTATCAGCAGTGTTGTCAACCGAACCTAGGCCAACCATTGCCTTAGTTATTCCAGAAACATTACCAGTAAAAGTTGGAGATGCAAGTGTTGCATAACCTGCGGCATTGACCCAAGCTGAACCACTCCATTTGAGAAGATCACCCGTGGCTGCCGAAGTAATTGTTACATCACTAATATCATCAAGGGCGTTGATAACTGTTCCAGCATTGTCGGCTGAATTAACCCACTTTGAACTGCTGTTGTTCCACTTTAGAATTTCACCGTTTGATATATTTGAGACGAGTACATCAGCTAAATCCGTTATGTTGAGGCTGCCAGCTGTTGCCACATTATCTGCGGCAGGTGTAAATTTTGTTCCATTAAATTTAAGAACTTGGCCACTAGTCGCGCCTGTTGTGTCGACCTCTATGCTGTCTACAAATAATATAGACGTATTTACATTACCTGTAAAAGTAGGTGAAGCGAGGGGCGCCTTAAGGTCGAGGGCAGTTTGCGTAGCTGTTGATATAGGTTTTGCGGTATCTGAAGTGTTGTCTACAGACCCAAGACCAATCATAGTTGCGGTAATGCCAGAAACATTTCCAGTAAATGTAGGTGAAGCAATATTCGCCTTAAGGTCAATAGCCGTCTGTTGCGCAGTAGACACAGGCTTTGCCGTATCTGCGGTATTATCAACCAAACTTAAACCTACCATCGTTTTGGTGATACCAGAAACGTTGCCCGTAAAAGTGGGTGAAGCAATATCGGCCTTGAGGTCAAGTGCAGTTTGTTGTGCGGTAGAAACTGGTTTTGCCGTGTCAGAAGTATTATTGACTGACCCAAGGCCAATCATCGTTGCGGTAATACCACTTACTGTGCCCGTAAAAGTTGGAGAATCTAAAGTTGCGTACCCTGCTGCATTTACCCAATTAGTTCCATTATATTTTAATAAATCGCCGCTAGCAACAGAAGTAATCGTAACATCTGAAAGGCTAGTAATGCCAGAAGATTCTGCTGTTAGTAAAGTCGTTATGGAAACATTAGATGTACCATCAAAAGACACTGACCCAGTAACTGGCCCTGTTAAAGATATGGTTCTAGCATTTAATAACTTAGTTGCAGTATCCGCATTCCCAACTACCGCACCTGTGTGGGTCCCGGTAGAATTACCCGTTAAATTACCGGTTACATTACCGGTTACATTGCCAGTTAGATCGCCAGTAATTCCACTTGAATTCAAAATATCGTAAAAATTAGTTCCGTCATTAGTTAGTTGCCACTTATCCGTTGACTCATCCCAGCGTATTTGAACGTTGGTAGAAGTTCCACGTTCTACTTCTATCCCAGCGTTAGTACTTGGAGCACCAGTAACGCCAGTATTTAAAACTATAATATTATCTTCTATTAGAAGAGTTTCCGCGTTAACTGTTACTGTTGAACCAGACACAGTTAAGTCCCCACTTATAACAACATTTTCTGTCGTAGATATATTGCTACTATTTTTTACCCAAGATAAGGATGTAGAAACTACTGCATTAAATTCGTTGACATAATACAATAAATCATTGGTTGGGTCTAGGGCTATTTGCCCTTTCGCTAAATTCGGTACGGCCATTAAAAACCTTTCTTATTTAAAAGGTTCCACCATCAAAGGTTAGATTGTCTATAGAACCACCTGTGATTGAAACGTTGCTTGAATTTTGTGTCGCAATTGTTCCAAGACCTAGTGTAGTTCTAGCTGCAGATGCATCTATGTCATCGACAAGACTTCTGCCAAATGCGGTAAAAGTTGCAAGAGCTGCCGTGTTTGCTCCAGTGAAATAAGGAATTCTATCTGCTTCAGAAGTTAAGCCAGCAATTGCTGCTAGTTCCGCATCGTAAGCTTGTACGTTTGTGCCAATTACTAAACCTAAGTTAGTCCTTGCATTCGCCGCATCAGTTGCACCAGTACCGCCATAAGCGATCCCTATAGTTGTTGCACTCCAAGTACCTGTTGCAACATTACCAAGCGACGTTAAACTTGAGTTAATAACACCTGAACCAAGTGTGGTGTTGCTTAATACTGAAGTCCCATCAATTTTAAAAATTTTACTTGATACTAGGTCAACATGTTCCGATGATGTCCAAGAATCTGTTGAATCAACCCAGTTAAAAGTTTTATCTGTTGCGCCTTTGACTGTGAACCCAGCACCATCTGCTGTTACATCTGTCGGAGATGCTGTGTTAGCTAAAACTATATTCTTATCTTCAACTACTAAAGTTGCAGTGTTAAGCGTTGTTGTATTTCCGTTAACGATTAAATCGCCTGTTACAGTGAGGTTATTACTAATTGTGACGTTGGCTGGAAGACTCAATGTTACCGCACCATTTGATGCGGAGACAGATACTTCATTGGTTGTTCCAGTTAAAGAAATAACACCCTGGTTTGTTATAGTTATAGTGTCTGTAGCACTAGCTTGTGTAGTTATTCCTGTTCCACCAACAATTGTAAACGTGTCACTTCCACTGGTTATTGTTAAATTAGAACCAGTATTGGCGGCTACAGTAAATGCAGTAGCGACTCCACCCATTGCTTGGTCTACATATAGTTTGGTAGCGGCGTGTGCGTTTGCAGTTGGTGTTGCAACAGATATTGTTCCAGAAAAAGTTTTATTACCAGATATTGTTTGGTCTGTACCAAGCGTAGCATATGCTCCATAACCAGCAATAGCAATAACGGAAGTTGCACTACCACCAGCCCCGCCAGTTCCAGTTCCATAATAAAGTGTATTGTCAGCTTCGTTAAATGCTAGCTCAGCGTTTTCAAGACTCCCTGGGGCGCCTGCTGCCCCAGCACTAGACCTTCTTTTAATTCTTAGAGTATTAGACATCTTTAAAAATTCCCTCCATCAACAAGATTTGACTCTGCGTAGTTAATCCATTGAGAGCCGTTATATCTTAATACTTGACCACTCGCAGCTGAACTTATAGTAACATCTGTCATCCCATTTAAAACTGATTGAGTTGAAATATTTGACTCTGCTGCAATAATTCTATCCTTAACCGTAAGATGAGAACCTGCTGGGTTGATACCCAAGACAGTTTGCATTCCTTCTACTGCATCATTTAAGTCAGTGTGCTGCTTGTGATGCGGAACTACAGTTGAATTTAAGTTATCATTAGCTGTTGGATTTACAAAATTATCTAATGATGCTGGATAGTTTGTGGCCATAAAAACTCCTAAATGGAAAGTATTTTAGTATTTGAATCACTCCAGATTATAGTAACGGGAGTGTCGCTGTTAGATCCTGCAAATGGTAGACCGCTTGAAGTATCTATGAAAAATATTAATTTTGAATTGGAATCTGAGCTTCCGCTTTGATACAAAACAATTGCACTAAAGCTTTCACCGCTATAGTCACTGATAGAAACATTATCTGCATCTAACACACCTAAAGAGTTAACTACATTGGTTATACTATTTGATCTTTTTTTTATGGCACTTGCGGGTATATCCGATATATACCTATCGGTGTCTTCGTTTGGTGTGTATAAAGATTTATCAATAAGAAGAACTTTTAAGCTATTTGAACTTAAGTTAAATTCACCATTCAATAAAGATTCTTTAGCTTTTTTGTATACAAAATTAGCCATATTAAATTCCAATATCTTTAGAAATTTTAATTCTATATTTATAACCTTGTTCAAAATAATCTTTATCAGCAGTAAAATACGATGGGGTTGCGTCTAGCGAAGGGAAGTCAATATACACTTCTGCCCTCCAAGAATGGGTGCTCACACTTGTGGTAATGTTTTCCCACCTAGAAGGACCTTTTTGTATTTTCTTTCTTTGGCACAAAAAATATCTATTGTTTAAAAAGTTTGAAGCTGGTTTTTCGTTAAAGGTTACAGTAACTCTTCCATAGTTATAATCATTCGACAAGTAGAAATCACCATCAACTGGGTCAATATTCTCTATGTAGAATAAAGGATTTTTAGCTATAACATTGTAGCTAATGTCTACTTCTGTTTTTACGGATCTATCTTCAATCAAAACAGGGATCGTACCTGGATCAACAAATTCTTTGTCCGATGGAGTAGCCGAAGAAACATAAGTGAACTTTATGATTTCGTAAGGAACTATTGATCCAGCTGAATCTACAATGTTTTCAATTCTTATAAAATAAGATTGACCATCAACTAAATTAGCTTTCCAATAAAGACTTATAATTCTAGAAATTTGATTATAATCTTTTATTGTATTAATAATTTCAAATGGAGCGCTTACCTGTGCCGGAGTAGCTGCATCCGTATAGACTTTAAAGTTTTCATTTTTTAATGAAGATATTTTTACTGTTCTACCAAACTTTATAGACGCACTGTACGCATTTACTTTGGCTTGATCAATGAGAAATAGGGCCACAATTATTCTCCAAAATTATTAACTAGTATCAATAGTAATAAACAAAACGGAAATATGAAAATAGGGGGTGGAGATTTCTCTCACACCCCCCATTCTCTAGGGATTCGTAACTATAACTAACCCTAAGGTTTTTGTTATTATGCCATCTCGTTTGTAACTTGTACTTCGTAGTTACGAGCAAGATTAACGTTTCTAGCAACAGTGATACCTTCACCGTCACCAAGCATTACGATGTCGTAACGCTCTTTCATCTTCATCTGACGAATGTCACGAGTTGGATCATCAAACTGATCTGTGCTCATTTCATCCTTGACAAGGAGGGTACCAACTTCGTTGCGGTCAATCAAGAACACGTCAGACTTAGCTGGCGTTGCACCTGACTTAGCAGTGAAGCTTACGAATGGTGTGACAATTACATTCAGACCCATTGGGGCTGTCGAATTGAGTGCACCACTTGGTGAGTCTGGACGGTAGCCCCAGCTTGTGTTAACAGCTGCAGCGGATCCACCAGTGTGGAAAATCGCATCCTTCAAGAATACCGACCACATCAATGGGTGGAGGATAAAGTCTGTTGGGACATGATTTTCTGCCATCAGAACAGCAGCCATGTCGACAACATCATCCCAGTGAAGAGTGTCGTTGAACGCGCCATCGATCCCTCTACCGGTTGTATCATCATATGAACCACTGTCGTTGTCGAACACAATTGTTGCTGCGTCCTTGAAACGGCTAAGGGCAATTTGTTCCTTCAAACGGGCCATTGCACGACCTGCTGCGCGAACATGAAGACCTACAATGTCCCAAAGGGAGTCTGCGATGACTTCCTCTGTGAAGGAGAGCTTGACGCCCTTCTTCGAGACTTTGCCTTCAATCTGCTTAGCAAATGCGAGTGCCTGTTCTGGGTACTCTTGTCCTTCTGGAATTTCTGCTGCTTGAATTGCGTTTACGGCTGGAAACTCCAAGGAGCGTCCCTTTCCTAGTCGCACTGTTGATAACAATGGAGTCACGAGTAACTGTGGCTCTGCTGCTTCTCTAAGTGTACGAGAGATGACCTTAGGAAAAAGTGCTGCTGCATCTGGTGATGCAAAAGCCTCTTTGATGGTCACTCTATTGTTTTCGTCGATGTGCCCATCCTCGGTTAATACAGTCTCCCATGCTGGGAGACCCGAGAGGAGCTCTTGGATTGTCTTACTCATCTTAGGATCTTTCCTCCTGCTATTGTTTCTTAAAGTGTGAGGTTGACGCGGAATGCACCAACCACATTTGTAACGTCCAAGTTAGAACGTATACCCAGTTTACCTGAGAATGAACCCGAGCGTGTGAGCTCGTATACAGTCTTCAAAGCACCTGGGTCTGACGGCAATTGCATGTAGGAAAGCAGACCATCATCAAAGTTGGTTGCAAACTTTTCTACCTCAATAACCTTACCAACCTGGAGGTAAGAATAAACGTCAGTCGAATCTAAGAAATCCGCTGCCGCTGCCTTAACTGGACGTCCCATGCTATCCGATCTTACGAGCGAACCAACAGTTACGTCAGCGTTCAATCCACTAACCATTGGGTACTCTACGTAACCATGGGTAATGAAACCTGCACCTTGTGATGTACCCTTATCGAATGGACGATAGAGGTCATACTGTGCGACACCAATTGGAATAGAGCGAGCAGACACAGTTACTGTGTCAGTTGCGCCCGATGAATAGTTTGGCGTTGCGCCATTCATTGGATCCCAGGTTGAAGGCATATTGTCTCCATAAGCCTTGCTTGATGATGTACCGTTTGCAGGAACAACGCGTGCGTCGCCATTGCTGTCAGCAATTACCGAAAGGATTGTTCCCTTGGTGATTACTACTTCAAAACGATCATCTTCCGAATCTGTATACCAGGTTGGAAGACCTGGGTGTGTAAGCAAGTAGGCTGCAGGTGCGATACCCTGCGAAACTACAAAGCGACCAGCACCGGTTTTGGTGCCAACTTTACGAAATTTTGCTAAACTCATTTAAGTATCTCCTTAAGATATTATTTTTTTTAAAGTTTACGACGGCCCATAAGAGCATCTACAAAGATATCTTCAAATGGTGTTGCTTCTACTGTTTCTTTTTCTTGATCTTTTCCATCGAGAGTTATGACACCTGTCTCATTCTCGCTAGCTTCGATTTCAGAATTGATTTCTGGCATAGCTACTTTGGCCTTTTTGGCTGCTGGCATACCTGCAAGATCTCTTAAAGAATCAGCTAAAGAAGAAGCTGTACGCTTAACGTGATCAGCTACTAATGCTTCTCTAGCATCGTATGATTCAATACCAACTGTAATCTTTGCATCAACAACTCTTTCTGCAAGAGTTCTATGTAATGCACTTCTAAGCTTCTGGTTTTCTTCTTCAAGAGCCTGAAGTTTATTGACTGAATCATCCGCATTTTGCTCAGGGGCAACTGTTTCGCCAGTGAGCTCTGCTTCTGTTCCTTCAGTCTCTTTATTTTCTTCAGAAATTTCAGCTTTAACAGAATCAACAACTACTTTATCCTGTTCTTCTGTTGCTACTGCAACTTCTGTAGATTCTTCTTCTGCGGCTGGTGCTGCAGAAACGATCTGTGCTTCAAGTTCGATTATGCGAGCCTTAGCTTTTGCTAATTCGTCATCCGACTCAACTGCGACTTCTTCTTCAAGAGGCTTTACTTCTTCTACTTCAACTTTTGCTGATTCATTCGTTTCATCAGCTACTTCTTCTGCTGACTCCTCTTCCTTAGAGGCGCTTGCCAATGTTGAAAGGTCTTCGCTAAGCTCTTGGGCGACGGCGAGGATGTCTTCGTTTACTGCAACATCATCCATTTTAAGATTCTCCTCATATTTTTTCTCAATAGAGTCTTCATTAGATAGTAATGAAGCCTGCTCGTTAATTACATTTTCACTCTCTTGGACAGCCATCGCACTAAGGAATGCTCCTTTAAGATGCAGGTAAACTGGTCTTGATTCTTTTTTCTTCATATTCTTAAACATTGATTCATTTTCATTTATTGAAACAATATCTTCATTATCCATGTGTAGGATAAAAGCTGAACTTCTAGCCACCCAATTCTCTGAGTCAGCGACCGGTGCCTTGCCCTCTACAGGCTTAGAACCTCTTACGCCAGATCTTTGGTCTGCTGGCTGGTTAACAAAAGAGTATTCCTTAAAAGAAATGTCTTGCATATCAACAAAAGCCATTTTACCCTTATATACTTTGCCTCTTTTAAACCTAGCAACGTTTGGCTTGCCGCTTGCATCTTCTGAAGCCAGATCATCGCCAGATATTGAACAAACAGCTTTGCCGGCTCTTCCGCCGACGGAACCGGTCATGTATCTTTTATCAGCTATCTTCTGTGCGGCAACTGGGTCAGTCACGGCAATCTGCAAACGAACGAAAGAAGAACCATCTTCTTCTTTGTCCATTCTTGCAGCCATAACACGGCCAATTGGCTCAGAGTTTAAATCGTGATTAAGAATGATTGGCTTAGGATACGGCTCAACCCAAGACTGGAGAGCCTTTTCTAATTCTATTGCTGAGTAGTTATTGTAGTTTGCTGTCAATCCGCTCATGTATAGCGGCGACTTCGATTATTAGCCCTTGCTTACTATCAAATGATTCCATAAAATTATAATTAGAGTCGGCAAACTTGGGCATCTCTATCGTGAAGTTTTCTACAAAATCAAAAGCCATTATTTGTTCCTTTATTACTGATCAGCTATATAGTAAATTTGTTTTTATAAGATTAAACAATCTTATATAAATATATCATACTTTATCGAACTTGATTAGTTCTAATATTACCCCTATTGTCGCCGTTTGTCAAATAATGCTGATACATATCTTTAGACATAAGATGTGGGGCATAGATGTACGATGCGCTATATAATTTAAAACCTTTTTCTGTAGCGTTTTTTGCCCAGCCAAGATCTTCGCCTTGTTTATGAAACTGATAATCCACATTATTATAAACATCTTTAGACATCATTTTTGCAGCCATAATAACATCTGATTGGAAATAATCCCCTAAAGGATATTTTTCCTTTCTATAAGCTACACTGTGATCTTCGTCTTTCCAACTCATCACACTAGGAAATCTTGAATCCACAGGCGTCATAAACATCAAAGGCGAAACTGCGTCTGCGCCATCTTTAATATGAGCTATTAATAACTCTATCGTATTAGGATTTTGTAACAAAATATCAGAGTCTAAACTTAGATAATAATCTGGCTGATATTCTCTTACTCTTTGAAGTATTGAATTCCTTAAAGACACCATGTTATGATACTTGGACATAGTCCACTGTCTTCCATTGTTCTCGTGTTCAAAATGAGGTATATCTTTTCTCTCATTAATCTCAAAAGTTTGGAATCTTTTATCTAATCTTTTCCAAGTTATTAAAGAGTTAGTAGTTTCAAAATCATCAGGTGATGTTTCAAAAATTAAACCAACATCTTTCATATCAATGGATTGATTGATAATACATCTAATCCATTCCGGAAGAATCCAATCTCTTTTATAAATTGGACAGCCAATTATTAATTTCATTTTTCTTCAGTTTGTACTTTTTCTTCTTTTAGCTCAGCTTTTTTTGCTGCTGGTTTTTTTTCTTCTTCAACCTTTGGTTCTACAACTTCTTCGGTAACCGAATCATCTTCTGTTTCAATAAGAAGATCAAACGCTTCCATAAAAGTATCAATTATTTCTGTTAGAACCTTCAAAGCAAGTTGTTGCTGATTATTAGCAACTGCCTTCTTGAAACCTTGAACAGCGTCTTCTTCTAGCAAGAATTGCTTGCTAATCTCTGAATTAATTATTAAGCCCATCATCATCCTTTGGAATATTTGACATTAAGTCATCTGCGTCTATAACAGTATACTCTTTTTCCAAAAGATTTTCAACTACTGACAACCAAGATAAATCATCTGCTCTTCTAATGTTTGGAGATGTTCTTGTGCCTTGTTGGTTTGTTGGTCTAATAATATTCCCTGGTCCCTTTGTTTTGTTGGGCATGTTAGTAGACTTAGGCTGCTTTGGTGCCGCTATTTTTGTATTGCCACCGCTTGGTGAAGTTTTAGTTGTTGCACCCTGCTCAGGGGCTGTAGCAGCCTGGACATCGGCCTGGTGAGTTGCTATGTCCATTTGAATTCTTGCCTGTATAGCTCCAAATAATTCTGATTCATCAATTTCTGGATCAAGGCCTAATTCTTTTCTAGTTTCAGACAAAGAAATAATAGAGTTCGTATACTTCTGTATTACGTGAGTTTCTTTTTTAACTTGAGTATCTACGTCAATTTCATTAAACTTAAAGTAACAACGGTCTGATACATCACTCTCAATTGGGTTCTTAATTGGATCAAAACCACCCTCAAACAATAGTTCGTTAAAAATATTAACTCTAACAATTTCAGCAAATTGTTTTTGGTACTGTTTGATCTTGTCATAAAGAGCTACATCTAATCTGTCTGTTACTGATCTATTTCCACCATTCATCATCATGCCAAGATGGTGAGGTGCTAGACCTAAGCCAACAGCAACTCTTTCCTTGAAGTGCTCAAGATACTTTGAGGCATCAAGTAGCTGATTGCCCGATGCAACAACATCAATGTCATGTCTAAACGGAAGTATCAAACCACCTTCGGTTCTAAGGTTTTCAATTTCTGCTGCAGCACGCGATATCTCTTCTGGCTCCGCTGGTTGTTCAGCTGTACCAATCTTGTATTTATACAGAGGAAACAATTCTCTGTGGACAAGATTTTGAATATCTTCTTCTAATTGTCTTAAGGCAATTACGTCATCCAAAACGTTTACTAGAAATGGCGTACCAAAAGCTCTGCCGGCTTTTTTGTCAAAATTTAAATGGATAACTCTATCTGCTGCCCAAACTGGCGTCTTAGCGGAAGGCGAATACGTTAAAGGATCAGTTCTTTGTTCATATGACTTAGGTCTGTTAAATTTATCTCTAAGAATTCTGACTTGTTCTGTTGGGATTAAATAATATCCTATTATGGTTTGCTCAGCTGAAACTGGAGTTAACTTATCTGGAAAATATTCGGAAATATCTCCTCTAGCTTTAACCACGAAACAGTTAGCGTACTTGAAAAGTTGATCGGAAACTTCTATCAAGAAATCCAAGAATGGTCTCTTCATGGTCATTTCTAAAAAGTCTATTCTTTGATATAGATAAGCTACTGCTTCAGGGTTTTCGCCAACTATCTTCCAATTTTCTTTCCAGAATAAATCTTTATATTTATTCATTGCTTGACGGATATACGAGTCGGTATCTACCGCCTGCATAATTCTGTCAAAGTCGTATGGCGATGGCTCAAATGTTGCTCTAGTATTATACCAGTAAACTGAACCATGGTAACCAAGGGCAAGCGATGCCACTCTCATGACCTTACCCAAAGTACCTACGTCTTCAGGCTCTATAGTTTTTGCTACAAAGTTACCACTGTTAAAGTCGTCTATCTGACGAAATGGTAAATAGTCTAATAGTGGCATTTAGGGCTCCCGTATAAATCTAATAGAATAGTACTTATTAGATTATATTTTTATAAGTTAGTTACCTTGCTCAAGGCCAGCTTTATTAAAAGCATTCTTAATAATAAGGTCTTTTACTGCCTCAAGCCAAAAAACGGTCTCAGCTTCAGCGAAATCGCTTCTATATGAAAGATTTTGCTCACTAATCTTAATCTCTACAGAAAAATCTTTTTTTTCTTCAGTTACTTCTGTTGGTTCTGTTGCGTCACTCATTTTAAATTTGTCCTTTTAATCGTTGAATAATATTTGCTTGTTGTTTAATTGTTGCTTCTTTTATAACTAATTCTGTCATTAAATTACTAAGCTTTTCTTGGAAAACAGCTATAATTAAATTAACGTCTAAATTAGAATCATTAATATCTGATTCAGGAATTCCCATTACACCAGTTTCTTGTTTGCTTATTTTAGACATCTGATAATTATACCACCATTTTACTTAAGACCCAAATTCTGTAGATCATGAATGCCTATGAAGTAAATATTCTTCATAAGAAAGCACTTTGTCGCCTACCGCATAGAGCATATATTTTTCCATTTCTATATCTACTCTTTTCTTTTCCATCTCAGCCCATTTTGATGCCCCATAAGTTTTTTGATTTTCTAGCCATTCTTTACTTCCATCATAATCGTAAATCATAAAATTTCTAACCATAAATTTATCTCCATTTTTAATGGTTTTTACACCATGATAATAAGGTGCACCAGAAGGGAAAACTAGAATATCGCCAGCTTTTGGTTTGTGATTAATCGAATCACCATTTATGTAAAAAGAAATATCACCACCATCATAATTGTCATTTATATAAGCTGTACATGTTAAGAAAAATTTTTGACCAGGAGTATCTTTTTCGCAAATAATATAATCGGTATGATACTGCATTGTTAAGTTATTTTTTATAGATTCAAGATTTCTACCATATTTACAAAAAGATGAATTTGTCAATCTAGTATTGTACGGCAGTTCGACGTTAAATCTTTTTATGTAATCTTTAGTTGCAATACTGGATGCTTCAGCTAATCTATCCACAAGGTACTTCTCGTCTTTGTGCATCTGCACATTTTCCTCAGCGGGACTAAAAGTCGTATATTTTTGACTAGAATATATACCAAAAACAGACCATTTATCCCAGGTATTTAAATAAAATTTACCTTGAGAATCATCTGAAGATTTTTTCATGGTTTCATGCAAAATATCAGAATCCGATAGCAACCCTCTATATAAAACAACTTTTGGATATATTTCAACAGAAAAAAAATTAATACCAGGCTTTTGTTGTTCTTGGTCGTTTATTTCAGGCATTCTGCCAGTATATCATGAGTTTAGTCTAGACTCAAGTTCGTTAACTTTTGTAGATAGCTCTTGAATAGCTTTTACTAAAAGAGGAATTATTTCAATTGTATTCCACATAGCTGGATTCCAAGCATCTATGTCAAAAATTCCACCTTCTTCATCCCATGGTAATTCGTGTGATGGTGGTTGAAAGGTCACCAGTTCGGGTTGCGCTTCAAGAACTTCTTCCACTATAAAACCATAAGATCTATTTAGGCTCATAAGATCTTTAGCTTGATCGGTCCATGGTTCATTCGTAACCGGATCTATTTCTCCCATTTTCCAACTAAAAATTCTTGGTCTTAAATTATTAACCACAGAAAGACCATTTGGAATATCTTCTATATTTTCTTTAAATTCTCTCAAAGAAGTAAATCTAACTATTCTTTCAACACCTTGTCCACCAAGTGATTGAGCATAAAGTGGTCCGACTCCACTACCCGCTGTTGGAAAACTGCCTTGGGCTCTATAGGAATAATTGTTTTCTACCGTGATATTTAAGCAGTCGATTGTTGATCCTGAAATAGCCCCGCCAAAAGTGCCGGTAGAACCTGAAATATCACCGTTTACAGAAAGCGTTGCCCCGTTCCAGGAAATCGATCCAGAACCAAGGCTAAATGTTCCGTTATTTAAGTCTAAATAACTTGTATTTCCAGGAGAAGCTAATAAACCAGTTCTTATTACATCTCCAGATATCTGTGTTAAAAAACCATTATTATCAACGCTAATGCCAGCTCCACCAATTGTTATCTTATTACTAGCTGTGTTGAACGCATCGTCCGCATATTGATACGCAGCATCAGCTGTGCTAGACGCAGCATTTGCTTCATTGTATGCATTTTGGATTGTGGTATAAGTTGTGCCGCCGGTAATAGCTACGTTACCAGTTATACTTAAGGTTGCTCCATCCCAAGTTAATTTATCACCCAAAGAAAAGTTAGCTTGTCCACCAGAATTTTTGCCAACAAAGAAAGCAGTGTTGCCGCTAGCAAAAGTTCCGTTTCCGTAATACATTGTATTAGCAGATATTGTTAAGCCACCTATAAAGCCATCTTCGTATATTGAGTTACCAAACTCATCAACTATAAGTTCAACATCTTCTGCGTTCAGAACATCTGAACCATCGCTAAGCTTTAAGGTGCCCTGTACAGTAAGACTGTTGCCATCCCATGTTAGTTTATCACCCAAAGAAAATTGCTCAGTAGCATCAACATAGAAGGCGGTATCCGTATTGCTGTAATTGCCAGCTCCCAAAAATATTTTACCTCCAGTAGCCAATTCGGTTAAGCCTGTTAAGGTAAGACTGCTGGCTGTAATATCTCCAGTGTTAGTCACCCTAAATGGAGCTATCGAAAAGCTAGTGCTATTTGAACCGCTCCACATGTTTCCGTTTGAATCAACATGAAATGACGTAGCGTCTGATGTTCCTTGATCTTCACCAATGTCTAAACTAGATCTAATGCTAGCGTCATTAAATACAGCTTTTCCATCTCCACTTATCTTCCAACCGGTTCCACCAAATGTAGTATTCGCTGCGGCATAGTTGTTAGATTTTAGAATGGAGTTAGCCCCAGACAAGGTTATTGTTTGTGCGCCTATTGTTCCAGCTGTTATTTTTGATGCAGTTAAGCTGCTGATATATTGGCTATCAATTAGCGGTGTTGATTGATCAGTTTGAGTTAAAGCTGTCCATGGACCAAGGTTGCCAGTCGTATCTACCGATCTAACTCTTCCCCAATAAGTTTTGGCAACCGTGTCTGTACTGTTTGGTACCGCTACCGTAAACACGTTTGCAGAACTAAAGCCCGTTAAAGTTGCCGTCCCGGTGCCGGCCCCATTGTCATATAGTTCATATTCATATTTGTCTATATCTAAATCATTACTGAAGTCAAAAACAAACATCACATTTTCAAATGATGCGTACAAGGCTAGATTAGATATAGCGTCAGGTATCGTAGTATCCTTGGGGATTGAAACTAATATAGAATCTATACTCTCAGAGTAAGCATTAATGTCAGTATTTTTTGTTCTTACACTAAATATATAATTCTTGCCTGGTTTTAGGTTCTCAATTTTTTTTATAATCTCAGCCATTACAAAGTTGCTCCTGTGACGATTCTTCCCAATAATGATGAACTTACTTCTTCTTTGTTTAAGCTCAAATAATTATTTAAAGAAAAACTATATTTTTTTATGTTCATTTTTCCATCTGAAGATAGTATGTTTTTTTCATGATTAGAAACTATTTCAAATACATAGTTTTTATATGATAAATCTGTTTTAGAAAAGACTAGAGCATCTGTGCTTTTGCTCTGACTGTATAGATCAACGTCTTGCCAATCTAAGACAACTTTATTATCTATATCTTGGTCAGAACCATAAGCTGTAATTCTTATTTTAAACTTACCGTAATCTGGACCTTTGTCACAATATATCTTTATATTTGGTCCAGTGAAAGTTCCTATTAAAGAAGCTCCTGAATTTTTTGAAACACCAGAATCCCAATTAGATTCACTATTAATAAATGATAAATTATAGTAATTATCTGAAGTTAAATCTCTTACATATGAAGAAACATTTACTTCTTCTTCAGAGCTAACAAATTCCGATTGAGCTTCTTCGCATGCTTGATACTGATTGTCTTGAGTTCTTTTTTTAATTAGTTTTAAATTTGGAGTTTTATAATATAAACTATATTGCTTATTTATTTCAATATCTTTAGAGTGATTTTCTGCTGCCTTAAAATACAGAAGATTGCCAACAATTTGGCTTATCACTGGGGTTGAGTCATAGTTCTCAGAAGACTTATCTTCATAAACAACTAAATAAGAATCTGGATCAGTAGAAGCTGTTTTGGTAAAAATTGAACCTTCTTTATTTAAAGCGTAGTAAATGTCAACATCTAAATTTTCTACATCAATAAAAAGCCAAGAATCTTTAACAATGTTTTCTTTAGCTATTGGAAAAGTTATTTTTTTCCTTAAATTAGGATAAACATAATTTCCATCTAAATCATAATATCTAAACCAAGCCATAATTAAACCTCATAAACAAAAACTTCATATTCGTGATTAACAGCAACATCGCCATCTTCTATCTCTATCGTTATTACGGCATCAACGACCGGTATTCCACCATCTATTATATCCTGTTGTATGTTCGTAATCTGTATAGACTTAGCTTTAGGTACAACTACAGTAGTATCTGTTCTCACAATATCATAATCAATGTCTGTTGATTTAATTTTTTGGCTACCGTCATTACCCGTATGCGCGTGACCAGATAGTGAAACTCCGTCTATCCTCATGCCAGGATCAACGGAAATATTCCCAGTTATTGTTCCGCCATCTTTTAGTAAATATTGTGGGTGATGATTTTCAGTTAGGTTATGTAAGCTTGCATGATCAGAAATTAAATCACTTTGATCTTTATAAGTTATATGAGAATTCTTATATATTTCAGAATAATTATCTTCTGTTATTGTTTTGCGAATAACTTTTTTATTTTGTCCCTTAAATGAAAGTTGAAATATATAATTAGAATATCTTCTTTTTTGTTGAATTAAATCTAATAATTTTTCTACTCTAGATCTTATAATTTGATTTCTTTGTATCAAGTCACTAAGTATCATCCCAAAGTTTGCGTTTATCACATTTGTGGCTATAACTAACTCTTCTGTTAAAGTCGGAAATCTAGACGCAAATGTTGTTGTATAAAAGTTTGCCTCCATGGGGGAAACTATCTTTGTTTTAAAATTTAATGTTTGCGATAAATATCTGTCATAAAAAATACTGCAGTTGTCTACATAATCTCTTTTTAGGTTGTTTAATAAACTTGCGATTTCTTCATTTAAAGCTTCTAGTCTAATCGAAAAAAATGCTTGGAATTCAACGGCTTGTTTTTCTGTGATTTGATCCAACTCGGAAGCTGTGATTTCTCCTGGTGATGATGAGATCGATTGGACAATGCGTTTCGTGCATTGTGCTGCGACCTTTGCCCATGCGTCAAATTGTACTGCGACTTCTTTTTGTGAGTCATCTTCATACTGCTCCTGGAAATTTATTAATATAAAATTTTTAATATAAAAAGCTTCATTTAACATTGCGTTTAATAAATTCCTATAATTTAACAAATAAGAAAAAACGCTTTGTGAACAAATTTGGTTAAACTCGGCTATAAATCTTCTGGCAACCGTAGACATAGATCTTTCGGCGTATTTATATTCTTCAAAGGAAACAAAGTCTGGTTCCGGCAGTTTGACGTCGTTATATTTGCATAATTCCTCCCAAAGTTTTGTGTGACATTCTTCCATATTTGGAGTTAATTTTTGATCTAGATAAACTTTATATAATATATTATCTATGGACTTAATCGTTTCTTGAATGTAATTATATGTTTGAAAAGATTGATTTTTTAAAAAGTTTAAATCAACTGTCATACTTGGTATTAAGCTGTAATCAAGATTTGTTGGGATACTATTGGCGTATTTATTTACAGTAATGTCGTCTCTTGTTTCTTCTTCAAAAAAAGATACGTCCGTTTTATAGCCACCAAATATGTCACTGGTTGGACCAAAATTATTTTCGATGTTGTTAATAGACATAATTAAAACATCTTTCTTTTACCGTTAGATATAACAGAACTTTTTTTTCTAAACTTAGTTGCAGCCAAACCATCATTTCTGCCAACTATTGCATACTTTGGTTTTTCTTCTTCATCTTGGACCGTATTAACCTTTGGCATGTAAAAGTCGTTAGAGAAAGTTTCGGTATTCATAGCATAGTTACCTTTTGAAAATTCTCCATAGTTTTGGGTTATGGCTAAAAGTGCCAACATTAAAGCGTCGTGCGCGTGGTCCATTGCGGTTCCGCTTGCTTCAAATATTGGTCTTCCAATTTGAGTTGTTCTTATCACAACATATGAAATTAATTGGAGGTATAGTTCTTCGTCCGATTCTGGAAAAACTATTTTTTCTTTTTCCAAGAACTGACGAAGATTATCTACCATGTACGGTTTTATTTCTTTTTTAACCAACATTTTTGTATATGGGTCTCTCACCTCTATCGCCTCAGCAAAAGATACGCCTTTAACTTTTTCTTTAAGACCGGATCTAGGATTCTCAACGCCATATTTATGCAGTAGTTCGACCTGGACTTCTCCAAATCCTCTGTCAACATAAATATGTTTTGGTTTGAATATTTCGTTAAGCTCAAATATTCTGTCTACAGCTTTAGTTAAAGTATATTCAGACCTATCTATTTCTTCCCTATATGCCACTCTGGATCTTCCTCTAAATCTTGGATCCTCGTGGTTATCTGAGCATGCTTCAACAACAACTATGTTAGTCCCAGCTCCGTATTTGTCCCAGTCAACGCCTATAACATGGAAAGATCTTGCCGAAGTTATCTCTGGCTCATAAGTCCACGAAGGGCTAAGAAATGCTTTGTCCACAAATTTTCTTGGGTATACGCCTTCTGAGTCTTCGCCCCAGTCTGCTTCTATTTCATGGCGATAACCCATTTCGGTGTATTGTTCTCTAAACTCATCTTCTTGATCTTTAGAAAAATAAGGGTTGCAATATGATGGAAACCAAAATTCTTGGAATCTTTCAGACCTACACCATTCCCAAAATTTTTCTCTTCTACCAGTTGGAGTAGAAGCGCCAATCATCATTTTATCTGGTTGATCTTCCGCAGTTTTCTGCAACATGGCATACAATGCGTCTAGGTCATCCGTATGCATGTAGTCCATTTCGTCTAACACAATCACGTGTGCTTCTTGACCACGAGCTACGTCTGACTTACCGCCGGAACGCATGCCAGATGTAAAGAATCTAATAGTTGACCCGTTGGAGAATTCCATCATAAATTGAGGACTGCTAACTTTTCTTGTTATTGAATTCATAACAACTTCATTTTTTCCAGCTATTCTTCCGATTTCCTGGTAAATAAGTTCTACCTGTGTTTTCATTGGAGCAATAACAAGACATCTTCCATCTTTATGTGTATAGCTATAATGCAAAAGTGTGATAGCAAGTGTGAAGGTTTTTCCTAAACGACGACCAGCTCTTAATACTTTTCTTAATGATGGATCTCTTAGTATTAATATTTGATAAACTCTAGGTTGAACCTGTAAAAAGTTTTTTGCCCAAACAACAGGATCTTTAGCTAAATGCATTTGCCTTTGTTGTTCGCCAGATATTCCAACATCTAAAAGTTCTCTATCTATCTCAAATGGTTCATCAATTAAGAAAGATAATTCTCTATTAGTTAGAGGTCTTCCAGTTATGGGTGTCCCATCAGCCCAGTTAATGTGTTGTAGTTTATTTTCAAAAACCCATTCAATTCTATTAACCTGTTTAAACAATTCTATATCTTGATCTTTAATTAATTCTAAAAGATCTTCTCTAGAAAGTTTTTCTAGTCTTCTTCTAAATTCTTTAGTTTTATGATCCATAATTACCCAAAATGAGCTGCCATCATAGACGCTTCCGAACCCAATGCACTTCTTGCATTTAACCTAGAATTTTGTATAGCCATAACGCCTCTTGACCTCGATGTAGCAGCTGCTTCAGTGTCTCTATATCCCATCCCAAACATAGGTTTACTAAATGATCCTTGTAAGGATTTTTCTGCGTCTCTAGCTAAGTTTATACCACTTTTGATTACTTCGCCACCCATTTTGCCAATATCATAAACTAAAGATGCTGTAGCTAATAAATTAAGCCCAGGGATAGCCATTGCTGCACCTCTTGCCCCAAGCACCTTCATGCCGGCTTTAGTACTAAAGGCTTCCATCGTACCTTTTGCTCCAAGAGTTTTGAATGCACCTTCTTTAAGAATTTGTTTTGCAGCAGTTTCTCCTGCAAGTTTTTCTCCAGCTTTACCAGCAATTCCCTCTGTGCCTAAAGCACTAGTCATGTTGGCTATCGCCTTTTGAGCACCAGCGAAAGCTTCGCCTTCAAGCCCAGCTACACCAGCAAATCCTTGTGCTCCTCTAAAGTACCCAGACATATAGCGGGTACCTTTACCTGCCATAGAAGATGCCAATAGGTTTCCCCTAGCTCCAATCTCACCACTTCTTGCAGCCACCATTCCTTCTGATAATGCTGTTCCAGAACTTGTCATTCTTTCAAGCATCGGTATTCCAGCTGGAGACCCCATTGTCATTGTCGTCATTCGTGCATTATTCATTCCAGCCATTCTTTGTATACCGATATCTGATTGACTCAATCTTGACATGGCTCTTGCATTTCCGCTTAGCGCTTTACGTTCTAATAAATCCATTTTTCTTCCAGCGGTTATTCCAGAAAACAAACCAGGGCCAAGAAGAGCTTCATCTCTTGCCGTTCCACTTGCTTCTGCCAATTTTCCCAAAGGACCGAACCTTGCCTTAGAAAGAGGACCCCTTATACCTTGTGCGTAAGTGTACGTTCTTTGGTCTTCAGCAAATGCACTTAAGCTTGACATCCTTCTTAGTGCTCTAGGTCTAGCTGTTACAGTGTTAACTCTTGCACCATAATAAATTGGTTGTCTTCCTGCTTCCCCTGCGAGTCTAGCTCCTCTTCCACTTCTCCTGCCAAAAGAAAGAAATTGTTGTCCAGAACTCAAATCATTTGGGTCAAGACTCATTGCCCCACTTCTAAAAGCTCCATACCTTTGAGCCTTTTTGTCTACCCCAAACCTCGAGGCGTCGTCCATGAATCCGCCGCCAGCCATAATTGTTCTAGCACCACGGCCAGCCTGGAACCCAATACCCGCAGTTATCCCAGGAAGATTCTCTAACGTTCTTGCATACAGAGGAGTTTCAAGCATCTCGTCTTGGGTATAAGGCTTTGGCATTCCTGTCATTGGATCAATTGGCATTAGTAACTCTTCCTTGAATTATGCATTCCGAGAACTATGTCTCCTGAAGCGTTTAATGCTTGAGCTGTTGCAAGTGAAGTGCTGTATGGGCTACTTGATAGTAGTTGTCTATTATCTCTTACTCTTGACATCGCCATGCCAGGCACTACAGCAGCGCCCCCGAGGCCGCCTATTGTTGCCCCGATTGCAGTTCCTATGGCTGCTTTTTTAAAACTTTTTCCATGACCATAACCCAAACCACCTATTGCTCCACCCACAGCTGCACCAATGCCTGCTGTGGCGAGATTTGCTCCTACAGTAGGATCTGGTCCATAAACACTAAAAGTATCGCTCATACCCCCACCTGAGGCCCCAACCGCTGCTCCGATTGCCCCTGCTCCAGCAATCATAGTTCCTCTGCCCATGCCATACCCAGCTAATTTGCCAAGTTCTGCGCCTTTAGGTATTAACTTTGCTGCTGCCCCGCCACCAATTAATCCGCCAATTGCCATAGCTCCAAGGCCAAGGCTAACAGCACCAGCTGTACCGTGAGTCGCTGCTGCTCCCAAAAATCCACTAGACATAGGTCTCCCCATGAATGTTTCATCTGCATACGGATCGTTGAAGGCTGCATCTAAAACTGCTTCTTTAGCTGATGGACCTATGCCCTTTGCGACGCCGGCCAAACCAATTGCGCCCATAGCTAAGCCAGTCGTTCCGCCAAACTTACTTCCAACTTTTGCTCCAACATTTAATAAACCCATTTAATTTATCCTCCAAATAAATGAGCGTGTTTTTTTGAACTCATATTATGATGGCCAATTTTATTTCTATCCAAATTCCCAACAACTCCAGCAGTAACAAGCGGATCTCTTCTATATGAAGAAAGACTAGCTTGAGGTTGCATTGTTTGTCTCATCATTTCACCATTAGACACCTTTTGTGTTATTGGCTGTTGCTGTATTGTTTCGTCGTAAATTTGGTTTTCTTTATGCCTACCATACATATAGTAACCAACTCCTGCTGCAAGTATGCCGGCACCAGTCCCATAAATTGATTTTTTATTTTCTATAAAAAAGTTTAAAGCTTTATTTTCACCAAAACCAAGCCTAGATCTAGTCATAACTTTTCTAGCTTCTGCAGCCGTACCATCCTGGCTTAAAATATCTGCTGCTTTATTAAGCGAGTTAATGACACCCTTATTGGTTTCTTCCATTCTTCCGGAAACTCCAGCTGCTGCCAATGTTGCTTCATCGGCAAAAGCTGAAACCCTAACGGTATCGCCAACTACATCTAGGTGTGATGCTCTTTCTGTTATTAGTTTATCGTTGATTAAATCCCAGCCAGCTCTTAATAAACTCTTAATTGTTCCTTCTGCCCTTGCTCCACTCTGAGTAGCATATCCTATCCCTCCTTCTTGGAAACTTGATGCCAGGACTCCCACTAAATGACCTTTATCTTTCCCAGATAAATCCATAGATGCTTGAAATTCTGCCCCTAAATTCTGAAGAGCTCTTACCTTACTAACACCTTCTTCTACTCCAACATCTGTTGCTCTTGCCGTATGTGCTGCCAAAGCGTCATCTACAAGTTGCGCTGCTATTGCTTCATAATCTGTAGATTTTGCTTCTGAACCTAATTGCCAAAAAAGATTTATTGTATTTTGATTTTCATTATTTTTAAGTACGCTTAAAGAAACTTTTCCTTTTTGCATTGCGTTTTCGCCAATAGTAGATTTTATTGATTCACTATTTAATACATCTTGCAAAACTTCTGTTGGCAAAAATACTCTTGATCCAACTTCTATAGAAGACCCTGTTGAAGCCTTTAGCCCGAGGTAAGCTTCTTTTTGTGTTTGGAAATGTGATATACCTGTTTCAGATAATATATCCATATAAGAAGAATAATTTAGACTTTCTAACTGAGCCTTCAAAGAAGCTCTTACTTCCTCGCTTATTCCTTCTTGACTAAGTCTGTTTGCAATAGTTGTTCTAGCTAATTCTGCGTTAGCTTGTGTGCCTTCGGACATGATTGTGCTAAATACTCTACTCTTTGCGTCAAGAAAATCGTAGCCAATTCCACTTTTGCCAGCTGCTTTCGATGCATCTAGTGTTCTTACTAAGTAATCATCTAAGCTGTTAACTCCAAAACCGAGTTGAAAAGGAGCTTCTGCTGATCTTCCACCTATGCTTATTTTTACTGCTTCAGATAGAGTTGGAGCAGAAGAGAAATTCTTATACACTTTTCCTATAGATCCAAGTATACTTTCTTTGGTTATTTCTCCAGAAGCTGACTCCCCAACAGCTTGTGTTATTCTTCTTATTTCTTGTATTCTACTTTCTTGACCATACGTAATGCCAAAGTTGGCAATCGAATTTATTGCATCTGCGTTGCCAGACCTTGCTGCGACTATAGTTCTTCTAACCTCATACGCTCCTCTGTCTGCGCTACCACCCATGTAGTCAATAACACCCTCTGGAGAATGTTGGACAAATTTAGCTTGAGTCGTATCATACCTAATGTAACCTTTTGTCACATCTTTGTCTGCAAACATTGTTACATTTTTAGTTCCTTCATCTGTTAAAAGGTAATTAAAAGTTGCTTCAGACAAATGTTGTACATCAGCTATATTTTTGGTTGGAACATTAGCGCTAGATCTATAAATTTTTCTTCTCATATTGTCGGCTATTTGCTTTGCATCTTCTGACAAAGCTTCGTATACGGAACTACTTCTTCCTCCTCCTGGCCTAGCCAATTGAAGTCTTTCCTTATCTGACGTTGTATATCTAAAAATAAAACTTTGCAAAAGTGTGTCATTATCTGCTAAGTGAGAACCTCTTTGCATTTTGTCAAGTAACATTATTGCTGCTTCATCTCCGGCTTCTGCGTCTCTTACTATTCTAGCTGTGAGATCGGTATTTAAAGACATTGCTTCTACAGATGAATATGCTGCTCCGCCACCAACTTTTACATCAGCCATTGTTTCTGGAGAATACATAAACTGTCTATGAAGTTCAGCTACTTTAGAATCAGTTCTTGTTATGCCAGTTCTTGCAAATTCATCATCGACAGCTTTATTGACTAAATCATTCATGTATGATCTATTATATTCTAGTGTGTCAACAAGTAAAGTTTCCCCACTTTTAATTCTAGAATGCAATCTTTCAATTGCAGCTTTTGCTTCAGAATGAGAAGAGTAACCCCCCATTTGTTTCATTGTTCCAGTTAACTTTTGAATATCAAAATTAATATTATGACCTGCAATAACTGAATTGGATTCAACTAGATTATTGATTAATTTTACTCCTTCATCAAGAAAGTCTTTTCCACCATTTTCTGAACCAACAACTTTTCCAGAAGAAAATAAGTTTACAAAAGGATTACCTTCTCCATACATTAACCCATTGAGTTGCGGTGATTTAAAGCTTGTATTTAATCCTGCTGATATCTTTCCACTGCTTGCTATATCCGCTGTAGCCATTTGAACTATTTGTGAATTTCTAAATATTCCAGAAGTTTCAACGTCAAACATTTTTACTGATCTACCAGCAATAACTTCTGACATATTCCTCAATACAGTTTCACCGGTTATTTCATCTATCTTAAACATCTGACTTAAAGCTCTATGTCCCATAAGATTAGAAGTTCCAACATTAAATGCTTCAAAACCAGATTTATTTGGATTTACGTTAAACATTGTTCTATTCAAAACAACTTGAGCTGGATTCAATAATCCGTTCTTCTGTGTCTACGCCATATCTAAATGCATGCCTGTATCTGTTGCTTGAAGGCATTTGTATACCAGGATTGCCTATATCCCTAAACATTTTTGGTAGCCTGAGAACATCTTCTCTATATTCTCTTTCAAGCATGGTCTTTGCTTCCGCGTTTAATATGTCTAGATTTATTGCGCCACCATTCATTATAAAATCTAAATCAACACCTTGCGCTTTGCCAACATCTAAATTTTTTAAAAGTTCCGACTGATATCTTTTCTCAAACTGAGAATATCTTTCCAAAAAATCTTTACCAGTTCCGGTAAACACTATTAGCAGATGAACTACTTATCCTGCCAAAAAAAGAACCTTTAGTTCCAGTATTGCGCAGTGCGTTAGCTAATAAGTTAGACGGGTGCGTGCTGAAGTCATTGATTATCGCCATTTGGCGGAGCCTCTAATTCTTTACTAGATGCTTCAATATAATCATCAACTTCATATGTTCCAAGTTTTTGTCTTAACAATTTTTCTTTTTCAATTTGCACAGATTGTACCTTATATAGAATATCAGATATAGCCTGTGCGCTGTCTGCTTGCATTTGACCAGCTTTAGCTTTAGCTTCTCTGGTTGCAAGAAGTTGATTACGTAAATCTTTTCTTCTCTTATGCAATCTATCTTCCAGCTCAACTGCCATGTGTAGTTCTTTCTTTAATATTGGACTACCCTCTTGATCAACTCCAATAATGTTTTCTTGAATAAAATGTTCTTTAGCCAATAACTTTGTCTTACGAAGATATTGCACTTCTTGATCCACAAGATCTCTAATCATTGAAACTTCAATTAAATTATCAGAATGAACATCTAGCTGTTCCATATATTCAGCAGTGAACTGTGCAACCATCGCCATTTCTATCGGACATGGTTTTCCTTTCGGAGCAAGATTTTCTTTTAATAAAGGACATGTCGCTGCAAAAATGCATTTGATAGATTCACAATTCATAGGTATTGAAGAAAACATCGTTGACCTAGTTTTTTGAGGCCTTATTAATTCAACAGCTTTTGTTCTTTCTTCATCAGTCCAATTTTCTGGAAAAAATAAATCTGGACGAAGTGATTCAAAGCTTTTTAAAAATTGTTCTTTATCATTAAACTTTTGTATATCAGCCATTAAAATCAATCCAATCAGAGCTATAAAATTCGGAACCTTTAAAACATTCTATTAAAGCACAAACGCAATTATTACAAAAGTACTCTTTCTTAGACTCGACCGAAAGTTTTCCATATTCGACAAATCTTTCTTCAGTCATTAACTCCATGCGATAATCGCAACGAGGGCAAAACATAATTAACTAATATCTTCTAAAAGCTTCATTAAACCTTTTTGAAGTTTTTCTTGAACTTCGCTATCTTGCATAGCGTTAACAAAAGTGCTTACTTCTCTCATTTCATCTGGAGATAAATAGGAAGATATTTTATATCTTGAACCTTTACAGACATCACAGTAAGGCTCTGATCTATCAACGTAGCAAACACATTTTTCTAGAATGTCAAAATACTCTAACGCATCTGCTATGTTTAACCATTTGTTCTTAAATAATTTTTTTGTTTGCTCTTTATAAGCCCTCAGCTTATATTGATCATTAGACAACAATGTTCCCATGTCTAAAGAATTTTTCATCAATTCATTAATGCTTTTATACAAAAAATTTGCTAGTTGAAAATCACCATTAACATCTGTATAACTCTTCCAATCATTCATCACATTTCCTAACTTTTTTACTTATGGGTTTCTACCTGATCCTGGCCTTGCCCTTGTCATTGGACTTGGGCCACCTCTTGATCCACTACTTCTACCATTATACATGCCCATTGTTCCAAGGCCAATGGCTCCAGCTGCATATCTTCCCCCAACTTGTCTTTGTCTTGCAGAAACAAGCGAATCTCTAGTGGCGACTTTTCTACCCATAGCCACTCTCTCTGCCGGGGAAAGGCCACCCATGCCAACTCTAGCCCCAGTATCGGCGCCCCTTCTTGCTGCTGTACCTGGCCTCATTCTTCTGCCAACTTTAGCACCTAAACGTTCTACCCTGGCACCGCCGCGATCAACGTGTCTTGCAGCCGCTCCTGCACCTAAACCAAGTTTATCTAAAACATATGGAAGTTTTTTACCTGGTAAAGCTGGCATGTTAGTAGTTCCTTATTCCTTTTTGTGAACCTGGCATTCTTTGCCCAGTTCCAGAACCTCTACGGCCCCTCATGGCCCCATAGCCAAAAACTGCTCCAGCTCCAATGGCCATGCTCTTCTTAGGGTTTTTTTTGATGGCTGCGCCAATTGATCGACCACTAGTTTTTGTGCGAGCAACTGCTCCAGAAAGTCTTGTTGCTTCTCCCATAGAAACTCCTAATCTAATACTTAATATTAATAGTAATGACTCAGTTATGTGGTTTTTACTTTTTTAGCTGGTTTAATAACTGTAAAGTGAAAGTTGTCATCCAAATAGTCTAAAGTAAATGTTGTACCTTTAGGAACTGATGTATTGACTATAGTCTTGGCTAATGAGGTTTCTATCTTATCTCTACGAACTTGAGCCAATCCTCTTGCCCCCTTGACAGTATCAATTCCTCTGTCAATCAAACCATTGATAACATTTTGATTATATTCAATATTAAAACCTTTTTTGTTTAATTTGTCAGAAATTATTCGCATTTCTAATTCAGCTATTCTTTCGCAGTCAGCTCTAGTTAAATGATTAAACACAACAACTTTATCAATTCTATTTAATAATTCAGGTCTAAAGTATTTTCTTGCTGCGTCCATCGTATTTCTTTCAACCATAGACTTTAGCGGAATAGCGGATGTGGACCCCTGATAATTTACATTCTTATTAAAACCTGTTCCAGTGCCAATCATATGATCTACTGTTTTTTCGTTACCAAGATTAGTTGTTAATATTATTATCGTATTTCTAAAGTCTACTTTTTCACCTTTGCCATCAGTAATAACTCCTTCGTCAAATACTCTTAAAAATGTATTCCAAATATCTGGATGAGCTTTTTCTACTTCATCTATCAACACTACTGAGTTAGGATTTTTCTGGATCTGGTTAACCAACTGTCCACCCTCATCATGGCCGACATACCCTGGCGGTGAACCTATTAGCTTTTGGTTCTCATGTTTTTGTTGGAATTCACCACAATCTATTCTTACCATCGGATAATCTAATGTAAATAAATATTCATGCAACGTTCTTGCTAGATGCGTCTTACCTACGCCTGAAGCGCCGGCAAACATAAAAACACCTAATGGTCTATTAGAATCATTTAAGCCAGCTTGAGATCTAATCAATGCTTCGCAAATGGATTCTACTGCTTCGTCTTGGCCGATAATACTATTCTTAAGATGATGTTCTAATCCAAGAAACTTTTGTTTACTTATCTTCTTGGCAGTTTGTACTGCTTTATCTTGCCCCTTAGAACTTTTCTTGTCTTTTACTTTACTGAGTATATTTTTTAGTTCTTCAAAGTTTCTATCTGTAGATAGATCATATTCTTCAGCACCAAATGAATAAGCAATAGCAACCCAGTAATCTATGTCCAAACCAGGGTTTAGCATTACACATCCCGTATACAAGGCTTCTACGCATCTTTCTGCATCTGGTCTAGACATCAACCCCAATGCTTGGGATATTTCTGTTTTTAAATTAAAAATTACATATTGAAGAACTTTTCTTCTTCGTTCTTTTTCTGTCTTGGCATTCACTTGTGAAACAAACGATTCTATTTCTTCTGGTTCTAATACTTTGTATTTAACGTATGCGTTAAGATCCGGAACATATATTTGGTATATCTTCATTTTGTGCTCCGTTCATGTTTTAAAAATTAAGATTCTATATATTAATATAATATATTATTATATATATACATATTATTTATAACATATATGTATATAGTAAGGGGGTAGGGGGTAGGGGGTAAAATCCCAGTCTACTATTTTTTCATCTCTACTTCAAGTCACTTGCCAATTTTCTTTATGTTTTCTATTTCAGGCTGTCCTTCATCACAAGGTCCCGCGTATGCCCAGTACTTAACAAGGTCAGTTACGTTATTAAATCTATTCTTAAGCAAATATACTGCTCTGTAAAAATTGTCATCTAATTCTATTTTGCGTTGCATTTTGTATCCCATCTGTATATAATTTCTTGTAGTAATTATACCATCTAGATTAGGAGACCCTCACAATGAGCAAAACAATAAAGCCATCATTTACTTATCTTAAGCAGTTAACTAAGTTGCGCGAACAAGTAAGACAATCAATGCTTGGTCAAGATCCACAAACTCAAGCTGAACTTAGATTTGTTGAAGCTAAAGTTGTGGACAAGATGAAGGAAGTCCAAGCAGCTTTAGCATTGAAAGTATGATAGAATATCTCTATGGATGAATCAAAAACTTTAGAAGTAATCATCGCTCAATTAGAGCGTCAATTTGGTGCCGGATCCGTAATTACTCTCGGGTCTACCAATGTGCAAAAATGGCCTTGTATCCCCACCGGTGCTGCTACGCTAGATAATATTCTCGGTATAGGCGGCTTACCTAGAGGGAGAATAGTGGAAATATATGGACCAGAGTCTTCTGGCAAATCCACCATTGCTCTTACTGTTATTACAGAAGCCCAAAAAATGGGCTTGAAGTGCGCTTATATAGATGCCGAGCATGCTTTAGACCCAATTTACATGACCGCTTTAGGCGTGGATTTAGATAAGTTAATCTTTTCTCAACCAGATTACGGCGAGCAAGCTTTAGAAATAGTTGACCGTCTTGTACGCTCAGGTGAAGTGGGAGTTGTCGTAATTGACTCTGTTGCTTCACTCATTCCAAAAGCAGAGCTAGAAGGTGAGATGGAGTCCGCTCAGATGGGCCTACAAGCTCGTCTAATGGCCAAAGCGATGCGAAAGCTAGTTTCGGCCGCATCCGAGACAAAAACGCTCCTATTGTTTATAAATCAGTTGCGCAACAAAATTGGTGTTATGTTTGGTAATCCCGAAACCACTCCTGGTGGTATGGCTCTTAAGTATGCTGCCTCGGTACGCATTGACTTGCGTAAGAAGGAAGATCTTAAGGATAAATCTGGTGAGGCAATAGGAATCAAGGTTAAGGCTAAGATTATTAAAAACAAAATGGCTCCTCCACTAAAAATTACAGAATTTGACATTCTTTACGGTAAGGGCGTGGATCAATTTGGCTGCTTGTTTGATCTTGCTTTGGGCCAAGGTATGTTCACTCAAAAAGGTGCTTGGGTTTATCTTGATGGTGAAAACTTTGCTCAAGGTAGAGACAACGCTGTAGAAAAATTAAAATCTAGAGAAGATCTTATTATTAAGATTAAGTCTAACCTAGAGGTTAAATCACCCAATTTATAAGGTACAATTATATTATGTCTATGTATAAAGAATCTTTTAGAAAAAATCCAAATATAAAACAATTAGCTCCTAAATTGTTTATATATAAAAATTTTATAAAAGATGATTTATTAAAAAAAATAAACTCTATTTTAAAAGAACATTTAAAAGACTCAAACATTCAACATAATCAAGATTGGTACAACTCAAGAGTTACCCCGTTAATTCCTGAGATGCATGAGGTTTGGGAAAAAGCCAGTGAGTTGCTCTACCCGGAGCTTTCTATGCATCCACAACTTTCCTTATTAAGGTCCAAGGTTGGTCAACCAGGCATGTATCATCATGCAGATGCTCCTGGGGCAGTTCATGAAGATTGTGGTCCAGTTTGTGAAACATGTGATATATCTTCAAGGGTTTTAATTTCTCCGGATATGTGGGGCACGTGTTGCCGTCTTCATTATGGGTTAATTGTTTATTTTGGAGATTTTGAAGGTGGAGAAGTATATTATCCAAATTTTAATAATAAACTAGAATTTGTAGGAGGACTTTTACCTCTTGATAATGGTGAAGAACTTTTGGTTAAACCAGAAAATGGAGATTTAATAATTCATGGATCACATGGAGATTATTGCCATGGAGTTAAAGAAGTCACTAGCGGGGTGCGTTTTGCGTACTCAAACTTTGTATTACCGTCGTCTAGTAACCCTGGTACATTTTTCTGTTACAAAACTGCAGAGTACGAACAGCAAATAAAAAATATAAAAGAAGATCCACACAATAGATGGTCGACTTGGTGCACTCCTGTAAATGGATTTATTTGGGAGGAACCCCTGGAACTTATAGAGGAAAAGAAAAAGGGGATAACCGCTGTAAGATACAGGGATATTCATTAGTAAAATGAAGTTACATTTAATGTACGTTAATGGCTCATCTAATATAGATGGTTTGAAAAAAATTTCAGAATTAGCAAATAAATGCAACTATTATTCTGTTCTTTTAGTTTATCATTCTTTAGAAAATGATTTTTGGATAAAATGCGCAAATGTTTTAGATACAACGCATACATTTAAATATATGATAGCAATACGAACATATGCAATAAGCCCAGAATATTTCGTTATGATGTACAGAGGCTTTAGCGAAATTCAAGAAAATAGAATAATGTTCAATATAGTATCTGGTGACATTCATGATTCTGAAACATCTGTAGATGATATTATTTTTAATAAAGAAAATTTTTATACTAGTCAAAAAAGAGTAAAGTATACACATGAATGGATTAAGAAAGTATTATCTATAATAGATAAAAAAAAGGTACCAGAAATTGTTATGTCTGGCACGTCAGATAATACTCTTGATTCAGCTTCGGTTTTTGCCGATTACAACTTGTGTATGATGGATAGTTTTGTAGATAATCCAAAAAAATTTAAAAGAAATAACAATAGAATGGTTTGCGCTGCTCTAATAATTAGAAACACTTATGAAGAAGCAGAAAAAGTTGTAGATCAAATAAAACAAAAACATCAAAAAAGATGGACGATTTTTGGGACAGAAGAACAAGTTTTAGAAAAGATAGAATATTTGAAGAGTATTGGTGTAACTGATTTGATGATAAGAAATCATAAAGAAGATAATAAATACAATTTAGTACATGAATTTGTAGCTAAAAATAAAGGAATAATTTAATAATATGAAAAAAATATATTTGATTGGCGATTGCCATGTTTCTAGAGTCTCTGAACATTATAATAAGAATAAAGCAATGCATAACTTAGTCGATGTTGTCTTTTGGGGCAAAGCGGCAAAAAAGGTTTGGGATCTTGATTTTAAGAAAATGTATGAGGAAGAAGAATTGTCTTCAGGTAAAGAGGAACAGCTTTTCTATGGTGATGGGGTTATACCGTTTTCGGACATAAAAGATGACGGCATACTTCTTTCATGGTTTGGCTATGTTGATATAAGGACTTTTCTTTCAGGCTACGACAACGCTGATGAAGTAGCTAAAAAATATATAAAAGAAATTGTAAATAATTTTAAAAATTCTACTATAGTAATTATAGAGCCACTTCCACAGTTTACTGAAATGATGCTTAAGTATGAGGGAATTAGTCCTCATTATACGTATCAGCAAAGATTAAATCAAAATAAAAAATTCTTAGATAGTTTACACAAGTATGCGCATGATGCTGGAATAACTAATTTTATTTTTCAATCTCAGATTCTTGATGCAGTTGGGGTAAAAGAACTAACTCCAGATATGACCCATAATAAAGCCCATCATCCAGTAGATGGTCTTAAGGATGAGTATAATAGTAAAATATTAGATTTGTTTATTAAGAAAAGTTTGGAGCTATTAAATGATTGGTCTTGGATTAGATGATTAGGTTAACTGATGATATTTTATTATTTACAGATCTTTTTCAGGATTTAGATCAAATATTTTTAGATCTAGATAAGTCTGAGTGGCAATTGTGGGGCAGAAACAATAATGACCCTAATCATAGAATTGGCGAATTAAACTTTATAAAAAAAAATAGTTACATATTTGAACAGATAAATTCTGCCACCCGAATATGTTTAGACCAGTATATGGCTGAACTCAATATAAATAATGATTTATACTATTATGATGAGGATGGGATCTATATAAGGAAATGGGACTTTCCTATGAGAGGTATGAGCGCCCACAGGGATTATGCCTATGACGGTAGCGGTAATGCAAGGCCGGTTGAGTATACGCTATGTGGATACTTAAATGAAGATTACGAGGGGGGGCTGATAGAATTCCCGGAATATGGCCTTTCGTTAAAGCCGCCGGCTGGTTCGGCTATTGTCTTTGCTGCTCATGAGTTACATCTTGTAACAGATCTGATAGATAGACATAGATATATGTGGTCTTCTTTTGTTTACAAGAAATAACAAATCTTTGGGCTTCCCCGCAAGTTCCGCGCAAAAATTATTTTTTTTATTTTTTAACAGATTACTATAAGAGTATCATCTAGTAGAATGATGTGTATGGACTTTTTCAAAAAATTGTTTGAACTTATAATCTATAATAGGGAAAACGGGGAAGAGTTAGAAGAACAGGTCTTCTTGCTTGATGATGATGACTTAGAGACTGAGAGTGTGGTCACCTTCCATCCTGATGGCAATGGTAACTTAGTATTCAACGTTTTTAGTATTGAAGTGTGGGAAATGATCGATGATATTTCCGAGCTTACCGGTAGGGATAAATTTTCTATCATAGAGGGCTTGTGCGAAGAGGATGGTATTGAATCCTGGGTTATCGATCCTAGGGAGTTTCCTAACGATTTAAATGATCTATAATAATACTTATATAAGGATATAAAAAAACCCCCCGGTATATCCAGGGGGTTTTTCTTTTATATACGTTAAATATTAGTCATTATAGCCGTAGTTGTCGAAATCATAATCTTCAACCTCAACGTAAGCTGACTTAGCTCCATAGTATGTCTTAGAGTTAAACTGATAGAAGACATCATCTTCCACGTCTAACCCTTCATAATCCTCGAACATATCCAGTTGAATATCATCCTGTGATTTTTGTGTCAACGTACTCTTGTTGTTATTCATTTTCTTATCCTTTTGTACTAGGCATTGATGGTTATATGATTCTTGTACATGATATCTATATGACAACAAAGATAATAGCAAAGCATGTTTACCTTTGACAACCTCTATCACAATATATTCCAAACTTTTTTTTGCCGGCCGATTTCCTATATAGGTATAAAAATAAGGGAAAAATTTTTGGTGTAAAAACATATATAAAAAAAACTAATAGGCTAAAAATATGGAAAAAATATGGGCCAGTAGTAGTGGGTATATACACACCCTTAAGATCTTTAACGTGCCCACCCGGGTATGGGGTCTTAAGGTTAAACAATTAACAAGAGGAGAGTAATATGATTACTGTTAATAACAGCAACACACCTAGCCGTGGGCCAAGGGTATGCACATGGGGTACAGGTAAGGAATTGTCAGTAAAGCACACACCTTTCTTTCAGGTAAATGATGAAGGAAAGACTGTATGTTGGCACATGCATGCTGATGGCACTGAGTGCAGGGTAACTAAGGACTAAGTACCCCAGTAATACTGTCCATTGGTGGACACTAAACAACATGAACCATACGATAGCCATGGTATGTAAAACATTGGGCTTTATTCACTTCAAACATAGGAGATAGTCATGGACCATAACAGGACATCATATGCACGTACGTACCGTAAGTACCTACTGCATTGTGTAAAGCACAACATACCAGTAAATGCAAAGACATGTGCCTATGTAAGGGCATACCTAGTAGAAACATCAATCACCAATAAGGGAGGAAAGTAACCATGTTACCAGTAACACTAACCACGTGTGAGCAGATGGCTCAGGCGTACAACACACATGCACAGTATGCCGAGGTTATTGGCAAGTACGTGTGCCATGATGGCCAGGCAGTGTGGATACAGCTTGTTGGGTGCGGTGCATCTGATAGCCATACATTCACACATACCCATAACATCCCAGAGTACATGAATAAGATGTACAATGGAAAGATTGTCCGCCTTCTAGGTGAGCGTTCATGGGATTCACGTGCACGCATGTGGGGCTACCGCTGGACCCTTCATTCAGTAAACCTATGGGAAGAGTCAGTAAAGGCTTCTCCTGCAGGTATTAAAGCCTTGTGCGGCACTAACTGCTAATTAAGTACATTGTCTATTGGTAGACGTTAACTTCATGACCCAACCGTTAATCAAGAGGTTGTAAATCACATGGTTATTTATCCAATATCAATTAAGGAGAAAGCAATGAGTAAAGCAACAAAAATGTTCGTTGTTCTTATTGTCGCAATTGCGGCTTTAATAGCATCGGGCTTGCTAATCAATAAGCCAACATACTGTTACGTAAGTTCAGTTGTTGCATACGAAGGAGATACTCTTTGGAGTATAGCCAAGGCCAATTGCTACGGCAATAGCACCACAAATATGGTTGGTGATATCGTGGACCTCAATCCAGAATTGAAGACTCGTTATTTACGAATCGGTGAATCAATTAAGCTACCAACAGAAAACGCAGGAAAGTAAACATGTCAACAAACAACAATCCAAAAGGAGAAACGAATGTCTGAAGAAAATGTACCAAAACCAAGAGTGTTCACTGCCGAAGAAATTGTAGCAAAAATACTACAAGAAAAACTAAGCAAGAAAGCACTCATCAATGAATTGGTTTTTGCATTGAACGACGCAGAGGCCAACAAGCAAGAAAAAGATGCAGACATCTACTGGAATGCAATTATGGTCTTGACGAAAGGCCGAATGCTCTAAGATAGATTTTTGCAATCAACAGAAAAACAGTAAGCCAAAAAACAACAAAGGAGACAAGTAATGTTAGAAAACAATAATAAATTCCAGTCAAGGCTGGATTTAATCTCAAAAGCTGAAATTGTGTTACATCACATGGGAGAATGGCATGAGGTTAAAATCCAATCAAATGACAATCGGCTAACAAGTGGAGCATTGACGTATACCCAATACGAAAATGTGTGTGATGAAACAAAATCATCATATTCATTTGTTGGCATTTCAGATGATGGTGCAATTGTTAATGGCTTTATCCATGATGGATCCAATAAAATTGGTCGTGGTTATGGAGGCCAGTCATTTGAATTGACAATGCAAGATGGATCACACAGGGTTCTTACCGGACCATGGAGTGGAAGGCCATCAGTCCACACTGCCAATAGCGGTATTCAATACACCGAGGTTAACGTTAATAATACTTTGTATGGATTCTCGAAAGAATTCATTGAAGCCATAATTGATCGGTTTAACCTCAACGCAAGCCTTGAATTGACATGCCGAGACATGGAAATTGAATTACGAGTAACAAACAACAACCAAGGAGAAAAGTAATGAGTGATATATTCAAATTAGGTGTGCTTGATTTAGACAGGCAAGCATACTTTGATTTCTGCGAAAAGAACAATGGCGGATATCTTTTAAGTTCTCGCCAGCAGAAACAGTTAGAAAAGCATCTCATAATCTGGAAATTAAACACGCACATTCAGAAATGTGGTTCGTGTGGTTGGTGTGAGAAAAATGCAAAACAATTCCTAGAAGAAAACATAAAGGGGGAGTAATGGCAAGGTTACATTGGAAGAACTATTCCCGTTTTGCTCGGGATTCAGAGAAAGAGGTGTGGTGTGCCTTAGGCAAACACTATGTTCACATAGCTAATGCTTGGATTACGTTTTACCCAGTAAAGCGTGTGTGGTGCACCGAATGCAAAGCAGGCAGTGAAACTAGGGTCGAGAAGAAGAAACTAGTATCTCAAGCAAAGCAAACAATGAAAGACAACCAACTATCACTATTCAACGAGGAAGGAAAGTAATCATGAAGCCATTCAATCCAGGGGACAAGGTACGTTCCAAGGCAAAGCCTCATATAACAGGCACTGTAAAGTGGGTTAGGTTTGAACCCAATGGAGTATCTGTTAATAGGCAAAATTCACGTGGAAAATGGAACTATGTCCAGAAGATACCAAAGGGAGGTTATACCGTATCTATTAACTGGGATCCAGTCCCACAACTTGGTTACTACCCAGAGCGTCCTTTGCACGGTCTACAGGGGTCTACCGCAATTGAGTTAGTGCCGCAAGAAAATGTCAATCAAGAAACAACAAACAACGAAAGGAAAGAAGCCATGTCAAATCAACCAACAACAATTCGGGAGGTAAATCCGATGAAGCAGTGCAAACACCAAGTCTGGGATTGGAAATTAATTCCAGGACAAGTAAACACAGACTACAAGGCAGTTTATTGTGAACTGTGTGGAGAGCAACTGGCTCAACTTGCACCAAAGAACAAACCAATGACAGATAAGCAGATAAAGTTTATCCGGTCTTTGTTCTTGGAAGTTAAATCAAACATGACAATTGATGAGCAGGAGTCTTTGACAACAAAGATGAAAGCACATATCGATGGGACAAATGTACTCACCACCAAGTGGGCATCAGCAGCTATTGACAAGCTTAAGGCATACAAGCCTAAGCCTGTTAAGCCTGTTCAAGTCATGGAAGAGGATGAGCCATTTGGCAAAGTTGAATGTCATGTATGTGGCACGAAATACCAGCCAGAAGAAATGGGCGGATCAGGCACTGAAGTATTCACCAACGGATGCATCGCATGTCTGTATTAAATCAATCAAACAATCAACCAACAACAAATGGGGAGGTAAAACCCATGGAAACACCACAACAAAAGCTCAATCGTTTAACGACAGAGCCTCAACAGAAAGGAGCAGAAGTGATTGCATTCATGCATGACTTCTTCCATACCATCACCAACGACCCAACAGAGCGTGAGTCATTGGCCTATTCAACCGTAAAGAAGACGGGCAAACCATTCAAGATGGGGACAACAGTTCGCACTGGTGAGAATGGTGCATACAACCACCATATCTGGCTTATGCCAATCAACAACAACCCTACTTGGAAGTATGGACTCTTGGAGCACAAGCTTAACAGCCGCGGTAAGAAGTTCAAGCTTAAGATGATCACAATCAATGAGCTGAAGCAGTGGATCAGCAAGGACAACGGAGACTTAGATGCACTCATCAAAGAATCCAACTTTGCTTGGGCTAATGCAACACATGCTTTCTTCTTGAAGATGCGTGAAGACAACAACTGGTCATTGGATGATCTTGGTGTCAGCGTAATCGACATGAAGAAGACATCAAAGCGACTTCAAGAAATCACACGGTTTACTCAGGTATATCGTTCAAGGTCAATGAAGTCAGTCACCACTAAGGCTTATACGAACGAATGGCTTGAGCAATACTACTCTAGCTATGGATTGAAGTATGATCCAGCAGATGAGGTGATGTTCGATGGACCAGCCTTCATGCGCAAATCAGCATTCATCAAAGCTTGTTTCCCTATCAAAGATGCGGAAGTAAGAGGCAAGATGATTGGTGGTGTACACGGTGACAATCGCACTTGGTTGTTCCGTATGAAAATGGAAGGCTGCATGCTTAAGGGCTTGTTGCACATTGTTGAGGATGATGAAATCCCAGCAGACATTGTGTACCATGAATCAATGGAAAAGAAGGAATTGTCCACAACAGATGGTAATTATACATTTGTAGCGTGGCCGATGCCAACTCTGTACGAAGTAACGATTGACGATCAATCAATGATCAATAATCCATGGTTGTACACCACTGAACACCTCAAAACTACATGCGACAGTCTTTTGTCTGACTTCAAGAAAGAAATCGAAGTGGGCAATATGCCAGAATGGATGACTGTTAGCATGGATGACCAAGAGGATCATGGAGTAGTCAACGAAGACAATGAACTCCAAGAGTGGCAAGCAAACTACATCAAGTGGCAAAAGGCTGGGTTCTCATTGTATGACAGCTCAAACTTTATTCACATGGCGTACGGTCAGCTTGCTAATCGCATGAGTGCATCAGTTAAGCGTGGTAACATCTGGTTGCCAATGTTTAACGCATTCATGGCTCCTGTCATTACTCATGAGGCATTGCAAATCATGGGTGGACAAGAACTGCCAGAGTCAAAGTCAAATGTTGTATGGTATGACAAGCGCTTCGGTGCAATCATCCCAGGCAACCGCTTTGTTGAGACAGCAGATCTTCACGACACATGGGACCAAGATGGTGACATGGCCAGGTTCATCCGCATTAAGTTGTGGAGCTCTTCGCCAGTTGTAACTCTCTATGGGTTGTCACACCAGGAATTCAGGGATGGATTTGTTATCCCAGCTGACCTGGAAGTACCAACCACACCAGAAGAAGCAATCGACATGGTTGTCATCATTCGTTCACCAAACGGACCTGGTGGTTATTCAATCGAGCGTTACGATGCAGAGACAATGCCATTTATGCGTGTAAACGAGGACATGGTACAGGTAATTGACCTTAGCAAAGCAACATTGCCGATGAGCACACTGCTTAAAGACACTATTGTTGACACTAAGCTCAATGAAATCCTGAACTCAACACAGTACACCAAGAGGGGATTCACACGGGATAACGCCAAGGACATGATTGATGCACAACTGCACAACCCTGGGTTTGGTTCATTCTCAAACTTCATGATGGTGCATGCAAGTGTGTTCGGTCCAAGCTACCCAACCTACATGCCAGCTAGTGGTAATGACATTATCGATGCAAGCTCTCAGACAGCAAACATTGAGGCATTCCGCTTTATCAGTGGCAGCGTATCAACCATGTGGCAATCATTGATCGATGATATGGTCAAACAAGATATCAAGATTGACAGCTACATGATGAGTCGTATCCCTGATCGGTTCAAGCATGAGTTGGAAGGTAATGTCTATGATGGACCATTGGCAGAGCTCAGTGAGCACTACATCAAGGTACTCAAGGATGTACGCGAAGAGAAGAAGAACACCATCTATCTCCGCATGCGTTCTGAGTTAATTCCTCAACTGCAACAGTTAATCCCTACACTGTCAGATCAAACACAGGCTGTCTGTGAAGCATTCAACACCAAGTATATCCACATGTTGCGTGCATTTGACGAGCGTAAGGCAGAAGCTAAGGCAGAAGAGACAAAGTGGTCAAGCCGCTACTTCAAGGCATGGAACGCTGTGTATTCTTCAACCGAGTTGGAAGCCATTGTCAAGATGATGGTCGATGAGATTGAAACGTCCAAGTCACCAACCAAGATGGCTGTTGCTATCTATCGCTGGATGACTGATCCAAAGATGAGCTACGAGAGGGTGTATCACGAAGGTCGTGGCGAATACATCAAGGCCAATGCTCATCTGCGTTATGGTCTAGTTGACCGTGTAATGTTCCAAGCCGGCAAGCGTGGGCAGAAATCAATGATGGATCTGCTTATCCAGGGGCTCAAGGATCTGGGCCTCTAGGATAAGTATTATCTTAATGTTATATTCTAAACAAGCACCGTGCTCTGCCTAGTCCCCAAGACTTGGTTCCACTTTGATTCTAAACACGGTTCAAGAGATTTTCCGCGGTCTGGCCCCCATCACGGGTCTGGCCGTTGAATAAGTCGGGGTCTTTCGGGACTTCGCCTACTGGTAACATCGGGTTGCTGGTAGTTTATGTGACTACGGTCACAGAAAGGGGTTGGGTCTAATGACTCTTCTCATCACTAAGGTTGGTGCACCTACAACGCACACACATAACTTGAAGGACGGCTCAGGCTCGTTCAGCAAGACCGAAATTCCTGTAACCCTACAGGCTAAGTTCGGTGAGGAAGCAGGCTTTCAGATTGGTGTGAACTACACTGTCTGGATGGACGCTGCTCGTGCAAGCAAAGTCGTCGCGATTGCTCAGGCATTCATTGATGGCACAGCCACTGACAGTAACGGTGAACTGTATCACCCAAGTTGCCGTCTTGCTGTACTCAACGACAGCGAGTGCTTTACTGCGGGCGAACTGCGGACGAAAGACTTGACCAACAAGTTTGGTGGCACATACACTGTGACCAACCAGACCATTTGGTTGAAGGACGACACGGCTTTGACTTATGACATTGCCGAGTTGGCTGTTTCCCCTCAGCGTGGCAATATCGATGACCTCGATATCCTCGTTGACTTCCGTGGTGCTGGTTTGGTTGCGCCAGTTGTTACATCCACTGCTACTGCTGAAGTGCCTTTCTGACACTTTAGTTTTAGCCCGTTTTGTCAGTCAGGTCGGTATGCCCCCCCGCATATCGGCTTGACTGACATTTTTTTTTGCAACTAGTTCCCTAATCTTTTTTTTGTTCCTAGTGTCCTAATCCTTAGGAATAAGTCGGAGAAAAGGAGAATAGCATGAGTGAACCTTACATTTGCGGAACAGCAGCACCTGATCCTTGCGAATTTGAAAGCGTAGAGCATCATGACGCTACTTGTCAAGAATGTCTATCTTGGTTTCCAACATGGACAGCGGCTCAACAAGCAGCTAAAGCAGCAAGAGATCTGTGTAAATAATCATAGGACACATATAAAAGCCTATGTACTGGTAGCCTGTAAACCAATGGATGTCGAATCAGGCTGAGTAGTCAACACTTATATATACATACGGTCGTTCTACCGATGTAAAGTTGATAATGAACAGTCGAGTTACAGCGACTTTTAAACATTTAGGGTAACCTAGGCCACTGGTACAAGGGCGACATTATTGTACTGTCTGACATATGCAGGAATAGCGTTGTATCAATATGTTATATTATTCATCTCAATTGAAAGGATTGTTATGGGAATTCAAGATGACTCATTTGATGTTAATCTTATTGCGACCAAAGAAGGTCTAATAAAGATTAGCCAGATGACTTTGCTAGAAACGGTCAAGGAAATGAACCGCCGTACAGACTCATTGCTTGAGATCTGTGAATCACACCAAATACTTATTGAGCAGTTGTCCGATAAAGTTATTTCTTTACAGGACGCACTTGATAATCTCAAGCCTTGCCAATGCTGTGGAAACAACCCATGCCTCGAATCACTCGATGCAACTAAACATGGAGACTACTAATGGATCTCATCTTACCTTTAGGCATTCTAATCCTCATATCAGCAGTCTTCGTTCGCGGGATTGTGCGATATGTTGCCGGCAACCCATGGAAGTTACATCGTTGCATGAACCACCAGTTCTACTTTGAAGAAATAGATTGTCGTGGAATATATTGTGGCGTATGTCACAAGGACATAGACATTGAGTATTATTCTAAAGGAATAAGTCGGGAGGGAATAACCCATGAAAATACAAATGATTGATGACATACCACGCAAAGGTTTGTGTGCCATATGTCACAAGACCAAACTCACAGTAACAGTATCAATCAAATCCAAAGGAAGTCCTATAATCACCACTGAAGATTGGTGCTTAGAAGATTTCCACACACTACAAGATAAAACACTCACACTACACTGAAAGGTAGAACCATGATATCAAAATATGAAACAAAAGATGAAAACTGGGAATCCTATGGTTTTCTTAATGTACTAACCGAATATCACACACGCCCTCAAGGTATGATCAGTTCAATGCGAGCTGAAAAATACAACGATGGTAATGTTCATATTGAATTCAACATTCAAAGCCCAAGTGGTACACCAGATTCATCTGACTTCCTAACCTACACTATGCTAGAAATCAATTCATTTGAACGCGCTAAAGCTATTGTAGATATGTATGCAACCATGTTAGACTCTTACATTCTAAAGATGTCAGCATGAAAACATTCGGACTAATCTCAATATCATTTGCTGCGGGTAGCATCTCAATGATGATGTGGATTCGCAAAATATTCAATAAAACAATGAAAGGAACCTTGTGAAAAAACTTGCAATCATCACTACAACAATAGCATTCGTTATTGCCGGCTTAGCATTATACATCAAAAAGATGACATTGTTCAAAGGAGAATAAACATGAAGCATAAAATACTACTAACATTTGCAATTCTTACTTTAGCTATTCCAGTTTCTACTGCAAACGCTAAAGGTGGAGGAAGTCATTGTGTAAAAATATTTAATCAATCAACTAAAATTTGGGGCTGGAATTGTGAAGGTAAACCTAAATTCTTTATATGTGGTAAAGCCTACAGATGCATGTCATTACCACCAGGAACTAAAATTTACGCTACAGGCCAAATTTACCCTTAAAAGGAGAATAAGCATGAACTATAAGAAACTATTCTGGGGCTACATGGCATTTAGTGCTATCACTGGCTTCTTTATTGGCATTGTGCGCGGCATTGAGCAAGAAAAGATCAAGCGTCGCTTACGCAATAACCCATTGTCTGCCAGTAAAGCATTTCAAGAAGTGTACGGACACTACAACAATGATGACCTAGACTTTCCTGAATGGGTCAACACTGATGAAGACGCTAGATTCAATAGCATTGTAGGCCGTCTAAACCATCCAACGAACCGACAGAAGTAGGAATAAGTCGGGATATTTTCGGAGGGGGGTGACCGTTGTTTGATTGGCTATTCGATATTATCCAAGATATATTAGATTCAATATTCAACTAAGGAGAAAAACATTATGTTAGGTAAATTTCTAGGCAAAGTTACTGGCAAATCAGTGGAAGTAGTTACTGCTACGCCAGATTTTCTAAAGACGAACACTAAAGCGACTATGGAAGCACTCAAGAGTGCAAAAGATGGATTCGTAACTGATTTCAAGGCTGAATACAACAAGCCTGAAGTAACTAACGAGGACTAATACAAAGATTTGGGCTAGTCCCAAAATAAGCAATAAACACATATCATATCCACATAATAAACACATAAGGAATAAACACATGTCATTACTCGAAAAATTCGGTTACAAGAAAGACGAGTTCGCAATCGCTTTGGAAAACCCAGAGTTGTTTGCATCAAACTCAACTACCACTAAAATTACTGTTGGTACACCAGCCAAGATTGCTGGTTCTATCAATGGCGTTGCTGTTCCAACCACCATTCTAGTAAAGAATGCTAACTGGAGCCGTCTCACCGTGCGTGACCATGTTATCCGTCGTCAGGACGCAGAGCCACGCATCAGCCAAGTATTCGGTGGTGTATTCAATAACTTCCAAGCAGACATCACGCTTGAAGTTGATGGTACTGAAATGTCATTGTATGAACTCATGAAGCAGTTCTGCATCGAATCGTTCGGTACATCCCTTACAGATGACCAAGTAAACAAGATGTTGGAGAGCAACCTTTCGCTCAACGGCATTCGTAACGGTGGCCCTCTGATGTTCCAGCAAATGGGTGCAAATCCTGCTGGTATCGCACACGCAGTAGAAGCGTTCCGTACAGCTGGAGCAATTGACGATATGAAGTCTGTTGCATCAAGCAAATCATTCAATACAGCTTATAAGATTCCTGGCGATGGTGCTGGTCTTGAAGTTGTATCGTTTGAACTTGGTACATCTGACCGTTCACTCTCAAAGACAGGACAAGGCTTCATTGACATCGTCAGTGCAGTGACTGAGAACTTTGAGCGTGTAAAGAATCACAAGTCTGTTGCTAAAGTATTGCAGGACAAGTTGAACGCAAGCATCGGTTCAATGAGCCAAGAAGCAATCAAGAAAGCACAGGCAGAAATCAAGATTGAACTTGACATGGCTAAAGACTATGCTAACTGCTGGTCTGGTGCTGCTCGTCAAACCAAGATTGACAATGGTCGCAAGATCGTTGAGAACAAGTACAATGCAGTAAACGCCCCATGTGGTCGTTGGTCTGCAGTAGTTGCTGGTCAAACCATCGACTTTGATGTATGGTCAAACTCGACAAAAGCACCAGTACAAACCGCAGAACAGCAGATCAGCGATATCGCAACCGCTGAGGTACCGTTCTAAGGTTATCTAAATTTGGTGGGGTTGGCCTGACTGATCGCGGGTCAACCCTACTAATAAACTTTTAGTGGGTAGTAAGTGTGCACATTCCCGATGAATGCTGCGAACCAACCATTTGCTACCCACTATTTAAGTATAATAAAAAAAATTTTATTAACTCAAAAAGGATTAACATGAGCACCCCACTTGAAATGCTAAATATCCAGCGTTGGATGAAGGACGCCGCATGCAAAGGAAACACTGAAGGTGACTGGTTCCCAGAACAACCAGGCAGGACCCCAGCTATCAAAATAGCAATAGACATCTGTAAGCAATGCGCGGTAAAACAAGAATGCTATGATTATGCTATAAACCGCCCAGAACTACAAGGCATCTGGGGTGGAGTAACAGCACGCAAACGTGGGAACCTACGATCCAAAGGAAAGAAAAGTGAATGAATACCCAACAAATTATCCTAAGCATGGCTTTCACATGTGTCATGGGTGCGGGTCTATGGCTCCGCATCATACTCAAGAAAACTTTCCAGATAATGGATGGGCATTTAATCTCAATCACTTCGGATACTATGCCGGCTTCACAGATCCAATCGGAGAACCAGAACAACTAGTCAGACTATGTCACGACTGCGTAATAAAGTTCCTAGACGCCTTCCCACTACTCAGTGTACTAGTAGGCAAAGGATGCCACAGCCAATCAGGCCCCAATGAAAAACCATGCTGTCAATATGCATGGAAAGCAGAATGGATAGGCAACAGTGCCATAACCTATTTAGCTTCAGAAGATGGCCAACAATGGATCATCCAATAACACTCTCTATTACTCCCTATATAACAATACTACTCCCCAAACCTTTTTTCTTGGGGGGCCGAGCGAAGCGAGGCCTCCCTTACCCTAGTAGACTTCCGCAAGGAAGCTCATAAAAAAATTCGAGGTAGTCCTCAGACCGCCGAGAAAAAAAGAGTACAGATGTTGCAAGTGAGTACACGAGACTGCTATACTGATATCCTAGGAAATAAACACTAAAAGGAGATTATGTATGCCTCGGCAGCATCAATCTAAAGCTGTTCGGAAAGTTCTTGCAGAACTAACCAGACTAGGCTTTAACGTTGAACAAAAGAAATCAGGTGTCTATCGGATCACTCCACCCCCAGGGGTAGATGGTCCACTGTATACGACACATGGCACGGAATCAGCATTGCATCCGATGCGCCGTGACTTTAAAAAATATTATAACATAGATATCAACGTTTAAAGTGTTTGCTTCCATGGGAGAGCTCATCTCGTATCTCTACTAGGTGGTGGTAGCTATACTTGGGTGGGTGGGCTCTCCCGCCCCCCTACACTATAAGTATTAAATTAAGTTTAATAATAAGATTAAGCTTACACTACCTCTACCACACACACACAAAACCTAGACCCAACCCAACAAAAATGTTAGACAAACCAATAAATGGAACCCTCTCGCCCCAGCACCCATTATAACTTATATAACTCAGTATAAATCGATATAAACATATAGATACACATGTGTACACACATCTATTCCGTATACAGTACACTTGTGTACACAATAAAGAATTCTCCCTCTGAATTCTGATATAGGAATAAGACAGATCAACAATGCCTAGTCCGTATAGGATAGTATTAGAATAGTATTAGAATAAACAATGTATCGTGAAAGGATACTTATATGCTCTTTATGATGATGATATGGTTAGCTGTAGCTTCTACCGTAGTAGAAATGATGTTCGCGGCAAGGATCCCAGCCTGGCGTAAGAACGCACACAAATACAAATGGGTTAACATGGCACTATCCTTACTCTTATCATTCGTCCTAGGTGTAATGTTCGGTGCAGCCGGACTAATCGCCTTAGGTGCAGCCATGATATCCACCGTCCTATCCATCCCAGGCTATGCTATCCTACACTGGAATTATGATTCCAAGGAAGCACAAAAGCATGGTGGCAATATGACGCATTACCTTCGCGGCAAATGGATACAAGCATTCAAAGACCTAGCAAAGGTTATTTACGGAATTATTAGAATAATCACATTCCCCATCTGGGCAACCAGAGCAGTAATAAATAAACTTAACTCAGTCAAACAACGTAGGACGGCATAGACATCCTGTCAGCGAAAGCAATATAACAAAAAATTACAAAAAAATTTCGCGCCGAACGGGCCTTGGTAGCTCAGGGGATAGAGCAACGGACTTCTAATCCGCAGGTCGTAGGTTCAATTCCTACCCAAGGCGCCCACTCAAAATCAAAGAAGTGACAACCAAAGCAAAGGACATGTAATGGCCAAATACTCTATGACATGGGAAGACCACTACTTTATCTTCTACAAGATGAACCGCAACAGAACCATAACTTCTGTCGGTACACCAAAGGAAATAACCCTTTGTAATAACAAATACAACGAAGCATTCTACGGCGTTCGAGCCGGCAAATACGGTATTTTTATACCGTCAGACGCAGAACGCTGGGGAGTCTTCAGTTTTATCAATAACATATGGACACCACAATTTGGTGACCTTATACCTAAAGAATATGAACGCCAACTGTACACTCTGGACCAAGGACGCTTTGCGCTCCTCAGAAGAAGTACAGTGAATATTAATTTCTCAATAACCACCAAAACAAACACAAAGGCTAAATCATGAGTACCGTCCGAATCAACCTCCCAAATGACATCACTATTGAAGCAACACCCGACCAAGCAGTTGCTATCCTAGCCAAGCTGTCTACCCCTAACGCAGAGACTGAAGATCAGCGTATTAACAGAATTAAAGCTCAGAATGCGGCAATTAAGCCTAAGCTTGAAGCCGAACTAAAAGAGCTTGAAGCCAAGATTGTCAAAGACAAGAAGGCTCCAGCTAATAAAACAATCATTGCTGACCTTCCAGTATCATCACAAATCAGTCGTCCACAGCGTGAAGTATTGGACTCAATATTCTTCTACGCCCCAAGCAGAACAAAGTCTAAAGGCAAAGCAGCTTATGTGGCGGCCATCTTAATGGATCGCGAAATACACAGCATGCAAGAGCTTAAGCGTCTTTCTAATGCGCCAACAAGCACCGTCACATTTGCTATACGCCGTCTACGCGAAGCTGGTAGCACCGTTGAAGTTAGCTCGCAAGTAATGAGTAAGAATACTTTAGTACAGCTTACTCGTCTTGCTAAACCTAAGTTTAAAGTTAACAGAACACTTACGCGTACTAAAACAAAGACACAGAATTCCTCTGCGTCAGCAAAGAATTCACCAATCATAATCCCTAAAGGATTCACAGAACTAACCGTGTAAACGGTTAACAAGTTGTCAGTACTGGGCTATGTAATCAAGGTTGTTCATGGTCTGATTGCACAGGGTCCCTTTCAACTTAAACTTCCTGAGAGTTTAAGTCCGCTCCGCTTCCCCAGGCGTGAGCCCCAGTCTGGCATTTATTTAAAGGAATATTATGACCATAACACAAACAGAAATACCAGCACATATAGAGCAATTACTTGATGTACACAATACATTATGGGATGCTCTCTCAGACTCCTATGCCGGTTTAAAATTAGACTATAAAGGCAGTAAGTATGATATATATAAGCCAGAACATAATGGCTTTACATCTACTGTTCTATCTAATGACAACGGCAAAAACTTTTTGTGGATTACACAAAATTTAAACAAGTCATCTTACGGTTCATTCGAAATTAAAAGAGCTCGCTCTCAAGGAGACGATAAACGTATCACTTGGATAGTTGATAACAGCAATGATAAATTTTATTATTGCGCTCTTATTAAAACTTGTGTTTATTTTGATGGCAAAAAAGATATTCTTGTCGAAAGATATATCAACGATAACACAGAAGTTGTTTATTGTACCAATCCAACTTATGCAAGTTACGTTACACACAAATCAAAATATTAACTCAAAAATGTTGGACACCTTAATTTATACACCTTAGGTGTTCACGCATACATTATATATATATTTCTTGTAATGTTGCATTCTAATAAATTAAGTGTTATACTATATTTCTAGTAAAAATAAGATATTATTTATATACCTATATATACCTTTCATAACTCAAATTAACTCACATTAAGGACATATTATCATGGCTAAGCCTTCAAAAACACCCCTCATTCAAGAATTCATTTCAATGAATAATGGAAAGACATTTTCCACAAAAGAGATGTGCAAAGAAATCGGAGTAAGTCTTCCTACTCTTCTTGCATTCATCAAAAACAATCCAGACACCTTTAGCTCAATGAGCTATGGCGTCTACAAGATCGAAGTAAACATACAGGCTACATACTAAAACATATATACAAATAAAGAATGAAACTTAACTTTTATTCTTTATACAGGTACTATTCATCTATCGTTAATAAACGATAGCGCAGGTAAGTTAACACTTACCCATCCCCTAAACAAGGATATGTATTGAATAGATACTTGTTACACCACCATATATGTGATAGAATAATACCAATGCCCGTAACCAGCGGGCAGGGGAATAATCCCTAACGTAACAGAGAAATACTGTGAAGTCGGAGATGGCTAACCTTGCCACTGTGACGGGCATTTCGTATATGTCCGCACATCTTCGGTTTCGCAACCTGCGCCGTACTAATGGTTTCCATTTCGGAAATCAGACAAAGACGAAAAGGAGCGAACACGGAATATGCAGAATAAATATAACAAATCAATTATAGGTGTTATAGCTATATTTTTAGCTTTAACAACTGGAGCCAATGCGCTACTTGCGCAAAAAGTTCCTGACATGGAACCTCCCAGTACCCCTTGGGTACTTAGACACATTCCCGACATAATTGAAAGTAAAACAGCACAAGAACCAATTGCCTTTAAACATGGTGATGTATCATGGTTGGCAGACCTAGCTATTAAAGTAGGCTGGCCCAAGAAAACAATACCTCGCTTAGAGCACATTGTTCTTCGCGAATCAGGCGGTTGTCCTAACCGCATTGGTGGATCCATAGTTGATAAGAACTGTAATATTATTGGACACACAGGTGCTACCAATAAATCCGACTCAGGATTATTACAGATCAACGGTGTTAACTGGGATCCTAAAAGACCAGGAACACAAATTGCTTGTGCTCGACTTAGGATATGTACACAGGAAGCTATATTAGATCCTGTCAACAATCTTAAAGTGGGACTTCTTCTTTATGAAGAAGCTGGTTGGGGACCTTGGGACCCATGTCAGTGGGGCCCAGAGTACGCAAGCAGATGCAAAACAATGCCTAAAATGCCTTGATGATAATAATCATTTAGGTTTATAGGAATAAGACGGGGGGCCGAAAGGCCCCCCTTTTTAGTTAACCCAAAAAACATCTTTTTTTGCTAATTCAAAAGTATAGCAAAAACTTAAACTGAAAGGTACATGAACATGCCAATATATCAGCCTGCCGTCCGTTTACAAACAATGCACAACGGACCATTGCGAAGCATTAACGATTATCAATTTGGATTCTATGATGTCGGCTTCGGTCGGCAAGCTCTTCAATATCTTCACGAAGTAGAAGGTCTTGAAAATCCAATATTTAGAATGGCTACTATGCCAATTCCTTCCAATAAGATTGAAGCAAAGATTGCAGAAGCATACATCCGTAATCCTAACATCTGCTATTCAATAGTAGATAAAAATAAGATCGTATTAGTACATATCAACGGCAACGATGGTTGGCTTGATGTATACAAGAAACTTGGTTATGAAATCCTTAGTGGCGACAAGACAGCTAAGCGACTCAAAACCTTCCACCGTGCAGCATTGTTAAATGCTCACTTCACTAAAGATGAAATCAATGTCCAGATCGTAGATCCAGATGAATATTCATCTTGGTCATTTGAAGATCCATCCTTTCAAGAATGGGCTACAAAAGAATACCCTAATATCGACGTTACAGATCCTAAGGTCATCGAGCGTTTGCTTGATGGCGGTTTCGTAATCTCTCGTAAGTTTATTCAGCGTGCAGCTGAAAACTTACCAGTATACGAACCACACAAAACTTTAGATACTAAAGAATATTATTACGACTGGCGTGTTCGTAAGAACTTTATTAAAGATATGATGGAATGCTCTATATTCAATACTCGTATTGTATTCGAAGAGGGTTTCCTCAAGGGCAATGCCATCGTATCTGACAACATGCCAGAAGGTGTAGATATTATCACTACACGCACAAATATAAAGAACGAAATCAAGTATCACAATGGCTTTCAGTTTCTAGCTGAGCCAGTGGGATCGTATGATTCTGTTCTTACTGACACCCAAACTGTTATTAATCTTCCTAAACTATTCCCTAACGCTGATCTAGAGTATTGGCTTGACGAAGAATACAAAAAGATCTTTGATCTTGCTGTATCCGACAAGCTACTCACTAACTGGCGTGCAGTTTACAAGCGTCAGTTCCGCAAAATCCACGAAGCAGAAGACGAAGAAGCATATGCCCGCATGAACTATGTGGGCTATCGTTGGCGTAAGCTTGGCATGAAAATCACTGATTCACCATGGTTGTTTGAAACCTTGGCGATCAGTCATGCCCGACCATTTGCCGATTCATCTAAGCCTCGTATACCAGTTCCATGCGCAATAAGTGAACAGGTTATTCCTGAGTCACTTTCTCGTATGGCTGGCTATGACATCGAAGTAGACCAAGGCAAGATACGACGTATCGAAGAACTTGGTGTACACGTAGTTAGTGACCTTGACTGGCTAGAAATGTATGAGAGCCATGGCGGTCACGACGAGGACGACTACTTCAAGCTGTTCTATCGCACCATGCGTGGTGGCGAATACGACGGCAAGAAGGTAGTTATCATCTGCCGTTCACCCAATGACCTTGGTGAGTATTCAATCTTTGAATACACCGAAGGTGATTGGTCTCCAGTATGGCACAACGCTGCTGGTATCCCAACAGAATTTCCAGAAATAAGCGGACGTGACTGGCCAAAGCGTTTAAGTAAAGCTATCTTTGATGGCGACATTACTTATTCAGGTTTGCCATCTAAATCACTACCTAAAACTAAGCCTGAACAGGCACCCTATACACCTGACGACGTCATTCGAGATATGAATATCGCAATGGCTGGCGGTCAAATCGGTGGATATGTAAATGCTTGCATGCTTTATTCTTCGGTGATTCACCGTCACCGTCCAATTCAATTGTGCACTTTAGAGACTGCTCTCGACAAATGCATTAACCCAGATTCTATAGAAGATGTTATAGCAATTGACAACGAAGCTAAAGCTATTGTTCGTCAAGTTATCGAAAGCAAAACCCCAATCGATCAATTCGTTTGGAGTACTCGTGGTTCAGCCCGTTTACTTGAAGAAGATGATGATCTTCTGATAGATGAAAACGGCAAGCTAACCATGATGTCTAAATTATGCTATGATAAATTTGCAGAACACACTGCTCGCGTTCGTGAATGGGCACAAAATAATGCCCGTCCATCCGATCCACGCATAGCAGAATTGGGCAATAGCCAATTGCAAATGTTCTATCATGCACTACCAATTGTCAACCAGTTCCGCTCAGGCATATGGTCAATTAATACATCTGAAGCAACAGCTGAAAATGGATCTATTGTACGCAACTCTTGGGAATATTTATATTCCAAACAAGTTGACATCATCAATTCATTTGAACTTGAATCTGATCGTCACGACTTCGTACTTGCACTATATTCTGTCTGTCTTAATGTGCCAACCAAAGGTGGCAAAATTACAGACCATTATATGATGAACAGATTTGTTTATCCATATCTAGAATCCGCTTTGCAGTATTATGGTTTGGGCAAATCTGTCAACTTCCTGATGCAAGAAGATGGTGATGTTAAGATTCTCGAAACATTAGTTACCGAATGGAAGTTTACCGATCCTGAAGGCAACTCAACTTTATTCAATGATCCAATTGAATTTCAACAAGCTCAGTCTGTTTATTCTAAAGTTCAATTTGTTACAAATTCTGCTTCGTTACTTTCTTCGGAAGTACGAACTACTTCAAAGTATTAAGGAGACAACATGAAAATATCATCTAAACTTGGCAAGTACACAGGTAAATTCTGTCGTTTTATGAAACGAAGAGAAACACGCGCAGCGTGGCTAACAGCAGAATGGGCCGCAAGTACTTTAGCATTTGCTACAACAGTTTATGCATTGCTTGTAATTGGTTCCCCTTTACTAGCATTGCTCTTTTTAGCTATTTACGCTTACGGTAGTTACGCATTGTTTTCAATAATGCTATCTAAATAGATTGGATTTATATGTCTGATATTAAATATTCTAACTTAGAAATGTTCTGCAAAGAACCACAACAAGAAATAATTAACATAAAGAAATCATTCGAAGAACACGTATCACTTGTCCCCGATACAAAGTTTAGACCTAAACTTATGTTGTTTGATTTCTTTGGAACTAAGAAATTTGGTATATCTTCTAAACAATATGATACCGAAAAAGATTTCTATATTTCAATTTCAGAAATGCTTTATGCCTACTCTGGCTTTAATGCTGGTTCATGTCTTTTGGTATTAGATTCTAATTCTAAAATAAATGATCATTCTTCTGGCGCTTTAGTTGTTTACTTTGCGTCAGACGATGCAGCTGCAAGCATCAAACTCTATTACCATCAAACTGAGTCTAACTCAATTGAATGGATTGAATCTGAAGATGAACATGAAGTGATAGATTTAAAATCTAAAGATTCACCAAATAGAATAGTTGAACTATTATTTGTTCACACTCATCTCGATAGAGAACCATTCACTCAATCTGAATTACTTTCCTACTATTCATTGAAAGGTTATAACTTTAGATCTTTTAAAGATTTAAAAACTTTTTATATAGACTATAGTTTTAAAAACTAATTATGAAACATAAAGAATATAAAAATAACGCAAAACAAAACAACAAAAAAATCTGTTCTATTTCAAACAAGTCTGTATTAATTTCTACTATAATTAATGAAGACGAAAGTGATGAAGTAGACCAGTTAATGGCAACTCACAAAACATTTCATTGGACGGAGTCTTACTAAAATGACTTTAACTTTAAGACCTTATCAGATAGAAGCACTTGAATCTATTCAAAATCATCTAGACAAAGGTATAGTTAAACAACTTGTCGTTCTCCCAACTGGAGCCGGCAAGACTGTAATTTTTAGTAATATTCCTCAGACCATAAAAGACAGTTTACCTATGCTAGTTTTAGCTCACCGTGGTGAGTTATTAACCCAAGCTAAAGATAAAATTCTTTGGTCTAATCCTCAACTGGATGTTCAGATTGAAAAAGCTGAAGATACAGCTGATCTATGCGATGTTGTAGTAGCATCTGTACCCACTTTGGGTAGAGCTGATTCTCAAAGAATATTAAAATATCCTAAAGACTATTTTAAAACTATTATCATTGATGAAGCACACCACGCTGCTGCTGAAACATACCGTAGAATACTTGATTACTTTACTCCTAAATTTCTATTGGGTGTTACAGCAACTCCTCAGAGATCTGACTCTGTTAGATTAACTGATGTATTTGATGAAATCACCTACTATAAAACTATTCAAGACTTGATCCAAGAAGGATACTTATGTAGACTTGTTGGCTATAGAATAAAGACCGACACTGACATTTCAGAAGTGGAGACTTCGCATGGCGACTACATGGCATCCCAGTTGGAAGATACTATCAATACTCCTACTCGTAACGCTATTGTTGTTAAATCTTATTTTGAGTTTGCGCAGAACAAAAAAGCAGTCGTATTCGCATCCGGTGTTAAGCACGCCAGAGACTTGGCCGCATCCTTTGCGCAAAAGCAGATACCTGTACGAGTAATACTTGGAGACACTCCAGATGATGAACGAAAACAAGCACTTGCTGACTTTGCATCTGGTACTATCAAGGTAATAGTTAACGTTGGCGTACTAACAGAAGGGTTCGATGAGCCTTCTATCGGTGCGATTATACTTGCCCGACCAACACGTTCTTCCCTACTGTATACACAAATAGTAGGTCGTGGTACTAGACTTTACGAAGGTAAAGACAACTGCATTATCATAGATATTGCTGACACCACTAAAGGCAAGAAGCCTTTGGGATTACCAACTTTGTTGGGAATGCCACCTGAATTCGACCTGAAGGGTCAAGACCTAGTTGATGTAGCAGAAAAATATAAAGAGCTTGAAGACTACTGTCCTGGTGAAGCTGTTCGTGTTTTATCTTTAGATGATATAGAACTAGCTTACAAACGTATCGATCTCTTTATGCCACCACCACCTAACGAAATAGTTCAAACCTATTCTCGTTTTGTTTGGGCCGAAGTAGCCGAAAATGATTTTCATTTAGGTATCAATCAGGATGAATCTATTAGAATTCATGTTGATGCTTTAGGCAGATGGACTACCACTCTAAAACAAAAAATAAAAGACGGTTCTAAAGATACTGTGCTTGGTCATCCAGAAGATATGCGTGAAGCATTTGTTCGTACCGATAGGTGGATTACAAGTAACAGATCTTATAACCTAAATCTTTTAGATAATACTGCTGCTTGGAGATCTGATTCTCCAACAGATAAACAACACAAGATGCTTAAGCGCATGGGTATCCCAATCACTGCTGATATGACTAAAGGAACTGCTAGTCAGATTATATCTAAATACTATGAAGCTAATCCCAAGCCTAAATGGCTTGAAAACAAAATAGCTTCTAAAAAATGGAATTAACCTGATATACTTTCATGGTGAATAGATTTGATATTAAACATCCTCAAATAACTCCTGAAAAATATATCTTAAATAAATCAGATAAAAGATATAATTATTTAAAAGGATTATACATCCCATCTGATCCTGTAGAAACTCCTAAAATAATATACGCTGATCCTAACGATGCTTTAGAAGAATACATATCTTATGATAGCAAGCTTGATATAATTCCATTACATAGCCGCTATCATATGTACGTTGATTTACTATATTATGTTGATCCCGATAGTATTAATATTATTGCAACAAAAATATATAGATTAGCTTTTGCTAATAACATTGGAAGAAACAGTACAGAAATAATACATGGACCTGTAATGATTTACGGAACTTCAATTGATTCACTTAATTCTAAATATAAAAATTGTTCTGTTCCTTACGAAGTAATAGAACAAGCATTTAGATTATATGACAACTATTGTTACGAAATTTAAGTTACAGCAAAACCTCGGGGATAGACACAAACCCATACAATAAATAAGGAAACAATATGTTAAGTGTAGTTATAGGTAACGACATCAAAGATGTAGAAAAATTAAATACTGCTATTGATAAACTACAACAACTTAATAACGACAATCAAACAGATGAAGTTATTGATTGGTTAAAGGGTATACATAGCATCTTGACTGATAAAAATTTTGGTCAAGAAATGTATGACACGTCTGAATTACTAGACGAAACATTATAACCGGTTATGCCCAGGTGGCGGAACCGGTAGACGCAAGGGGCTTAAACCCCCTCGATTAGAAATGATCGTACGGGTTCGATCCCCGTCTTGGGCACAAAAGAACAAAGGAACTCTATGCGGAATAAGAGCCACTATCTAAAACTGTTGTTAACAACAGCATTAATGTTAACAGTTCTTGTTAACTCAAAAACTAATACAGCTAATGCTGGCGATGTTGCACCAGCTGTTTCAACTGTTAAGTTTTATCGTAAACTGACCAACTATTATTTGCCCAATTTATCATCTGCAGTCCCAAGAATGGGTGCAGATATAGCTTACAATAATAACTTCAGAGGACAAGATTCCTTTATAGTTATTCTTGATACTGGCATTGAAGCTGTCCACTCATTCTTTGGTGGCAGAGTAGCACTTGAAGCTTGCTTCGCCGTCAAATGCCCCAATGGTCAAATATCTATGGTTGGTTCTGGTGCAGCAGCCCCAATTCATTGGCACGGTACCCATGTTGCAGGCATTGCCGCTGGACTTAACTCATCTATTAGAGGTATAGCACCAAGCGCAAAGATCATTGCAGTAAATGTTTTTGCTGCAGATGGTTCTGCTTCAGACTCTGATCTTATTCGCGCATTACAATGGGTTGATTCTATATCTGATCAATATAATATTGCGGCTGTCAACATGTCTCTTGGTACACCAGGAACATTTAAATCTTCATGCAACTCTTATATACCAGATTTAACTTCAATTATTTCTACATTGAAGTCTAAAAATATTGCTACTGTAGTTTCAGCCGGCAACGAAGGCCAGCGTGGAATGAGTTCCCCAGCATGCATTACAGACACTGTCAGTGTTGCCGCAACTTACACTGCTGGAGACGGCAGTGACAGAGTTACTAGCTTTAGCAACGTTAATGAATTAACTGATTTATCAGCTCCTGGATACAACATAGTGTCTTCCAAACTTATGGGTGCATATGGTGCATCTTCAGGAACATCTATGTCAGCACCTATGGTTGCTGGCGCATTTGCAGTATACCGTTCTAAGTTTGGCGTACAATCAGTAGATAAAGTAGTATCTGACTTTCAATCTACTGGAATCAACGCAGTAGATGATTACACCAAAATTGTTACAAAAAGAATAGATTTTAGATCCCTGTTTTCAACACCTGGATCTACACCCCCACCACCCACCACAACTATTCCCTCACCAACTACAACAACTCCATCACCTACTACCACCGTACTTGATGAAGATGATGAATCAGAAGACTATTTAAATATTCCTTACATTATAACTTTGAAAAAGTTTGCAACTAGACTATCTTATATTCGATTAGACTTTACATACAGATATACAAATATACCTGTGTCTAATTTTATTTTAAGGTGCAGATATGCAGACAATAAAATTGTTGATAAAGTTATTAGCAATAGAAACAGAACAACTAATTCTTACTTTATATCAATATCTTCATTAAATATTCGCTCATGTAGAATGGCCGCAGTATCAACAGATGGTACTGTCGGTCAATTCTCCAAATACATATTGGTGAAATAATTATGTATATACTTCCATTAATTGGCATATTAATTATACTTGTTGTACTTTTAACTTAAAAACGGAGTTCTATGAACTGGCAAGACAGAGCTTATTGCAAAGGGTTTACCCATATATTTTATGGTAAACTTGCTGAAAGACCACAAGCTACAGCTCGTAGAGAAGCAATTGCATATTCTATTTGCGCAAAATGTCCAGTCTTTAACGAATGCAGACAACATGCTAGAGCTCATGGCGAGCTAGGATATTGGGCTGGAGAAAATGAATATGATAGATATTTGTTAGGTTTTAAACCAATAGTTTCATTTGGTGCTTTTTTAAGATCTGCTCAGATTTATTTAGAAAGAAAACAAAAATTAATTAAAAAGGAAAATAAAACATCATGACTAAGAACAAAAAAATTGATTCTAAAATTAATGATATCAAAGATCATTTAGCAACGGCTATTTACACTAGAAGAACTAGTCTCGGATATACACAACAACAGCTTGCTGATGTTTGTGCTATAGACCGCAAAACAATTAATCGTATTGAAAATGGACATTTTTCCCCAAACCTTGATACATTAGTGCGGATCTTTGATATACTAGACATCAAATCAAAATCAGTGTTTGAAGCTAAGTAGTAAAACATTATGAATTGGTTTGACTGGCTTAGAATTGCACTTGTTATTCCAGCTACTTTAGCTGTTATTGGATTAATTTTAGTGTTAGTTGATGACATTAAACAAAACAAATAAATATTAATAGGGGATCCGTTAGCGTATAGCTCGGCTTAAACGACACTGTGGTGTGCCCTATTATATTGGCGAGTAGCTCAGTTGGCAGAGCAAGGGACTGTTAATCCCTGGGTCGTAGGTTCGAGCCCTACCTCGCCAGCCATGATACAACTTATAAAACAAATAATTTTACCTGGACCATTTGATCCAGACTTAAGACTACCAATTATTATTATTATATCAATGATTTTTTATATGAGAAATTATATAAAAAGAAATTGGGATTACATTCAAGATGAACTTGATAGTGATTGGGAATAACATTTAATAGATTGCGCTTTTAGCTCAGTCGGTAGAGCACCGGACTTTTAATCCGTTGGTCCTGGGTTCGAACCCCAGAGAGCGCACAAGTGCTCGAAATAAAAACATACTGTGATATGTCTTTTGGCACAAGAACTACAAAAGGAACAATATGAAAAACAAAATTAAATTATCTTTAGTTACATCTTTATTAATACTAGGATCTTTATCTTTTCCAACAGCTTTACTTGCTAATAATCAGGAGCCTATATTGATTCAAATATATGATACTGATATTGGCACTGAAGCTTTTGAGCAGTTGGTTAATTACGGCAATGGCGGTCATGCTGCATTAGGTGCTATACTTGGGGATGCCCAAAATATGCAACAGAACCCAGGTATCGGCCTTGGCATTGGTTCAGGTGGCCTCGGTTATAGGCCTTCTGTTACTATCGCCGTATGGACTGATGCAGTCTTTGACAAATCTCTTGGATTGGCTACTATTAAAAGTTACTTTAATGTACCTAGCAGTCCAGTAACTACCAACGGTGATTGTGCTATAGCTTGCGATGGAACAGTTCAACAACCTGAACCTGTCCAACAAATAGTGGAGACTGTTGTTCAACAACCTGTTTTAATTCAACAGCCAGAACCGCAAGAACAAGCATCAGCACCACAAATATTATTAGATAATACACCACAGCATATAGAGCCCACAGTATCTCTTGAACCACTTTCTTCATATACTACTCCAGCTGTTTTGACTCTTCAATCATCTATTAGTAACAAAGTTGTTTCTGATAAAAAAGTTATTAACAAAAAGAAAATTATCACCAAGAAAGTAGCACGACATGCCACCAGTAAAGCAGTTAAAAGACACCCGTAGTCCAGAAGAAATTGCCATCCAATCCGCAATGACTTCACACTATACTATTTTGGTTCCAGGCTATAAAGCTAAAAATGTACGCATTAAAAATCCACTTACTGGTAAAGACCCACTCTTTAGCGTAGAAGATCCACAATTCTTTGAGTTGTTTTATGATCTTGCTCAAAAAGGTCTTAAAGAAAAAATGATGCGCGAGATTGAAACATTTGCTGCCAATCTAGATCCTGATTGGCAAGCTGTTTATTCTGCTCTTGAAGGTTACTTCAAAGCAAAAGAATCTTCTAATGAGATTGCTTAAATCTTTAGTTACACGTAATATCCAACATGCTAGAACAAGACGATCTGAAATTTTAGAAAATGATATTTCAACTATTCGTTATTGGGATGGATACATAAGTGCTTTAGAATCCATAGTGCACGTTTTACCTGAAGACACCGAAACACATGAACAACAAGAAAAAATACATGGACACCAAACAGATTAAATCAGGAAGTTCTACGCTTCTAATCCTAAATTACTTAGGTATGCGAAAGCGTATGGATAAACCTTGGGCAACAGATTTAAATATAGCTCAGTTTTTTTCACATAAGTTACAAAAAAGAACTAAGCAGGGCGCGGATGCTAGACAGGCTTTAGATAATTTGCTTAAAGCAGATTATGTTGTCAAAAAAAAAATTAAAGGTATTGATTATTATTCTATTACAGAATTAGGTTGTCGCATACCTTATATAGTTGCAAACCGTCTAGCTAGCAGCCCTACTTATCAACACAGAACTAAACATCACAACGATGATTAATTAAATCTGCGTGGTTCTTTGATCGCATCCCAATACATTTGTCCTACGCGATCTTCGTAACTTCTAGGTGTATTGTGATATTCGTAGTTGTTTACTGCTTTCATTGTAAATTTATGAAATGTAAATGCTATTGCTGTTAAAATTATTAGTGTGATTATCATGTTCTACATAGTATCATGCTATCACGTTAAGTGAACCCACTAACTTGTAGTATCTCTAAAATAGATAGGTCCCATCATGCATGAAGAAGTATTAGCTTGTTCGTATTCTAAATGTGATGTTTATCTTTTGAAGCCCGGCAAAGCTCAATGTTCTTATGAGGGCACTGATGAATGCAAGGCTGAAACAGAATATTTACAGAACACTATTGATAAAACTAAAGTTCTTAAAACAGATAAAGAATCTTTTAACGAAATCAAAAAATTGGAAGATGACATTAAACTTTGGAAGAAAATTGCAGATGATTGGAGACAAGCAGCTATTGCACTAGCAACAGACGCAGGTGATCCTTACATGGCTATAGACTGTTATGAAGATATTAGCAGTGGACTATACGATACAGTCCGCGAAAGAATGTATGTTAGTCCATCAACTAAACAAAGAGCTTTTGATGGCATTCATGATTATGCAACTTTGATTTGTACAAAAGCAGGCGAAGCTCAAGAACTTAGAGTTGCAGCAGAAGATGTTAGTGATGCTGAGAATACCTATTATTGGGAAGGCTATGAAGCAGCATTAGACTTTGCTATTGACTCATTGCCAAATTATAACAATTAATTATGGGGCCGGTAGCTCAGTGGTCAGAGCAGGGGACTCATAATCCCTTGGTCGTGGGTTCAATCCCCACTCGGCCCACTATGAAAAAAATACTTATATTATTTATATTAATAACAACACTTTCTAGTTGTGCTACTTCTAGCTACGATAACTATTATCAAGAAGAACCTTATCCAGGTTATAGTGATGGTTATGATCAAGACTGTTCAGACATTGGTCAAGAAGTTCCAGTCCCATATGATGATCCAGATGGTCTTGATGCTGATGGCGATGGCTGGGGTTGTGAAAGTTACGGAGGCTAATTATGAAAACAGAATCTGAACAACAACCATATATTAAACAAATGCCTAAGGGTGAATGTACTTATTGCGACCTAGAGTATGATAAGCCTACTGGCTTCTTTCCGCCTCACACAGCGTCTCCTAGGTGCCAATCAGGGCATCACAGTCACTGTACCTGCGATACTTGTTTTTAGGACTTTATGAAAAAATATATTATAATACCAATATTAACTTTAGTGTTAGCCTCTTGTTCTATTGGTGAGCCCTGGTCACAGCAGCGCACTGAGAAATTAAGAGAAGAGTTTTGCGTTGATCTTATGGAAGAACAACCATACTCTGGAAGTTGTGATTGTTTTGTCGCAGCAACACTAAAGAACTTTAAAACATTTACATCTTATGCTAGAGCAAGTGGTCCATCAGAACAATACCGCAAAGACCTTGAGTGGTGCGGTTATTTACTAAAACCATAATTACAAATAGGAGTAAACTTTATGATTAATCAATCTATGAAACATTGGTCAAAAGAAGAAAGAAAAAGTTTTAATCAAACACTTGATCAAATTGCCAATCAACTTGGTTACGCTTTAAAGTATTCTGCAGATGGCCCAGTTTTTGAAATAGGTACAATGGAACAGCTTCAAGAGACTGTTACCTTTTTTGAAGAACAGGACGCTATGTGCGGTTGCAAAAAAGCTAGTAGTCTTGTTATCGTTCCAATATCAGAATTACATTGGAGCACAAGACGTAGTTTGGTAAAAGAAAAACTTGAACGTAGAGCTCTTATGGATGCAGTAGACAGTCAAAATAATTAAACCTTTAAATATAAAAAAGGAACAACATGCAAACAATAACATTGCCTTTAAACCCAGCCAATTACTTTGGCACATTGCCAGCAGTAACTAATCTATCTGTTGGTGATATACTTTATATTGGCCCAAGAGACTTAGTCGAAGAAATGACAATTCAATCTTTTGAAAGAGATGATGTTAATTTTATTATTAATACCGACAAAGCCGTACTTGTAGCCACAAGAACTACACGCGTTAACAGAAAAGATATTTAGCATGGGTATGGATGTTTACGGAACAGAACCTATTGACCCAAAGGGTGAATACTTCCGCAATAATGTTTGGTGGTGGCGTCCACTTTGGGACTACTGTTTAACTCATCATCCAGATCCTGCAGCAAAAGTGGAAAATGGACACTCCAATGATGGAGATGGACTCAACGCTACAGATGCCACAAAACTTGGTACACTTTTAAAACAGGATATACTTTCCGGTAAAGTGGATTCATATGAAGAAAAATACAAACAGGAACTTGAATCATTACCTATGGGCAAATGTGAACATTGTTCCGGTACTGGAATACGCAATGACGAATATGTTCAGGGCACTTGTAACGCTTGCAAAGGCGAAGGCAAAGTAAAGCATTGGGCAACCAGTTATCCTTTTAGTAAAGAAAATATTCAAGAGTTTTCTGAATTCTTAATTAATTCTGGTGGCTTTAGCATTTGTTAAACCATCGCCCGTTTAGCTCAGTGGTAGAGCTCTGCACTTGTAATGCAGTGGTCCTCGGTTCAATCCCGAGAGCGGGCTCTAAGACAGTAGCGTGTCCTACTTAATCGTGGGCGAACCCAATGATGCAATAAGCACGTGAGACCCATATTCTCTTGGCATCACTGCTGTCTTTTATCTTCATGATAGTAGCGCATTTCAATGTTGGTAATGATAGAATATAATGCGTACTACAACTTCCCGTTGTGGAACTCTATCACTACTATCACCTTTTACAGAAAGATAATTAAATGTCAACTAACCGAATAGGTAGCCGCTAATATACAGGGCGGTATACCCTCACTCTTATAAAGTGTTGAAAGGTTAGTTGGTCCACGTGGGTTCAATCCCCACCCGCCCTACTAGTCAGGCATCAAAATGTTAATAGAACGAAAGCCCTGGATGCAGGAATCTTCTTGTAATGAAGAAGATACAATTGTATTTTTCCCTAACAGATATACTGAAGCTACAGTGGCTAAGCCATTTTCTCTATGCGACACATGTTTAGTTAAAGCCGACTGTCTTTACGAGGCAATGATTACTGATTCTGTTGGCATATGGGGCGGAACAACCGAATACCAACGACTCATGCTTTTATCTAAATTATTTAATGATAACTCAAAAAATGTTAACATGAAAGCAATTATTAAGATAATAGAAAACAACTACTACTCAATACCAATTTCATCTAGATATGAACAAAAATATTAATTCTAAAAAAAGCCTTATAGATCAAAAGAGTAGGTAGCATAATGACAAACGAAGCTTTCTCCAACGATGATGACCTGTTTTCTTACGACCCTTCGCAAGAACCAGTAATTGATAAATCAGATTTTTCTGCTAGTGCCTCAGGCAAAGTTAATTCTGACATATTAGAAGACATATCTAAACGGATAGATGGCGCAAAGGATGATGATATCCTTGGATCTTTTAGTATGAAAATAAGATTTGCTCAATCCTTCATTGAATCATATACTTATTTCATTCAAACTAGTAACACCTTTTTCCATAGAGCTGTACACCAAACTTTAGATCAATTAACTTCTGGTAGATTCTCTATGATATACATGTTTAATCATTTAGAGCATAACTTGTTGCGCCGGCTAAATGTTAAGTATATCTTAGAGAATACTTTTTTAGATACCGGTGAACCATCTTCTGAAGATTTTCAAACATTTCTTAAAAGAGTTGGTTTAGATTTAGATGAAACTTTTATTGGTTGCTATATTCAAAGTAATATAGATATCAACAATCATGTCATTAATAACGAACGGTCTTTGTACATGGAACTAGCAGAACGCTTAGACTTAAACCCACACCACGTCATTGCTAATTCAAATCCAACACTAGACGATTTGGTAGGGTCTCTTCCAACTTCTGTAGACAGATATCATCAAGAAATGTATGAAGCCATGTTCGCTTCATTAGCTGATTCTGGGTATACAGATAAACTTTCTGATCTTTATTCTGACAAAGTTAGGCTATCTCAAATATGAGCAAAAAGCATTTAAAACAATTTTTACTGTCCGTGGCTACAGCTTCTGCTGTTGCTGCAATAAACTATACTATATTTCATAGTCATTTTGTTTTTGTAGTATTAATGGTTTTAATTGCTCACGAACTTGGTCACTATATAACAGCAAGAATGAATGGCGCTAAAGCAGATCTTCCATACTTTATCCCATTTCCAATAATTTCTATTGGCATAACACATATTAAGAATATGAAGTTTCTTTCTAAATCTACTAGAAAGAAAATATTGGCTTATGGTCCCATAACTGGATTCATTACAGCTTTTTATTTTTTATTATTATCACTTCTCTTTTCATCACTCCCATCAGCTCCACTTTTATTTATTTGTTTTTCTGAATTGGTATTTAATTATTTTGGTTCTGATGGTAAAAAATATCGTCAAATAAAAGAACAGGAATTATCTTTATGTATTTCATAATTGCACCATTGGTGTTAATAGGTTTAGCTGCAAAGCTAATAAACAATAAAATAGATAAACAAAAACAAAATAATGACTCATTGTTATTTAACAGTGAGCTTTCCAAATTCATGCAACAGATAACCAAAGAGGCAGATACCAGTGACACCGACAGAAACAATATACGACAATTCACCAAAAAACCAAAGCGCAATCAATTCTAAAAAAATACAATCTTATTTAGATGATTGTTGTTTTGATATGCAAGTAAACCCAAACAGCACACTATCTGGAACAGAAGCATATATCATAAAAATGATATCTAAAATTGCTGTTGGTTCTGCGACTGTGTGGTGGTCGGTTATTGAACTTAGACAATTTATTAAAAATCGCAAATCCTTGTAAGGAGAAATAATGAGCTCAGAAGATTATAAAAAGTTAGATAAAATTAAAAAATTTAACTTTTCTTTTGATATGGTAACAAAAAGTAAAGCTGAGCTCCAAGAACAACGCGATGCAGTAAAGGAAAGAATAGACAAGATCGTTAACCATTTTACGATAGACGATGTACCTATTCTTTCCTACATACTGCATGTAACTACTTCTCGTGTAGAATTAAAGAAGCTAGCTAAAGCTATAGACAGACTCGCTGATTTAGCTGATGTCAATACTGCCTTAAGTAATAAGCTTAAAGTTATCGAAGCTGCAGAGTCAGACCCAAATTGGTTTGCTCTAGCTTTTGGTGACTTTGACCAAGAAATTGATCTTGATCTAGAAAAATTTTTTACCCAAGAATAGCCTAAGGAATATAATATCATGGATAAAGTTTCTTACAGTTTTGTAAAAGAAGACAGCAATCTTATCTTTCGGTCTAAAGTAAATTCATTTAATCTTGACCACGTTACAGATAAAGATATAACTTCATTTTTTACATCTTTTTCTAATTATGCTTACTTTGATACTGGCTTGCTTCCTGTTGATGGAACTGGCTTATTAGGTATCAGACGCGCAGGAGACCACACTCAAGTTATATACCAGTATAAGCCTGGTATGTATTATGTTAATTGGGGTGCATATGAAAGAGACTCTGATTACACTAAGTATTATTTAGCTCAACCTTACAGGATTGTTGTTATAGACTTTCTTAGCGACAACCTTTTAGGTGCTAGAACATTTTATACTGTAGAGCCGGCTATCCATTCTGCTGTTCAGCTTTACCATGTAAACTTACCAAACATTAATTGCAGAGGTTACCGAGGCAACGGTGTTGGTTGGATTTGCCTATACCATAATGAAGATTGGTCTACTCTTCCATTTAATGAAAGATTGAACAGAGCTCTTGAGCGTTGTTCTGGCGTTGAAGTATATAACGATGCCAACATGAGTGAAACAGACGGCCCACGCTTTTACCAAGAAAGAGAAATGCCTTTGTATACTTGGTCCCCAAGTAAGTGGGAAAAAAAATCTACTGAAGAAGGTTGGGAATGGACTTTAGATTCATCTAATTGGATACCAATTCATGTTGAAAGCAGAGACAGCCAAGGGCAACACAAAGAAGGCGGCATTCCCCTTACTTTAGTAGACGCAATTATTGGCAACTATAGTTCATACTATGGAGATACTTATTTGCCAAAACCAGTAAACGCTTTGACTCGTTCAGATCTTGAAATTAATCCAATACAAGTTACTGATTGGTTTGTTAAATCTTATAATTCATCTAAAACTACATTTTCTGGGTTAGACCCATATTCTGCTAGTTCACAAATCAGAGAACAAAATTCTGTAGCTGTACCTAATTTGTTTGATGAAGACGAAGAAGAAATTGATGAAGACAGCGAAGACTACATAGCCTGTACAATGACAGGTGAAGCTACACCAATCGAAGATTGTTCAAAAGATCATTCTTATTACAATGTTAATACAGGCAAATGCATGAAGATTTGTTCTGAATGCATAAGCAGTCACGAGATGGTTTACGCAGAAAACACCATGCAGTTTTATGTCCCTGATCATATGGGCGACAGCCTTTATTATGATACACACCACGATCAGTATTACGACACTAATGCCATAAAGACTCCTTGGGGCAACTGCTCTAATTGCGGAGGTATTCACATTTCTCCATTCCCAGATAAACAATTATTCTTAATTTGGGAAAATCAACAAGAAGAACATTCTTCACTTTGTGCTTTCTGTATAGGTGGAGAAAATGTTGCTGATTGTATTAATTGTGGCGTCAATGTACCAAGTCACACTTCTCAACATTTTGATCCAACAACAGTAAAGTATGATCCTTCCACACAATACTACCATTGTGCGGTGTGTGTTGAAATCCTTCAATCAGCCAATTCTGAAGACGTAGCAGAATCAAACCAAGCTGAAGCTAAAAATTTATTACAACTATTGTCAGAACTTACAGATGGTACTTTAATTATATCTTCTGATGAAGAACCGTTCTAATCAAAAACAACGAATACAATATAACATTAGGGAGAACATATGTCTCAGCAAGTTGAACAAACTAGCAAGATAACTCTTGATCAACTCCAATACTTTTGGATGCCATCAGGTTTGCCTTGCTTCGTCGCAGACAGGGATAGTATTTGCGACATAGTAGAAGATTTTGGTTTTAATATTTATTATCTTCTAGCTAATAAAAAAACTGTTAAAACCATTCCGAACAACAGTGTTAAAACCACGACCACAACTGGTTATTCAAGTGGCGCTACAACATACAACTATCCGAGTGCTCAGCCAACACAAGTTATAACATATAACTCTTCTTTGTTTAAAGTTATAAATAATTTTGTTGGTAGAGTTATAGAGCTTTCCGACGATGAACTTCCAGAAACATTCTTTGTAGCTGAAGAAACATGCGAGTACAATATGCCCGCTATGCCGCATGTTCTTGTTGACAAAATGGATCAATTCTTTAGACTTGTTTATTCTCAACATGGCACTGAATCAATTGTCTTGTTGACATATGATATGACTAAGACTGGTCCAGAAGGTTGGGGAGTTTTAGTTCCTGAACAGTCAAACACCGCAGCACATTGTAAGTATGATGCAGACAGCATTGCTCTTATTAAGCCAGAAGATGTTTTGATTGTCGGATCTGTTCATAGTCACCCAGAAATGTCGGCTTATGCTTCTGGCACAGACCACGCTGACCAGGCTGATTTTGATGGTCTTCACATTACTTACGGTTGGCAGAAGTCTCAAAACAATGGTGCTACTCAGTACCACTTAGAGCTTCAAATGGCAGGAACTGCTTACACCTTAAAGCCTGAAGATGTTTTTGAGGATTATACTTTTCAAAAAGAACCAGACCCAGACGTAGTTGAATGGTCAGGTAAAGTAAAAAAAGCGCTCCCCCCTATAGCGGGGGGTACAACACCGCTGGCTTCGGCGCAGGCACAGTATCAACAACAAGCACAAAAAATGACCTCATTACAAAATGGGACAACACCTATGGTGGGTGGAACACTTACTAGCAGGAATCTTAGCTGGCAACAAATGGTAGAAGGCTTAGAGCCTCAAGCTATTGTAATTGTAGAAGTAGATCTTCAACTTTCTAGAACTTCAATTTGTCCAAGTTGTGATTTTGATTTAGATACACCAGATGTAAATGCTGGATATTGTTGCTCATGCGACGTTCCAGTTATATCATCTACACATGGTATCATGCAGATTGCTGCTCAGTTTGCTAAATATTGTGAACAAAGAAATTTAGATTATCTTAAAACTATTCCTTATCTTTATGGTCAATCTGAAAAAGATGAAGTCTTTTTAATGAAGCTAAATCTTCAAGAAGAACTTACCGATATTCATACATATGATTATGTTTATGAAAAAGATTCCGATTATGTTTATCTTCCTGAAGAAGACCCATATGATTCTATCTACGATATAAACGGAACAAGAACTGTCTGTTGCAATATTCCTATGGAGGATTTTGTATCTGATTGTTCGTGCAATCCAGCTATATTATTTGAAGATTTAACAAATTTTGAAGAACATATTAGGGATACAGAAATGTACGCTGAAGGAACTTCATGTTTGGAATGCGTGCATTATTATAATGCTACCTGTCCAGCATTTCGTTCTGCTTTAACTACTTATGTTAAGCAGGGGTTTACACTAAATCTTGATCAACACAGAAACACGATAATTCCTTGCGAAAACTATCATTCTGTATATAGTTCATTTGAATCAACAGGAGCAAAAAATGGCAACTAAAAGATTTGTAGTTATTGGAGCAGGAGGCGTAGGCACTTGGCTTACCGCTGGCCTAGTAAGACTTCTTGAATGGAAGTTTCCTGGTTCTGGTTTAATTATAGTAGATGGAGATAACTATGAAGAAAAAAATAAAGAACGTCAAGAGTTCGCTAAAATTGGCAACAAAGCTGTTGTCAAAGCGCACGAACTTACGCCTCAATTCCAGAAAACAACAATTATACCGGTTCCGAAGTGGGTTGTCAGTGACACCTTCAAAGGAGTCAGTGCAGACGAAGACTCTCCGAAGATTAAAGCGTCGGATCTCATATCTGAAGGAGATGTTGTTTTTGCAGTTGTCGATAACTTCGCTGCGCGTAAGATTATTTTTGATGCAGCTGCGAGGTTAAACAACGTAGATGTATTTACTGGTGGCAATGACGACGCTTTGTTTGGTTCTATATATCATTACCAAAAAAGAAACGGCGTTGCAATAACCGAACATCCTTCAACATTCCATCCTGAATATGAAAATGCTCCAGATAAAAATCCTGGTGAACTATCATGCCAGGAGAGATCAGAAATAGAAGGTGGTACTCAACTACTAGCCACTAATATGGCAGTAGCTGCACTAATCCTTGGTCGCGTACAAAAAACAATTGTACTAGACCAAAGCCCCGAAGAAACTGAAATATATTTTGATTTAGGCGTAGGCAAAGCTGAGCCTTACAATCGGATGGTATCTCATGTTTCTGAATATATTACAGCATAAACAATAACAAGGAGCAATCATGGAAAACAATATGTCAGGTGCATCAGCATCACAAGCAACGGGAATGGCAAATCTTAGATTTGGCGTTTACAATCAACCTACTAACGTAGCTGGTAAATCAGTACAACAGACTCGTGAACAGTTCTCAAAAATTTGGGGTATCCCAACAGACGCAGTTGCCTACAAGGGCAAAGAGAAACTCGACGAGAACTATGTTATCCAACCAGGTGACAACGTAGAATTCCACCGTCGTGCTGGAGAAAAGGGCTGATACATTCAGTCTCAGGTTTGTGGGAAGGCTCTATACATTCCGCGTAAGAGTCTTCCCACATTTTTTTTAAAAGGCTAGAGTCTATCTATTAGGGGACATAATGTTATTTGATGAAATAAAACTAGGCTATCCAGCTTTATGGCTTAAGACCACTGAATTTTCCAGGGCCGCCGAAAGCTTAATCTCTTATAATTTTAGAGATTTTTATACTATTGATTTTGAATCTGCTTTTTCTCAGTATGTTGATGGCTCATGGAAGACTGTTCTTATTGAAACACTTAATCCAGAAACAAATGAAAGAGTTGCACAGTCAACTTTTGATCCTTCTGTTTCTTTGGATTATCTTATTAATTTAAAGTCTGAAAAACCTGTTACTTTTATTCTTTCTATTATTGGTAAGCCAGATATGACATTGCCTCCATACATGTCATTTATTGCTTCTTTGAACAGTAAGTACAGAAAGAATTTCTGGGCCGATGATGCCAACGCTGGAGCAATACAGATTATATTCTTATCTTCTACTGACGCACCAGAAGAATACGCTCACATGTTTAAGAATGTTGAATTTTCTTATCCAAATGCTGAAGAACTATTCACTGTTGTAAACCATATTGACAATGCTTCTGCAGGGCGATTTATAAAACAAGATTCAGTTAAAGATATTGTTCGTTCTGGTTTAGGTCTTGCTGAAGATCAGTTTGTAGATCTTTGTTTGCGTTCCATTTTGCATCACAACGAAGTTAACCCAAAGTACATATATGATCAAAAGATGGCTAAGATTAAACAAGCCGGCATTCTTGAAATCATTAAGCCAACTATATCTTTTGCTAACATTGGTGGCTTAGATAATATTAAAGATATTATTCAAAGAACTAAACTTCTTTGGGATAACAGAGAGCAAGCAAAATCTTTTGGCGTTGTACCAATCAGAAGAGTTCTTATGGTGGGCGTTCCAGGCACTGGCAAGTCAGCTATCTGCCAAGCAACTGCTCATGAACTAGGTCTTGACTTAGCTCGTACTGGAATTAGCCAAGTTATGAATTCTTTTGTTGGCCAGTCAGAGCAGAACATGCGAGCAGTTTTTCAACAGATTAAGATGATGACTCCACTTTGTGTTTGGATCGACGAGTTTGGTCGAGATCTTTCAGGTGGTGCTTCTTCTGCTTCTGTAGATGCGGGCACTACTGATCGCGTACACGGCGAATTCTTAACTGGTCTTCAAGAACTTCCAGAAGATACATTTCTTATGTGTGCAGCTAATCAAATAGAGAACCTTCGTCCCGAGATGCTTCGCGCAGATCGTTTCGATAAAATTGTTTTTGTTGGTCTTCCATCTCTTGAGGAAAGAAAAGATATCTTTAAGATATGCTTGAAGACAATTGAAACAGATCACCAATTTGATCTAGATGCCCTAGCTGAAAAAGCAGAATACTTTACTGGCGCAGAAATAACTGCATTGATCAAAGAAGTTAAGTTCTTTGTAGTTTCATCTGAACTTAGATCTATAAATACTAATGATATTATATCTTATATTCCAAACGTTCGTAATATACTTTGGAACAAGAACAGAGACATGATCAAGGGTATGTACCAATACGCCCTTGAACAGTGGGACTGGGCTTCGACACAACAACAAAAAGATGCTAAACTAATATTAGCAGGAAGAAAGTCTAATTCTGAATCAGAGTTAGCTTGGAAGATTTAAGGATGCACATGTCAGATCAAATAGATTTTTCTAATATTGAAGAAGTATTAAACAGTATAGAAATGGATAAAGATATCCCGTCGAACCATTCTATATCTGACGCTAAGCAGTATGATCAGGACCTTTATAAAAAATGGTTTCGTTCTAAAACTCAGAGCGGTTTTCTTTCAATTAAACCTTGGTACCAAGGACTTAAATTTAAAATAGATATTGGCAAGACTTCGCCTGATGGCAAGTTACTCGGTAGCACTATGGTTTTTGTTGACGCAATTGATTTTGCCGCATATCTTGATTCTATCATTAATGGAACAGCTAAAATTAATTTTCCTACTAATGAAAAGAATGGCAGCCCCACCGATGAATCTTTTGTTTCTTATGGCGGAGGATTAATAGATTCTAAGCCAATATCTAGAATATTTAAATCTCATTATTGGCAGAATTCAGACAAGTCTTATGACAGCAATGCTTTCACCTGGAAGTGCGGCCACTTTGCTGCACGCAAAACAGAGAGCGGAGCCTTCATCCCCAACATGTCTTCACCAGTTTCTGTTGATTCTATCAAAGTAACTAGACAAGATATTGTTAGTATAGCTTTTATATTGAAGCTATCACTTACATCCCACGTTACAAACAACCCAGATTGGTATAATATCTAATTATGGAAACGCCTATTGAACAACCAGATGCTAGTTTAATTACTGGTTTACTTTCTACCTTGATGGAAGAAGTTTATAAAAAAATTTATGACGATATTGAAAATCAATTTAAGGATATCATCAAGAAGATAGAAGCCTACGAAGATCAGGTCGCTACAATAGTTTATGCTTACGGCGAACAAGCAGTAGTGATGGAAGCTTTAGCAACTCAGTTGAACTATGCTTCACCTGAAGCACAAAAAGCTTTTACCGATTCGCTTTCGGAACAAAGAAAAAAGATGGTGGAGACATTAAATGAAGGATCTAAAGGATTTGTGGCCGATAAAGATCCAGGACTTGCCAGAGCCATTAACAACGTGGTTAAGGAAAAGTTATCTAACACAGATAAATAATAATGAATGCGTTTTGTTTGTAGATAAACAGAACTATTTATTATTACAGAATATAGCTTATCTGTCTCAAATTTATCCAATTGTTAAATCTATTTGTCCTGAATTTAAATCTCTTCATATGGTTGAAAGTTCACTCTTAACCTATCTTCGACAATCAAAAATAGAACTATACTCTATAGAGGTCAACTAATGTTAATAACTGATTTTAAGTCTCATTCTTCTTTTAATGCTTTCTGGAATGAAGCAATGCCGAACCTTCATGGTAGTAAGCGGCTAACTTTTGATTTATATATCCTGTGGAAATTTAACCGGATAGATATTATTAAAGCTCACATCGAAAATGATGTTAGCATTACAAATTATGTAGAACAATATTCTGCTTCACACAAAGAAGAATATGATCAGTTTGTAAGTAACTACAATTACTTTTATTCTGAAAGAGAATTCTATGTTTATCCATATAGTTCTACTAAATTTATTAATCACATGTTTAAAAATGTTCTTCCATCAGCAAAAGACAACTTGTTCAATGTGTTATTTGATAATTCATTATTCATAAAAGATAAATTTGAGCCTTCCACTACTGGCTTCAAAGGTTGCATTATTGCCAAATATACACCCGACGACGCAGCACTAGTCTCTATACATAACAACGTATTCGAAGCGACCCCTTTCGACTCTATAGGGCATGCTAAGAAGATAGTAGAGTGTTTAGATAGTTTGGCAAAAGACAATGAAGCTTACCGTACTTATATAGCAGAGTTGGAAACAGCTGTTCTTCACTTGAACAAGCAAATAGACTTGCAACAAAAACAGGGACTTAACGGTTATCTTTTAAGTTGGCATTAATATTATAAACATCTAATATATTTAAAGGATTTTATGTATAAAATAAAATTAAGTGAAATAGGTTCAAAGTTTTCAACAGTAAAAATGGACAGTGAGCACACTGTAAATTTTTACATTAATAATTATAATAAAATTCCTGTTAATAAAGTAGTTTATGATTTTTTTAATAGCGGTGAATTGTACATTAATTATCCTGCACACTTAGGTGAAATCACTGCTTTGAGCGAAACTATCCAAACTATATATTCTAACTATATTATGAAAGATAGTTTCATGAAACAGTTAGATCCGGACAAAAGTCAAATTCCTCATTGGACCGAAAGATATGTAGACGATAAATTAAATGGTTGGATGCTAGATTTAACTCTTATATTTAAAGTTTCTCCTTCATCAGTTCCTGTTCCAGTATGCAAGAATTTTACCGGGATGACCAAAGATGGTTCTATACATATTTCTTCTGGTTATCTTTTTGCCAACAAACCATCTACCGTAGACACTAATTGTTCTAGTCCCAAGGTTTATGTAAACAAGCTTACCCCTCATCATTGCGTTTACTCTAATCCTTCTAATTCAACTTACGGTTTTTCTTCTTGTCCTTTTTATGAATATGATTATGAACTCATTAAATCCGTAGAGGTTAATTCAAACACTTCTAAGGCTCAAAGTTTTGAAATTAGATATATTAAATTATCTAATGGTTTTGCAACTTACCAATTGTTTGACAAAACAAACAGTCAAATAAATTATGTTGTTCATGAAAAAGATACTCAAGAATTAAGAGATAGTATAATTTCAGTTATGGATGAAGTTATGTCTTCTTATGATCATTATATTCTTAAGCCAAATCAAAAACACGAAGAATCTTTAAATTCTTTTGAAAAAAAAAGCTATATTCTATCTTTAGTTTGAGGCCCAATTATGCAACATATCTTTGATTCTAACAGTGACCACACGAGGATCTATACAATTGAATCCTCCCAACCCTATGCCTATTCAGAGTTTACTGATTGGATTAGACACTACGACTCTGCTAGGTATGTTCCTCCATATTTAGAAAAAGTTGCTTTCCAAGAAATGATACAGATTCCAACTCCTAGACTTTACAGCATAAAAAAAGTTCGTTCTTTTGAACGATATAAAGATTTTGTTTACCCAATGGCAGTAAGGTATATTTCCCAAAATAATACCTATGTTATAGAACGTCCTCCTTTTGAATTAGAAGTTGATTTTCGCATGGGTGGCGCTCATTCAGGGCATCCTAAAATGCCAGCTGTTAAAATCTGGATTCCTTGGACAGTTATGATATTCAAGGCTAACTCATTTGTTACTGGATCTTTTTCTGATGTTCAGCTTTTTCTAAACAGTGGGCCAATTGAATCTCTTGATGACCAACTTATTCCTTGTCTTTACCCTAATTCTTATAGCAATTCTAAGATATGTTTTTCTGCTTCCTTAAGTGACTTTAATGATGTTTTAGATCTTGAAGAATTTGAAAAAGGAAACATTGGTTATATCTATAATTACATATTTAATAATTATATGATGGGTGGATGGAATGCTGATCTTGAACAGAACTTAGTGCGCATTCGTTACATGAAGAATAATAAAGATTATCCTATAACAAACTTGTTTCTTAACCCTAGTTCTGATAAAGATTTTTATTCTAAGCTATCTTCTGTTTTTTCTAAAGAATTTTTTTCTAAAATTAAAAGATTTTATAAAGAAGACTTTGAATTAAATAGGTCTAGAATTAGTAGAGAAAAACTCTACACTAGAAACTTTGGTATATTTTCTGCTTTTACTTTAGAACAAAAAATTAATTTTATCAAAGAAATTCAAACTTACAATTCTTTAAATAAAATAGATGGTTATAAACTTTCAAATTTAATTGAAGAACATGAGCATAGAAGTCATTGTGAAACTTCCGCTTCTGGCGTAAGTTCAATACTTAAACTAACTGATTCTTCTATACAGTACACCTATAAAAGTAATGTATTTGATTTTTATTTTGTAAGAAATAGAACTATGATATCTAGACATGAATCAATTTTTCAACAAATTCCTCCTCAACAGCTTACTTTAATTCAGCGTCAGCTTATAGACTTTATGGCTAATAGAAGTGAGAATGAACAAATTGCTTTTGTTTACGATTTGACCGATAACACTTATGAAGTAATTATTAATTATAATGATAGAGAATTTATTTCTGAAATATATAACACTATACTTGCGCATTGCAAAGAACGCCTTGAAGAAACACAAGAAAGATCTAGATTTAGAACCTGGTTTAATACAGTAGATGAATCATTTTTGGCAAGATCTATAGACCACCTTTGCAAGCCAAAACAAAATATTGAACAGGATGTTGTATGAACGATAAAGGTTACAGACTCACAATAGCAGACTTTAATTTAGAAGATTCTAATTATCGGACACACAATGCCGCCAGTCTTCAGACTCATATAAACATTACTAATCCTTTTTTGTTTGATGCCGAGAGAAACAATACCATGCTTCTTGTTGGCGACACCGCAAAAAGAACTATAGGTGAATATTTTTCTGTTTTTAATCCTGTAAAAACTAACTCTACAGATACAGGTATATTGCCTCCTGGAGTCAAAATAATCGGAACTAATTATTTAGTTTTTGAAAAACCTCCTACATTTAAAAATATATTTTATGTTCCTGCATCTAGATCTGATGTCCCAGATGATTGTGAAGATCTTGAACAGGTTTATCGTATTCCAATACCTTGGCAATTATATTTTGTTAAGTTTAATCCTAACATGTATACCTATGAAGTAAGAATGTTCTTCATGAAGAGCAGCTTATCTTCTACTGACCAAGAGTTATTTCTTCCACCTATTCCAAACTTTTATACTGACGGTTTACTTTGTTCCCCAACAATGTCAAACATGGAGGATGTTGATAGATATCCTAAGAATCATGCAGGCATAATACAGTCTGCTTATGACTGGGTTTGGAATTCTGGCACGAACCATGATTTGACAGAAGCTTGTTTACATCTTTCTATGCAGTTGCCGCGGAACCAAACAGTGCTAAAGAACATCCCTGAGCAAGTATATCAATTAAATTTTCCCACTAGCAATATGTCCATAAACAGATACAGTGCTTCTCCAGGGCAGGTTAAACTTATCCTAAGTGTTTGGGAAAAATTTTCTTTATCCGATGTTTGCGAAATGTCATGGCCGAATGTGTCTGGTCCTACTCGCACTTTTGATTATCGAACTGACAGTGTCCGTGACCAGAGCGCTTATTACGATAATTTAGCAGATTACCTTTCTGGCCATTATGACCCTGAAGATATAGAAGCAGTTATGGAAAATGACGATTATGACCATAGCGACTATGTCTCATATTTATTAGACAATGGTTTAATCAGCATCCCTTCTGGAAGACCGTGGGATATAACTTATACTTATTCTTCTTTACTCCCTCATCTTATTGCAACACTCGGTGCTGAATTAAATACCGCTGATTGCAGCTTTGAGCGCGAAATTCAAGTAATGACCACAAATAATGTGTGACCATTAAGGTTGATTTTTTATCAAATAAATGATATTATATTATCATATATAAACTTAAATAAAGGTAGATAAAATGTCCCGTAATTCTATCACTGAACCAATCTTTAACAGGTCCGAAGTAGCCCAAATACTTAATGTTTCTACTCTTACAATTTCTAATAGAGAAAAAAACAATAAGTACCCTAGTCCTAAAAGAGACTTAAACAACTATAGAGTTTACAGCTTGAATGATGTTTTTAATCTTCAACTTATAACTTACAACCACATTGATCCAAAGCCAATCATATCAATCATGTATGACAAAGGGTTTGAAGATGTAAAACAGCTTGGTAAGATGATAGATTCAGCTTTATCTAGAAGGACGCAATAACATGCAGGACGAAGACGATAACACAAAGGTAGACGGATTAATTGATCAGGTAGATGAGTACGTATCTACTGATAAAGTTCTTGACTTAAAGAGTGGAATATACAATTTGTTTGTTTCGCTTTTTAACGACTACACGATTGACTTTGGTCCTGTTAAGGCTGTAGAATTATCAACGCAGTTTCTTGACGAAATATCAACTAACTTTAAACAAATCCTAAATAACAATACAGAAAGCAAGGAATAGCTATGATAGACCCACGCAACTTAATTAACCTTACCGGAGGAGTTGTTACCGATGTTGAATTGGTTAACGACAAAATTGCAAAGTTTCGTTTAGCGGTAGATTACGCTGGATCAGAAAAAGGTTCAGATAATACATCAGGATATTTTGATGTGGTGTATTACCTCAAAGATGCCAATGGTTTTATTGGCAAGAACGCAACCTTTATCCATGGTCAAGTAAAGGCTGATAAAATTAAGAAGGGCGCAAAGCTTCAAATTGTTGGACGCTTAGTGCAAGAAAGATGGAAGCAAGACGATCAAAATAAGAATCGTGTTGTTGTAGTTGCAGAGCATATTTCTTATGCAACAACTGCTGGAGCCCAAGGAGCTAAAACAGCTTCCGCTGGAACATCGTCTGACACAGAAACGCAAAGCTCTGTACCAGACAGCTTCTAATGGAAGAATTTAGTGAAGAGTTATTAAACTCTTTAATAGAGGAAGCCCTGAACGAAAAGGGGGAGAGTCTATTAAGACCAGCTTCTGGGATGTACCTATCCTTTGGAGAAACAGATCTGCTTGCTTTAACACATCAATATATGTCAAAGCATTTGCCGCAGTCTGAACTTAATAGTATTTTTCAAGAGTTTCGTTCAGAGCTTCTTTCTAGAAAAGTTGCGATAACTCCCAAAGAAGTACATACCGTTACTCGTAACTGCAGGAAATGCGCCATACCATCCACTGCCGAATTGCCCAAATGGAACGTAGTCAATCCAGATGTAGTAATCGTTGCAGAATCTCCTTCTATAGAACCTGACGCCATAAATTTAATGGTAGAATCTATTAAGGAAGCCGGCTTTAAATCAAATGACTTATGCTTAACGTATGTTAATAGATGTCCTAAGTTTGGTAAGTATGATAGCAAAGAAATAATTAATTGTTCTCCATATTTACATACTGAAATACAATCTTTGAATCCTAAGCTCATAGTTACTATGGGCGGGCTTGCTTGTTCGGTTATATTTGGAACTGAGATTAAAATAAAAGATTACCGTGGTAGTGTGACATGGCTAGGCTATTGGCCCGTGCTGCCAACATATTCTCCTGGATATGTTTTAAAATCAGGTGCTAATGCAGTGGAGCAGTTCCGCTCTGATATGATTCAAGCTTATCAATTTATACATCAATCTAAGAAAGAAGTTGTATGATGAAAGAAACAATATTTACTCACTCTCTTATATCTGACCTTGACGCTAAACAGTTTACTAAATTTGAAGAACTAGTTACAAAAGATGTTAAGTCTACTTCTACCTCAGAAGAGTTAGAAATATTAAAATCAAATTTAGATCTTTGGCTTTATTCATTGTCTTCAATTAGAAGAAATGTTGAATACCATTTGTCTTCAAGATCTGCTGCCCGCAAAGCTAAGATTAACGAAATGCTTCAAAGCCAGGAACCTAAAGAAGCTATAAATGCTTTTAAGAATACTGAAGCTGAGTGGAGAGTTAACGCAATAAAGTTTCTTTCGACTATAGAGAAGAAAACTCTTTATGTAAAGATGATTGTAAAAGAGCAGAAACAATTAGAGAGAATAGAATACATTTAAGATGCAGGCCATTATCCATTGCCCAGAAATTCTTCATTCTGTTGAATCTACTTTGGATGAACAAAGTTCTTTTGGTCTTGTAGAAAACTTCTACCATGTTTTTCCGTTGTTTTACCACTATTCAGCTAGTGAATATGGCCTTAAAGAAACTCTTGACTTAGCAACAACTTTTTCTGCGCTGCATGCTAGAGTCAAGGTTCAGGTTAATGGCTTTGACCAAACGATAAATTCTTCTATACCATTAGATATTTTAAGATATAAGATGTTGGAAGATGGCTCATATCATACGATAAGCCGTGCAAAAGGTTTTTATAAACCAGGCTACATAGTAGAAGGTGCTTTGTGGTCTAACGGTTTTTACCATTTGACCAGAGAAGAAGAATCTACCCAAATACTAGATCTACATTTCTATATCGACCAGTACACCAAAACGATGCATAGGTACATATGACAATTAAATCTTATTTCTTTCGCGACAGTTCTTTTATTATAAATGTTTCTTGGGATGAAGACTCTGATTTTTTATATATAAAATTTAATTCTGGAACCACTTGGGTATATTATGATGTTTCTGAAGAAACATATAATCGTTTGATTAGATCTGTTTCTGTTGGTGAGTACTTTAATAAAAATATAAGAAATAAATATTCGTCTGCAAGAATTAATTATCCAATTGAAAATGGTAATATCGATGTCCAGAAAAAAGAACAAGAAGCATCGTAATAACAAAAATTACGCTTATTACGAAAAAATGTGGAAACCAGCTAATTCAAATGATATAAACAGAATAGCTGTTCAGGTTTTTGGGTCACTTTATTTTTCGCAACAATATGAAAATGATGATATAATAAATACATGACAACTATTGTTGGTTTACAAGGCGATAATTTTGCTGTTGTCTATGTTGATTCACGCATATCGTCTAGTGATTCCGGTGGATATATCTCCCAAATTTCAACTCTAAAAGAGGGATGCGGTAAAGTTGCGGTTAATGGCAAATACCTTTTGGGTGCCGCAGGAGATGTTAGAGCTATCAACATTCTTCACCATGTATTCCAACCACCAACACCACCGCCAAATATGCGAGGCAAGCGTTTAGATCAATTCTTTACAGCTAAGTTTATTCCCGCATTAAGAGAATGTTTTGAACAACAGGGTTACGCAATACCTGATATTAAAGAAGACAAAGAGCACATGGCCGAACAGGCTTCTACAATACTTGTAGTTATACATGGAATAATTTATGTCGTTGATGGAGATTACTCCTGGACCTCTGATTCTTCTGGCATGTATGCTCTTGGTTCTGGTTCATCTTATGCCTTAGGAGCATTGCAGGCTTTAGCTACTAATAGAAAGCTTACTATACCTCAAGCTAAAAAATTAGCCTTAAAAGCTTTATCTACAGCGGCAAAGTTCGATCCATATACAGGTCCGCCTTTTCATTGCCATATACAGGAACAAGGTAAATAGTTAGTTTTTGACTTTTTGTTGCTTACCTATATATAATATCCAAAGTACAGAGTTTGGCAATTAGAAATAAGGGAGCATATAATGCCTAAAGAAAGTTTAGTTTGCGAAGAGTGCCAGTCATCATGGCGAAGAGAACAAACAAGAGGACGTAAACCCCGCTTATGCCCTAACTGTCTATCTGCCCCTCAGACAGCTTCTAAGCCCTCTAGAATCGTCATAGAAGACCAGTCCCTACGAAAGCCTACCATCAAGGTTTTAGACACAAGTATTAAGACACCTGTCAAATACAAAGGTAAGAACTCCTGGTTCTGCCCAGATTGCAAATCAACCTTCCAAACATTTGTTGGCCTAATGGAAGAACCCATGCACTGGTGCAAGAACAATGCCAGAAACTACATCCCTTTCGTCCTTAGTCGGCAGGACGCGCAAGCATAATTAATATATTATATTTTCACTACTCTTTTCATCTCACAAAGGACACTCCGTGCAGACTATGATTAATAAAGATAACTTTAAAAAAATTATTTCTAAAGTTACAGACTTAAAATTTCTTATATCTTTATTTCAAGAAATATTATTTTTATTATTCAAATTAGTCTACGGGAACAAGCCTTTGTTCACTATATAAAATAATATGGAACAGAACAACGAGGAAATCGTGAAACTTAAAGAAACACTCTCAGAACTTCAAGCGAAGTACGAGGGAATGAAAATGCAAAAGTCAGCAGAAACCTTTTTAAGAAACAAAGATTCTGACTTAATGGACGACATGATGGAACTTATAGATCAGTTTGCTACAGGCAACGTAGATCTCAAATTCTACCAAAGAATCCAAAGAGCATATTCAAGATCAGTCAAGGAAAGATAAAGACTCATGACAGTCCCGGGACAACGCAACAACCCCTGTGCCTGCTCTGGACCCATCCCCCAAAAACCATTCTGCGGTGACCGCGGAGTAGAAGACGACGATTAAATTAAATCTTTTAACAATGTCTTTTGTTAACTCAAAAAAATGTTTTTTAAATAGTGCCTTAGATCGCGGACCACATGCTATACTGTATATACGAAGTCAGATGCTCTCCGAGGGTGAGGCCAACTTTTGTTGGTCTCATCCTTTGGGTTACTGGATAAAAATATGGCCTACAGCGAAACAAGTACCTAAAAAAGATTCGTACTAAGTTTTCTTATTATCCATGATGATAGTATAATACACAACAAAACAATCGATAAATTTTATTGGGGCAATAATGGGAATGTTTGATTATCTAGATGTAAATTATGATTTACCTTTACCCGAGAACGCTACAAGCGAACATATAGTTTTTATTAAAAACGCAATTGCTGCGGACAACTTTCAAACTAAAGATTTTGAATGCATGTTAGATGTTTACTACCTTGATAAAGACGGATTCATGTATTTAAAAAATATTAATAACCATGAAGAATACTACGTTCATCAGCACGTTAGGTGCTATACTTATATTAAGATTCCTTCCGAGGATGCTAGGTACTGGCTAGAATACGACCTTAAATTTACTGATGGAAAACTTCAACAAACTACTGTTGTTGAGTGGAGAAAGATGATACTATTTGAGCCAATAGAAATAGATAAAGAATAGGAATAAAATGACTGAATATACTAAAATTTATATAGAAATTTATGAGGCCCTGAAAGCTGACTTAATACCTAATGAAAATTTAGATGTTGCTGCCCGAAAAATTACACGAGCAATTTGGGATATAAAACTATCAACTGCTTACAATCTCGATTTTTCAAATACGATGGTAGCAATTCAAGATATTGTTAACAACGGTTTTCAGAAGAAAAGCAGAAAAAAACAGAATCTCAATACTAATACGTATTGGTTTTTAAATTAAATTTGCGGTTGTAACTTAACAGTAGAGTACATGAGTTTCCGATCCATGGTGTGAGGGTGCAATTCCCTTCAACCGCTCCTTTAGAAAGAATGTATATGAAAGAAATTTTAATTTCATTAAAAGAAAAAAACTTAAATAAAGTTGATTACAAAAAACAGTATCAAAGAACATGGTTGCAAATTCGCAGAACTCAATGGATTAAAGAAAATGGTCCGTGTAAAGTTTGTGGTTCTTGGGAAGGTCTAGAAGTAGACCATATTGATCCTGATAAAAAAGAATTTAGAATAGCTACAATTTGGAGCCGCAGAAAAGAAGTAAGAGAAAAAGAATTGGCTAAGTGCCAAGTCCTATGTAAGACACATCATATTGAGAAAACCTCAAAAGAAAATAGTTTACTTGGACACGGTAGCCCAGAAAGATATAAAGATAAAAATTGCAAATGCGCCTCATGTGCAGCGGCAAAGAAAAAAGCTTCTTTTAAATCTTAGTTTTTCCCTCAGATTATTACTATAGCCAAATGTTAATAATCTAGGAGGTGTACCATGGCCGGCAAAAAACCAGCTAAAGTTAATTCGTTAGGAAACGTAAAACAAGCTGAACAGATTGGTAAGATAATTAAATATATTGGTGCCGCTAAGGGCGTCTTTCATATCTGCCCCACCTGCAATAGTAAAGTTAACAGAGGCCTTGTATATGAGCACGGCAACATAACTTATTGCACTAGAAATTGCATACCAAAAGCTTAAGTGCTACTATAGCAGTATGCAAAATTACTGGCTTTCTGACGTTAACTATCAAAAATCATTAGTTAAAAATATTAACGAGATGAAAAATGAGCCCATGCAGGGCACAGTAGCCCCAGCTGAGAGAGAATTCGCTGATTCTTTATTGGCAATCGTAAAAAAATATGGTAAGCTTTCAAATAACGACGGTAACGGCATTTGGGTTGGGTACGTTCCTGAAGCAGAAAATGAGAATTACGAGATTGGGGTACGTTGCGAGAATTGTATTCTTCATGAATCAGCATCTGTTTGTAAAATTGTTAAACAAAGAATTCAACCTGGAGGGTACTGCAGATTAGCCGCTATACCCGATGGAGTTGTGGGATCATCTAAGGACGATGATGATGACGATGATTCAGATGAAGAATAGGTTTACAAATAAACAATGAAAGTTTGGATTGACCAAGACCTATGTACTGGAGATGGACTATGCGCAGAGATAGCACCAGATGTATTCCACATGATGCCAGATGGTCTTGCGTATGTAAAAGAAGGGGACAAGATTTATGCGGCCGCTGTGGGGAACCCAGAAGGCGCAGCTGGAATGGCATATTTCGCAGACGATAGGCTTGCAGATGTAATTGAAGCAGCCGAAGAATGCCCTGGTGAGTGCATTTTTATAGAACCATAAAGGAATATAGTATGAATCAAGAAAATTTTTATGACTCTGAAAAACCAGAAGAATATGTCTATGATCCTGAACTTATTGACTATGATTTATTCTTTAAAGATTTGTGGAAAAAAGAAGACGACTTTTTAAAGTCTGTGGGCGTCGAGCCAACTAGCTAGTAACTGGTGTATCTCGTATAGGCAATTACTATAATCCCAGCAAACAGGAGGGATTATATGGAACAAATTAAAAATATTATAATGCGCATTGTTGCGACTTTCGCAGCTTCGGGCTTAGGCGTAATTGGTGCTGGCACAATAGCCGGTGTGCCACTCTGGAAAGCCATTTTCATGGCAGGTATTGCTGGCGTAGCAACTGTAGTAGAAGGTTTATCTAGGGCGTTTCTTGATGACGGTAAATTATCTGTTGCAGAAATAAATGAAGTCTTTAATGGAGTAGACAAAAAAGTTAGAAAAGCAGCAGATGCCAAATGAAGAAAGTGCTTTTAGCATTTGGAATACTTATTTTATCTGCATGTGGCTACGATGGAAATTACAGATACTCTTGTCAGGACCCAGAAAACTGGGAAGCAGAAGAGTGCAATCCGCCATTATGCAGAGTAGATGGAAACTGCACAGAAACTTTACTTGGATTCAATCCAAACGAAACAACAACAACACAGGAGATAGTCGCCCCATGAAAAAACGTTTAACACCAGCAGAACTTGATGCTCGACTTAAGTTTGTGGTTGGTTGCGTTATGGCAACCGTTTTAACCCTTACAACTATTGGAG